CACCGGCGCCTGTTACCACACTGGCAGTAGCTGTGGTTACTGGGCTGTCTGGTTCGTTAATAGTAATAGCTGGTACTGATGAATAATATCCGCCGCCAGTGTCAACATTAATTGCTGAAATAGATGTTCCGGTAATAAGAGAACTAATTACAGCATCAACCGTGGATGGCGAAGAAATGTCAACGGTGATAACATTGTTTGCGTTATATATTTGACCGTCGTCAGTAATGTTAATGGCTGATACTTGGCCTAACGTAATTTCTGCGGTAGCTGTCGCGGTTTCACCTAATTCATAAACAGGGTCACCATTGCTATCCAAGCCTGGCTGAATAGTAATTCTTTCTTCAGGCGCGGTATTAGCTAATGTGCCTGTTGCTACACCAATATCAATAAACTTAATAACCTTTTTCTTTTTCTCAGGACCAAAATAATATCCTTTGAGTGTAAAGTTTAATGTATATAATATTGATTGTCGTGTTTCAAAGTCGCCTTCATATAAATCCTCGGTTGTTACACTATTCAATATGATAGGAATATCGAGTGGATCCATGTCTGCTATCATTTTAACAGAGGCAGTCCAGTCAGGAGTAAAAAATGGAATGATCTGTTCCATGATTTTTGTTGCGTCTTCCTGATATTTTGTCATAATATACAAAGAAAAATCTATATTGTACGGAACCGGGGCGTACTGAAAAGCTCTGCTGCCTGATGATTCTGCCGAACTCTTACGAATTTTCGTTGTAGAGTTAACCTTTCTCACTGGATCATATAACAAGCTCGTGATTTCAAAAGACATCCGCGGTAAACGAATAGATTGAGTTCTACTATTCAGCAGGTCAGGATCTTGAGCAACTCTTGCTAATACTTTTTGGAACGGCGCATAGGATATTGGAACAATCATAGATTGAACTAAATTTCCGGCGTTATCTTTTCGTTCAATTTTAAGCTGATTAAAAAGAGTACCAAATAAAGCTACATATTTTCGTGTGGTTTCATTATAGAAATAATTTGCAATTGCCATTTTAATCGCCTATACTAATTGATTCACTGAATGGATCAATTTCTGAAAAGTCAAGAATATCGTCAGCGACTGATTCAAAATCAAAGTTTTGAGATATAGGATCAGTATTTGCTAATTGGGTAAGAGTAGTTACTGCGTTATTCCCGGTCATTACTGTTGTTACATCATCAAAATAATGATCAATTTCATATCTGCCCGTGTCAAACCTCTCGTTAGAGTATTCCATAAGCTCGCATTTCATATCGTAAACTTGCAATGCGCCAGACTGATAGAATACAGACTCGTGTTCAACATAAGTAATTCTGTACATCTTCTGATTTAACGGCATCCAAATAATATCGTTTTCTTTTGGACGAACCTTTTCAGCGTCTTTGCGAGTAACGTGTCTTTCAAAAGTTCTGATTGCTACCGCAAATGTTACTGTGTCTCGTATTTCCAAACCAAAGCGAGACATGAAATCGCCTTCGCCTTCAAACCCATCTACGTTTTTAACATATACTTCAAATTCATACATTTCATCATATAGCGGGGTGTCATTTTCGTTAAAGATAACATCTCTATCTTTATTAAACTCGCCGCTTATATAATCAATGTCAATGCCATAAACTTGAATAGACTCAATTACTAAATCGTCTATTAAGTTCTGTTCATTGAAATTATCGTAATTTCTAAAATATACGTTCGTTGCCATAACTTATCCAATAAAATTGTAAGTGAGAGGCTGTAGAGAATTAATTGCGTCCTCTTCCATTTTTTCTCGTTCAGCGCGCGCCTCTTGTAAAATCTGTTCCCCATTAAATTGTACACCACCAACAAGCTGCATGTTTGTAAATTTAGTTAGGTTAAGACCCCATTGTTCTCTCACGAGTACTGAAGCGTAATTTTGTAACCAACGATCTGACCAAACATCGGCGTATTCGTCTGGATCAATAATATCATATGCTTCAACGATAATATATTTTCCAACACTTAAACTTGATTTTGAAACATCAATATAAAGCTTATTGACATGCTTATTATATCGTACCATTTGTTTTCCTACAAGCATCTCTTGTAAAAACTCTAGGTGCTGCATAGTCATATAATAGTTGGTAATACCATATGATGTAAGGTCCGTAAGGTTATTTAAAACAAATTGGTATTGAACATTAAACATACCAGTACTTGCTGAAATAGAAGTGTTCAAATCAAACACTTTTGAAATTCCAAGAATATTTGGCGGTAACTTGATATATCCGTTGTCTACGTCATTTTGTGTAAGCTCGTGTTTTAAGTAAACCATTTGAGAACCATTGTAATGGTAATCTCTCCAAAACGAAACCGCCTCGTCTACTCTATCTTCAATCTGTTCTTCAGAAACGTTAACTTGAATAACCGGCGCGCCGATTTTTCTTAAGATATAATCTTTAAATTCTTCTCTTGATGCTGGTTGTGGCATTATGCTATCTCGTCTTTTATGACTACTTTAATATAGCCAGTGTTTGGAAAAGTTTCAATTTTACCACTGTTATAAGTAATTTGAAACTCAGCGCTATGAATACCCGTGTTTGCGGTATCGCCAGTTTGCCATTCATATGCAACAATACCTTTTGTACCATTAACAATCGTGCCTACACCGTTTGTGACTAACGCATTATTTTGCTCGTCTCTCATGTGGAATCTAACCAATGACGCGTCAGCCATAGATTTTACACGACCGTTAGAATCTGTAAGCACAGCTTGAAGCGATGGAGCAGTATCGTTTTGTTTTATATAAAAGCTTGCCGCCATTATTTTTCTCCGCTTTTTCTTATATTTATTAATATTAATATAGTAAAATTTCTACGTCAGTAGCACCATCGCTTATAATTTTTACTGCGTTAGATTCTTTTGGTATCAAATAACCATTAAAGTCGTTATCTATAAATTTCAAAGAATTATCACCAGTTGTACTAAATAAATGCGTGGATAAGTTTGTTCCTTTGCCCTCAACACTAAAATCAAACCCTGTAAGACCATCACCAAGAGAAAATACGAATATGTTTGTATCAAGGGTAAAGGGAAGTGTAATATCACCAACACCGGCAACAACAGTTTCAGCAAAACCATTTGCGCTAAACTCAATTCTATTAATCCATTCTGAGCTTAAAAAGCTTTGGATACCAAACTCTAAAAATGAGTTTCCGGTAAATCCAAATGATAAGTCAGCTGAAGCCTGAATAATAGGGGGAGTAATTGCCGCTGAAAATACGAAATCCAACGGTAGTGTTTGCATGTCACCGGTAATTGGAACAAATACATCTGAGTTAAGTGTGTAATCTATCGTTTGCGCAGGCACGCCACCTGTCACAATAGAAAATCCACCTGCAAAAAAGGTGTAATCTAAGCTTGATGTAAATACTCCGTTTGCGGACATTTAACTAGTCCTTTATGCACCGCCGGCAGTAATTGTAAACGCTGTAATTGTGATTTGCTGACCGACTGCAATATTAGTATTATCTAATTGCATGTCTCCGCCTGCACCAGTAGCTGTAATAGTACCTTGCATATGGCATGTTGTTCCGCCGTTGTCATGCAATCTAAAATATCCAGCAGTTCCTGAAGCATCAGCTGATAAGTCTTGCCACGTGCCAGATAGAACAATTGATCCCAAAGCAGGAGTGTCAAGCCAATTAGCAGGTAATACCATAGTTGCTAAAACCGTACCTGTATTTGCTGAACCGCAATCCGCTGGAACTGTGCCCGAGGAAACTGTCATAATTGGATTAGTGCCGATTGTAGTTTCTAGTGCTTGAAGCGTAGCATTCCTAGTGTCTACTGATAACTGAAAAGCCATCCTTTTCTCCCTTTTATTGAGTAAATTATTTCATATATATTTATAAAAATTGCAATATAACCGTTGACAATAAAAGAGAGTATGTTATAATAGTCTTATCTACTATAAAATAATATGTTTATCTTCTTTCAATATCTTCTTCAGACAACAAATCACCCATCCAAACCTCAATTACTTTAACAGGTCTGTCTCCAACGTTTGTTGCTTTATGCCATGTATTGGTAGGAATGTCGATACTGTCACCGGTTGAGTAAACCTTAGATGTTTTGTATCCATTTGGAAACTCAAGATTCATTTCAAGTTTACCATCAACAATATGCCAGTGTTCTGAGCGAACAAAATGTCTTTGGTCTGATAGTGATTTTTTAACATCAATAGACAACTCCTTAACTTTCCAATGACCATTGTTATCAAGGTTACGATATTTACCCCATAGTCTTTGTGTTTCAGGCTTATCCCAGTTTTCAAGTAACCAAGATGAACTGTTCTTTTTATCATTACCACCAACACCAAACACAAAACCAATATCGCATTCGTCTTTGAGTTGACGTGCATATTCTACTTCAGGTGTTGTACCTTTTTGACGATCCCCACCATTAGCAAATATGATTTTAGAGTTTCTAGGAAATGTATCTTTGATATGTCTAATAGCTTCACAGGCATGATTTTCGCTATCGTCAAATTCAAATACACCGCCGACACATTTAATTTCTTTAACAATAGCAGAGCGTTCAGACATAGGCATAAACGGTCTACCTTTTTTACGAGTTAACCATTCATCAGAATTTAAACCAACCATAAGAATATCACCGAGTTCTTTGGCGGCTTTAAAATATTCAATATGTCCTGAATGGAGTGGATCAAATCCACCAGTTACTACAACTACTTTCATATCAATTACCTTTCATAAAATAATCCCACGCAAAACTAACTTTTGATTTATCAGAAATCATATTTCTTTTATTATTATAAATTGACGGATGTACCCACCAATCTTCATGAGCGTTAATAGGATCAACACTAAGGTCTTGTACCATCAGTTTATATCCTATCTTATGAAGTATATCCCGTGAGTTATCTTTAAAATCGTTTTGCCACCAGCAATAATTGTGTTGGAATTGGATAATCCCAAATTCATATTTGTTAAATGGTATTTTTGTTAATACATCAAGAGATGTTTGTTCAGAATTAATGCGTAAAAAATCAATGTATTGTTCCATACAAGATTGATTAAACAACAAGTCAAAATTAATTTGGGAGGCATCACTAAGGATAATCTGACTTGTTCTTTCTCTTGAATGTATATAACACATTCTTTCATCGTTGTCAATACTAATACCTTTCCACCCAAATTCTTTTTCAAGCAATGCGGTATTATTACATTCAGTTGGATGCCCAGAACCTATTTCAATAAACGATCCACCTTTTTTACCATCTGTTACTGATAATACAAATAAGTCTTGCATATGCCGGGCATAGTTTTGTTTAATATTTTCAAATCCAGGAAACGGAAACTTGTACAGGTCTTTATCTTCATCGGTGTATGGTATACGATGTGGATATCCTATTTTATTAATCCATTCGCAAACATCCTGAAACGATTCTTTGTCCAAACTTTCTCTATGCTTTGCTTTGAATAATAATAGTTTTGAACTATCAACACCATCAGATTTCCAACGAGCAATTGCGTATTGTGCCGCAAATGCCGACATACCTGGAAACCCTATATTAAGATCACCTTCCGCAGTTGTATTTTTGCCAATACTACTCCATACAAGTGCATCTCTATAATTGTCTTGAGTTATTGATAATTGTGCAAGAAAGTAATATGCTTCAGGTCTTTCAGGCATAACCTGAATTGCGTTTTTAAGTAATCCCCAAACGGTTTGAGATCTCCTACCTGCTTCATCATAAACCGCAGCACCACGTATCAAACTTTTATATTGTATGATACGTTCTTCTTCTGTAACACCGGGTGAATAATCCGCGGCTCTTAAATAGAATGTAAAGGCGGCAGCTAATTGGCCAAGTTTAAAATATTCTTCTGCAAGTGCAAATGATTTCCAAGGATTATCATAGTCAAGAACGACTTCATTTAGTAAATTATTAATCATAGTTATACCTTAGTTAAAAAATCAAAGAATACGCCTTTTGGCATTTTCAAAATATATGATGCGTTATCACTTAAACCAAATGAGATTAAGATATCTGTTTCGGTAAATGTAACACCGGTTACAAACTCAATATTAAATTCCTGACTTTTTGCATGGTCATAATAAGTACCCATAAAATGAAATTCTTTTGATGTATGTATAATGTTCCAATCATTATCCCAAACAACTACACGGTGTGCATAATTACCATCTTTTCTAAAGAAAGAGTCTTTGAGCAAATTTGTTTCATGGCAAAATGCCATTTGCTTATTATCATCAATACGAATAACCTGAGAACCGCCGCGCAAATCTTTTTGTAAATTAGCACGTTGGTCTTCACTTAACTGAACGGCATCCTCACAAGTACCTTCTTCAATGTTAAATTTAACAACCTGAGTTGGGTTTGACCATTTAACAAAATGCCAAGGCATATCTAAAATAGGCATCCAATTCTTTTCACAATATGATTTATCACCATTTGGTGCAGGAATTGGGTGACGACTAATTTCTTTCCATTCAGTACCATCGTGTTCAACGTGGCACATTTCCATACGTCCTGTACCTTTATCATCATAGCAATCACGGCGAACACCGCAAAGGTACATTTTATCATCCCATTTAAATAAACGTGCATCCTCAAGGCCGACAAAGTTCCATGTTGGTTTAGTATCTAAAACCATATTTACTCGACCTGCCGACAGCAGTTTGAAATCTTTATCGTATTCGCATAGAATGTTATGTGTTCCTAGTTTAACATCATCTTCAGGATGTATATAAACTAATGGTCCCCACTGATGTGGAAACTTTTTACCTTCACTGTGATATAGGATATAATTGATATGGCGAACATTAACAAACATCCTATCACCATCTAAAAAGATGCTAGGATTCATTAGGCCGGTATCTTCGCCGCCTAGTACTTCTCTTGGAATAATAATAGGATGTATTTCACCGCCACGTTTAAGAGCGTATGTAGCCAGCCCACCTATATGCAAATCGTGCATTATGCCTCCATAATATAAACATTATTTAATTAAACCCAAACAGGGTTTCTTTGTGTCATAGTCAATTTGTCAATCTTTTGTTGAATTTTTTGATTGATAATTTGCTCATGAGGTTCGTCTATCGTTGCTTTCACCCAATTGATAACCGTTTCTTCAGTTAAGGAATCGAGTGATACAAAACTGTCAGCGGATGTATCAACGGCAGACAAAGTGGTACGTCCCAAATATGTTGCTTCATTACCACTTAAATCTGTACCGATCTTTTTCCACTTAACTTCAATAACGGCATTTTCAAGAGTGTCGCCGTTACTATTAACCTGATTTTTTGTTCCAAGTTTTACGACTTTCCATTCATATACCATTTAGTTCTTTCCTTATCCTAAGCTTCAGGGTCTGGCGTTACTGATTCGCCTGATGCCCAAGGCAAGTCATTTGGTGCAACTTCTTCTTCATTTTCTCTATCAATTTGCAATTGAATTTGCTCATCAATGTGTGCTTTATAAGATGGTGAACCATCAACAACTGCTGTGATCCAACCGATAACAGCTGCTTCAGTTAAATCTTCAAATGCTGTAAATGTTCCTGCTGGTACATTAGCCGCGGTAAAAGGTGTTGCTCCTGCAAACTCTCCTGCGTTACCATTTGCGTCTGTTCCTTTAACTCTCCAAAAAGTTTGAACAACAGCGTTTGTATTAGTTTCGCCGTCGATATTAACCTCATCTTTTACCTTAAGGCTTTCGACCGACCATTCATATGTAAATGCCATTTTTAAATCTCCGTCTGTGATTGTAGTTATATTTATTCTTTATTGCTCATGAGCATTGTAACCATTTCTGTCAATTTGTCAATGGCTTTTTTCTGCTCATCTATTTGCTTTTGTTGTTTATTTATTGTTTCCTGCTGCTCTTTTGTTGACTCAATAAGTAGTCCAACCATGTTGCCATAGTTAACTGCTTTACGTTTACCACCGCCAGCATCATTTGGATCGAGTGTGTCAATCTCATAAACAATACCTGGTAAAACTTTTTCAACTTGTTGAGCGATAACGCCGGTATGTCGGCCATCACGGTCGATATATTTATAAGTGATACCATCAAGTGACATTACCTTTTCAACAGCATTATCAATAACTTCAACATCTTCTTTATAGCGGATATCCGAGAAATCAACATATGCTGTAATATTCTCATCACACTGAATAGCACCATAAGAATTTATCCCATTCATCAGTGACGTGCCGGCGGGATTAGTGTAATATGTGGTGTCATTTTGGTCATAGAAAATTGGAGCACGGAAAGAAGATCGAGCTTCAAAGTAATTAGATCTCGTACGACCTTCCCAGGTACCATTGTAGTAAATATATGTAATATAGTCTTGGTCAGCATAAATAATTGCTTCACCATTGTCATGGTACATCGAGAAAATAGAACCGTCATCATCCCAATAATGCCGTCCACACGCAGTACCGTTCGAGTCGCGGTAATAAATTTCACCATGGTCGTTGTTGTTTGAACGGATTGAGCAAGTATCTGAATCATCATCGTACCAATCCCAACCATCATTCAAAGAATAAATGTTGGCGTTAATGCCATTCATACGTGAAGTTGAGGCGGGGTTTGTGTAATAGCCTGTGTCATTTTGGTCATAGAAAAGTGGTGCCCGGAATGACCCGCGTGCTTCAAAATAGCTAGATCTTGTACGACCTTCCCAAGTACCGTTATAATAAATGTAGGTGATATAATCTTCATCAGCATAAATAATTGCTTCACCGTTATCGTGGTACATTGAGAAAATTGACCCATCATCATCCCAATAGTGTCTACCACAGGCTGTGCCATTACTATCACGGTAATAAATTTCACCGTGGTCGTTGTTATTTGAACGAATATTGAAAGTATCACCGTCATCATCGTATAAATCCCAACCATCATTGAACTGAAGGAAGTTAAGATTAATTTGGTTCATACGAGAAGTTGATGCAAAGTCTCCGTAATAAGCACTGTCGTTTGAGTCGTAATAACGGCCTGCATACATTGATCCGCCGTTTGTACTGTTTTCATCAAGTACAGGAATTGTTCTCCAAGATCTAAACGAACTACCCCAAGTTGAGCGGAACCGAAGGTTTGTAATCGGACCACCAACCATTTGCCAACCATAACGGTTGCTACCGTTTGAGTAGTGATATGACTGAATACCAACCCAGTGAGAAGTACCTGAAGGCTGGTTGCCTGGGTTTGACCACGAGTCAATAAATCCTGAACCCCAGTCAGCAACAGTGGAGGTCATATCTTGACGACCCCAACCCATGGCGCCTGTCCAATAGTCGCTGTTACTTGTAATACGAATACGAGCACGATAGTATTCACCACTATCACGAGTATGCCCAGGCATTGATAGGTAAGACATTGTTTGGTTGTTCACACCACGGAAACGAGTAGAGTTGGTTGAACCGCCGTTAAACATACCAAAGGTATCATTTGAGTCATACCATAATTGACCGCGTGCCGATGAACCTTCAAACAGACCGTAGTCAGCACCAACAATTCTAAATCTCCAACTTGCACCGTTATTAAGGAAACCAACGTTGTTACCATTGTCGGCATACACATAGCCACGAACGGTACCAGCATACTCATCTCTAAACCTAATACCGTTTGCGCCGGTGCCACCAGCAATGTTCCAATAATCATCGTTATCAGAATACCAATGTTGCCCTGATCCTTGGTTATATAGACCTTCACCAGAGTTATCGTTGCGGAACCAGTTTCTTGCATAGAATTCGTTACCACGAACACCGGTGTTAAAGTTAGAGAATGACGATGGATCACAATAGTAACCAGTATTATTTGAGTCATAAAAGATTGGTGCTCGGAGTGAGCTTGATGCTTGTGTTACACCATCATTTCTTGCTTGGAATACCCAAGTGTTTGTAATATTACCTGAACCGGCACCATGTTGTCCAAGATATATACCAGATCCGTTATCGTTATTGTTATTTGAGTCGGCATTAAAATAAAAGTTGTTATATGAGTTAAATCTCAAATCATCAGAAATACCACCACCGTTATTACGTGAGGAAATACTATGATAATCAGAATCATTACCGTAGAATGTGATAAAGTCACCGCGGTCACGCATATCGAGCCTATCAGCACGAACTGTAACCATTTCAGATGTTGAATTTGGATTTACATAGTAACCTGTGTTGTTACTATCATAAAAGATTGGTGCTCTTAAAGATGAGCCAGCTTGCAAGTTATTATTAACATAGACGTTATTTGCACCTAAAGGATCAGAACCGTTGTTAACTGACATAACCTGAGTAGCCATGTTATAATCATTATAAAAACGCATACCTTGGTAGCTAGCGTTTGCACCAAACTTAATACCTGTATGGAATGCAATGCGCATATCTGGGTATGGGTATGACCAACCACCAGATTCTCGGTAAATAGCGTAAGCAGTAGATCTTCCTGAATCCCAGTATAAACCAAAGCCATCGTTAGAAGAAACAGCGCCATCATTTGTAAAGTAATTGGCTCGGACGTTATTAAATCGAGAAGTACTTGCCGGATCTGCGTAATAGGACGTGTTATTTCGGTCATACATAATCGGTGTATCAATTCTTGAATTGAACAACGTCTGACCATCGCCACGCATAATAACATTCCATTGGCCACCTACACCGCCATCACGGAATGAGATATCCTCACCACCTGATGTTGCAATAATTAAGTGAGCATCATTAGTATCAGTAGATTGAATATACCCACGAGTGTTTCCTGCTGATGTTTGGAAATGAGCAATACCACCACTAACATGGTATGTGGTATTAACATTAATTTGGTTCATACGTGAAGTCGATGCAAAGTTACCATAATAACCTGTATTATCTAGGTCATAGAATATCGGTGCACGGAACGAACCGTTTTGTGATACATATCCGTCTGAGTTATAAAGACGGTGACCGTATGTTAGTTTCCAATGTTTTGTTGGATAAGAGTCATTACCACCTAATGCAACATACATCCCGGTATCATTATCACCCCAACCACTTGCTCTTTTATAAAGACCCACGTTCATATGAGTTCTATAACCTGAGTTATATAAAGCAGTTGTATGTATAAGTGGCAAGAACGTGTTTGTTGTTCCTACATTTGTATCACGGTTTCTTGTTGAAATAGGAGCATTTGTTAAGCTTGTAACAGCAGTTGCGTCATAATCCAACACATTATCAATATACATAATACCATTGAATGTCGCCGTACTTGCAGTACTTAGTGAACCATTCAGCGTTAAGCTATTAAATACTGATGTACTCGCCATATTTGCGTAGTAGCCTGTATTATCTTGGTCATAGAAAATTGGTGCTCGATAAGAACCGCGAGCTTGCATATAACCGCTTGCTGATACTTCTTCCCACTGTCCATTATAATACAATTCAGTACGGCCGTTGTCAAACCATCTTGTCATCCATTCGTTGCGCGTATCGTTATAGATACCTGCTTCTGCTGAGCCGTTTGACATAAAGACCCAGTCATTACGAATTGCATAACCAGCCCAAGAACTTGTTTTATCACCTTCAACTCTAATTGAACCGTAGTCACCTGATGGTGAGTCAATTATGTATTCCGAACCATCAAGCTGAATTTGATTAACACGAATAACATTCATACGTGAGGTTGATGCAAAGTCACCATAGTAATCTGTGTTGTTTGAGTCATAAAAAATTGGTGAACGCATTTGAGCAGGAGCGATAGCATAACCTGATCTTGTTTCTAATTGTACTACGTTATGCGCATATATTTTAACCTTATTGGTGTTACCATTTGATCCATCGTTCTGTGCAACAATTATATTATGAGAACCACCTGAACCACCGCGGAGATGAAGTCCACGATAAACATTCCAATACATTCCATCAAAGCCAGTATTAGCTGCGCCGCGAGCGCCAGGTCCGCCATAATAATGGTTCCAAAGAACGTGGTTAGTATCAGTACCGCCGTTAAACCATATACTGTTATGAGTATAAGCACGATTTAATCTTAAACCGTAATTTCTTATTTCTACATTATGTAAAACTGATTGGCTATTAGGATCAACAAAATAGTTGCCATCGTTTGCATCAACAAATCTTTGAGCATGGGAATAACGACCAGTGAATGTGTCACCATCAGACTCAATACGGAAACGTGATGTTCCTGCACCTGATCCTGTTGTGAAGTGGAGATTACCACCGGAGTTGGTTGTCAAATTATTTGGAGATTCATAAATCTTCCAATCATTACCGCCTTTCCAACGAATACCTTCTTGAGGACCTGGGTCATTGAATGAAAGATTGTTTAGATTTTCAATTGAACCGTTTGTCCAATCCCAAGAACCTGCAACCTTACCGCCCGAAGCAGGGTTCATAAAGTAAGCAGTATTATCTCTATCTCTAAAGTTACTAGCATCAACTATATTCATTTTAGATGTGCTTGACGGATCAACGTAATAAGAATTATTATCAGAGTCAATCATACTTGCAGCATAAATGCTATCAGGTGTACGAATACGGTTTTGAATATTTGAGCGTTTTAGAATTGGTGGACCGTACTCACGAAGAGCACCACCTGTGCTATGATTCATTAATAGACGGATACGAATGTATTTACAACCTGCGCCGTCAGAACCATTATAAACTGTATGGCTTGTTGGAATTGTTGTATATCCACGGTATGTTTGCCACGAAGTAGATGTTTGGTTTGAGTTACTTGCAACAAAGTACGTGGTGCCTGCATTAGAAGAAATTGGCTTTTTATCTTTATCGTATCTTTCAATACCATAATAAACAACACCGCCTGAACCAGATATTGTTCTTACTGAAACCTCACCGTAAATTTCTTCGCCAGGTTCAACAGGAATATAATCAGAATAGAAATCACGGTATCCCGACGTTCTTAGTGCGTAAGTTGCAGAGAATGGGCCGTTACCGTTTTTAACGTATTCACTTGTTACAGTGGTAGGTCCATTTTCAGCACCTTGTAATGCTTTGATTGCGCGCTTTTCCCAATACTCAGTTCCGTCAAATACCATGGTTTCGGCAAAGCCTGGTCCATAAACTGGGTTCAATGATATATTTTCATTGCCTGCGTTTAGATTATAGTTTGAGGCAGCCATTTCACCATCAATGAGCATATCGCCGTCTTCATTGATACGTGCTTTATCGCCAATGCCGTTGAAGTGAATAATAAAGGCATCTCTATCACCTGATCCTGAATTATAATTATCGTGGACAATCCATGGGTAATTACCATTGTTTGTAAACGAGAGATTGCTGTTACGGAAACCTGCAAGATATCTGTTATTATGCCAAATTCCTAATGGATATGATCCACCAATATAGTCACCGCCATTGCCGAGTGCCAATTGGTTCATACGAGATTTTGCATTAAAGTCACCACGATAGGCAGTATCGTTACTATCATAATAAATTGGTGAACGCATTTGAACCGGTGCTAAAGCATAACCGACTTCTGCTGAAATTTGGTGAACACCATTTCCATACAAACGAGTCCAACTGTTTCTATCAGCATATAATACCCACTCATTATCAGTATCGTTATAAAGACCCATATTGGACAAGCTGTCTGACATAAATACCCAGTCATTTTCAATGGCATAACCTGCGTAACCGCCTTTACCACCTTGTACCATAATAGTACCGTACTGACCTGATGGTGAGTCAATAATATATGATGTTTGGTCCATTTGAATTTGATTTAGGTGAACAACATTCATACGTGAAGTTGATGCAAAGTCACCAAAGTAAGAAACATTGTTTGAGTCAACAAATACTGGTGCACGCATTTCTGCGGTGTGAGAAATCCTGTCCGCATTAATAATCGTGTGGTTTACGCCGTCGGTATAGAATTTATAACCAACATCAGAGTTGAACCACATATGGTCACTCTCGATACCGATTGAGTAATCTCTGCCTGATCCAATAGGATAAAGAATTAATCTTGCACCTGTTGTGGCATCGGTAGCCGTTGGAGCATTTGGTGTTTCGGTATCAAATTCAATCTGATGCATAACAGACTTGCCAGCAAAATCACCATAATAGTCATTATCATTATAGTCATAGTATATTGGGAAATAGGCATAAGAAGTTGCGTCAAAGGCATATGCACCGCCATCGTGGTAAGTAGGCTTATTAAAAAAGAACCTAGCACGGTCAGTATCAAAATGCGAATACGTTGCATCCATTGGACCAATATCAACACGGCCAGTTGGTGTTGAGAATCTATGAGCAGAGTTAGTATTTGGGTTCCAGCTATAATCTGTATCGGCGCTATCTTTAAAGATTGGCGCACGGATTTCGTGGTCAATTTGAGCATATGTGTTATTAATAACAGCACGGCGTGTTCCGCCTGTGTAGAATACTTGCTGATCTGCGGCATCAAAACCAAAATAGTTATTTGTATCACCTTTATGGATAATATAATCATCAAGCTGAATTTGGTTCATTACTGATGTGCCAGCAAACTCACCTCTATAATTGGTGTCAGTATAATCGTAATAAATTTCAGCATACATATTACCCGCGGTGGATATGTTTTTACCGTTGCGTACTTTAACGTCATTGGCATCGGTCATATAGAAACCGCCACCTTGACCAAACCCAAGCTCATTATTTTTAAAGAACGAGGCAGTACCGTTACCTACAACATAAGCATCATCGTTGCTATTTAATTGAACTGATCCGTTGACGTGTAGTTTATTATCTGTATTAGTACCAACAAGCGGTGTCATATCACCAGTAGTATATTGTGCAGTTTGGTCACCGACAACAACATCGCCTGTGCTTGTATCGGCACTTAACGTAAAATTTGCACCTGAGTCAATAATATAGAAACCTGCATCACCTTCCATAACATTGTAAATATTTCTGAACTGGTCACCACGAATGGATAGGTCAGTTGAATCACCATCACTGAAATCAACATATCGGTTTGTCGAAGCAAATGGGTTCGCTCCCATTGTTGAAGTTTGTTTAATACTCAATGGCGAAGTTGGTGCTACATTAATACCAAAGTTTACACCTGTCTGCAATGCAGTTGAACTTGAGTCAAGTGTTGTTACTCCACCTACAACTAATTCAAAATTATCATCGGAGTCATATCCGAAATAAGTATCAGGATCACCGTTGTGTTTTATATAATCATTAATGATTACGTTATTCGTAAATGTAGTTGCAGCATCTGTAATTTGAACTCTGACAGCACCACCTGTTGATAAATCAATCTGATCCGTACCGAATGAAAGTTTAGTATCGGTATCACCATTGTGGAATAAGTCATCATCAATACCAATATCATTTATAACTGATGTTCCTGCAGGATCAACAAGATATGCATTGTTATCTGAGTCGAGTAATCTTGGTGCAATCAAATCAACTGATGATGTAACCGCACTATTAGTAATTTCTAATCTTGTTGCTCCACCTGTGTCCAAATCAATTGTGTCGGTGTCAAACGAAAGTTTAGTATCAGTATCGCCGTTATGGAAAAGATCACTATTAATTCCAATCGTATTCATTACTGATGTACCGGCAAAGTCACCAAGGTACGTATTATCATCACTATCTAAATATCGAGGAGCCTTTACATCAACCGATGCTGTAACTGCAGTATTAGAAATTTCTAATCTTGATGTGCCACCTGTTGCTAAATCAATTTGATCTGTATCAAATGAAATCTTTGTGTCAGTATCACCATTATGGAATAAGTCATCGTCTAAACCAACTGAATGTAAAACTGAGTCACCAGCAGGATCAACAAGATAACTATTATCGTCGGCATCTACAAACCTTGGAGCAATTGCATCGCCTGTGCTTGTGATGGTACCGGTTATTTCTGTTCCTGTTGTGCTTACATCAATTTGCTTTACACCGTTGAGATATAGTACCCAACTATCATCGGCATCAAAACCAAAATATGAATTTAAATCACCATTGTGGCTAACGTAATCATCAATAGATATTGAGGCAAGTACTGATCCACTTGCAGGATCAACAAGATAAGTATTATCATCAGCATCTACGAATTGTTTTGCAACTATGTTATTATCAACAACCCAATCAAAACTTGTATTTAATTGAGCACCGTAGTTTTGGTCAGGTTTTAAGAAACCAATTACACCGTTGTTTGAATAAAGTACACCGTCTGTACCTGAGCCGTCAAGGTTAATTCTTGCACCGCCGACATTATCACCAATAGTCAAATTACCTTCAATAGTGATATTACCTGTTGCGGTATCATCAGCATCAGAACGTAGGAATTGTTCTGCTTCTAATCCGTCAACTGTATCAGCATCAAACGAGTTACCTGAGCCTTCATCGGCTGTTGTAATGATACGACCTAAATCTGTGCCATCTGAAATGAGTTTAAAGTAATCATTTGTTTCATCCCATTGTATAGAAGAAACACTTTCATCACCACGAAGTACTTCCCAACCAGCGTTTTCTGTTGGTGTACCTGATGTAAAATTAGAATTAAGAGTAAGAATATTATCAGCAATTAAAACGGTTTCAGTATTTACAGTAGTTGTTGTACCGTTGATTGTTAGATTACCAGTAATAATATAATTACCGTCCAATGTATCATCGGTATCTGAACGTACGAATTGTGTTGAATCTAAAGCATCAAGTAAGTCGGCATCAAGGCCTGATCCTGTACCGTCGTTTCCTGCGTTCCAAAATACGTTACCCAGGTATGTTGGTTCACGTTTGAAATCAATACCACCGCTATCAAACTCTAGGTCAACAACATCATTATAAAGAATTTGAATACCAGGCGTTCCATCATAAAATATGATAGAGTTATCTTGACCTGTGTTTGTAAGTTTATAGTCACCTGCGGAAATATATTGAATTTCCATTGAGTCTTGTGCTTCACCACGGAACCTTGCAACAATAGGATTATTGAGAAGTCCTGCATCATTGAAAATATCAATAGATGGTGTAGAACCAGTCGATTGCTGAACCGTTAATTGTCCTGAAAGTTTACTTGGTCCTGTTACCTGAAGTTTATTTGTACCATCATCGGTAGTGGTACCTACAACAACATTATTTTGGGTCTGCAGACCATGCTTTACTATAAATTTCTTATCGGCCACGGTTCACTCTCCCCAGTTGGCGTTATTTTATCTATTTATACGTCAATCAGTGTTGCCACTATTTTGTATGTTGTACTATTACTACTTGCTGGTGTTCCAACAATTTTAACGTCACCGCTACTTAAACTTACATCATATTCTGCAAGTTCAGAACTTGTTGTAATGGTAGCAAACTCTGTTGCGTGTGCGGTTGTTCCGTTATGTGTTACCAATATTTTTGTCGTATGTCTTTCAGCACCATCTTTTGCGGTAATAACAATTTCAGCACTGCCGTAAGTTGAGGCATCAAATGTATAGATATCCTGCGGGAAAATGGTTGATGTTGTAACTTCGGTAGAAACAGATCTTGACTCATCTTGAATAATATCATCATTGACAGTCAAGGAGCCAGACATCGTATCGCCGGTTACATTAACGTATCTTAAATCACCTTGTGCTTCTGTGATAAAATTTCTTGTTTCTTTTGTTGCTGTCTGTACGTGACCATGGGTGTCAAACGTAATACCTGTTAAGAATTCAAGTGTACCAAATGTCTCATCGGCAACAGAAGAAGTATCGCCGTGGTCAATTGTAACATTGGCGGTTAAGGCACCACCACCCGTCAGTGCAGTACCTGCAATTACTTGTACTGTATTATCAACCTTATCGTCTAATAAATTATCTACTTCTGTTTCTGTATAATAACGGCCATCTAAATCAGTAGATGTTGTTGTTTGAACGTGACCATATGTGTCAAATGTAACACCAGTAAGTACGTTACCATCTGCTAATGAAACATCAACCACGCTAGATGTATCGGAGTGGTCCAAAGTTATAATAATATCGGTAGAATCATTTAAATTAAATGTGCCTGATCCGTCGATTGCGTTACCACCATTTACTTGAACTTCACCATTACCAATTTGACCTGCCGCAGAGTTAGCAGCTTGTGCTAAAATATCAGATGCGTGTAGACCATCAAGCCTATCGGCATCAAGGTTTGATCCTGTTCCATCGTTTGACGTATCATAAAATCCAAGAGCACGAATATCAGCAGCGGTTTGGTCGGCAGTTGCACCGTCCTCAATTAAATCAAGTTTAGCACCGTCAACCGAAACGTCACGGCCATCAACAGTACCTGTAATAATTATATTTCCATTAACTGTGATTTCATCAAACTCGTCAACGGTAACATAATAACTACTGCCATCACCAGTTTCTAACACCAATGTGCTATTAGCGGAAACCCAACTAAAGTCATCAACACCAGCAACGGCGGTTGTTGAAGCAGCAGTAATACGACCATCTTCATCAACGGTTATAACAGGAATAGCGGATGCAGTACCATATTGCCCAGGAGTTACACCAGTATTTGCTAATTCAGTTACAAAAGAAATAGTACCAGAATTGTTTGTACCTGTACCTTCAATATCACCTGTGAGTGTAACTGTTAATCCATCAAGCTCTGCACCGTCTGCTGAAACATCCCGGCCATCAACAGTACCGTTACCTACCATTGTGATTTCATCAAACTCACTAATTTCTGTTGAATAAACAGAACCGTCGGATGTAGCAATATTAAATGTTGAGTTAGCGCTTGTCCAAGATGTTGCCGAAACACCAGCAACAGCAGCAGTTGTAGCGGCAGTAATACGACCGTCTTCGTCAACTGTAATGACAGGCACCAATGAAGATGAACCGTAAGATCCTGAAGTTACACCGGTGTTTGCTAATTCGGTTACAATGTCAAGGATTGATGTATTAGATGTGGCAGTACCTTCAATATCACCAGTTAAGTTAACAGTAATATCAGTTTCTAATGTATCTAATCTTGCACCGTCTGCAGCTATGTCGCGGCCGTCTACAAGACCTGTAACAGCAATGTCGCCGTTAACTGTAATGCCTGTAAACTCATTTATAACCGCGTCATAGTTGGTTCCATCGGATGTAGCAATCCTTAGAGTGTTGTTTGCAACGGTCCATGTGAAGTCATCAACACCACCAACAGAAGTTTCAGATGCCGCTGTAATTCTTCCGTCTTCATCAACTGTAATAACTGGTATTTGTGAGGATGAACCATATTGTGCAGGGGTAACACCGGTATTTGCCAACTCGGTGATGAGTTCCATAACACCTGTATTTGAAAAGGCAGTACCTGTTACTTTACCTGATAATGTTAAATCAAAGGTGGCAGGTGGTACGTTTGTAAAATTATTATAATCAAGATAATACGTACCTTCTTGACCATCAAGGAGATCAGCATCTAAACCTGATGTTGCACCGTCAACGGTTTTAATAAGTGTAAGTAAATCTGCGGCGTGTGGTGATAGTTCTTCTATAAAGCTAACACTTGAATTACCCGACTTAAAGTAAACTTTACCGTCCGCGGTGTTAATAGCGATTTCGCCGAATTCTAATTGTGCTGTATTCGGTACTCGACCGGGAATACTACTCCTGCGGAGCTTAATTGTTGTTGACATATCTATGCCTCTTTGTTATAATAGGTATATACCTTAAATGATAATCTATATGGTTTGTCTAATTAAAATGATCCACCGTCAATCTCATTAACAGCAATTGAAACAGTTCCCGAAGTGACAGTTGTATCTACACCATCAACACCATTGAACTGTAATGTTTCACCTAAAGTGATTGCTGTATTAGCATCGGTTTCATCAGAAACAGTAAATGTCGGGTTTGCCATTTTAGCATTAGTAACACCGCCATCTTTTAATTGTAACGTATCAGCAACAATCTCAATTCCGGTGTCATCAACATTAACTGAGAAATCTGTTCCTGTTAATGTTAAACCTTCACCACCTGAATATGTGCCAGCACCAGAGAACTGATACCAGATCACATCACCAACACCTAGAACAAATCCTTCAGCATCGGCAACTGTTGCTACATAACCTGTATTTTTATTTTGAGTACCATCAGTTACGAATTGAAATGCACCAGGAATTTCTGATGTTTCATTAAAGTATTCACCACGAGTAAGTACCCATGCTGTTGTACCATCGCCGACAGTTGTTACTTCGTATGAACCGTTTTCAATTTCATCAGTCTGATCTTTAACAAGTACTCTATCACCAACTGACCACTCTGTTACACCATCCAATTCAAATGCAGCAAGTGTACCGTTGTTTGTGAGTGTCCCATCAGTGTTATTATATGTTGCACCTAAATCAGCAGTTGTTGCAGCAAGCGCCGACGGAATAACTCTTAAACCTTGAGCAACACTATCAACATAAACCTTTGTAGCTGCATCCTGGTCATTTGTAGGATCAAGTAGGTTTAGTAATCTGTTGTTACTAAAATCAATTGTATTTGTTGATGAGTCAATTGAGTTATTATCAAATGTAAGATCGGCAACATCTAATTGAGTTTCAATATTAACTTGTTTTAAATTTGAATCTGTGCCACCTGGGTGTAAGAAATATGATGTGGATTCAGTATCAACAAATCTTTCGGCAATTACATCACCGCTTTCCACATAGAAATCTGATGTATCTTTACGGCCATAGAACACATAGTTAAATGCATTATTGAGCTGACCGATTTTTGTACCATCAGAATAAAGTGTTGCGGTTCCTGTAGAACCTTCCATTTTAATTTGAGCAGCGTTTTGTAAATAACCAACACGGATTGAGTTTAATTGAGATTCAGATGCAAAATCACCATAGAACCTAACATCAGAACTATCACGGAACCGAGGTGCATCAAGGTTACCGGTCATTGTATCACCAGTTACGTTGATATATCTTGCATCAATTGTACCGACATTAAGTGCAACATTTTGGGCATATCCTGGTGCAGGTGTGCCTGTTGTTGTGATACCAAATCCTGCCGTAACAGAACCGACATAATTAGCGGTAATCTCAACATTCATTTTATCGGTTGGGTCATCATATACAATAGAAACTCCGTCTTCGGTATTGTTTCTAAACATTTCACCAATAAGATCGTGTACCGTTTCTGTAAAGTCAGGAATAGCGTTTGCTTGAAGCTCAACGGGAATTTCTGTAGCAAATGTAACTTGACCTTGTTCGTTAAGAACAACACGAGCAGTAAAACCATCGTTACCATATGAACCTGGTGTAACACCTGTATCCTGAATACCGATACTAATTGCATTATTACCAGCATCTTCATCAAAGGCAATAAGACCATTACCAAGTGTAAGTGTTGGGTTTTGAATGAGGTTAACTGAGTTAAATGTGTTTGCTTCATCAATAACTGTTAACTGTGAAGTAAATGCACTGGCAAGATAACCTAATGGCACAGCATCAGTATTTGCTACAGGTGTACCAACGTTTGTAATAACATGGCCGCTTACATCAATTTGATCTGAAGCTGTATTTGCGCCAAGTACAAGATCACCGTTTGCGGATATAATACTATTTTCATCTAAAATAACATCATCAACCACCATTTTTCCATTGACAGAAAATAATCCTGTGTTATAATCAATTATAACTTTTGATAATCCACTACCAAATTTAAATGATCCATCAGAATCAATCTGCATGGCAATCTGATTATTTGCAAAGAAATCTAATTGGTTATTATCAGCACCTGGTGAAGACTCGGCACGTATAAAGGTATTTTGGTCAACATCAATAACACCACCAAGGCCTGTCCATGCTGTGCCATTGTATGCTTCAAATCTAGCATCCTGTGTGTTATAACGGATCATACCTTGTTCGGCTGTAGGTCTTTCCGACACATTCCCAACTGGAATTATGAAACCACCTGTAGAATTAACTTTTACAACATCAGCGGTAAGTTTAATAAAGTCAGCAGCATTTCTTATTTCAGCAACATATGCCGCTAACCAATCTTTAGTTGCAGATCCCAATGTATAAGTATCAGTTACATCAGGGATTAAGTTACTTTCAAAATCAGCACTAACTGTAATTGCGTCTGTATCGGCATCACCGATTTGAATATTACCACCAATAGTTACATTACCTGTTACACCAAGGTTACCGCTGATTTGCGTATCACCTGTTAAGTAATCAATTGTAAACTTATTTAATCCATCACCAAATTTAAACAAACCAACTTCAGATAGTTGTAATCTTTCGGTACCTGCTGTAAAGAATTGTATTTGGTCATTATCGGCACCGCTTGATGATTCGGCAACAATTTTTGTATCTCGGTCAAGGTCAATAACTGAACCTGCAATTGAACTCCATGAACCTGTATTATCAAATCCTTCAAACCTTTGGTCATCTGTATTATAACGGATCATCCCAGTTTGAGGTGAAGGTCTTTCGAGTGTTGTACCTTTCGGGAATTGAATTGCGCCAGTCAGATTAAACTCTGCAACTTCACTATGACCTAATTGAATATTATCGTTAATGGTAATAGAGCTATTTGCTTCAATACTACCATTCGTATTAATAATAAGTTGCTGTGTTCCACCAACAAAGAATTTTAATTCATCGTTGTCGGCATTCGGTGTTGTTTCCGCCTGAACAAATGTATCTTGGTCGGTGTCAATTGTACCGCCTAAACCTGCCCAAGCTATACCATTATAACCTTCAAACCTTGTCTGATCGGTGTTGAAACGTACCATACCTGCAGCAGGCTGTGTTCTTTCTGCCTGTGTTCCAACAGGTAATACCAAACCACCATTCCCAACAATTGTTAGAACATTATCAGGTGTATTAATGGTATCAAGAATTTGCTGTTCGTTTACACTAAACTCAGTTCCTGTTAATGTTAAACCTTCACCAGCAGTGAATGTGCCAACACCTTGGAATTGAACCCAATTAATTGAATGAACGTCAATCTCAAAAGTTTCGGCATCAGCAACAGTTGCAACAAAACCTTTATTCTTGTTTACAATACCATCGGTTACAAACTCAAAAGTACCTGGTATTTCAACACTTTCATTATTGAAATCCGATCTTGCAAAAATCCATTCCAAATTAGCAGTTGGATCACCAACCTGTATAAGGTCATAAGAACCGTTTTCAACAGGGTTTGCCTGATCTTTAACAAGAAGTTGTGATCCTACAGTCCAATTTGAAACACCATCAATTTCAATTGTAAAGGCTTCAGGTAATGTGATTGTGGTATCTATCGACGAGTTACCAGCTTCAAATACAGCACCTGGGAATGTAATACTAATATCTTCGGTTGTTGCTGCAAGTGATGATGGGCGAACCGAAATACCTTGGGCAACATTATCAACGTATCTTTTATTTGTTGCGTCAGTTGGTTTAACGGGATCTGAGATAATCAAAAGACTTAATTCAAGTGCTTCGAGTGTATCACCAAGATAGTTATTTGTAACAACGTCATACGGATCAATAGGATCACGGACATTAACAATTCTATGGTTTGTCATATCAATGACGTTATCAACAGGTGGCGTTAAGGTAATATTACCTGTTCCTGAAATCCCAGAACCTGTAATTGTTAGGTCGCCAACCTGTATAAGGTTTAGCCCTAAGAATTGGTCAGTTGTTCCACCTAATGTAATTGCAGTATTACCAAACGTAATATCGTTTGAACTGATTATATTATTAGCTGCTGTAAAGTTTGTAGGATTTAATTCTGTGTTTGTTAAATCAGTCAAATGCCCAAATTGGTCAAGTGAAATATTTTTAACAAAACCTAATGGAGAGTTTGCGGTGTTTGCTTGGTCTGATGTATTAACGTGGGTAATAGTTACATTAGCGGACTCGCCGCCATCACCGCCAAGTGTTTGAACCGTAATGCCGTCGCCTGCAAAAATCTCTCTTGTATATGGACCAATCGTATCAACACCAAGTACAACAGAATCAGGTACAATAACCGGTTTCTTTTCACCTTGGGCAATAATTGGTCTTAATGTGTCTTGCTTCGGTACCGAACGGATTGAACGTGAACCGCCGACTTTTACTTTAATGGCCACGTGTTAAACCTCCGTGATTGTTGAGACGACAAATGCCAGTCCTTCAACAATTTTAGACATCTCCCCGGTAGTCTTTTTCATTAAAACATCGTATTGGTATTTACCAGGCTTCAAAGTGCGGGTAACATCATCTGTTAAGACAAGTGTAATATCGTTATTAGCTTTTTCAATATCAAAATCCGCGACTGTTAAAGTCGAGTACATTTTCTTCATACTTGAATAAAAATCATAAGTCGCTATGCCAAGCTCAGCATTTTCATCATCATAAAGATCAAAACTAATACGAAAGTCTGAACCTTGGTCAATGTATATGTTTGCTCTTGATGCCATATCTCAATTCTCTTTTTATGCTATTTACTTTATTTATAATATTCTCATCCATATTTAAAAAAAGGGAGCACAAAGCCCCCTCTTTAACTTGTGCTATGGGAATATCATTATTGATTTAAATTATCAACTTCCTCTTTGAGATCTTTAATTGCTTCGATAAGTAATCCGACAATGTTACCGTAAGCAACGGCTTTCATTCCATCATCAGTTGTGTTAATAACTTCTGGCAATATTTCTTCAACCTCTTGAGCAATAACACCTAGTTTTACGTTACCTAATTCAGCTTTTCTCTCATATGTAACACCACGCATACTTAACACTTTATTAAGCGCATCGGTAATAGTTTCAATATTAGTTTTTGTTCTTACATCAGATTGTGCGTTAATATCACCTGTTGATGTGAAGTTACCAGTTCCCATATCAAACGTAAATCTCAATGTACCGTTATCTCTTATAGTATAATCAATACCGGTATCCATGTTTAATTGAACCTCGGCATCCGCAGATGCATATAAAAGTGCACCGCCAATTGAGCTACCAAATGCAAGTTGAAGGTCATTTTGGAACCTTAATTCACCGCCTGTTTTTACATCGGACACCGAAGCTTCGAGGAAGTCACCTGATCCACCGTTAAGTGTACCTGTTACAACCAAGTTACCGTCAACATTCAAATTCTCAACAGTTAATTCGTCATCAGTACCTGTATAGAAGAAGTTTGATTCACCACCTGGGTTAGGTGATAGGGTTGCATATAATGGTTGTGCTCCACCACCTGCTTGTGTCATAGTAAGGAATAGTGGTGAACCTTGTAATGCTGTTCCATATAGATCGTTTGTTTCAATTGCTTGGGCATCTGCATCACCTTGAATACCTTGCATACCCTGAATACCATCTGCACCAATGATACCTTGTGGACCTTGCGGGCCTTGGTTACCTTGAATACCATCTTGCCCAACACCTTGAATACCTTGTGGACCCGCCCCACCTTGGAAACCTTGAACGCCTTGAACACCTTGGGTACCTGCACCTGTGAAGCCTTGTAGGCCATCATCACCAGGAGGACCTTGAACACCTTGTGGACCCTGAGTACCGCCACCACCGCTAAGACCTTGTGGACCTTGTGTGGACTGAATACCTTGCACACCTTGAATACCTTGAGAACCGCCTCCGCCGCCCTCACCTTGAACACCCGGTCCACCTTGAATACCTTGAATACCTTGGTTGCCTTCACCACCAGGACCTTGAATACCATCGTCACCGATAGTACCTTGAGTACCTTGAAGACCGCCTTGACCTTCTTCACCCGAGGTCCCCTGAAGACCTTGAACACCTTGAGGACCTTGTGTACCATCAGCACCTTGTCCATCTACACCTTGAACACCTTGTGTACCTTGGATACCAAATCCTTGAATACCCTGCGTACCTTGGATACCTTGCGCTCCATCATTACCTAATGAACCTTGAGCACCGATACCTTGTGGTCCTTGCGTACCCTGAATACCTGTTCCTGTTTCACCTTGAGCACCAGTAAATCCTTGTGTACCTTGAATACCTTGAGCACCAAATCCTGCGGGACCTACCTCACCTTGAACACCTTGGTCACCTTGTAAGCCTTGGGCGCCTTGTGTACCTTGCGAACCTGCTGAACCAACACCGCCTGCACCTTGGAAACCTTGGAAACCAAGATCACCTTGGAAACCTTGTGTGCCCTGTAAACCTTGAACACCCTGGAAACCGTCACCACCTGTAGCACCGTCTTGGCCTGTAGTACCTTGCGGACCTTGTGGGCCTTGAATACCTTGGTTGCCATCACCTGCAGTACCTTGAGCGCCTTCTTCACCAGCATCACCTTGTAGGCCTTGAGGTCCTTGCGTACCTTGTAGACCTACGCCGCCTTCATCACCTTGAACACCTTGAGTTCCTTGTGGGCCTTGAATACCTTGTAAACCTGTGTCACCTTTATCACCTGTTCTTGCAAACGTAATTCTAACATCAGAATTATTTCCAAATGATGTAACGGAACCTGTTAAGAAAGTACAGTCATATTCAAAAAAGCCTGATCTTTCAATAACATCATTGATTCTAAATGCAACATAGTTACTTGTTGTTGTACCATCAATAACCCTAAAGAAACCTTTTATAGTACTTGTTGGTTCATCTGTTGTTCTTAAGAATGCTTGAACATCGGTAAACGAGTCATCTCGGTCGTCAATACGCATTTCAGTTGCAGAAGCAATGTTTGCCGCATTGAATTTAAGTAAACCAACACCTGGATCTGAAGTATCCGTTGCGGTACTAAATGTATAATCAAGAGTCATACCACCAAATTCACCGGCAGGACCTAAGTCACCTTGAATACCTGTTGTACCTTGGATAGATTGTGGACCTTGTGTACCTTGGTTACCTAAATCACCTTGAGTACCTTGCCAACCTTGTGTACCTTGCCAGCCTTGAGTACCTTGTGGACCTTGAACTCCTTGTAATCCTTGCGGACCTTGGACACCTTGGTCACCTTGTAATCCTTGAGTACCTTGCGGACCAACTTCAGATGTAAAGATATTCCCAACCATTCCTGAGTGAATAGAACATTGATAAACTAAAGTAGCGGGAGCATTAAACGGCACCCTGAATATCAATCTACCAGTTTCATCATTACCGACAATTGTTATGCCGTTAGTGTAATCTGAACCACCTGCACTTGTTCTAATTTTAAATGGGTGACCTGATACATTCAAATCAAATGTATAAGTAAATCCTCTCAACAGATGTAGGTTAGGCTGTGTTACACCGTCTATTTCATATGAAGTAGAACCTGTGTTTGTTACAACAAATTCTCTGCCGCCTTCCATACCTTGAACACCTTGGTAACCTTGGAAACCTTGTGTTCCTTGATCTCCCTGGAAACCCTGAGTACCTTGTGCTCCTTGGAAGCCTTGAGTACCTTGTGAGCCTTCATCACCTTGAATACCAGTAAATCCTTGGAAACCCTGAGTACCTTGCCAACCTTGTGTTCCTTGGAAACCCTGAGTACCTTGCCAACCTTGCGTTCCTTGAGTACCTTGGAAACCTTCATCACCTTGAATACCTGTTGTACCTTGGAAACCCTGAGTACCCTGATTACCTTTATCACCATATGGGATAAAATCAATAATTGCAGTAGCACCATATGATGCTACCGCACCTGTATTCCAACTTGTACCTGGTGAAACATCAGTTCCGCCCAAAGTACTTCGGTCAACATAGGTAATATCAAAGTGTCCCCAGTCAGTTGGACCTGAATCCCAAGTCCAATTTGTGAAGTTATAAATTAGGAATTCGTAATTACCGTTTCCTACATTCTTTGGTGTTCTAATAAAGATTGAACCTTTTGGAGAACTTGTAAGTGTATCAAGGAAATCAAACAATCCATCTACTCGGCGACCTGTATGTGTGAGGTCATCAATATACAACTTATCAGCTTGAGTAACATCAGCGTTATTAAGTAACCAACCGTTTAATCCCGGGAAACCTTCAGTTGTTGACGAATTAAAATCCCACTCAAATGTCAGACCACCACTATAACCGATTTCACCTTGGAAACCTTGGAAGCCTTGAACACCTTGGTAACCTTGTGTACCCTGTAATCCTTGCGGACCTTGAACACCTTGGAAACCTTGAACACCGTCGTTTCCTTGAATACCTGTTGTACCTTGGAAACCTTGAACACCTTGGTCACCTGATTGGTCAAGGGCAACAACCAATGGATATGATGTTGTTATACCTGGAGTTGGAAAATCGGCAGTTTGCCAATTTGCTCGAGTAGCAGGACCGCCGATATATGTAACATCCAATTCAAAATAATTAAATGGATCTGTACCTTTTTCAGTAATTTCTTGTACTGAGAATATAAGATAATATGCTGGTTCGTCACGTTTAGTTATTTTGATATATGCTTTATTTGCCGATGTTGATAAATCAATTGCACGGAAATAGTCAACCAAATCTACATTATAAGTATCGTCTCTATTAAACCATAGTTTGGTAGCACTTGCAATAACTGTGTTGTTTGTATTAAATGACCCACCTGTTGGATTTTGATCTGTTACTTCTGTACCGAGTGTATAGTCAATGACCATTCCTGAGTCGGTACCATTCCAACCTTGTGTACCTTGAAAACCTAAGTCACCTTGGATACCTGTTGTACCTTGGATCGACTGCGGACCTTGAACGCCTTGTGGACCCTGAACTCCTTGTAACCCTTGCGGACCTTGAACGCCTTGGTCACCTTGCAATCCTTGTGGTCCTTGAACACCTTGCAATCCTTGGACGCCTTGTGTGCCTTGATAACCTTGTGTACCTTGGAAACCACGATAACCGCGTGAGCCTTGAATACCTTCTTGTCCTTGGTCGCCTTGTAAACCTTGGTCACCTTGAACACCTTGGAAACCTTGAACACCACGGAATGATCCAATGTTAACCCAATTCGTTCCATCCCAAATCCAGAGTTCATCATCTGCTTCATCAATTACACCTTCGCCGATATTTGGTGTTGGGAATGCTGCAGTAAGTGTTGCTTGTGGATCACCGCCTGAATCTACATCAGCAACCGATCCTAAGATTGTAAACCCCGGACCGTAATCACCTTGTAGGCCTTGGTCACCTTGAATACCAGTAAATCCTTGAGTACCTTGTGGTCCTGTACCCATATCTTGCCATACAGTACCATTTGAATACTTCATTGTGCCGTTGTCGGCATATACAATAGATCCTTCAAACGGAGCTGGATCCAACCCTATCGGAAATGCTTGTGGAATACCATGACCGAGGGTAACGGTCCTAGCTCGCATTGACTTGAACCTAGTCGACATCGTATTCCTCCGCTTGGCCTAATGTGAATGATAAAGTTGCATCTAATGTTGTATTAGCACTTGATTTAACTTCTAACGTATCACCCGAGGCAAAGAATTGTCCGTTAAGTGGGATTGGTATTGTATCATATCCAGGTACGGGCATTTCCCGTACTAGGTAAAATTCTAAGTTTTCAGAGTAACGATAAATTTTTACATCAACCGTCGCGGTATTTGTTGTCTTGTTTGCAACAATCAACGGTGAGATAACTTCGCCAACACCTGGCTCAATTGTTGTTGAACCACCAAATACAAGTTCAGGTACTTTAAATTGAGGTACCGTGATAACTTCTTGCCAGTTCGTGGATAGTTCTAAATTTTTGCCGACGGGCAAAGCGTCAGGCGCCTGAGTAGTCACAACAATTGTGATACCAGTGTTTGAGTCGACGTATGATTCAAATGACATTTTTTATTTCCTTTATACTACAGCGCGGCTGTTAGATGCTCGTCTTGCAAGTTTACGAACCGATGATGTAAACGGCCGGCCTTCAATTCGACCTGTTCTACCGTTAATTCTTAATCCTCTTGCAAAGTATTGGTTGTTAAGTTCGTCTGCACCTGACCAACGAACCCTACCGCCATCTTCTGAAAGTACAGATGCAATAGCAGAGATCGGCAAGCCGAGGTTTCTAAAGTTAATTGGGAGCGCATTTCTGTTAACACCTGCCGAAGCACCGTTAAACTGGTGAGCAATTGATTCAACAAGTGAACCAAAGGTCAATACACTCGGTCTTAGGACAGACGCACGAAGAACATCGTCAAACAAACCATCAATCATTGCATCGTGGTCTATATCTGGTGTGTAATTCGTTTTAATAAATGTTTTCATTCTTGTCCATGCCTGATAGAATGATACAAGTAGATCCACGTTATTAGCTCCATCTGTTTGCCATGCTGTTCCGTCCCAATAGTAAATAGTACCGTCATACCTATTTCCGGCATAATCCGTTGATACTATATATGCGTGATTTGGTTTTTGTCCAGTGACATTACTCAATGCGCCCAATCCGTTCAGTGTACCTTGGAAACTTAATCCTGGTGTTGTTGGATTGAATACTGGGAACACGTGCTTACCATTGTAATCGAAGAATGCTGCTGCATATGTTCTTGTGGATGTTTGACTTCCATCTTGACCTGTAACGATATTTTGGAATTTAAAGTCATTTGCCACTGATTGCAACAAGTTACCTGCGTCACGGCGAGTCAAGTTAATATCAAAGAATTTATAATTCTGTCCAACAAATCTTACAGTCTCAACAGACAATTTCTTTCTGTTGGCAATAAGGATTTCTCGAGCAAATTTAAACACTTTATTATCTTCCCAGTCAAAGTCAGGTAGGATTGTTGGTCCAAAGTCTTTTTCATCTTTGTTCAGGAACGAGCGATAATAGATATCGGCAAGGTCATAAACGTGTTGTGCTTCAACTGCTGTTGTTGACTCACCTTTAATAGAAACACCTGGTAGTGTTTCAAGAAGTGCGTCACGAGCAATCTCACCTAATTTACGGTATGCTTTTGCAGTTGGCACACGTTGATCTTCTGGGATACGATATACGTTGTTCCAAAAGTAGAATGCCGCATTCCATTTAGAAGCAGATGTTCCGCCGTAGTTCAGGTCATATGCAAATGCGTCAACAAGATATCCTGCATCTCGGCGACACTTAACTTTGTTATAATCCAATACATTATAAGTAGTATTTATCCAATTTGTTACATCGTCTGCGAGGATATCCAAATTATCATCAATTTCTTTACCCGCCCAAACAAGGCTGTTATCAATCCATGAAGTATCAGGTTCAATAATTTCAGGAATACCATCAATGCTATCACGGCGGATTGCATCTTCAATAATACGGATCATATCGGCAACATATTCACCTTCAACCGCAGTTGCTGGTGCACCTGATATATCTTGTGCTTGTCTTGTAACAATTGCTTTTCTGATTGCACCTTCTGTTGCTGATACAAATGTATGAGCTTTATCAACACCTGCCGGTCCGGCATTCATTGTAATTGTGGTACCGTCAACAAATTCAACTCTACATGGTTTACCATCTGCCCATTCATCACCGCCAACACGTGGGTGAGAAATCTCAATCGGTGTAGGATCAACATCTGATGTTGGGCAAGAGAATGTAATGCCCAAGTTATCAAATGTTACAAAGTCACCTGCTTCAATGTTATGAGAACCGATTGTTGCTGTCATCATACCAGTAAGTGGATCATAAACTACATTTGTTGGAGTGTAACCGTAATTGGTTGGTGTTTGCTCCTGAACAACTGCTGATACCACATCTGCCATTACAGTATATAGATCTGCGGTTTGCTGACGTTGGTCATATGGCAGTACGCTTGTTGCGTTTCTAAAGTAGAACTGTGCAGATTGCACCGATGCAAAGTTGGTTGAGTAGTTAACGTCATGTGATATAGCATCTACAAGGATACCAATGTCACGGCGACATTTCTGTTTCGGATAACTGATACCATTCCAATTGTTTGTGATATAATTAATAACCGATGTTGCAAGAGCAGGAATTGAATCTTCAATTGCTTCTTTTGCTGTGATAAGATCAGATTGGATCCAATTTGTAAATGGTGGCACCTCTAATGGAATACCTTTTTCATCATTATCATCTGCAATATTTGCAACAATCCATGCCAAGTTTTTAGCTTCAGTTGCAATTGTTCTTCTTGCTGCAAGATGAGATGTATCTTGTTTGATAAGGTTTCCTGTTACTTGTGAAACCGCATTTGGTAATGCTGATACGAATGTATGAGCACCGCCTGCAGCAGGACCAACATTAACAGTAATAGTTGTTGATGATGTTGCAAGTACAGGAATTGCACGGAGGTATGCAGGATGGTGCGGTTGTGGCGCTGCGTGGTTTGTTGTGTTTCCATCCATGTCACAAGTAAATGTCATACCATCTTCAGTTAGCATAACATGGTCATTAGTTGTTAACTCATGCTGACCAATTGTGATTACAATTTCACCAGTTACGTTATCGTATACTGCAGTTGTTGGTGTATATTTTGCACCAAATTCAACAGGTACCAATTCATTTCTGGTTACGTGCTCAACAATTTCACCGAGTCGAGTAAATGCCATTCTTGTTGCATCACGTTGATCTGTTGGTAATAGGTTAACTGCATTTTTGAAATACAATCCTGCGGCATTTACCATTGCTGAATTACCACCGTATTGAATATCGTGGCAAATCGCATCAATGATATAACCTGTATCACGGAAACAACGGTCACGGTCATACTCGAGGTAGTTGAATGTTGTTTTTAGATAATCAGTAATTGTTGATTGTAATGCGTCTTTTCTTGAACCAATCAATGCTGCTTCGGTTTCATAATCGTAAGATGCAGCACCAACTGCTCCTGCGAATACTTCAATATCATCTGGCATATCAACCAATGAGTCGGCAGCAATTACAGTTGCAATAATTTCCCAAAGATCTTGCATATCATTTCCGATTGCCGCAGCAACAGGACCGAATACTTTATTTTGGATTACAGTGTTACCTGCTGATGGTGTAACATCAATCTTAAGGATTAAGTCACGAGAAACATCACCGAGGTGTGTATATAATGCGGCAGTAGGTGCACGTTGATCTGCGGACAATGTTGATAGTCCGTTTTCAAAGTACAATTTAGCAACATCAAGCATAGCGGTGTTAGTTACGTGCTGAATGTCATATGATGCCGCATCAGCCATGATGCCAGTATCTCTTTCACATTTAGCAGTATCGTATGACAATGATGGGTAATTAGCTGCAACCCATGCTGTTGCTTCAGCCTGCAAGAATGCGCGGTTCAATTGTAATGCTTGTCTTGCGTTTATATTATTTGACCCACGGTTTCCTGTACCGTAATCATAGTTTGTACCGTCAGGTGTGTAATCGTTTACCATTGCGGTAATAATATTACTGAAGGAATTCTGAGCTCTTGTTAATGCCACACCGGTCAATCTTGACTCAATGTCTTTTTGTATATATTGAATTCCTTCAATTGTTTCGGCAAGTTGGTCTTCAATAACCTTATCAGCTCCTACAGTACCAATGCGGTACGATTTGCCTACGTACTTACCATTATAGTTTGAACCTGTTTGAACATCTCTTCTAACTGCGTCAAGGATAAATCCTGCATCACGAGCACATTTGTTTTCATCAAATGTATAGAATTCGTCATCAATATAATTAACGATTTCATTTTGAATAAACTCACGGTTCATGGCAAGTGATTGTCTTGCGTATGTTCTTGATGGTTCCATCAATGGTTTTGATGTAACCGCAGGTATTTTGATAGGTGAGAAATCATCAACTGTTTGTGCGATAATTTCAACAAGATCGTGGGCACGAGAACCAGTTGCAACATCCGCCGCTGGGATAGATGTTGTATCTTGTACTCTTACATTACCTGTTGTCGCTGTTACAGTGATAGCACGAGAAACTTCATCAATAACATCAGCAAGGTGTTGATATGCTAATCTTGTCGGTCCTCTTTGCTCAGGTGGTAATGTATTAACTGCACCAAGGAAGTAATAATTTGCAGAATGTACTGTCGCGGCATCTCCGCCGTATTCCAAATCTTCGGTGATTGCGTCAACAATGTAACCAATATCACGGTAACATTTAGCTTCGTTATATGCAAGACCTGAATATGTCACAGCAATCAAATCAATGATTTCTGTTTGATATTTTGGTTTTGATCCACCAATTAATCTTGCTTCTGATATGATTGTTGTGCCGTATGCCGATGTTGGTTTTGGCTCAATAACTGTAGGAACAGTGCCATCGTTATTTCTGATTGTTTGGCCTACACCGTCAAACAGATTAACTACTGAACTTGATACCGTCGGTGCAAGTGATCTTCTAATACCGTTTGCTGTTGCTGATACGAAAGTATGTACCTTATCAACCTTAGCGTCACCGACCTGCATTGTAATTGTTGTTGAAGTTACAGCATCAATTCTAACTGGTTTGTTAAAGATTGGATCAGTTGGGCGTGGGTGTGAGATATTAATTGGCGTAGGATCAGTTGGTGATGTTGGGCAAGATAGTGTGATTGCATTCTCATCAAAGATAACATAATCGCCAACACTAAATCTATGTCTATCACCAAGAGTAACTTCCATTACACCTGTCATATGAGCATATGCAACATCAGTTGCGGTATATGCCTCGGCAACATTTGCTCGGCGGATACAATCAGCATCAGCAGATACGAATGTGTGAGCACCTGTGTAGCCATTTGCAGACCCGGCATTTACAGTAATTGTAGTTGCATCAGCAGCAGTAATGATAAATTGTTTACGTAAGTTAGGATCCGCGGCATTTGGATGTGAGTCTGTTCCACCACCGCCAAATCCACAACTGAATGTGATTGATTCAGGATCAATTGTAATTCTATCACCGATAACAAAATTATGAGTACCAATTGTTGCTACCATGATACCAGTAACAGGATCATAAGTTGCAGTCGTTGGTGTGTAAGTATCTTCATCAGTTTTAACTTGTGTAACAACACTTTGAAGATTATCAACTTCTTCACCACGAACAATTTGACCTGCAATTTTAGCAATGTGGTCATATACTTCTGATGTTGGTACAATTTCATCATCTGCCAAAACAGGTAATGCATTTTCAAAATACAGTCTTGAATTATTTACAGTTGATGCAGTTGAACCGTGTTGAACATCCCAAGAAACAGTATCAACAAAGATACCAAGGTCACGCTCACAAGCAACAGTATCATAAACAAATCCAGGATGGTTTGCTGTGATCCATGCAATTGCTTCTTTTTGGATGAATGATTTATTAAGTTGTAGGATATGGCGTGCTGCAAATGCATCTTCTGATATTGATTGAATACCAAAGTCGATTGCATCAGCTGCGGCATTACCGTTTGACATAATATCAATGATTTCATCAAATGCTGCGTCAGAGCGAGCAATTGCTGTTGCATCAGTTAATACGTCAGTGTTAATTTTACCTTTGAGCCATGTGATAGCACCAACAGTTTCTGTTAATTGGTTATTAACAACATTGTTAGCACCTACAGTACCGATGCGATAACCCAGACCTGTGTAAACTGCATTATTGTTTGAACCTGTCAAAACGTCACGCATTACAGCGTTAAGGATATATCCTGTGTCACGCATACATTTTTCTTTATCATAGATGAAGTAATTATCATTCAACCATGCAGTAATTTCTTCTTGAATAAAGGTTTTGTTTTTCTGCAATTGTCTTGCGGCATACTTACCTTTTTCAGATGAGCTTACTTTAATAATTGAACCTTCTTCAGCAGATACGAATGTGTGAGCACCTGTATAACCACCTGCTGAGCCTGCATTGAATGTAATTGTAGTTGCATCCGCTGCGGTTACTTCTTGTGGGTGTTCGTACATCGGCTCACCGATACGTGGGTGATAGTCTGTTCCACCGCCATTAAATCCACAACTAAATGCGAAACTCAACGGTTTTGTTTGAACATTATCGCCTACTTCAATATCGTGTCCCGGGATTGTTACAACCATGTCACCTGTGTTAGGATCATATGTTGCGTTGGTTGGTGTGTAAGCTTTAACAAATTTTGCTGGGTCAGTAAAGTACAATGCGTGCCCATCAATACAATCTTTTGTTGCCGATACGAATGTGTGCGTATTAGCATGCCCGTTAGCATTACCAACATTAACAGTAAATGTTGTTGAAGTTGTTTCTGTAATTCTTACAGGTTGATTATATGCTGGGTGACCTGGTAATGGTGCAGGATCTGTTCCTACAACACCGCCAACATCACAACTGAATACGATTGACTCGGGAGCAATTGAAATCCATTGTCCTACAGGCAAATCATGCTGACCAATTGTTACAACCATTTCACCGTTTACAGGATCGTATGTTACATCTTGTGGTGTATATTTTCCTGTCCACATGCCATCTTCACGAATAGCATTTGTTGTTGCTGATACAAATGTATGAGCAGAAGTATCTTGTGATTTACCAACATTAACTGTGATAGTTGTTGCGGTTCTTGCGCTGATTTCAACAGGGTTTTCGTATGCAGGATGCTGACGTTCTGTTGTCAAACCATCAGCCAATGCTGATACGAATGTATGTACTCCGCCGCCATCTGTAACTGCACCAACATTCATTTTCAAAACAAAACCGTTAACTTCATCAATTGTTACAGGCTTATTAAAGAATGGGTGATGTGACTCAGGTGCGGCATGCTCAGTTACGTTATCATCAAGCTCACAAGTGAATGTGATAGCACCTGGTTTAAATGTTACGGTATCACCTGCTTTTAATTGGTTAGCAGAAATTGTAACCGTGAACTCACCAGTTGATGGAACGTATGTTGCGGTTGATGGTGTCCATGTTTCAAATGTTGTTGATGGATACGCATGCTGTGAAGTGTTTCCATCAAGAGCACAGGTAAATACCATGCTGTTCTTTTCAATACGGATCTTATCACCTACGGCAAAATCGTGAGCACCGATTGTAATTTCAACTACACCGGTTACAGGATTATATGCTGCGTCGGTTGGTGTATATTTTTTACCGTTGTTATTCAACAATGCAACCATTTGGTCAAACGATGTGTTAACTCTATCAACTGCAAGTGTATTACCTGTTACTGTGTTTGCAGTTTCAGATTTCATATGGTTGATTGAAGCAACAGTTTGCTCAAGTTGTTTTGTAACACTTACTTCACCTGATTTGGAACGGTAAGCAATACCTGTTTGGTATGCGTTAAAGTTTGTACCTAACAACAAATCTCTTTGAACGGCAGGCATGATATATTCTTTAGTATCTCTTTCACACTTTTTGCTGTCATAGAAATACCATTGATTTTCTGCCCATCCTTCCATGTAATCCTGGATGAATTCTTTGTTTGCTTGCAATTGCTTACGAGCATTACGTTTATCAGCAGGGATACCAGCATCATCAGAGAATGTTAATGCTTCACCTAATACGGATACAGATGATGGTTTTGCCGATACGAATGTATGAGCAAAGTTAGCACCTGTTGTGCCTGCATTGATTGTAATAGTCTTTGCCGAAACTTCATCAATTGGTATAGCACGGCGGTAGTTAAATGTATCACTCTTACGTGGGTGAGAGATTTCTAACTTGTTGCCATCACTATCACAAGTGAATGTAAATGCTTCATCAGCAATTGTTACGAACTGACCTTTTTGCAAAGTATGGGCACCGATTGTGATAACCATTCTTCCTGTATCAGGTTCGTATGTTGCTTTTGTTGGGTTGAATTTTTGAGTTCTTGTGTTATCAAGAATATCAATAATTGTGCTCATTCTATCGTATGATCTTTCTGCCATGATTGCAGAGTTTGCTTCGACAAGATCATCGGTAATTTTGCGTAATCTTTCAAATGATCCAACAGTTTCTTCACGTTGATTTTCAACAACTGTTTGACCTTGTTTAGAATAATATGCCTGTCCTGCAACTACTGAGTTGTAGTTTGTATCAAGCATTGAGTCCCACTTAACAGCAGGTAGAATATATTCTTGAATATCACGGCGGCATTTAGCACTATCGTATGAGAAGAATTCGTCATTGTTATCAATCCATTCAACCATTCCATCAATAATAAGTTCACGGTTGTCTTGGATGATTTCACGAGCAGCTGTTCTTGCAACATTACCTGTATCTGTAAAGAATAGGTCAGATGCATATGACTCGCCATTCTCAAGAATATTTAATGTCTCATCAAGGGAAACGTTGGCACGAGTATTAACTGCTGCTTCTGAATTGCTAAACAATCTGTTAATTTCTGATTTCAAATGTTCGTTGGCACCAAGAGTTTCAGTCAACTGCTCGTTTTTAACAACATATGAAATTGGGCTTGAATAAGCAATACCGTTTAGTCGACCCCAATAGTTTGTATTGAGTGCAACGTCATACCCAACACTATCAATGATAATTCCTGTGTCTCGTTTACATTTTTCAGCATCATAACCTTGATAACCCAAACCACCTTGTGATACTGGTGTTGTCAAATAACCAACCATATCTTCAATAATGTCTTGCTTGTTATCCATAAGGGTATCGGCAAATACAGTGTTAGAGAACAGAATTGCTTCATCGGTTGATGATGGTGTAAACACTTCAGTTGAGCCTTTAGCTCTCATTGAAATGTCACCAAACTGAGTACCTGAGTTGTTCAAGGTCATTTGACCGCCGTTTAGTGCATAGAATGCTGTACGAACGAAGATTGACAATGAACCAATACCGTTAACACCTGCACCGTCTCGTGCCACATAACCCATACCGTTTTGAGTACGAGGTGTAAAACCAAAACAAAGAACATATGTAAACAATGAGTCAGGATCGAGTACACGACGGTCCGCGAGCATACACCCACCACCGCGACCAACAAGTCTGTTCGGGAAGTCATCAATACCAACTGATGCAACTTGACCTGTACCACCACTTTCAGAATACAGCATATCACCTGGTTCAACATTACCAACAAGGTTTCTTACATAAATTGCTGAGTCAGACGTAACACTTGTTGTCCAGGATACGTAACCTGATGCACCTGATGAGAAAGTGATATAATCACCTTCGGCAAATAATGATTCAATTGAGTGACCTGGTTGCATAAAGAATTCTTGACCAAGGTCGGCAATTGTACCTTTTGAGTTGAATGGGTTAAGAGGTGGTTCGACATCCAAACGGTTAAAGTTTGACAACTGAGAACTATCTCGAATATATGGTGAACGTCTTAGCAACGCACCTGGGCGATATGCAACTGCAAATCCTCCTTCAGGATAATCAAAGTTATCAACTTCAAAGTTCATATATGCAAAACCTTGAACATAACAACCTGATCCAACAAGAACACCGTTAGTTCTTTCAAATCCTGGTTTCTTTTGAATAACTGTTGCATACTGACCGGCTGTTGAAGTCATAGAACAATCGTCAGGTAATTCAATTGGGTCATCTACATAATAAGTACCTGGACCTACTGAAATATGAACTGCTTCGTTTAATGCGTTTCTGTTATAAACACCGCCTGCTTTTTCAACTGCAAGTTCCGCACCGCGTTTTAGTGTTTGAACAGGTCTAAGAATTGTACCTGGGTTGTTGTCATCGCCATCAACGGCAACGTGTACTTTAAGAGCTTTTTCTGTTGATTTAGAAATTTCGTCAAAGAATTGGCGATAGCTGATCTGTTGTGTTTCATTTGTTTTAACATTTTTAATGGCGAAGTAGTTATCTTCATCCATGTTTGGTTGCCACACTTTGTGTAGTTCCATGTCAAAGTCAACAAGTGTTGAGCTATCAATTGTTGTGTTTGAAACTTCTGAGTCCTGAATAGAACCATCAATAAATGATGATTTATCAGAGATTGCCATTCCTTTTGTTTCGGAACTTGTGATGGTCATATTTGACGCTGTCACATTATCCATAACACCTTGGAACGATGAATTAGTAATTACGTTATTATCAAGAGTACCATCTTGAATTGTTGTATCGGTAAATACATTATTGGATCCTGTTCCGTCACTGAAATCAGAGTCAGTAATATTTACTGAATTAATGAACCCGCCTGTTATGGAGGATGAAGTCATCGTAACATTGTTGGCAGTTGAATCTATAATCCGACCTTGTAGAATAGTACTAGTAAATACGTTATTATTACCAGTGCCATCACTGAAATCAGTGTTTAGGATTGTTGAGTTAGCAATTGCTGTATCCCAAATTTGGCCGTTTGAAAATCTTGAGTTTGTAATATCAACATCATCAAGATCAACATTGAAGATAGAACTGTTAGAGATAGTACCTTCAGAAAAATCAGTTGTAACGATTGATGAGTTAGAAATCGTAGCATCTTCAAGAATAAGTTCGTCGATACTAATGTTTGTAAGGATCAGGCCATTTGCAGTACCTTGGTCAATAGTAACATTATTATATTCGGAATTGTCAATACGAGAATTCGTAAAGACCATATTGTTACCTTGGCCGTCATTGAATGTTGAATTGTCAATTGTTGAATAAGTAAATACATCGTTGTTACCTGTGCCATCACTGAAATCAGAGTTCAGGATAGTTGAGGCATTCATCGAGATATTGTTTGCGGTTGCAGTCAGAATGGTGACATTAGATATCACGGTCTGTTGCATTGTTCCGCGGTTTATTGCCGAGTCATTAATTTGTGTAGTATTAATAACTGAGTCGGACATTGTAACACCGGAGATTGTACCTCCAGTGATTGTAATTCTATCAAAGATTTCATATTGTATAGCTTGAACTAATTCAGCTCTAGTTAGGTTCTTTGTACCGTCATCACCTTGGATAAGGTTAACTATAACAAAGAGGTCTTCGGTGCGTGTATTTGCACCGGTTATAGGACCTAGTTCTGTAATCTTTGACATACGGCTATCCTGCTTCTTTTTATTTTATTTATAAAGGTATCTTACCGACTATTTATTGTAAAAGGATATTATTATAAATCAGGAAATAAAGATTGGTTTGGCAGTGGTCTGCTAAATAGCAAGAAACCTATTCCACCTTGTTCTCTGTTATCACGCTCAGTCAATTTAAAGTTTAGGTAATGTTCTCTTCCGTTTCTAATTTCGTTCAATTCGTGTGCATAATTTAATTCTGTTGTGAACCTTGAATAAAATTCACTGATGCTATCAAGATCAGTATCCTCATCCACGTTTGTGTGAGTGCAAATTTGTGTATCAACTAATGTAAGACTTTCATCATCTTCGACATTAAAAGTCTTTCCATTGCTATCTGCTGTTCCTGGCGCTTGAAAATATATTTTAAAGGTTTCAAATTTTTCTGTATTTAGATTATATATGAATTTAAAGCCACCGCGAATACAGATATCATTGATATTAGCATATTCAGAGTATGGAAACCTATCTTTAAAAGGTACATCACCGTCTGATCTAAATGTAGCACCAAAGTTAATAGTTTGTCTATCAATAAATGATGCTGAACCGATTGCAAGTTTACCACCATGAGCAACACCAAGACTAGTAATAAAGTTTCTTAATTCGTCATTTACATTTACGTTATTATCTTGAAGATATTGTAACGCTATTTCAGATCTGTTTTCTTCTGTAAAAATAAGTGCAAATTCTTTTGTTGCGTTATCGTCTTCAGTATTACGTTTACGCATAGTCATAAGATACACGTCTTCTATAATGTTATCACCTACAACGGTTGTAGTGTCCTTGCAGACATCAGTAATCAATTGTCTTAATATCATATTATAATCCCCATCTTCCGCGGATGTTGTTCCACCGCTCGGTAATTTGTGTATCAGTTAATCCTGTATTATGTACTGCCCAATATCCTAAGCGCGCATACCAAGAACTGTTAACTCCACCATATTCATTACTTGCCCCGCCTACGTTCATTGCAGTTGAGTTCAATGAAATATTTGCAGCGTTCGTTGTATTTGTTGCGATAATGGTACCGTTTCTAATAATATGTCTACGTGATGGAGTAGAACGCAATACAATATGTTGATATGTGGTTTGGACGTTTTGAACACTAAGTCTTTGGCTTGCTGCGCAACAACCACCTTGGTCAAAATACCAATTCCCGTTTGTCCATGTTGGGTGAGAGAATATTCCTCTAGAATATCCGACACTACCGTGGAATTTAAACGCGGCATTTTGTGTATAAATCTCAGTTCTACATACCAATTCAATTGTATAACCTGATGTATTGGTGATCGTAAAGCTATCTGATGCCGGGCCAGTAAATAGGTTTTGATACATAAAGAAGTTCGGAGCAGTGCTACTTGAATCGTGCCAACCTAATCCTGAGAAATTATTATAAGGACCAGGAAATTCATCCGCCTGTAAGTCTCTGCCTTTACCTGAAATATCCGGCCAAGTACCAGAAGTAGAATTATAGTATTGAGCATCACATTCTTGCATCAAGTTAGACGAGGTTGTAACCGAACCAATAACGTGTGTTCCTGTTAATGAATAGATAAGAGTTAAACCATTATATTGAAATTGAATAACACCACTTTTACCATAACCGCCAAATGTACTTGCTTGCCCTCTTGTGGCTGATGCGGCGCCAAGGGTATATGTTACTGTTTCACCGATGCCGCCTACGGTTGTGACTTCATTCACTCCCCCGGCAGATCCGCCATTACCACCTTTACCTTCAGAATCATTTTTACCTGAGTCTGCATCACCGCCACCGCCCCCGCCACCTGCACCAAACCCGGTTGCATTCTGACCCTGTTGTTGTTCGTTTGCTGCTGCTCCACCACTACCAAAGTTTGTGGCGCCGCCAGCATTTCCGATATAGTTTGTTGAAGCTGCACTATTACCGCCAGCGCCGCCGTTTACTGATACATTAGCAATGCCGCGATCACCGCCATAACTTGAACCGCCACCTGCCCCGCCGTTGTTAGTAATTGCTGGAGTATTTGGCTCATACCGGCCGCCACCACCAGCCCCGCCTGCGCCGGCAATTGTGATTGTAACTTCGATACCGTTAACAGCACCGTAAAAATCGCCTAAAGAAATTGTTCCATCTGTTGGCACACTATTATTAACAGTGAAATCAGGAACAAGCCCGCCTCCCCTATAATAATCGTTAATTGACCAAGTGGTTCCTTCAAATTCAACTTTAATATCGTCTAATGATATTGGGCCGCTAGTCTGTAGAGCCATTTTTCAAATTATCCACTTCATCTTTGAGCTCTTTAATTGCTTCAATAAGAAGGCCAACAATGTTTCCATAACGTACTGCTTTGAAATTTCCATTTTCTTCAGAGTGTGTTTCGTATACTACTCCGGGAAGTACTTTTTCAATTTCTTGTGCTATAACACCTGTGGCAATTTCTTCTTTGCCAATATAGTTAAACGTATATCCGTTAACTTGTGATACTTTATCGAGAGCGTTATCAATTACGTTTATATTTTCTTTTAGTTTCCTATCTGATGCAGCATAAGCTGTTGTAACTTCGCCTGTTGCAAATACATCCTGGGCATATACATCAACACAAGTTAAGTCACCCGATAAAGTTAAATCATCCGCTGTCAGTGTTCCACCGAATGACGTATTACCTGTAACCGTGAGGTCACGGCCAACTGAAACATCTTCAGTTGCTACAATTGATTCAATTGTTTCAAGGTTTGGAACTTTTAATGTACCTGCTGCTGACAATTCAAAACGAGTTGCGCCAACACCTGTATTAATAATGAAGTTAAGATTTGTATTATCTTCAATACCAATATCCCATGAGGATGTACCGTTTGTATATCGTGTTAATGCACCACTTGCGCCATATTGAAATGTTGCGGCAATTTCTGACGCAGAACTTGTAACCTGAAGCGGTGAACCCAACACGACGGTGGCACCACCTGTATAGGAAACAATTGAGTCTGTTTTAATTTGTGTATCAGCAAGAAGATTTGTAACTGTCAAATCACCGACTAGATTGACATCCCCGGTTGTAATATCCCCGGCAACGGACGCGGTAACCGCTGAAGTTCTAAAAAGATCAACCATTTCATTTGTTTTATCAAACCAGTTTTGAAATGATTGTGCAGTTGTAATATTTTGAATATTCGACTTGGCCATTTTAATTCTTCTCTATTAAATCTAATCGTTCGCAGATACGTGTGATACAAATTTTTATATCAGAGATCTCTTCAGCTAACGCAGTAACATTGCGGTGTAATGCTCTTTCCTGTTTATATTTATTAAGAGCAGCGGCGTCATTATTTAGAACGGCATTACTATTTTTATCGCGAGTATACATTATGTCAAAGCAATCCCTCTATAATCTTTTACGAATGGAACAGAATATTGGTTTGGTGATCTCAATTCAATTTTGATAGCAAACTTTCTATAACCTGTAAATGTTCCTGCGGTATTTGTATATTCAAGAACACCTGAACCGTTTTTCGCTGTTGCAGGTACTCGGTATTTAAACTCACGGAAATCATTCAGATTTGCCGATGATGAGAAAGAACCAACACCTTCAAACAATTCCATCTCAATCCAATCAGCATTTTCAAATGATGCAGGATCATATTGGTTTTGTGGTTTAATATAAAGTTTAATGTCTGATCCTGCGGGTCGATATCCAGTTACAAACACTTCCATATCTTCGGCATCAAGATCTTCTTTAAGTTCAATTGTTTTTGATACATATTTAGAAGTATCTTCAGTATTTGTAATCTTATACTGATAAGCAATAACCGATGATCCATCAAGGTCAATAAACGGTGACGATGTGGTATTGTTGTTATTAGTCATGCTGATAGTCATATCAAACGGACGAGAATTTGCGGTATCATTTGACTTACTGTAAATGATATTACCTTTATTTGTAAAGTGATTTGATGCACCGAACCGCATTGGCAACGTATAGTTGTTCAAAGTATTTGTTGCATCAACAAAACTTCCTGAGATTGATGTTGTGGTTTCAGTATCATTACTACGATAAATCATCGGTTGAATATAACTGACAGTCACGTTATCAACAGTTGAAATTGTTGCTTCTGTACCTGAGTCCAATCCTAAGATTGTTGAACCTGTTCCGAAGATCCTTACACCTGAAGCATTTGAAGATCTCAAATATAACAAGTTTGGCTCAAATGGGTTATAGTATGAAACAACACCGGTTACAACTGGTTTATGGAAGTGGTTTGTCCGAATGATTGTTGAAGGTTTATTCAGCGTGATTTGAGTATCAGAATCTACACTTACAACTTCAAAAATATCAATGTTGCCTCCACCTGTATCTGTAACAAGTATAAAGTCACCATTATTATAAGTATCAGTTAATGTAGTACCAGTCAAGATATTACTTCCAACAGGAATATTAATTTGCGTTCCTGTTGAACCGCTGATAGTCATTTCACGGTAAACTCTTTCACCTTGTTTAAATGTGCCATTCCATGTTGTTAAGGTAAAGAATTCATTTGCATCTTGTGTTAATGTAATAGAACCTGTTGCCGCACTAAAGTTATGACGATATAGTGTGAATTTTAAATCTTCATCTTGATATGATTGCCATGCTTTATTGTTTGTAGAAGTGAATAGAACACCATCACCCCAGTCTTGAACAATTGCTTGGCCGTTTGTGGCACCAGGTGTTAAATCGGTTCCACCAACTTTTGATGTAAACAACAAGTAGTTTGGATCACAACCGTCAGGCATGATAACAACTGAATATTCTTTTTCAACATCAAGTCTTACAGGTGCGGTAAAATCAATTGTTGTTGCTACACTTGAGTCGTCGGAAATATTTACATCCTCGGGATTTAGGTGTATTTTTGAGAAAGGAATAATTGATGTAGAAGGATAACCGTTTACAACTTCACGAAGCATTACGGTAACACCTTGAGTTGTTGATTTCTTTTTGAAATACAAATCAATTTTAGATGCGAAAATTGTACCAGAACCGCGGCCCATACCACCTTTAATAAAGAATGTTTGTGCTAATGGATCCCAATCAACACCACGGATACCTGGAGGTGTTGGTCTTGGATCATCGTCATCGCTCGGCTCAGGACGTGGTCTTGGGCGTCTTGCCAAGTTACGTTCAGTCATTGAAGCGGTACCAACGGTTGCAGGAACACGAGTTGATTGTGTCAGTGTTGTTTTCTCGACATTAATATTCCATGCGTGGTACGATAGTGTTCCGATAGATGTTGCACCAGATCCGATTTCCGAATAGGTATCAACGTCAACAACTTCAAGGCTTCTATCACCGCAATAGAATGTTTCAGAAGGAATACTAAACACCGCTCTGATAACACCATTTGCGTCGGATACAACAGGATCACCTTTTGCACCATAGCGATTAACTGCTCTTGCACTATTACTTGATGTACCTGGGAATACGTGAGCGTTTACATCAACGGCATCAAAGAAGAAATAATGACGAGTATTAGGACGAAGACCTGCCATATAAACATTGACATCTCTTGACCGCATAAACGGATTGAACTCAACATTTGATGCAAATTCACCAACGTCTGATTGAACAACTGATTCTGTTGCTGACAATTCCCAAGTACGAACTTCTGCAACTTGTGTTGGGAACCAATTGTTGTCACCGCCAACTTCACGCAAAATTCTACCTGTATCAATTGATCCTGTTAATGGAATAAATTGCTGTACGTTTTCAAGGAAATCTGCAAACGGACTTACGAGATTAATATCAATTGAAACTGGGTCAGCAACTGTATCTTGTACCGAGTCAAAGGCAGGGAACAAATCACCTAACCCAACATACTTATAAAAGTTACTTACGGCATTTCTAAATCCTGATGCGTATGGTTGTTTGATAACTGAAATATGACTATCACGGCTAAGTGTGGCAGCCTCAGGTTCATCAGTATTTGGGAATACCGATGCACTTGATGTAGATTTTAAACGTAAATCTAATGGGAATGTTCTTACCGCAGGTTGTAGTTGCTTTTTATCAAAAGGAACAGATGCGTTAAATTCATTGTCTTGTACGTTTGCAAGATCTAGGTTGTTCAATGGATCTACTATATAACCATTCTTAAACCTTGTCAATCCATTTTCATCAGTAATTAGCAAGTTTGTTGTTTCGGTTTCCAATTGGTTCAACTGAATATAATATTCCATTGCCTCCAATCTTTTCTCGATTGACTTAATATCTCGCATAGTATAATTTTCAACTGTCTTTGAAGACATCTTGATTGCATATTGTTTTTTACCTTCACGAGCAGCTTCTTTTGGTGTTAGTGCAGGCAATCCTGGTACAACAACTTTTGAAATTTGTAGTTGGTCAGGAGCAATTCTAGGTGGCACAGGGCTTTCTTCCTCAGTACCTAAGATGTAATCAAATCGCCCAAATGAGTCCACGGCTATAACGTCTATACGTGCCATGTAGTGCTCAATATCACAGGTAATTGAATTGCCATTAGATGGAGTAATGAATGTGGATCCAGTAAAGGTTACAGAGGTGTCATCCACTATACCAGAGATAGTTGGTGCACCGCCTGGCAAAGTCTGAGTATATAGAGCATTTGGGTTCTTATCGACATAAGGTCTAAAGTCAAAACATTCTCTTAGATTATATACTCTTCCGTTATTTGCACGGTATACTGGAATTTTATTTGATCTATATGAAGTGGATGGCAAATCAGCGTCAGGAGTTGTATCATCAATTCCACCATAACTATTAACGGTAAAGTAATATTCACCTGATGCGTTATTTAGTTGGAATACTTTTAATTTGATTACAATGTCACCTGCTGGCGGTTTTGGACGACCAGGAATATATTCCATATAAGATATGTCATAATAACTATCTTTTTGATTTGTTTTCAGACGGAAACTGTTTGTGTAATCATCACCGTTTGTTGAGTCGGCAATAGAAACAATTTCATATACGTCAGGAAAACCTAATGTGTATTTTGAAGTTGATGTAGAATAAGTAACTTTAATATACGGTTCAACTGAAAGCTTTGAGTGATTTCCTGCCAATTGAATTCTTTTATTAAAATAAACAGTACAGTCACCAGTTGGTGTAGTATTCAAGGCAATTACGAGATTGCTGTCATTAACTGTTGTGGTTGTACCGCCAACAAGAATACGAGTATTTGTGCTATCAACAACTACAACGTCATCATTGTTACAGTTAAAATCATCACTAGGACCTGCAGGAATAGTAATTGTTGTTCCTGTTGGTGTAACACTTGATTCTTTAACACGGCGAGGAATTGACATATCAGTTATTTCTTTCAAACTGAATGTGCCTGTATCAAAAATCATCGGTGCTTGTTTTTGACCTTTAATTGTTGAACCTGCGGCAATTCCGATATATCCTGTTCCACTCGAAATTCTTTCAACGTCGGCAAATGTTTTTGCGGCATTTGTAATTCTTACACCGAAAATATATGCGCGGTCAGGTGTTAAGTTACGAACAAAACATTCACCGATTGTTGCACCTGTTCCGTCTTGGAGGTTGCTTGTGGTAAAGTCAATATCAAGAACACCGGTAATAGAAGTAACATCAACATAGTTACCATAATTCATTCCAACCGGTTCGTTTTGTTGAATTGTTGTTGAAGTGATTGGAGGAATTGTGAATTCTCTTTCACCTGCGTTTTCAACTCTAAATCCTTTAACATATGCAACACCTGGGCTAACCAAAGCCTTAAGAAGGTTTTCTTCAGCATCAACGTCATATCGACGGTCGGGTTTTACGATGAATTTTTCAGCAACATAGTTACCTGACTCTTCATATGTTCGGCGAGCCATTTCTTCACCCAATACATTGAACTGAGTTACATCTCTAAGCTCAATTGCGTTACCTGTTTCATAACGGATTAGTGTGAAAAAGTCAGAGTCAATATCTGCAGTAGCAGTTGTGAGTGCAACCAAATCAGGTACAAGTTTTAATCTATCAGCACCAGGTGCGTTTTCATTTCTTGATCCGTTTGCATTATCATATAGTGTAGGATCTTGTAAGAATGAAATAAGTTCTTCATCAACTTTAAAACCAACATTAACATTATTAGGAAATCTTGAATATTTTTCAACAACTAATGTTTGCTGAGTTGTAAACAAGAAATGACCTTTTTGGAAAATAATACCAGGTGATGCTTTCAAACCAAACGATTTACCAACTGGGGTAAATCCTGCGCCGGCTACACTGATTGTATCAACAAGTGTCGGGCCAGGTTCAGTTGGGTGAGGTGCACCGCCAACAGTTTTTGAACGGTAAATGGAAAGTGTTTCACCAGCATTGAATTGCTTGATAGTATTAGCGGAGTTAGCCAAATCTTCCGTTGTGTTTAAGTAATTAACAAAGAAAGTATTTAGATCAGGTGGACGAGTTGTATAACCAATTTGTGCCGAAACGATTTCAGCCTCCAGGCTTGTAGTACCACCTGTTACCGTATATACAACATCAACAAGTGTTTTAACACCTGAGATTGTTTCTTCTACTGTTCCGCTAATAAAATCTGTTGGAGTAAAACTCGGTTTCTCACCAAGCTTAACAAATTCCAATGCATCCAATTGTGTAAAGTTACAACCTTTAATGATTGAACCTTCTTTATAGATGTTATCACCAAATTGTTCAATCTGATTTTGCAAGATTGTTTGAAGCTGTATTAGCTCTCTTGCTTGAACCGCATATGCGGGTTTAAACAAAACTCTATAGAATTGATTCTCCTGGTCGAAGTCATCGAAGTATGGAGAAATGTTTAAATTTGTATTAATTGGCATATGTTTATCTCTCTTAGAATTGCAAGACCAGTTTATATTCTTCTCTTGAAGCGGCGGATCTATTTAATGGAATAATATCTTCCATAAAGTATACTTCGCCTGATCTTTGAACATAATCGGATGTTATTACATTATCGGCTGTCGGAGTATTTATATTAATTGTCTGGCCGGACGAAGTGAACAAAGGTAATGATGTGTCTAATGATACCGATGTTCCTGGCTGGTTTTCATATGCGCCCATATACTCTGAAATATAAATCGTGTTGGCAGTATTATCAACTTCATGGACTTTACCGACAAATACAGTTTCTTGACTGTTATTAACTTGTGTTAGTGTATCATTAACAACGGCGGCAGGCCATTGGTCAGATACAATAGAAATCCTGTTATCAAATATTGACGGCGCAGTATATGACGGATCAGTGTTTGCCCACTCAGGGTTTTTAACCACACCGATATATGAATAACTATTTGTTGCGCCGATTTGGGTATTATCTGTTTCTGTGATATATCCGTAAAGTAATACGTGGCGGGAATGCAGTTCGTTAAGGAAGTTCGTTGCGTGCCCATTTGTTGGTGACAAGATCGGTCTTAGTTCCGCACGAACATCAATAGATAAAGCATCCTCAGGTTCAAAGTCATATAATGGATCAACAACTCTTGCTGATATACTATTATATCCTGAACCTGCTTCAATAATGTTAATTTTCGTAATTGAGTTATTTACAATTGTTGGGATTGCTGCTGCACCTGTTCCATCACCATTGATTTCAATCTTTGGGAATATTTGAAAACTTGCTGAATCAACAACACCGTCAAATTTTGGATCACCTACAACAAAAACTGTTGCTTTTTGTGTTGAAGCATTATATGAATAAGATCCAATATCATACAAAAAGCTTTGGCCGTTAATGTTAGTAATGTAAATTGCCATGCCCGCATAATAATCTGCGATTTCCTGTAATGTTGTACCTGTTATAATAAGTTCACCCGCTGATAAAACACCATCTTCAGCAATAACACCATTTTCATATGGATAGCCGTAATTTCCTACAATATTTTCAACAAAGATTTGGTCAACCTTTGATCCCGTATCAACATATGACGCATTTGCAGTTGGGTCAACATCAAAGTCACCCATAATAGGAATATAACCGACCGCGTTATATGCTTCAAACTCTGATTGTGTTAGTGAATACATAAATTTCCATACATAACCGTCAGCAGTTTCATAAATTTGATTTGGTGTAGCTGCTGAATAGTTTGGTGGGGTGTCAACTTCACTAAGTTCGTTATTATATAGGCATTTATAAATTCTATAATCACCTGTATCATTACTTGTCGGACCAACAACGGCGTAAAACTTTTCACCGTCAAGGTTAACACGGTCATCGTATTGAATATAAGTTTGACCTTTTTGCCAAGGATAATATTTAATTAAATATTTTACGTCATCGTTACTAATTTGTTTACCGAATAGTGTTTTTTCAAGAAATAAGTTTTTATTATATTGTGAGTCGACCGCGGACAACCTATTAAGCCCAGTTGTAACTGAGGAAACAAAAATATAAAAATCATTTGCCTGAATGTCGTCTTTAAACAACCTCAGTGTATCGGTATTTAAATTTGTTGTAAGTACTTCTGACATTTGTTCACTTCCACTTTTTCTTATTTATATACAATTGGCTTATCCTCTTTTCCTAACTCGACCGCGTGGCCATACAATGGAGGCCGACGGTCTTGTTTTGAAATTTACCACTGGAAATGACTTCCCAGACACAGGTCTTTGATTAATCCAACGTAAAATTTTATTAGGTGCACCTTGAAGGCTATCGGTATCCATTGGATCATCTGTCTCACTATCAAACATCTCATCGTATGTTGAAACTGTGTCCAACCAAGCTTGTGCTTCTGTTTGTGTCATATTAGGATCTTGTTGAGCAAGTATAGCTAAAACACCTGCAACTTGCGGCCCTGACATACTTGTCCCCTGATATTTACCAAGCCTATAAGTACTGTTTCTGGCATCAGCACCATAACCAGTGTGCAATGATGATTGAATAGCTTCACCTGCAGCAAAGATATCAACCTGACTTCCACAGTTTGAAAAGATTGCTTTATCTTCAGCTACGTTATTTGACATTGCGCCTACGTTAATTGCATTAGCAAATCCTGCAGCTGATCCTGTGCCTCGGTGTAGATACCAAAAATAATTAGAGCCATTGTAAGTCATATAATATGTGTTATTATAATCTTGATCTGTAGATTTAACTGTTTTCCATGCATCATTACCTGCCGAGCAAACAACTATAATTCCATCATCAATTGCGTCTTGTATATCAGCAAACCTTGATGTGAAATAGTTCGGTATAGCAAAACCTGATGTTGATGAAGCATAAAAACCGCGGGCCTGCAATTCTGCAGCAGTTAAATCACGCCCAGGATTAAAATCAACACCACGGAAATTAACACGAGTTACTAAACCTGTAGTATAATCTCCTGAATAACCAACTTCAATTGATGATCCATAACTGTGATTTGATATTGTTGGATTTTTTCTACCTGTTGCAGGATTGATTGGTTTTGAATTATGCCATTCTCTCATATAATCCCAAATATTTATGCCGCCGTTTGGGTTTGTGCTATATGGGCTGATGTTATAGATATTAGCATCTCTGGCCCAGCCCTGAGTATTACCAGCAACTGTTCCTGCACAGTGGCAGCCATGGTTATTATCTTGTCTATCCGCGGAATCTGTATAGGAGCCTGATCTAGGATAATCGTAAGTTCCGGAACCACCGTAATCAAACCAATTTATCTGCTTTATTCTTGGTGCACCGTTTGCTGCTGGTGTATAATATGAAGGACCGGTATCATTATCCCTAAAAATATCTCTTAAAACAACAAAGTCTGGTTTACTTAACACTGGTTCAAAATATGATTTAAATAAGGCGTACCCTTTCGGATTATTAGTTAACATTCCAGATGGAGTTTTTACTGAGTCAGACCATTCCGGTGACAGTGATCCGCCATCCCAAAAAGTACTCATATCCCACATTGACCAGTTAATTAAATACATATATTCTTTATAAGCTACCTCAGCTGCCTCATCTACTGTTGCCCAATCAGGGGCATAATCAGACGGATCAAAAAATCCGCCATCAATAGCTTCTTTCATAGCAAGGTGCAATTCTGTTGTTTGCCAATTAACATTATTAGTTGCTAACCAATTCACAGCTGTTTCAGATCCCGGCACCGCACCCATAATACCAAACAAATGTATTGTGTGCATAAGATGTTCTACAAGTTCTTCAATATCTCTATCACCAACCGACGGGCTTGGCCCGCTAATATTAGCATACCAAACCATATCGTTATGTACGTGGTTATCTAAAAAATCTACGTATCCTGTATACTGTGCAGCGCCTACATCTGTTAAAAAGTTTGGACTATATTCAGAACCACCACCGTATGCAATTCTTTGAACGGCAGGAAGTCCTGCGTGTATAGTTCCTGTATCGCCTTGTAATGTTTTAATTAAATTGATTTGATGGTCTACATTAATAAGAGGATATGTTGGATCAATTAACAATGTTACCATTTTGGCAGTTTTTTCTGCCCACATATCAGGTACTGCGGTTTGACCTCCAACTGCGCCCGCAACAACCATCTTTAAACCACGAGCTGTTATTTGTCTATCAAATACTGCACCATTTGAACTATTATTTGCTAAAGACGTGTCAACATAATCTGAAACGGTATTTGTCTGAGCAAACTCTGGATGCGCAGGATCAATATGACCGTCTACAATTACAACATCAACATTTTTACCTGAGGAAGTAATTTCTACATCATCAACTATAAGGCTTGTCCCAGGATCACCCCAATTGCTTCTATTCAATTCTTCAACGTGCCGTAGCAAACCCCAGTTAGTGTCACCACTATCAGTATTCCAGTCCTTGGCAAAATCACCGTTAGTAATTTTATATGCTGGTTTTGTTGTAAAGTCAATCAATTCTTTTAAGTCGAGATCCCAAACTCTTGGATCTTGTCGGATCAAATCAACTTCATCATCTTCAAGCATATAATGCGTGTTCCGACTAATTGGCCTTTTATCAGAACACTCAACAGCGCGCCCAGGAATATAAAGTTTACCTCCTGGCGTTTCCATATCATTATAGAAATCTTCAAGGTCTTCTTTATTATGAAGCGTGATAATCCACTCTTTCATATTCTTAACTCTCCAATTGAAGAACAGTTAATGTAACTGCGACATTTTCAGTACCACCTGATTTGTTTGTAACCGTGGCATAGATATCTGTACCTGTTGAACAATAACCAATAACTGCAGGGCCAAAATCTACTTTCTGTCCCGAGGTTGTAATTACCTCGGCAATAACCCCAGCATCTGGTGCAGGATCGGTATTGATAGTTCTAGTTGAATCTGATGAACGCGCAGTCGTGTCGATATATAATCTAACCCATGCCGCGTGAGATGTTTCAATTGAGTATAATGCATAGCCTTTAAATCCACTTATAGTTAAATTTGCTGTTGCTTCATCTGCAAGTGATGATGCCGTTGCAGCTTTTGTTGTTCTTGTTTGTAGTGAACTACCGCCACCACCAAGATCTTCAGCATTTGCGAGTTCAACCCACGCACCGGCATGAGCATAGTATGCTGCGCCTGTACCGTGTACGTGAGCAAACATACCGTGGTATGAACTTGCATTTGGTAAATCATTTACCGCATCATAGACGTTACCAAATAATACTTTGTTCCCGCCCATATCCAAATCAGCACCAACGACCGCGGCAATTGCATCAGAGTCAGTATAAGTTGAACCGCCACCACCTGTTTGGTTAACGAATGTAAATGTTCCGTTTCCATCCGTGGAAAGTACTTGGTTTGCTGTTCCGTCGGTAATACCTAAACTCAAAAGTCCCAATGTTTGGAACGTGAAATTTGCACCACCGTTTGTTGTTAATACTTGGCCGTTTGTTCCGTCAGTAATACCCAACCCTGTTAATGATGTTGGGACAACAATATCATCCAGTCCATCATATAACTCAGTAAAGTTGCTATTAGTTTTTTGGAACGCGGTCCTTAAAATATCACCTGTTCCGTCATTGGCGCTTGCGCCGACGCCGATAATTTGCTTGACCATCTCTATCTCCTATAGCTTTATGCTATTTATCCGTTAACTATGTCAACTGTTATTACACCATTGTCTGCTGTTAGTACCGCGGTATCAACTCGAATGCTTTGATCCCCAACAATTTGACCTGGGCCAACAACAGGATCACCGCCTGGTATATAATCTTCAGTAATGTTAAACCCAAAGCGGTGTGTTACCACTGCACTAAATTCTTTTTGCCATGAAAACTTATCAAACATTTTTGTCCCGGCAAGATGGACAGTGTTTCTTAGTGGTTCTTCATATGTTTCCCTTGATACAACAGATTGGATCTCATATGAATATTCTTGGTAATAATCTGAATCTTGCAAACGCATTGATGAGTCAAAGTATTTTAAAGTACCTGCTTGATTTTGTTCATAACCATTTAAGTGTGAATTCTTTTCAGCCCAGAAACCTGATGTTGTACCTTGAGTTCTTGCTGATGCTGTACCTTTTGCTTGAATAACGCCGTCATCATCTGTGATAAAGACAGACTCATTATCAACATATCCAAGGCCTGAATTATAAACATCAACCCCGGTAATTCTACCTCTTGTGAAAAATGTTTCAGTTTCCATGTCGGCGTTTTCACCAGCTTTTTCTGAATCATAATCGCGGTATACTACAAGTGGCGTATAGGTGTTACCTTTATGAGTAATAACATTTGTGCTATCAAAACCGTAATACGAATATGCTCTCACATTAAGATATGACTTTTGAGAATTAATACCAGTAATAATTCCGCTCACACCTGAAACTGCTTGTGTAATTGTATCACCGACTGAAAACCCTGAACCAAATGTAGTAAAAGAAATAATCTGTTCAAACCTATCAAAGATATTTGTTGTGTAATCTCGAATGATTGCAAACGCATCATTGGTATAATTTGTACCTGGGTTAATGTTGATAAATTCGTTAATCGTTCCCATTTCAAATGCTTGAAGTGCAAACGCCTGATTAATTGGTGTTGCTAATGTTACTGGATCGGCAGTACCTGACATTGGTTGTAGTGCAGGTGGTACGGTATTATAATTTGTACTATTAATTAAAACATTCGTAAAGTCACCAATAATATCAGTAATCAGATTAGCTGTTTCTATATTTGACAATGACCCAACTTGAACATCGGTTGCAGGTGTGTTATTTTCAGGTAGGATTGGTCCAGGAGATGTTGAGTTTTTAGCAGAAACTGTAAGAACACCAGGAAGATTAAAATTAATTGCTCTATCGTTTGTTCCGATTTCTCTTGATATATCAAAACTGTCACCCGGGTTCATTCTTACACCAACCGCGGTTGAATTTTGACCTGTAACAGTACCAACGTTTGATGCAGTATCGGTAAGTGTTTCACCTACAATAAAATCTAAATCTGGGTTTGGTAAAACAATAACTTGATCTGAAACTAACAGGCTCGTGCCTGCAATTGTATAACCCCAACCGCCGTCAGTTAAGTTATATTGTATTTCACCTTTTCCGATATCAGAAACTTCAGTAACAATAACTTTACCAGCAACACCAAGATTGCTTTCTACATTATATAACTGTCCTACTAAATTTCCTTCTGTCCCGCCATAAAGTGCATCAATTTCAATATCGGAAAGTGACCCGTTAACACGACCGAATGAAACTTCTTCACCGTTAATTTTAGCAACAATGTCATCGTATTTTTGAAACTGTCCTTTTGGATTATTGATATAAACAATAGGAAGGATTGTTTTGTTTAATAGAATAAAGTTAATTTTATCAACAACCGCTTTAGCACCTGATACGGCACCACGAATGTTTTTATTAATAACATCAGAATAAGAATATACTAATCCTTCGGCACTTGTAAAGCTACCATTATTTGGGATCATTTGTAGATAAGTACCATTCTTCCATTGAGAGTCTGATACTTTAAACATATGCTTTGCGGGATATTCAACCTTTGCATTCTCGGCATAAAATATTCTAAAGAATAACTTAATGCCACCTTCAGTACCTTTTGCTCGGTACAGATCAAGGATATTTTTTACAATAAACCGTACCTCGGCATTTGGCATAAGAGGCAGATCTTGTAGGAATGTCTTTTGAAAAAATACCAGCATTTCCTGAATAGTTGTTGTAATATCACGGTATTCAAACATACGACGAGAATTATACGTCGCATTATTTGTTTCAGTTTCAAGGAACCTGTAATAATCTTCAACTAATTGAATAAGTTCCGCGCCATCTTCACGATAAATGCCGGGAAACTGTTGCCTAATTCTAAATGCTATATTTTTTTCTATTTCAGACATTAGTAACCGCTGCTCCCGCTACTTGATGAAGATGAACTTGAACTCGAGGTTGTTGTTCCTGCTGCCACGGTTGTTGCGGTTGAGCTCTCATCAATAATATTAACTGTTACGTCAGTGTCACGGATTGTAAACAATCTACCTTTAGGTGCTTTAATATCATTTCGTTTTGTTTCCGCAATAATTTTAATTGCTGATCCTGTATAACCATCTGTCTTAAAGCCAATTAATTTGATTTCACCTGTTGTATAATTCACTGTACCAAGGTTTGGGATAACAACTTGCGGGTTATTAACATCAGATGTAATCATTTGAATTTTACCAGCACCGTCATCTTGTAAATAAACATTAACACTATCGTATGAAAAGGTTCCACTAATAATAGATGGTTTATAATCCGTAAATCCTGTTGCCAATTTGAAAGGATATGGTTTAATTATTTCTGCCTCAAACTTAAACACTGGGTTTTCCGAAACATTCAATGCCGGTGAATATTCAATATATGGACAAGCAGTTACTTTATTACTCAAAATTGAAATGTCACCTGCATCAATTTCAGATGATAGCGTGGACAATCTCAACCTTTTATTAAAGTCATCAAGATTAACTATAACGTGATTTGAGATAATATTACGGATAATAGTTTCAAGTTCACCTACTGACTTACGAGTAATCTTTGCATTGTAATAAGCATTAACAGTTACATTTGAGTATAAGTAATTTGTTGCTACGAATACAGGTTCAACCGCAAGTGGTGTTTTATCTTTTAAGTAATCAACATATGTATTAGATAAGGTTGATGATAGCTGATCTTCACCTTGTCCTAGATAAATTGATATTGCAACTCTACCAAACTGTGGAGGATTTAATTCATCACCGCCATATGCTGCAACTGCTTGGATTTCAGGAAATCTTTGCTTTAACAAAATTTCATAATCCGACGCTGTAATAGCACGTTCTTGAATTTGAATTGATTTTGGAGCAAAGTAACGAATGCTTTCAATTGATTCTTGTTCAGCACCACCTGTTGCTGGTGCTACCGTCGTAACTGTTGTTGTACCAGTGTTTGTAACATTAATTGAGAACAAACTTGCACCGTTAGGTTCTGATCCTGAACAAATTCTATACTTAACACGGATATCTTGTGTTTCTGTTGGTTGCATACCAAACTTATTATTACCAAAGTAAATAGTATATCGGCCATCGTAATATGGTTCAACATAAAATACTTTATCGAGCGGTCCTACACCAAAGATATTGTTTTTACGAATATATTGGTTCGCGTCATCACTTGCTTCGGCATCAACAAACACTGAAAGTGATTCTGTATCAGCATTTTCGTTTGAAAGGATAACTCTTAGTGTTCCGTCAACATCAACAAAGTAACCTTCTCTTTCAAAGCTTGTTAGCATTTGACCTTCAAATATTTCTACATTTTCTGCAACAAAAACACCTGGTGCAGTTTTGCGAGCAACGTATGCTTTATCAGAAACGAATTCGTAATTTACACCAAGATAAGATGTTGTAAATGCCGCATTCTCTTCAATTGTAATAGTTTGACCGATTACAGTATCATCATTAATTGTTACGTTTACAATAGCACGTGCCGATGTTCTTGAACGTGGTAAATAATTCAATTCCTTGGCGTGTGAAATAACTGAGTTTCTCAATACCGCACTGTCAATAAACATTTCATTCATTGCCATATTGGTATAGAAGTTATTCTGATACGTGTTATATGAAAGCACATCCATTAAGACCGATAGGTTTGACCCATCAAAGTCATAATCTTTATATCGAGTTTGACCTTTTAAATAATTTTTGAGCTGTTGTTTTGAATTCTCAAAATCTAATTCCGTAATATTTAATTTAGCCATTTTATCTTGTCCTCTCTAGAAACACGCTTAGCGATACTGGCTGCTCGTCGTTCGTAACGTAAAATTCTATTGTGATTGCAACCTCATTTGAGTCAAGGTTTGCTGAAACGGTAACATCAATGAGTTCTGCCCGTGGTTCGTATAATTCAATAGTTGTTCTAACCTGTTCTTCCATTAACCTAACGGTTGCAGGTGTTAGATTTTCAAAAAGCATTGCTCTTATATTGCCACCAAGGTTTGGTTGCATTAATCTTTCACCGCGATCGGTTAGTATTAAATTCCGTATTGCTTCTTTAACTGATTCATCATCTTTGTTTAATGTAATATCTGAAGATATTGGACTTAATTCAAGATTCTTTTTAAAATCCTGATAAAGCGAAATCTTTTTTGATTTTGCGGTTATTAAATTAACTACCATTTATTTGTACCATGTTGCTGCATCTTTTCGATCCCTGTGGTCTATATGTAAGAATGTACTCCCAGGCGCTTCGTATACTCCTAATCCCCAAAAACCGTTTGCTTGTGCAATCGCCATTAATTCGTTCCTTCTAGTCGGGTAAGTTTCCCAATCTAAATCAAACGCAATCCCTGCCGTGTGCTTTGAATGTATCGCTACGTTCTCAATACCCACCACGTCTCTTAAAAATCTGTTATATTCCGGTGTCCTATATCCGCTTACTAATTGTACTTTTGGACCATTCCATTCAATAAGTGTTCTCATTAATGCTAACCGTTCTAATGGTTCACACCCTACCCAAAATGTATCGTAATGCGGCATTACATTATTTGCTCTCATTAGTGCATCACCGTAAAGTGCTCTTGCACTATAATTAGCATCAATCCAAATATAACGATTTGTATTTTCAATCAAATCTTCAAACGTTGGAAAAACCTCCATTACTTCATCAAAACTAATTTGCCGATCGCCATAACTTCTTGGTCTTGGTACAGGTCTTACGGATCCATCATATATATTTGGGTTTACTGGAGGCAAAGTCGACACTTCAGTTTGACCTGGCGGTACTGAAGCTTCGGGTGGTTGCCAAACCTGCCCATCACGTGTAGAGTCTGCTATAGATTGTTCTACCCTTTCTGTGTGTAACTGTTGTTGATTATTTATTCTTTCTTCAAGGACCTCAGGTGGTGTTCGAGTGCCATTAGCTGCAATTACTTGAGCGGTTGCAGCATTTCCTTGAACTGTTAATGCTTCTTCGGCTACTTTAAGATCATCGGCAAATGTTGTAAGTGGTTCTTTAACTTTATTAACCTGATCTTCAACACCTGTTAGTAATCCACAGAAACGTGAGATAAGAAATTGAATTTCACCAATACCAGGATTGGCAAACAATCCAACCGCATAATCAAACAAACCAGTTAATTTGTCTTTAATAGATTGAATATTAGTTTTTTCAAAGAAAGCCAATGCTTTATCTCTGATTTTAAGAAATGCTCTTGTGATACCTTTTAAAGAAGGTCCTGTAATACCTTGAATTAATGAACCTAAATCAAAGTTCTTAATTGCTGATTGTACTTGCTTTACAACAGAATCAAACATACCAACAAGTTTATTTTTAATAGCTTCAATTAATGCTTTTACTTTAATCTTTTCAAAAAGTGCCTCTGATGGATTTTCAATGTTTTTAAGTTTTGATAAAAATGATAAAGCATCATTGAGAAGGAAACCTACTTGACCGATTTTATCAAAGAATGAATCAATAGCACCAAAGACGTTTGGCAATGTGCCACACAACCCACCAGCAATTGCTAATGAAAAACCACCAGAAAAGAAACCGTCAAGTTGTTCTAAAAGATTTTTATAATCATTTGCAGTTGCAACACCAAAACTAAATGGTGTATAGCCTTGACTTTCAAGGAAAGATGCAAATTCAATATCAGTTATTGGACTTTTTTCTAACCGTGGGCCGAGGTATTTAAATTTCGGCAATTCTTTAACAATGTAATCTTCTTTAATAAATGTATTATTAAAATTGTTAAGTTGCGTATATAATTGTTCACCGTATTTTTCAACAGCCTTTGCAACAACATTGATAGGTTTACTAGTAGAATTAAAACCAGCAATATCAAATGCCATTTTATTAATTGCTTGTTTAGTATAATTACCTTTACTATCAACAAACAATTCTACTGATGGTGAAGTTCCACCTGGCGTTAAAACGGTTGAAGCTTTTAGAGCCGATGGAATAAACGGATCTGGATCTTTACAAGCTGTCACAACTATTCTCCTTAAGTTTCATTATGCTGGTTCCCCATCATCTGATTGAAAAATTGAAGCGGGTGTACGCATTCCAAATTTATTTGCCGCGGTTGCTTTAACGGAAGTTGATTTCTGTGGTGGCTCAGGCATTTCTGGTGTAATTGCGCCAATAGCATCTTCGGCAAATACTGCTTCTGTTGCTGTAGCGTTTCCACCTTCTGCCATACTCACATAATCATTAATATAAACAGTACTACTTGCGGTAACACTAATGTTACCTCCTGACTCTACCTGAAGGTTTGTACCTGATAGTATACTAACATCAGATTCACCAAATATATTTAAAACACCTTGGTTAGCTTTAATATTCATATCAGTGATGGCAGTCATATTCAAATTGTTTGCTTTAATATTCATATTAGATGCAGCTTGATCCCACATAAATGGTGCCTTGCGATACATCCCAATGCCCGCTTCAATTTGCATTTCTTTTTCGGCGCGTATTGATAATGTACCGGCATTTGCTTCCATTCTTATATCACCGGCGCGCATTTGAATTTGCTCGCTGACATTATAATTTGATTGTCCGCCAACTGAATGACTGTGATTTCCGTGTACTATTGTTTTAAGATCACCTGTAATTTCTTCAGTTTTGTTTCCGTCAACATATACACTTGCATCACCGTCAATTGTTACAAAAGATTTGCCGCCAATATGAACATATTGATTTTCGTCCGTAACATCAAACCTTGTTCCTGTTGCCTTTGTTGTAAGACTACCACCACTCCCAATCTGAACATAAGATTGAGTTTGAGTATTAGTAATCGTAATTCTTTCAGAACCTGGCGTATCATCAAGTTCAACTACATGGCGTGCTGATTGGATAACACGGTTATATGGATATGCTGCCTGATACCCGGGATCTGGTTCATCCCAGCTTTGTCCGCCGTCAGGATCATCCGCAACAGTAACTTTGGTAACACGAGACATTTTTTGTCCATGAAGGTGTGTTTTCTGTAGCTCTTCACCACGTTCTAATCTGGAATGATGCGGTTGCCCTAAGTTTTCTGGTTGTTTTGCTCTACTGTTCAATTCAGGTTGTTCTGTTATTACACCCCAACCTTTTGTTTCAGGATTGATTTCTTCATTATATTGAGTAGGAACTGTTCCGATAATAATTGGTTGCTGTGCATCTCTACCATCAATAAACAAACCAAAAACGAAATCGTTTTCATCAGGAATTTGATTAAATAAGTCATTTACAAGGCAACTTGCCCATGGTAATGATTGAGTCGGAACTTTATCATTCAAACCATGTACTCCAAATGCTCTTACTTGAACTCGTCCTTGCTTTTGTGGATCATCTCTATTCTCAATAACACCAATAAAGAATAAAGGTTCTCTTATGCCAACACCGTATGGGAACATTAATCATTACTCCAATCATATTTAACAAGCTCAAAGTTGGTCCGTACTTTATCGTTTTCCAATGTATGCTTGGTTGTAAATACAAGATACCTACCTGATAGCTGTTGATGGTTATTAGAAGTACCTAAAGCATCAAATCCTTGAACTGTAAGATCAATTAATTGACCAGGCATAATATCCATTCGGCCTGTTAATGATGCCGATACTTTAGTGTTGTATAAATGGTGCCTGTATGCTATTCGGTTTGAAACTAAATCATCAAGTCTTTGGTCAGATGCCAATTCACGTGAAGTAGCATAAGGTCCGGTAAAATCACGGAATGCAAGAAACCGTGGACCGTTGTCAATTCTAAATGTTTCTTCAGCAAATTCTCTAGAATGTGGAAAATCAATTTGGCCTCTTCGTGCCTGAACTCCTGACATATCAACAAACTCAGCTTCTTCGGTATACTTATATGTTGATTCAGTATAGTTGTGGTTTAATATATCAACTACACAAACCGTACTTGCATATCCGCCTGATTTTATATCTTTACCAATATCACTACCTCTTGAATTAATAGTGATATATTCAATACGATTAAGTTGCTTTTCAGGTTCAGTAGGATCATATGTTGCATTAGGTGAATAAAAGAATTTTTGTATTACGTCATCTGCTTCAACTGATTCTTTAATTAAATATTCATCAGTCACAAAAAAGTAATCAGTTAAATTTTCAAAGAAACGATAAGTCTGTGAATTTGCTTCACCATAAGCACGTCGAGCAAGGAACAACATTGTTTCCGACGGTGTGTAATGCGGGATAGCTAAATTGTTTAAACCAATTGTAGGTTGTATTGTAAACTTTCGGCTTTCATTTGTTGCAAAATTAACTAATGGAAATTTAGCAGTACCATATGGGAATGTTCTGCTTCCTTCATTTCTAACAGCAGTGCCAAGTGTTGCGAAATAATTTCTAAACGTATATTCAACAATTTGGTTTATTGATTTATTGGCAAACCCTTCTTCAACATCCGACGCAACGGCTGCCGAATAAGTAACTGCTGATATAAAATGAATATTATACCGAACACCATTCATACTTTCAGTAGGTACTAAATTATCAATACGAATAACCTGACACGCCAAATCATATTCAGTATCAAGGTCGTGGGATACAATTTTTAAAATTAATTGTTCTTCGCCAAGTAATGGTGTCTTGTCAAGGAAACCAACGGTGTCTAGGACAGCGGCTACACCACTCCATGAAGTCATACCCATCGACTGATTGATTTCAATACCATCAATCATCCCGGCGATATTTTCATCAAGGTTTGTGTATTTGTTTCTTAACGTAAATGAAACAATCGTATATGATGATGGATTAAATGCCATTTATAGTTTTATACTTTTTACAAATTCTTCGGTTACTTGTGGTAAATACTTTTTATCAATTAAAAAGATCTCACGTTTGTTTTCGTTTATTGCTCGTTCGTTATCCCAAATGCGCCAAGGTTTCCATTCTTCAGGAATAATACGTTTAATAATAATTTTACGACCTTGTTCTGTTCTGATAATAACTCGGTCTTCCTTACGAAGATAAATTGTTTCAAAACTTTCAGGTGTTAATTTGACTAGATCAACTGCCATTTATTAAACCTCCCTATACCAATAGATGATGTTTTCATCGTTATCTTCTTGTGTCCAATCGACTACATCATCACCAATCCTACCTGATACATTACCGTATTTGTCAATTAAGAAATCTTTAAATTCTGCTTCCGACAACGGCCACTCATGGTAAGGATCCATTATATTGTTTGCCATATAAACGAGCCAAGTATAATCAACTGAACCGTAATAAAAATTAGCAATATCCTCAGCTCTTTCACCTTCACTAATTGTATATGGTAAATAAAGTAAAGGGTTTGTACTTACGTTACGAACAAATTGATTTCTTCGTGTAATGTCACGTACCTGTTTACCTTCGTATGTTATAATTGGAAAATTTTCAAAATACTTTGCCATTAAGTTTCTCCTACCGCATTAGCATCTGCACCGGCGCTAACACCATAATCATTCGCAGTTTGAATTTCGAGTTCTTGGAAGGTTAATGCTATTTGAACTGCTGATGGTTTACCACCTTTCATAATGCTTGTCAATCCGCCAACTTGATAATTAACAGTAAACTGTGTAACCATTGAAGTTTTATATTGCATCCAATGAGTAGGATCAATTCCCAATAAAAAGATATCTACTGTTGAAGGATATGACAAGAATGCCTGTGTAAGACCAGCAAAATCTCGTGCTACAGGTAATGTCTTTTGTTTGAACCTTTCAACAATCTTTTTAATCAAAATTGAATCAGATTTATTCGTTGGATATAAATCAAATGTCATATTATGAGTTCTTAAATCAACACCTTCAAACGATAGTGTTTCTCTTGGGTTAACAGTATTTCCTTGCACCGTATCAAGTGTTCTGCCAATGTCACCTGGCAATTTACTACGCAAAAGGTATTGTGCTGACTTGGCGGTATCAGCAAGGCTTGATCCCATAATCGCCGATCCTGCTGCATTAATAGACATATCCTCAGGTGCATTTCTACCCATACCCGCTCCTAATGACATTAGTAGTTGTGGTAGATCTGAAACTTTTGAATTGCCAAAATCACCAGATGCAGCAAATTCTCTTGCCGCAGTAGCAAGGTATTCCGTTGTTTTATTTCTTTCAAACCCATTAATTCTAAGGTTCGTATCATCCTGTAGTGTTGTGGGAAAAGGTAGTTCAATAGAATTAATTGATCTTAATTCACTACCTACAGCTCTCTGCCCAACTCTTTCACTACTTGCGTTTAATCCACCGCCTAGTGCAGTTTTAAAATCATAATCTTTAAAAACGAACAGAACCGAATGTGGTACAGGCGATGTTGGAAACGATAAATTACCTTGAGTGTTCTTATTGCGCCATGCATTTCTGTCCAGCTCTGGGCGAGTTGATGTTTTCGCCATTTGATTCGGTCCTTTTCTTATAAATAGTTTATGTTCTTATTTATATGGAAGTGTGAGCAGGATATTGGCGTATAGTGGTAGGTTTCGGCCGAAAAACCCGCAGAAATATAAAGGTGACCCCACAAAGATTATTTATCGTTCGCTGTGGGAGTTTAAATTCTTTAGACACGTAGATAAACATCCTGATGTGATTTGGTGGCAAAGTGAAGAGGTTATTGTACCTTATAGATCACCAATTGATGGGCGGTTGCATCGGTATTTTCCTGATGTGATTGTTAGGCAGAAAAAGCCTGACGGTAAGACCGAAACATTAATGATTGAAATTAAACCAAAGGCACAGACAAGGCCACCTGATATTCGTAATAAAAGTACACTCAAAGGTCGTGTATCAAAACGCTATTTGAATGAGGTTAAAACCTGGGGTGTTAATGAAGCAAAGTGGAAAGCAGCACAAAATTTCTGTGCTGACCGCGGATGGAAATTTTTGATATATACTGAAGATCATTTAGGAGTTTAAAAATGGTAGCAAAATTATTTGACGATATACTATTAAGAGGTATCCGTGAAGGGCAAATCCCTGCACGTACTGCAGGTGCCAGAGATTGGTATCGTCAGCAAGCCGCTACAGTTGGAAAAGGTGAAGCAAAAGGTGAAAAACTTATTCGTGAAGCCGGTAAAGAAAGATATGAAAACAGATTTAGGTTAGGCCATATGTATATGTTTGCATATGATCCAAAGCACAAAAAGACATTACCATACTATGATAGGTTTCCACTTATATTTCCGATAAATAGAGCACAAGGTGGTTTTCTTGGTATCAATATGCATTATTTGCCACCCACCTTAAGAGCAAAATTAATGGACCAACTATATACTGTTGCCTCCAATAAAAAATATGATGAGACTACTAAATTGAGGATTAGTTATGACGTATTAAACGGAGCATCTAAGTTTAAGTTATTTGCACCTACGGTGAAACATTATTTAACAAAGCAGGTAAGAACGAGATTAGTATATATTAATCCTTCAGAATGGGATATTGCATTATTCTTACCGACACAAAAATTTGTTGGTGCCAAACAATCAAAAGTTTGGTCTGACTCAAGAAAAGCCGTAAGAGGAAGATAAATGTCTTTTAACATATCAAAATTTAAATCAAATATGGACCGTTACGGTGGACCTGCTCATACCTCATTATTTGAAGTTCAAATCATACCACCTGGTGTTAGAATTGAATCAGGATTAACACCAAGAGAACTTACATTCTTTTGTAAAACTGCCGCGGTACCAGGTTTAACTGTAAGAACAGAAACACTTGAACAGATTGGCCAATTGCCAAAACAGTTTCCCGTAGGAATGGATAACCAACAATTTAATACAATCTTTATGCTTGACTCCGACCATGCTGTTGTGAGTTATTTCCATTCATGGATACAGTCAGTTGTAAATTACGGTTCAAAAGGTGGAAGCTTTGCCGAGGTTGATGGGCAACTGCCGTATGAGGTGGGATACAAAGATGAGTATTCATGCCGAATGATTATCAAATATTATTCAACACGTGGCAAAATTGAAACTTATTATGAAACAATTCTTGACGGATGTTATCCAACAATCATTGGTGATATTGATTTGGCGTGGGAAAACAATGACAGCTTTGGCACATTACCTGTTGCGTTTGCATACGATCGCATTGCATTTAGTGGAGAAAAGGTTGGTTTGGTTGGAACACTTGAACGGTTTGGACGAGGTGCAGGATTGTTATCATTACTCGAATCAGTAGGAAGCATTGGTCAAACAATTCAACAAGGTTTAAGACCTGTTGGTATTCAAGATGCAATTAATAAGTTTACTAAAGTAAGAAGCGATTTCGATAATATATCAAAAATATTTAGATAATAAGAGAGAGATAAATTATGACACTACCAAAAATTGATTTGCCGATTTATGAGATGGAATTGCCATCAACCGGTGAAACTATCAAGTACCGTCCCTTCACGGTTAAAGAAGAAAAGATTCTATTAGTTGCTCAAGCATCTAAAGATAGTACACAAGAAATGGTTGCATCAAAGCAAATTGTAAATAACTGTTTGATTGACTATGATGTTAATAAATTAGCAATGTTTGATCTTGAGCTTATTCTATTAACATTGAGATCAAAATCCGTTGATAACTTAATTGAAATGCAGATCACTGATCCTGAGACAGAAGAAACTGTTGATATTTCAATTGATTTAATGGACACTGAAATTATTAAAAATGATAAGCATACTAACAAAGTTAGGATCAATGAAGATTACACATTAATTTTAAAGTATCCTTCGATTGATGAGTATATTAAGATTACTGAAATGGACGAAGAGGATCCATTGGTATCATATCAAATTATGGTTTCCTGTTTGGATAAAGTTGCATCGGAAGATGAAGTTTATGAGTTTTCAAAGTATTCACAAAAAGAAATAGATCAATTCATGGAAGATGTGACAACCCCGGTCGTTGACGGTATTAGACTATTTTTTGAAACAATGCCAAAAATAAGACACACTAAAACATACAAGAATAAAAACGGTGACACTAAAAACTTTGTAATAGAAGGAATGCGAAGTTTTTTTACATAATGTTGTGCCATTCATCACTGAGCGAATATTACCAAACGATGTTTGCTCTGGTACAACATCATAAGTATTCTATATCAGATATTGAAAGTTTGGTACCGTATGAAAAAGAATTATATTTTACAATGTTAATTGAGTTCATGGAAAAGCAAAACGAGAATAGGTAAGAAACATGGCTAGAGAATATTCCAAAGATACAGAAGCAATCATTCAAAGGCTTAGGGATGAAGGTGACCTGATCCGTAATAGTGGAACAAATTCATTAAAATCAGTCAGTTCAAAACTCGACAAGTTTGGTGATGTTTTCAAATCAATTAACAATGGAATACAAGCTCAAAGCGTAATGCTAAAGCAAGCACAAGGTATTGCGGAAGAACAATACGAGTACACAAAAAGACAACAGGAATTTGATGATTTAAAATCAGAAAAGCTTTCTGATGATACTCGTAAGAATGCCGAAGCCCGTGACGCAAAATTAATTGACGGTGTTACAAAAGCATTTAACTTAGGTAACCTTACCAAATTACTTGCAGGTGGTGCAGGACTTGCTGCCGCAGGCCTTATAGGTAAAGGGTTTATGGATGAAAGATTTCCTAATGCATTTGACGGTATCAAAGATACAGTAGCGGACTTGCGAGGAACTATTGACGGTATGAACCAGGCAGCCGCTGAATTAACACGAACCGTTAATGAAATAAAAACAGATATTCAAAAATTTAAAGATGCTGTACCATGGGAAGCCCTTGCGATCACACTTGCAGGACTTGCCCTTCTTCCATCAAGAGCAGGTCGGTTTGGCTTTGGTCTTGCCGCAGGTGCTGCTACTGGTGCATATAAAGTATTTAAGGGTGCAAGGCAAGGTGATGCTGGTTTAGCACAAGCGAAGGCAATTAAAGAAGCACAAGAGCGAGCAGCGAAAGAAGCAGCAGAAGCAGCGGCAAAAGAAGCAGCAGAAGTTGCAGCAAAGCAAGCAGCGGAAGCGGCGGCTAAGAAAGCAGCTCAAACTGCTGCATCTGATGATAAGTTAATTGCTATCGCGGCGGAGCAGGCAGCAAAAGTTGCAAGTGAAGAAGCAGCAGAAGCAGCGGCAAAACGTACGGCGGCAATCTCAGCATCAGTCGCATTGCAACAAGCAGCATATGCTGATGCCGCTGGTCCTAATAGATATAGAATTCAACCACCGTCATTACCTCACCCTGGCAAAATGTTTACAGCACCGGGTCAAATGCCCGCGCCTAATATTAATATTACAGAAACACCTTCTGGTTTTATTTATCAAGATATGGATAATAATAATAGGTTTATGCCAAGGGATGTGGCGCAACAACGATTATCAGCTGCAGGATTTGGACCTGACGGTTTACCAAATTATGGTAAGGCGCCTCGACAACCACGTGTCGGCCCAAGGGGTGGGGATGCTGGTTTAGCAGAGGCACGAAGAATGTTGCAAGTTGGAGAAAAGCAGGGTGCAGAACTTTTAGCAAATGCTGACCGAGGTTTGATGAAAAAAATGGTAGCATCTGAAACCACTAAAATCGCGGTAAAATGGATTCCCGCTGTTGGTGCAGTTATAGGTCTTGGGTTTGTAGCATATAGTCTTATAATAGGAGATTATACAACCGCCGGTTTAGAATCAGTCGGTGTGGCAATGCCTAGTATTACTGGTATTGCTGCTGATATCGCCGCAGCTACTACTTCAATATTTTTCCATGTTGGAGGAGTAGGTCCTTATAACCAATTCAACCCAGCACACCGTGCACTGTATATGGAAATTGCTGCGATGTTACGAGATTCAGTTGATAAGTATATGGAAGATAAAGCAAGGGCAAGAGCAGAACGAGCAGCACAACCTTCCCAATGGGAACTCTTAGCAAGAGAAGCAGAAATTAAAGGTGGCAATGCTCGTATTGCAAGTCAAGCAACTTATTATGAAAAAAATGAAAGTGGAGGATTTTTGGGATTGCGCCGTTATTCAGTATTTAATGCTGCAGGACAATTTGTTCGTTATTCACGTACAAAACCTGAAGGTACTACATCTATGGATGGTTTCCGTATTAATCAAGCAAGGAATACTAGTTACCCATCAGCACAGCGCCAAATGGCACGAGCACAAATGGTTGCAGCAGGTGCAATAGGCACAGGCGGACAATATAACATCCATATGGGTGATACCGTTAACGCCCCAATGAATTATACTGAAGGTTCTAAGTCACAGGCAAATGTTAGAATGAACGGTACAAGTCTGCACGGCGGTGCTACCGATGATCCGTTTAATAATTTGCCACCAGGTATTAACTAAATATCTTTTTAATTTGGTTATCAATTGCAGTTTGCGGATCATTAATATATTGGTTTATATTAAATAGATCTTTAAGCTCATTCAGGATTTCAATCCTTACTGAATCATTATCGTTAAAGTATTTAATTCTTTCATCAATATCCCACGCATTAGCGACTAACAATTTTTCTTGAATATGTTTAGGTATTTGTAAACAATCAGGATCATATTGTGGATCAAGAAATGGTACAATATCGGAATAGGCATATAGTACAGGTCTAAAGTTTAGTGAGTCATTAATTGACACGCATCTAAAAATCATTCCATACTTATATCTTTTTGTTTTATCATTGACCTCGGACGGAAGCAATGCTTCTTTATAATTTTTATGTTCTATAACATTATTATATAGTTCTGTAAATGCAGCAGTTTCTTTAAGAGTTGTTTCCGCTCGTTCTGATCTACCGTCCTTTGATTTATTAACACCATTCTTTCTTAATGGAATATAATAAGAACAATCATCGGATTTGACATCCTTTAGAAACTTATCCCAAATAAATCTCCTACTGCCTTTGTCCTGAAATAACGTACCGGCAAAAAACATATTATGAGTTTTCTTAACTTCATCATCAAAGAAACTATCGAGTGTTTTTGGTTTAAATTTTTCATCATAGATAATATGCTGTAATTGTGATATATCAAGTTGTTGAAAGTTTCTTGTACCACGTGTATCATCGGCAAAATAAAACAGTTTCGTTTTAATTCCCATTTTATCAAAGTACGGTGTATAGATTGCAGGATCAATTGAAAAGGCAATCAATTCTTTATTCAATTTATTTACTTTATTGATATATCCAATACACTCCATAAACCAAAAGTAATCTTTTGTACTAAACGCATATGGTGATACACGCTTATCCCAATTAGAAGTCATATCGGTATTCATTTCATCAATTTTTTGCATTATATCAGAATCAGTACCAATATAATCAAAGAATTCGTTTTGCATATTATGTAGGAATTCAGAATAATCTTTACCACAAAACTTTTGTAATGGCAGCCTAAAGAAATCATCAGTACCTAAAATGATGTGGTCAACAACAGGTAAATCAACAAAACTATCATCCAACCAAGAACGCATTGTAATTGCATTCTTTTCCTTATAGTCAGGTCCGTTACCTTCTTTTCTTAAAAGACTATCGGTAGCACCACGTTGGAGTTCATAGTAATTATCAGTGAGGCCGCAACCTGCACCGATTGTAATAATATTATATTTGTCTTTAATGTTTTCTTTTACAATACGAGCTGGGCCGTAGATGTGCGTATAGGAATTATGATTTCCTTTATCCATAAAAATAACGGTTGGTTTACTCTCATCAATAATAAGATTACCCATCAATTTAAAAATCATTTATCACCTCACATAGTAAAAGAAAGGGACCGAAGCCCCTTTCAGTCATTTTTTAATCTTTATTTGAGACAAACGAGTACATTTCTGTAGCTTTTTTCGTAAGTTCCTCGACTGAATATAACTCAGTCATTTTTTGATATTCTTCAAATTGAATTTGTCCTAATTCAAACATCTTAGCTGCGTAATGATGGTTAGTTTCATGGATTTGATCCATATACTCTTTAGCCATTTGCAACATATCGGCACGAATTTCAAAAGGATTTTTACTCATTATTTCATTACCTTAGCTGCGGTTTCACCAGACGCATTCATAAAATCAGCCATTGATTTCATAGCAACCTTTGAAAAAGCTGTTTGAGCTTCAATAAAAGCATGCAGTGGCGCAGACAATTTTTCGTCTTTTACCAATGTATCAACCATTGTTTTCTTTGTAGACTGAACATGGTCAATCCAGTAGTTAGTTGTAAAGTCGTTAAACATTTTTGTTCTCCTGTGTGTGTTAAAAGGGCGACAAAGGTTCATCCTCCACCTGCCCACTTTTTACTTGAACGATACCAATTTTTTTGGTTATGAATGCGTCCAAGTAATTCTTGTATCTCATGCATTTCAGCACGAGATTGTTCTGATGCATTACCTTGAGCAATAGCTAATCCTCTACGACCAGCCTTTGCTCTTAGTGCTTGTTCTATTACTTCAATGTCTCTGACCGACAAATCAAATTTTTTGTTGGGTTTCATTTAATATCTCTTTTGTAATTTTGTTTGCTGGCATACAAGCAACATTTAATATTGTATCGTTAAATCCTGCAACATCAATAACTTCTATTGCAAGCCTATCACTATTAGCAGGATTGTTGATATATTGTTTACATACGTTTTGCGTTTCAAAAGGTAAGCTCTTTAATGCAAAAGGTTCTGCTTCTAACATTGTAAAAACTATTAACCATTTCATGTCCTGTTACCTCTTAGCATTATCGGTACTTATCTACTGGGCGTCACATACCCATAATAAGAGCGATAAATTTCAGCAAGTTCTTGTTGGTCAGTTGACTCTTGAATAATATAGTCTTCTTTATCAACTCGAGATCCGTCTGCGATTGCAATAGCATCCTCTAAACGTGATGCTAATGCAATAACTTCACCATCTTTTGATCTTATAATATGCATCAGTTCAGCCCAAAGCAAGGTAAGATATTAACATTACAATAACGACCATATTCTTCAAGGCCAACCATTGCCATTAGCATTAGTACCGGTAATACCGCAATCATAAAAATAATAATTGCAAACGCCCAGCCTAATCCTTTAGTTGTGCAATATTGTGTTTGTTCACTCATGCTCGCCACCATTCGCACGGCCATCATATTTACGGCCTGATTTTAAAATGTTGTTAAATGACTTAGGATTGTTTTCAGCTTGACGGAATGTCACGGCTGTGATTGTAATACCACTAATAAGTAATAGGTGAAACGTGGCACTAAGACCGAAAGCAATATAGCTTCCTACCATTAGGGCAAAAATACCAGACCAAATAAAGAATAGACTCTGGAAGATCATATGTGCTACCATGGGGTCTAAGTTGCGTAGTGGTGATTTTTCGACTGTCATTACGCTGTCCCACATGTCTTTGGGAATAGCAGCTAGTGTTGAGATAGTAGTTGCCCAACCAATGGGTTTTACTTTTTTCATATTATTCTCCGTGTGTGTTAAAAGTCAAACCCAGTTAGGGTTTGACCGTTATTAGAATCAATATAACATAGTTTATTATTTTGTCAATAGTAATTATCCGTTGAGTTGTTCAACTGCAGATGCAGCATTATTAATAGCAATTTTACGAGGCTTCTTTTCTTCGGGAATTACATTTTCTAACGAAATAGTTAGAATGCCGCTATCAAGTGTTGCACCGTTTACTACAATCGTATCCGATAATGTAAAGGTCCTGCGGAAGTTACGTGCGGAAATACCACGGTGCAGGTAATCAGGTTCATCTTCTTTGGGAGATTGATTTCCATCAATAGTGAGTGTTCCATCTCTCAATTCAATGTCCAAATCATCATAAGTAAAGCCTGCAATTGCTAACTGCAATTCATAGGTTTCATCTGACGTTTTGATAATATTATAAGGGGGATAGTTTGCTTGACTCGGTGTTTCTTGTCTCATCCTTTCAATCATTCGGTCAAAGCCGATGAAGAATGGATCATTTAACATAGACGTATCTAATCTGCGTGTATTCATTTTGTTTCTCCTTAAATAAGCAAGATTAATATAAGGAACCCTTTACGGCATTCCTATACAGTATATATAATACATTTTTCTAAAATGTCAATGGTTTTAATTAATTATTTTCAGTATAAGGCTGAAAATTACTTCCATTGGCAACCATGCAGGCAATACCATTAGGATATAATGAAACTAAAGTCCATGAACCTGTATCCTGATTAACCGTGAAAACAAATTCAGTTTTGATGGTTTGTCCTGAGGCATGAATATTCAATATTTGTCCATTAAACAATACCGGTTCATTATGCCTTTGAGAAATTGCGGCAATCTCTTGCATCGTGGCACAAGATTGCATTGCATAAAATGGTGGGTAATTTGATTCTTGGGCAACAGCGGGTGCCGCAAGTAGTGCTGTAAGTAGTGTTAGATATTTCATATCATCTTCCTATTCTCCAGTACTACCAAACCCTCCGTCTCTTTCGGTTTTTTGTTCTGGACGTTCTGTGGTTTCATTTAATTCAATGTTTGTTGTTGGTTCAATTAAACATTGAGCTAATCGCTCACCGTGCTCAATAGTAATAAGACTATCACTAAAATTCGTGAGCATTATAAACGACTCCTCGACATAATCAGAATCAATTATGCCAACACCATTTGCCATGGCTAAACCTTTTTTAAGTGCAGTACCTGACCTAATATACATCTTCATAACGTGACCTTTTGGTACGTCAAAGATTAAACCTGTAGGGACGAGTACTCTCATCTCTGGTGGTAGTTGAAAGGCATCAGGTTTTTGTCCAACACCTTTCACTACAATATCCAACTTCTTGTTCCATGTATTGTAACCAACAAGTCTTTGTTTTTGTTCAATACAGGCTGCTATATCAAAACATGCCGATCCTTCTGTTGCGTATTCAGGCATCGTAGCACGCTCATTCATTTTATAAACATTCATATTATTTCTTTCCAATATTATATTTTGCTTCAAGTATCCAATTATCTTTTTCTTTATGTGAAAGAATTTTGATTTGGTTTAAAGGTGCAATTGGGTCTTGCGCCTTTTCAGTGTTCACAATATTAACCAAACCCCATTCTTCCAATAAGTTAACTATTGTATTACGTCTTGCATTATCTTCTTCGATAAACGTGTCCTTTTTACCATCTAGGATAAACAATTCTTTAAAATGTAGAATTGCATAGCGACCTTGTTTATGTAGGATGTGGCAAGATTGGTATAATTTCTTTTCTTTACGAGATGAAATACCAATACGTGTGAGTGTTTCTTTGATTTTTAGAAAGCTGTCCTGCGTTGGTAGGGAAATTTCAATGCCTACTCCTCTAAAAATGTTTTCTTCAATTTGCATAACGATAGCACCTTTATTATTGTTATTATTTAGGCGATGCTCTCATGACCATCCGAATATTTATCATTTTCTTACCCTCCTGTGCTCAATTTGGAATGTACCTCTTTGAGATCAGCGGTTGATAATGCTTTGAGATAGAGTTTAGCAATTGTTCTATTGCATTGGTATACTTCTTGAATGGCATCAAGGTCTTTGCTTTTATCAGCTTTTGGCCATTTGCTAAACCGTTTACGTTTACGCAATACACCTCGGTAATATTGAAATTGCGCATCTTTGAATAAGTGTGCTCTTTGATTCATTTCGTTTGCGTGAAGAATGGAATCCTCAAAGTTAGTGAACCCACGGTTAACAATATATGGAACATATAGATTTTCCGCCATCTCAGGGTTTTCATGGTTTGCAATCAAATCATCTTTTGAAAATGAGGCTGCGTTCATAAAATCAAAAGGTGTTATTTCTTTGACCATTTAGGTTCTCCTCAAGGTCTTTAAGCATATCATCAAAGTCATCGGCACAATTTTGACATAGCTTTAGGTGTAACGGTCCATCCGCGGTATCAATGTCAACACTGTAAATGTCTTTCTTATTAACAGTGCTTTCACAATTAAAACAAGTGTGCATACCTATAAGTTTTTTAATCCATTCACTCATTTGAAACTCGTTTCTATCATAATTTCGGTTAAGAATGCAACCATGTTAACTTCAAGGTCAGCAACAAAGTTGGCCTTATACATATAGTCAGCAAGTGTTACAACAAAACCTGGCATTGATCTCATTTCAATTTTATCGTTTGACATATCATAGATACGACGGAACATCTCATTCATATCCTGGTCACTGTTTTTAGCAACCCATTTACGCATATTGGTAAAATCTTTTGCTTTGAGTAATTCAAACAGTGCATCCATTGATTCTTGTTTAAGATTAATAAAAATACCTTCATCAATTTTACCCGAAGCTGCATATGATTGCAATTCAGTTAAAACACGACGGAAGTCAGGAAAATGTTTTTGGATTACTTTTGCAACTACCGCTTTATCGTGAGCGACGTTTTCAGTTTCAAGAATTGCCTCTACTCGTTTCATAAATTGCATCGCAAGTTTAGGACGGTCACTGGTTTCAATACTGAAATCAACTTCTGATAAACGAGAACGGAGTGGTGCAATGATACGGTTTTTGAAGTTACACGTAAAGATGAAACCACAATTGGATGAGAATTCCTCAATAAAATTACGGAGTGCGGGTTGCACGTTAGCAGCATTTAGGTAATCTGCTTCATCAAAGATAACATATTTACGGCCGCCTTGAAGTGATACCGCTGACGCATATGTTGAAATATCATAGCGGAGGGTATCAATGTTTACGTTCAATGATCCGTTCTTAACAATATAGTCACAACCCATTTCTTCGAGCATTGCTTTTGCAATTGTTGTTTTACCAACACCTGGTCCACCACTCAATAACAGATTAGGAATACTATCATCAGATACGAATTTTTTAAACATATCTTTAGTTTTTTGCGGAAGGATTGTGTCTTCGATAACCTGAGGTCTATATCGTTCAACCCACAATACTTCATTTGCTTTTGCATCTACAGCCATTTAATCACCATTTCATAATATAAAAAATAAGGTGGGGGCATTTCACCCCCGAAGTTTTTACTGAACTTTGTCAGCGAGCGGTGCATCTGCTGGAACATTAGCAGGCGCATCCATAGGCATTTGGCCTTGAGGTGCTTCACCTTGTGGAGCGTTCTGTTGCAAAAACATTTCCAACTTGTTGCGGAGCATGCCTACTCCTGCTAATTCACGGCCTTCAATGCCGCCGCGGCGTGATACAACATCAATCATTTGAACAACTGTTGCGATATCTTGTAGCGAGAGTTGTACCTTCTCTTGCTCTTGATTTTCGTTTTCCATTTAGGATCCTTTCTTATAAGTCGACTTTGTGTCAATTGCTACGTAATATGTAGCTTCATTACCTTTGAACTCAGAGATACCTTTACTTGAAAGCGTAACTTTGTAGTCCTGAGGTAGGAGTTTCAAATTATCAGTCTTGATGATAATTTTGAATGTGTCGGGTGTTACACCGATTTCTACACCATAATCATCAGCTCTTTCGCTAGATGAGTCAATGGCTTTAAGATAGCATTTGCCATCTTGTCCAACAAATGCAACTTCAGAGAACTGAAGCACACCTGCTGCTTTCACCACTGATTGGATATCTTCCCACGATACCGCCACTTCAACGTCAGCGTCTGTGATCTGAATTTCTTTCTCAGGTGGTGTATGAATCATAGAGATATCAGCAAACGCATAACGTGTGCGCTGTTTACCTTCTGTGATAATAAAGTATTTATCATGGAATTCTACATCCGGATTTGAATGAAGTGACAAAATTGATAGAAATCTTGACAAATCATAGATACAAGCCTGTGATGGAATTTGATCTGGAATTGTTGCTGATGCAAGCAATGTTTTCTCAGGTGTGATTGTTTTCAATACACTACCTGGTTGCATCAAAATTGATTTATTAATAGTAGAGAAACTCTTCAGAATAGTCAGAGTACGGTCAGAAAATTGCATTATATAAGACTCCTGTCATTGTGTTATCTGTTTATTTTATTACGCTTTTGCCTTTTTGTCAATGGCTTTTTTGCTTTTTGAGATGTTTTATCAGCAGTTAGTGGTGCACCGAGTGAACCGATGTGTGCCATTGAACCTTTGAATACATATGCTCCAATATGTTGCAACTGCATCCATGGGCAAGTCCAAATTCTTAATCCAATATCACGTGCTTTACGGCAGAAGAAGTAATCTTCCGATAGATACCGTTTTGATACTGGGTCAATCATACAATCAAAGAATGCGTGGATCATTGTTTTACCATCAAAGTTTTCAGTACGAACATGGTCAGGTTTATAACTCATCTCAGGATATGCTTCTTTCCATTTAATAAGTGTTTCACGTGGGATGAGCATAAATCCTGTACCTGCTTCTGCAACCTCCATTGGTTCACCGACATTAAATGTTGCCTGTCCTTGAACCGGGTTCATAACATAATCAGCAGTATAGTTTTCTAATTCAAACGGATCTTTATCAGCACGACCTTCTTTGGCAGCACGTGCTACCTTTTCCCAAGCAATTGTTTTCTTTGGGTAAGGACCTGTTACGATATTATAATTCTCAGGATCTGAAATGTTAACCGCAAGCATTGCAAGAATATCTTTTGCATTGAAACCAATATCAGAATCAATAAAGACCATGTGGGTGCATTCTGACCTTAGGAATTCATCAACACAATAGTTACGTGCTCGCTGTACAAGGCTTTCATTAAACAAATAATAAAACTTTACGGTGATGCCATTTGCAGCACACATCATAGCCAAATCTGTTGAAGCCTTTGTATATGAGCCAGCACATTGGGCACCATACATCGGACTTGCTATGAAGAGGGAAAACTTTCGTAATTCCTCAACTGTTACTTCTATTTTATTACTCATATCATCTCCATATCATTTTCAGCTCGATGGATTGCCTGCAAACGCATAACATCCGCAAGAATATCCCATGAGCTATCGTGTTCTTTAAAATTATTTTCCCACACTTCTGTACTATTGATTGGACAAAAACCATTGATCTTTGGGAAATCCAATTTTGCATCAATATAAGTACGTGTATCTCGTATTCTCCAAAACTTTAGGTATTCTTCCATGTGTAGAAGTTTGTTTTGTGATTTAAACAAACGACCTAGAATAATAGGATCAAACGTATTTGATCTTGACCACCAATATGTAATGTTTGGTTGGCTAATCAAATAATCCATAAACTCTGAACAGAACATTTCAACAGTTAAATCATTGGGTGTTGGTTTGATATGCCTACGCACCTCAGGACCTAGTGACTCCCACCAATTAACTGTTGATGCATCAACTTCATATCCATACTTTTTAACCTGATTAACAACATCAAGTTTAAACCGTTTTGCTTTTACAACATCGTTGAAGTTGTATGGCTCATCAAGAAACTTATCCCAATTGAATACCATAACCGAACAGTCGATTACAGCACATTTATTAGCATCCTTTCCGAATGTTTCGAAGTCAATTATAAGATCGTTTCTCACGCAAAGAACTCCTCTAATGTAGGTTGATTACTTGTACCTCGGACATCCATTTCTGTCTTTTCAGTATGATTATTCTGACGCAAATAGTTTGTTTCAGACATAGGTAGTTCACCGTTAAGGAATTTTGCAATCTGCAAGTGCATATCACGAGATGTTGGTACAGGAACATTTTGGGCAATGTGGTTCATAGAAGTCATTCCATTAAGCAACTCAAAATCATCAGGGAAACCCATCAAATACAATGCTTCACGGATTGTTAGTGAACGGTCATAGTGCGGATGTACTGTGTCTGCAAGGTTACGTCCAATAACAGCATTCATACAATCATCAAACACATGGACTGATGCATCCCAAACGCCCAAACCTTGAGCAAACTTTTTGATGGCATGGTCAGTTACGTGTATCCCACGTGTATGTCCTGTCTCGTGCATCCATTTATTTGCCTCTTGAATTTTACCTGATTTGTTTACATATCCAAATGCCGTTGCCGCAATCTCACGGATAACTTGACGTGCTGTCATATTTGATCCTGGTGGTAGCATTGCTTCAACAAAATTATAATAAGGTTCATCCATTAGGTTTTTGTTTACAATCAAATCTTGGTGTAGTGCATCATCTTTGACATCGTTTACATATTCATCAAATCTACGACGTGGGCGTTTATGCCAATCCATAATAGGTGCAGTTTCTGATTTCCAACCAATAGCAAAGGTACGGTCACGTGCTTGTGGAATACCATGATATTTTGTTGATGTTTTATATAATGTCATACTATAACCTGCTTTGCTGCAAATGTCAAATAGTTTATCTGCTACAGGTCGACCTTTATTAGTAAATAGTGCAGGAGCGTTTTCAACAATAATAGCTTTGGCTTCAAACCTATTAATACCTTCTTTAAAAACTTCGTACATCCATTCGTTCTTTTCACAACCTGCACCTTTTGCGTCAGGCGCTTTTGCAGTATTCAATTGTGACAATGCAGCACAAGGTGGTGTACCGCTGACAACATCAAGTGATCTTTTTGCGGCTTCAGGAATCATTGTATAGGCAATATCTCGACCTTTTGTTACATTCTGATAGTTAACATAGTGACTATCGTTTGCTCCAAAGTCAGGATAGGAATAGATTGTTTCAGGTGGCTTGCCGAATGCTTTTTCCGCTCCTAGCATTTGACCGCCGATTAGTGGAATGATTGGAGCCCAGGTAATTTCTTTGTTCATAATATATCCTTATTTAAAAAAATGCTTCGAGTGTTGCTGGTTTTTGAACTTCATATCCAGTTAAATCAGGTCTCTTATAGTTACTGTCAAATGCGGTGAAGATTTTATCATTAATAAAACTACCATCATAATATTCAGGTTTAAGAACAGCTTTACGCAATTCGTAGATTGTTTGCTCATATGCCAATTTGTTATCAATAAGATATTGAAGATTTTTATGGAATTCTTCAGGTGTTTTTGGGCGCAAGATCTCAGGAATAGGTGTGTGACCTTGCATATCATATGACGGATGTAAGAATGGAATAACACCAGCATGGATCATTTCAATATACTTTGACGTTACCCAACCTTCTTTAATAGGAATGATAAATGTAAACTTAACATCCTGTAGTTTGTTCTGCAATTGTTTTAAATGCATTGATCCTTTAAAACGATTATCTCCTTTTGCATTATTACCCCATTTGCCATAGATCTCAACATCATCAAATTTGTCGAGTACCCATTCCTTCAGGAGTTTATAACGTGATGGTTTGCCTTCATTAAGAACAACCATGAAGTCAGTGTTACGATTAGTATTTACTTCTTCTGTATATTCGTAATCAACACAGAATGCTGTTTCCATTGCAGCGTATTCACAGTTAACAGGAATGTCTTGCCGTGATTGATCTTCAATGCTTTTAATTGGATGAGCAGTATAGGTATAGTCATATTGGCTCAAACCTTTAAACGGTAGGTGCATAAAGTCACGTGCTTGCCGCATTGTGTATCGAGGATCATTGATAACTTCAACATAATGTGGCTTACATTCATTTAGCCAAAAAGTCAACGGTGTAACATACCATTTTGTCATATCAAGAACAAATGCTGGTTTGCCATCATCGTTTTCTTCACGAACCTTTTTCATCTTTTCGGGAATACTTACGTTACCGATTTGACCTACCATCATTACCGTGGCATCAAGCGTGATATTATTTTCTTCAAAATATGTTTTAATCCACCAAAAATACCGATCAGTTGGTACTCTTTCAATTTTCATTTCTGCCCAAATATCAATAACATTATTATAAGGAAACAGATCTGCTTTATCCGTTTCAGTTAATGAAGCGAAGTCAGATCTTCCTACAATATAAAATATTTTATCAGGGTTGTTGTTTGCAATAGCACGAAGAACACAAGATGCCTCATTGTCACCACCGACAGGAGAATATTTGTTTGTCCTTAGCTTTACTGATTTACCAATTTTGGCAAAGGCAATATGTTTCATAATTAAGTCCATTCCATAGTTTTAACGAATTGCTCGGGAGTTATTGCTTTATCGTCAATATAGTAAACACCGTATGGTTTACCCCAAACAATTTCATCATAAGGAACGTCGTACTTTTTTAGCCAATCGACTGTAATCTGTCCGACGTCTTCAATAATTTTATTTATGTCACCGCCATGAGTTAACATTCTGCGTGCTGTATGTAGCACAATCCGATAACCTTTTGACTTTGCCTTTTGCAGACTTTTAATCATAGGTTCATTTGGTAGAGCCATAGCATACTTCTGTTCTGATTCTTTTTGGTTATGTCTAGGGTAACATATAGTATCGTCTATGTCAACTACAATTGTTTCTTGCGTACTCATTAATATAATCTCTCATTCTTTGTTGTCTGTCTTCGCAGTCATAATGAAGTTTAATACAAGTTGCGATTAACAGTGCACCGCCATCTATGATTTCGTCATAATCATTAGGAAAGTACTCTTTAATTAATTCAGAAAAACATTCCCGAACCGCTGTGGGGTATTTATGCCCCGTAACTAGTTCGTTATATCCATGATATAGGTCGTGTGACAATTTGCACATATCATAAAGGTAATCACCACCGATACCTATATAATCACCATAAGATCCTCGTGGATCCAATAATGTAAAAGCATCATTATATGGGTTATACAGAATGTTGCCAAAGTGCAAATCACCGTGCATAGCATCAACAGGTTTTGCCTTTTTCAGACAGCGTTCCGCAACATTTCGGTAATACGGACTATCAGTTTCTAATCGTTCTTCTGTTTTATCAATCCACATCTTTTTTGCATTGTCAGGAAAATTGGCAGTAAACTCAAGAGTTGGCTTACGATGAAAATGGTTTGACATTGTAACTATAACTCTTTCAATCAAATACCGTATAGTACTTTTTGATATGTCCTCATGAGCAAATAGATCAGATAGCAGAATGCCTGACTCATAGGACATGGTCAGGGAATAATCATCTTTTAATACTTTAGGAATGAGCATGCTTTGAATAGGTGACAGTGATGTATACCAATTCTTTTCATTCATAATAGTTCTTGTGGCAAAACTGTTATTTGCATTTGGAATCTTTGTAATCATATTGAGATCGGCATGATATTCAAACGAATTAAACTCACGTGCCTTTAGTGTCAACAATGTAGCACAAGTTTTATGGTATGAGGCAATATCACCAATATCATACCACAATTCTGTACTTACGTTATTAAAGTTACCATAATCTTCAAGTGCATCCGAGATATCATATCCTTTGCTATCACAAAAAGCAATGGATGCAGTTTGACCACACTTAAAGCTGTATAGACCTACGAGTGCGGTTGCGTTATCAATGTTTTCTTTTGGTTTATTGTAATATTTTTCACCATCCCACATACACCAAGCAAAGTGATCTTCAACTTGTTTTGTTAAAAGGAAGTCTGTACCCAACGGCATATTTTCTTCAAGGATAATTGCGTCACCCAACCAAACAACAAGAGGACATTCCCAATTACCCAAATTTTCAATACCAACAGCAATAGCGTCACGAGGTCCATTTAGTGATCCTTGTTTTACACATTTAATATTTTTATATTTTGATTTTTCAACCCAGTCACGAATATCATTATGCTTACCATCAACAATAACGATCTGCCCAACTTGATCAGCATTCTTATAAATTGATTCAATAATATATTCAATAGTAGGTTTACCGTGGACACGGATCATAGCCTTGCTACAATTTGCTGTTAGCGGTTTAAGGCGTGTTGCTTCTCCTGCCGCTGGTATCACTACATTTATCATAATTTAATCTCCACTCGTCGTATTCATCTTCAAGGTTAACCCATTGTGGTTTACATAGACCTGACCAACTATGTCTCTTGTCCCAAACAAACCACGCATATGCAATCATACCACCAATCTGATGTTTCTTTTCAATCGGCTCAATAGAATCCTTTTTGAATTGAACTCGGTCCGATAAAAATATTATATCACTAGGAGGGTGGTTTGTAAACAACTTTTTTCGTTTTTTTCCTTCTAAAAAGGTTAAACGTAGAAACATTGCTACATAATCATATTCACCTATCCATTTTTCCGCCATCTTTCGTGGTAAGTCTTTATGATATGGTGGGTTTGTCACTACTCCATCAAAACCTGTTGGCTTTTGCAATTCCATTGCGTCATAAGAAGTATTTATGCTACATAAAGAATCGGAATATTCATTGAGATCATAACTTAAAACATTGTGACCATTCCGCGCAAGCTCAACCGAAATGTTACCACGACCTGCGCATGGTTCAACTATATCTCTTGGTGGTTTACAATACTTTGTGAGAACGAATGTTGCAAGTGGAGGTGTTGGGTAAAAATCATTCGTTCTTCGGTTAGGGTCATCTTTCTTGACCCCAACATAGACATCGGTTAAACTATTAGCCAAGGTGTGTTACCAAAATACCTGCCTCTTTAAACATAGGCGCAGATTGCGTGGTCCATAAGTCAACCCATTTCTCGGGTGTGTTGTATGTTGCTTCGCGGATTACAACTCGGCGAATACCGGATTGAATAATAAGTTTAGTACAGTCAGGACACACTGGCAATCCGTGGACATATATTGTTGCATTCTTTAATGAAACACCAGAATACAAAGCATTCATCAAAGCATTAGTTTCCGCATGGACAATCCGTGGGTATTTTTCATCTCGGTTTTCTAAACGCTCAATACTATCTTCAATACCTTTTGGAAAACCATTATAACCAGTAGCAAGAATACGTCGTTCGTCATTTACACAAACAGCACCAATCTGACTCGACGGATCTTTACTCCATTTAGAAATTGTTTCAGCCAATTCCATAAATCGCTTATCCCATTTGAGTTGACGTTCATCTTCCTCACGGTATTTTCGACTTATAAATCTATCATATGGTTCTTGCATTACATACCTCGAATAGCAATAGTTGAATTTAAACCACCAAACGCAAAGTTATTACTGATTGCAACATCAACCTTCTTTTCCTTTGCGGTATTTGGTACGACGTCAAGATCACATTCAGGATCAGGTTCTTCATAATTAATTGTTGGTGCAATAATGCCATCGTTTACTGCCATAATTGCCGCAAGTAATTCAACTGCACCTGTTCCGCCAATACAATGTCCGTGCATAGATTTGGTTGAACTTACACTCAATTTATGAGCATGGTCACCGAATGTTTGTTTGATAGCATCAATTTCAGTTCTATCATTTGGAACTGTGCCTGTACCATGAGCATTTATATAATCAACTTGTTCTGGGTTAATTGATGCATCTTTGAGGCATTTTTTCATTGATCTAATCAATCCTGAAACTTCAGGCATCACAAGATCACTTGAGTCTGCAGTACACGCCGCACCTAATACTTCACAGATGATATTTGCACCACGATTTTTAGCATGCCAATATTCTTCAAAGACAAATACACCTGCGCCTTCACCGTGAACAATACCTTGACGCCCAAGAGAAAACGGTCGACAGTAACCTGGGCTTACAACGCGCAAACCTTCCCATGCTTTCATTCCTGATAGATTTAGAATTGCTTCTGAACCACCTGTCAGCATAACAGGAGCCATACCGTATTTAACCATATGGAATGCTTGTGTCATTGCGTGGTTAGCAGAAGCACATCCTGACGTTACAGTAAATGATGGACCTTTGATATTATGTTCCATTGAGATATGGCAAACAGGAGCATTACCCATAACACGTGGAATAATAAAAGGATTAGCACGGCGTTTTGGATTATCAGATGCAAAGTAATTATGATATGTCCGTTCCCAGGTTTCAGCGCCACCACTACCGTTACCCATAATAATACCTGCTTCCTCAGCAAGTTCACCATCAAATTCTAAACCTGATTGTTCTACTGCCTCGCGGGCTGCAAGTATATTGAGTTGTGTAAACCTATCAAAGATTGCAATTTGCATTCTTGTCCAATGGTCTTTTTCATCATAGCCTTTAATTTGGCCACCACGAGTGTAGCGCATATTTTGAATTTCTATGATGTTTTGGAGTTCGCTAATGCCGTCGGTGCCTTCGGCCATTGCTTTCATTGTATCTTGGGCAGTCCATCCTAAAGAATTTATAGTGCCCATGCCTGTAATAACAACACGGTTAGTCTGTCTTGTTGAGCTCATCAATTAATGTTTTCCTTTTTTCACTACCCATTGCTCCATCAAAAAGTGATTTGGCAGAAGTCATAAGACAACTGCCGAGCATTAGGATTTCTTCATTATCATCACACATCATAATAAGCCGATCTAATTCAGAATTAAAATAAGTCATTCTTTTTACAACGTGGCGTGCGGAATGTGGCATTACTCTTCAACAAGCTCCACTGAAATAACTTTCTTTACTTTAATACCATCCCACCGATCCTTGCGGATATCGTAACAACCAGTATGAGAAGGTGTCAACACAGGTGGATTGTTTATGCGGCCGCGCTTGTTTGGCATATCAGGAATTAGTTCAGGCTTGAGTGTGTAATGCTTACTGCGTGTACCAGTTTTATCATTACGTTCCCAGGTGACAAGGCATTCGCCTTCCTGTAATTTAGCTTTAAATGCTGCTTTACTCCATGTCCCTAGCATCGGATTCTCCTATCATTCGTTTTTCCATATTTTCTTTTACGTCCATTACTTTTTCATTTTCAATTATATTAATAATGATATTAGTAATGTCTAAATCTTTTTGTAGGAAAGACATTTTGGTTTTTATTTTTTCAATCTGTGCTCGATAAAATTCAAGCTCTTTTTCTTTTCTGAGTTTTGTCTCGATAACATCTGATATTCGTATTAATTTACTCATGGATATATTTATACAACAAGATCAAAATGACGTTCGTATACGTGCAAGTTCATCACTTGCCATGTCAGCATGCCTTTTTCAATAGTAAAGTGTTTATTACCAGGAAGCTCACAACGGCTGTTCCATCGAGTAACAAGTTGATCCATTAGGTATTGAGCCCATGCGTAATCATTCTTGTAACCAAATACAACATCATTAGAACGCATTTGCGATACCATATGTAGAATACCATCACGGATATAGAATGTTTGAGCGTTGGTACAAATGAAATCAGACTTACCGTTTTCATCAAACTCAACCCAGATAGATGGACGATTGTAAACCATTTGAGCACGACGGCTGTCAGGATTACGCCACAGTTCATCAAAAGCATTTTCAAATTGATTGAAATACTTTGGTGAATTTACAAGGTGACCGTAGTTTGAATTGATTTCACCGTTTGGATCAGCAGCATATTGCCATGCCGCAGGTGGTTCTTTAGATGGTCCGTAAATATCATTAATATTTGTTGAACCTGATTTGTACCATTCCAATTCTGATTCAATATAACTTTGACTTGGTTTACCAAAGATTGCTGGTTCAGTTGCAAGAAAGTTTGCACCGATTAATTCAATAGTACGTTGGCCTGTTTTATCAATAGTGAATGCTTCATCTTTAAGCTCACCTTTGAAAAACTCACGGATATCATATACGCTATCAATTCTCATGCGAATGTCCTTTTATAGTTTGACTTGTCTATTTCTTTAATTCTATTATACAACGGTTCGTTATTAATGTCAATAATTTTATTAAATGTTTCGAGCGCAAATCCTGCGGTATGCCTATTGTCTCGTTTGTTTTGAATAACTCTAAACCTACGTTGACCAGGTGGAGGTGCTTCCCATAATGTAACAAGCTTTGATCCAGGCCGTGGGTTTTGAACAATAATCCATCGGTCGGCATTTAAACACTTATCAAGTTGATTACTTACGGCACCACCTTTAGTTGTTGTAATCGGAACAGTAAATGCCTCATACGTTTCCATGTTAGGTACTTTAAAATGGTAATAAATTGTTTGGAATTTAACTTCGGCATGTCTGCCGTCAATCATCATATCCTTTGACATATCAAACGGATCTTCCGACATTTCAACTTTGCAATTTTGCATTTCAAAGTATTCTTTTACAATACGTTCACCTAATTTACCTAACCGTTCTATGCTCATTTTTTAAACCTATCATCAGTATCAATTGGATCAGACTCAATTGTTGTCATAACAAGAATCATCATTTGAGTTAAGGCATGAGACAAATGTGGCAAACCTGATTCAGGATCTTGATCTTCACCTGACATATATGCTAACAAATGACGCTGAATAGATGAGTAATGACGAGAGACAGGAAACTTTTCAATGTCTTGTCGCCAATTGTTTTCACCGTACTTTTCAGCACCAAAACCAAATACCTTTGCTGCTTCGATAATAGCTTCAGGTGGAACTAAATGGATTTTGGGTTTGTCATTATCATACTTCATTACGAGAGCCTCTGCCTTTTATTTGAGAATTGAGTAGTGGCTGATAATGGTCAATAGATGCATCTTCAATTAATGGAGCAATCTTTAAGTCATAATCAGCGGTGTTAATGTATTTTATCACAACATCCATAGTTTGTAAACCATTTTCTTTTAGATATTGTCTATATTTTCTACCTGTTACTTCATGGTGTGAGTCAGGTTTAGTAAACGAACTGCGGTGATTGCCTATCCGTGCATGGATTGAAGAAGTCTTACCATCCGTTTTGCCAATATAAAGTATTTTACCTGTGGATTTTTCTTGCCACATATAAACACCTTTATGTTCAAATGCAGCTATGCGCCTACCGTGATTACAGCGACGCAATGGAGTTACAATATCAGCTTTATATTCTGTCTTATAACCATGCTCTATGATTTGTAAACAGACTTCACCGTATTCTATGGCTTCCTCCCAATACTCTTCAATATTGGAAAGAATTTTATCTTGCAGCAAAGCCGCAAGGTCATCAAGTTTTGACATAACGTCAGTCCTTTATGATTTGTGGTTACGATCCTGTAACCCAATCTTTTTAGCACCTTTATTCCAGGCACCTGATTTACCACGCCATGTTTTGAAGCGTTTCTTTGACGGTTCACATTTTGTAATGGAACCGCCTTCAGAGACAAACTTTTTTACAAGATCTTTATAATCCATTATGAATAATCCCGGATGTAAACGTCGTAATGAGTTGCATTTTCAGCAGGTGTGTCATAAGCCCAAGAATTTTTGCGAGGACCGCGAGGACGAATACGAAGTCCTTGTGTTTTTTGGTTAAAAATACAAAATCTGCGGGCACGTTTGATAAAACCGTTGCGTTCAACAAGTATTTTTTTAAGGTTTGCAATCTCAGGATCATCAAGAGATTTACAAGTAAAACGATAGTCAGAAGAAGAGCGGTTTTTGTAAGTTACATAAGCCATGATATAGTTCCTTTTCATTTGATACAATCAATATAACTGATTCTAAAGCATTTGTCAATAGTTAATTTGAAATTAAATCAAATTAAGTAGACCTGCTGTACCTAAAAACAAAATTAAACCTGTTAATGACCATGCCAATACTTCTAACTCAGCACCAACTTTTTTGTCATCCACAATATATGCACCAAACAGTCCACCTGCAATCATACCTGCTATAATAAAAACTACTTCCATCGCTTACTCCTTAAGTTGGAATTTTGAACTAAATCCAACCGCGTCTTGTTTATATTCAAAAAAGAATGTATCTTCATATACATCTGTAAATTTTCGGTGCACCCATTGCTGTTTATGCAATTGCACTTTGCACCATTGAGTGGCTGCCCACCTATTATCCGAATGAATGGCAACGGCGTAAAAATTACCGCTGCTCATCCATCGTTGTTTATGATCTGCTATTTCTTGTGGCGTCATACCCATTCCTTATATTCAACAATACCCAACAGATCTTCAATTAATTTCTTACCATATTTAGTAAACAAAATTCCTTGTTCCCATACAAAATGCTCAACATCTTGACTATGATAAAAGGTTTCTTGACCAGTAATCCAACTTAATGCTGTTTTACGGTCACCGGCACCAAGGCTGATAACATCTTGAACGCGTGCTTCAAACTTTGCAACATCTCGTTCTTCCTGAGATTTTGTTTCAGCCATTTGGATATCAAGGGCACGGCAATACTCATCCCACGTTTTTTGTTTTTCCGCAGGTGTACAGTTATTCCAATCATCCCAATATGCACCACGAGGTCTATAACCATAAACTTCTTTGTGTAAATCTGAAATACAATCATCTGAATATGTATAAGTCATTGTTTGCTCCTTTGTTGATGATTCCAATATAACTGATTCTAAACCAAATGTCAATAGGAAACATCATTTTTTAGTAGATAAATCTATGATAACACAGCTATGATAGTCTGTCAACAAAATAAATAAGACATGGAGGAGTAAATGAAACTAAAGTATAGAATCAAGTTCTTTATGTCTAAATTAAAGTTTTGGAAAAAAGGAAGTTACGGTAAAGGTACGTTCATCTACGAAGATGATGATTAGGTTCATAATTAAATGTTTTGATATCTCTTTCATACCAATCTCCTATATCATTTATAAGCTTAGGAGTCCAAAGATTAGGGTAATCGCCTGTGACATTATACTTTTCTTGTAGTTCAACGCTGAAATAGTTTTTTACATCTTTCTTTAAAGTCTCAGTTTTCATCACATGGCACATTATTTTCCCATCATCGTTAGTAATGTGGTCTAATTGATTATGCCAATGAAGATGTGGTCTGTGCCATGTGAACGGCATTTCTATAAGTCTGTGCCTATCTTCAATAAATGCCTCAAAGCTTGAAAGATCAGTACCATGAACCTCATAATCTCTTGTCTTTGCATGCCAATAGCGAGAAGCTGTTCTCTGCCATGGATTTCTTACAACAGCAAATGCTTCAAACTTATCTCTATATTCTGGGTAAAGGTCTTTCCATCTACTATGCTCAGCTCCTGGATATCCAATAACTTTTAAGCCCTGAATATAATCATAGTCTTTTAATTTATCTACAGTGTTAATGATAATTTGAGACTTTAGTGCGTTGCAATATCTTATAGAGAACCCACCTGTCTTTGGAATATGAATAAAAATTTTCATAATCTATATACTGCGTATGCATTTTCTCCGTGTTTAAATGTCATCCACTCAGTCATACGAATGAACCCAAACTCTTCAGCATGAGAAAATGTAGGCCTACGAGGTAAACACCATAAAAACTCACAACCTTCTCTTCTTCCTTGGTCTGCCACAGCTTGCCACATTATTTGAGATAACTTTTGTCTTCTATAATCTTCATCTACCCACACTCCACGTCCTCTATAATAAGTTTCTGAAGTCTTGTGTCCTGAGTTTGAAGCTATAAGTTTATCTCCGTCATACAAGCCCCAGTAGGTGGCTTTATATTTTGTAAATATTTCTTTATTGTTTCCAAGTTCAGGAAAAGTCATATCAGAAATATAATAGTGCTCATTCCCAGGCCACAACTTGTCCCAGGCTTCTTTAATCTGTTCTTTGGTTATTTCTCTAAGCTGATAATTCTGCATAGTCATTCAGTACATTTACTACAAGGTGTATTCTATCTTCTTTACTTGAATTGAAGGCAGTGTGCTTTAACATAGTATTGGTTAAATACCACGTGTCTTGTTTGAGATGCATAATCTCATCATCTATAACCATAAAGCATCCTTCCTGTGTTTTTACAGGATAGTGTATTCTTATTTGAGAATCAGTATGCCATGATAAACAAGTAAACGGTAAAGATTTCATTAATCTGACTCTACCGATTTTATATCTTTCATTCAACATATTATAAACAGTTTCAAGTACGGTGCCACGGAACACTGAGCACACGGTGTTGAAATCTTGTTCCTTGAGTTCTGTTTCTCGCAATGGTACTATAGTCTGACCATTTTTATAAACCTTTTTTGACCAATCATATTTCAAACTACCACATGCCATCTTTGTGTTATCAGGTGCATCCGATGTAGTTGTAATACCGATCTGTGTTTGACCATCCCATTCAATATGATCTAATGTAAATGGCGGTAATTCTAATTCAGTAAAATTTTTCATGGTTCAATCACAAGAAAAGGATATTCTAATTCGTGTACGATTTGAATAGTACCACCAAGATGGCCTAATACGAACGGTGGTCTATACATTGTCAAAAATGTTTGGCATGGAGTATTATTTGCTTGTATCTGATCTCGTATCAATACATTGTTATCGGTAAGATAAGCTATGTTTGTATCGGTCTCATTCTCTAAGTTACGTATATCAATACTTGACCCATCTCTTTCAACACGTGCCTTATAAAACCTATCAAGTAATTTTGTACTATTCGTTCCGATAAGACTGATGATGATTTTCTTATAGGTAAATGTTTCTTTCATCCACCGAACGGTTTGTTTGAACTCATTAAAATCTGTATGGGTAAATACACTAAACGCAAAAATAATATCTTGCTTTGTATTGATATTGGGAAACGGTTCGTCGAGATTACCAGTCTGATTATAAACTTTATTATATTTGTTATAGTGAAAAAAGTTAGCATCAGGATAATTTTTTGCACCAACATCCAATGCACCTTTATCAACATCAACACAAGTATAGTTACTTTGTTTGATTGGAAAATTATCAAACGATAATAGGTTACCTTGATTGCCACCCCAATCTAAAAATGTTGTTGTACTTGATAAATCATCAACCTCTAAAAGGCTGTTAAGACTGATTACCGATTTTTCTACCGGGTATAAATCCATAATCCCAATCTCCCCATATTAATTTGCGTTCACCACAAGACCAACATACACCACACGGTTTTTCTGTGTCAGGTATATTAGTACAGCATGACCTCGTTTCCTGCAACAAATCAAATAAATCAAATCTCCTGTAGATTGACGCAACAAACCTTTTATCAACATTTGCAAATGGAGAATAGTATGGATATCCAAATCTATCAATTGTAATAGGAATATCGTTTTCATTCCGTATACCAATCATTGGATCACATTCTTTCCAAAGATTAATATGCGTACCATCTTTTAATTCAATGTCAACATCAAATCGAGGGTTAGCTGTATTACCGCCAATAAGCATATCATACTCACCACGGCCAAACACTTCTTTTTGATATTTATGTAGGTGAGAGTCGTTATAATCATCACCGTAGACTGTATGGTGAGACAAGATGTTGTGGTAATCAAACTTGCTAATCATATATTCAATGATGTTGGCAGACCTTCGTGCCTGCCATCTATACCGCTTGTCAAAGGCTAGAGTAAGGCATCCAATCGTTGTATCGTGTCGGTTATTTTCCGTTAAGTATTTGATTAGTAAATAAAAAACCAATGCCGAATCAGCACCACCGCTTAAATTAAAAAGTATTCTTTTACATTCTAACGGTATTTCAAAGCTTATAGATTGACCAAACTCATCCTCAAGATACATCATCAATCCACTTGTTTATCGCTGCACCGAGGTTTATTTGTCCTTTTGCATCAGGATGAGAGTCAAGTTCTGAAATTTTACTTTCTGCTGATATCCATTTACCACCAATCTCTTTCCATACAGGCCAACCATATACTTCAACAGGTTTGATCTTTTCAACTTTTGCAAATGCCTCGCCTGAGATTAATTCGTTTAAAATTGCCTTAGTTAAAAAACAATTCTCAACTCTTTCATCAATCATTAAGTTAAAAACTTTCCATTCCTTGGGGTGCTTTTGTCTAAAGTTATCGAGGTACCACCACCAGTAATCGGATGTAAACGGCCATATTGGGACATCAGATTGAAATATATTTAATTTAATATTAAGTTTACGGCATAACATAATTACCTTCTCAATATAAAACAACGTGTTTTCTAATATAGGTATAGGTCCGTCGAGTGCTAATGGCAATGTATGTAAACCCATTAAGTATTCAGCGCTTGAGTTATCTTTTCTGAATTTCTTTTCAGAATTAGATTCCATTGCAAACACCTCCCACCTTTTACAAGGCATTATTCTGCGCCTACCTAATTGCAATCTTGACCAATCGGTAAGTTGCCAACAAATGTGTGATGGAGGATCATCTGATAATACCGCGTCCATTATTTCAATATAAGCATACTCATTTGAACTACCAGATCTACCTTTATTAACGGCAGGCAATCCCAAATGCTTTCCAACATATTCTGGCCATTTCGGCCATGAGCAATCAAGTTCTTCATGCTGAAAAGAAAAGTAATTGTGGTCAGTCCAACTACATCCTACTGCAAGCAAATAACTCATTACATTATCAACCCAAAGTTTTTAGAAATAAAGTGTATGAATTGAAGTTCTTTAAACTTTATGTTTGTTTCTAACTCATGCTTTCTTTGTTTAAAATGGCGGTTGGTTGGATCATAGGCAGCCAGCTTAGTAGTATCGTGTTTGAAATGCCATTTCTCTTGTAGGCGCATTACAGGTACATTATTGATCTTAGTCTTATATGACATTATAGTTTCATTATCGTGTCCAAATGATCTACGGATCTCCTCAGTATACATTGAGAATTCCTTAACCTCATCCATTAAATCTAACAATTCATCAATGCCACCAAAATAATCAAGTTGTTCCATAATCTTTCGGCTTGACATCATAATCCCAGTATTGAATACCCAATTGTCACCATCAAGATCTTCCTCTGCCAACAATGCGTGCGCATTCCAATACTTTGCTTGGGGATTACGGAAATCTTTATTATAATTTTTGAAATATAATGGATCTCTTACATTAACTCCTGCTTCATACGCGGTGTTTACATCACAACAAAATCCTTGTTCTGCTCTCAAATAATTAAACGCATCAAACTTATCAGCAAAATATACATCGTAATCAATATACAAAACTAAATCATAATCGTGAGTTAATTTATCAAGTAACCAAACTTTATATAGATTAATAATATTGTATTCTGTTAGTTGTGGAAATCTTGCCGCAAATGTTTCGTATTGCTCATCACGCCCAAACTGAATAAATTCTGCACCGCATAGATCTGCATAATCTCGGTGGTTTTTATCTAACTTATCTTTAAATTCTGCAAGCCGTTGTTTAACACGGAGACTTTTCGGAACATCATCATCGGATGGACCACGAGGATTGTCAAGACGTTCGTCAGGTATTTCAATATAAATTGAATAGATACATTTAGTTTTATCGTTAAAGAAATGATTGAACTTTTTATTAATAAAATGAGCAACCTTAATCTCATCCCAATCAACAGTTATAAGATCATCGGATACAATGTAATGCCATTCTCTATCCATCAAAACATACGGGATATTGAATTCTTCCATAATCCATGAAAACAATGATTCGTTGTTTGGATAATAATACATTCTCAAATAAGTACTATTAACACCCATAAGATTATCGTGCTTTATTTGATTAATCTTTTTTATGCCTTTTTTAATTCTTGCGATATACTTGATCTTTTTGATGTGTTCAGACTTGCCAACCATAATACCTGTATTCATCACATGGCAATCAAACTTATCATTAAGTAGATCTCTTGTGATATGGTATTTTAATGTTGGGTTACGCACGCCAATTTCTTGAAAGACAACTTCATTAATGTTTCTATTCAATATCTTTTCATCTTGATCTTTAATATGAATGCCTTTACTCAAATCCAATTCATCAAACATATTCTCATCGGTATTGAATACCACATCCATATCAATATACATTACTTCATCATATTCTTCAGCAAGTTTGGCAAATAAGTGATGTTTATATAAGTTAACCTTTGTAAACTCAACGTCGTGCTCGACAACAAAGTCTTTCATTGTGTTATGGAATAATTTAAATTCTACACCAATTTTATCGGCATAATCTTTTTTGTTGTCAATCAGTTTATCCCAATAATCTTTTTGCTGTTCGTGTGACCAATGATTAACATTCCATGCATCATCTTCACGACTAATATCATCCCAAACTGTAAATATAATTCGTTTCATATACCAATCACCATATATCTTTGATATTGAGCATTCTCCGGTGTAGTAAATCCTGACCAAAATACTCTTGTTAAACCCAATGATTTTTCAAATTCTTCAATACTGTTATGAGTATTAATGTGCTCAGCTTCATTATGAAAGTTATTACTTTGAAAGCATACAATGCAATTTGGTTTCTTAAGGCGGATAATCATTTCAATATCCTCCTGTTCCATATGCTCACAACTTGTATTAATAATGAGTTGAAAATTTTCTGCGCGTTCAATAAAATAATCTATTGCATCATCATGCTTCCAATGAATATTTTGGCAATGCTCAATATCTTTGTGTAGCATAGGACCGTATATTTCACATTGGTAATCTGAATCAACATTCCATACCGCAACATCATTATCGAGATGTTCTTTCATTAATAATCCGGCAATACCATACCATGCACCCATAACTAAAACGTGCTCAATCGGCCCGTCTCGTAGAAAGGTTTCATCGTTTACAAATTCTTTGAGGTTTTCAACCAGCCATTGCTTACTTGTTGTTTGGCTAGGATTAACGGCAGTCATAATATCGAGTGAACGGTATAAATCTACATTAGGATTATACTTTGACTCAACATATATTTCTTCAATTATTTTAAGAGCATTTTTATAAAGTGTTTCTAGGTAATTCATATTTCATTCCATTATACATATCAATTGGTGCAGTGCCATTATAAGGATTGGCAATTGAGTTTACTAATCCGTGTTCAAACGTATTAAATTCAATACCTTCATGGACAAGAAAACGATCTATACCTGCGTACTTTCTCATAAAGTAATCTTTATTTGACATAAAGTGATCCCAGATATGATTCTGTTCACCAGCAGTCCATGTGATTACTGAACTATTTATGTGAACATCATAAGCATGAGGTGCCATGTATAAATCGTCTTTCCAATAATCTTTAATGATTGTTAACCCATCCCAATTCAACCATGGGCGCGGATCAGCTTTAATATCCATGTCTAAATCAAAGAATAAACATTTACCTCTGACTGGAAAATCTTTACTAAACATTGCAAGTTTATTCCACCAAAATCTAAGTGATGGTTTTTTGAAACATGGAATACACTCAATCTCAACATTCAACGGATTATCAGTATAGCACAAGTATTGAGAATTAGGATAGTATTCTCGTAGCTGATCTCTCAATCTGTTAACGTGTTCAGGGTCGTACTTGTCACCATGTTTCACAAATATAATATTATCGGTCATTAATTGCATTCCTCAATAAGTTCATAATTTTTGTAACTGCATTCCTGCTATTACGGTTAGACAGGTTTAATATTTTTAGTCTATTCATTATATCTTCTAATACATCTTTTGATAACAAATTAATATTCCAATTTTCAGTATGCTGCCGTCCTGCTCTATCATATGCATTTATAAACGCGCCAAAACCATTCCACTCCGCATATTTAAAAAACAAATCAATATTTTCGGCATTGACTTTCATAAGAGTTGAATTAACTTTAATGTTTTCAGGACCTAATACATCTTTAAACTTTTGAATGTTATCCATTGTTTCATTATACTTACCGCCAATTCTAATCATATCATATTCCGATTCAACAACAGTATCTAATGAAACTGAAAGACTAATGTTGTTTTCTTGGCACATCCTTAAAACTTTTTTATTAAATACACTACCGTTAGTACAGATTTGTACTCTCATCTCAGGATTAATGTCGGCAATCAACGCACAAAGTTTATATAATGCTTTATGAGAAAACGGTTCTCCACCAACAAATCTTATCTCTTTTAGGTGTGGAATAAACTCGACAAACTGTTCAAGCAATTGTTCTAGGTTTTCATCATTATCAAACACGTTTGGATCATATTGTTTAAGATCTTTATCGCGTCCTAACATATGTTTTGATGATAATTCGCCAAAGCACATTGGGCACGCCATATTACACAGATTACTAATTTCAAATTCAAAAACTCTAGGCCATGAGTTAGCATCCATTGCGTGTTCTAATCTATCTCTGCCAACATTATAATCATATTCAATAATAGGTGGTGTTTCACCTTTATCAATTCTTTTTTGACAAGCAGCCTGACAACCTGCACTTAATTTATTCTCAAGGAAGTCATCTTTATAAGTGTTGTTTAATTCACCAAACCAATAATCTTTTAAACCAAACTGATCTTTTTTCCATATTTTCATTTTACGGCTAAAGCAGCAAGGATGCATCCCGCCGTTTCTTCTTATTCGCATATGATTAAATGCGGCATAGCATGAGATAATTTTATGTTCTTCGGGTATAGTTCGTTTACTTTGAAATAAATCCCACTTATTCATTATCTTTGTATTCCTTCAAATATGGAGCCAAATCCCATATGTCTTCATTATTTTCACGTGCCACTAAACAAAAGTCAATCCATTCAACCATTCTTTCTTGTATCTCTGCCTTTTCGCCATTCCATTCTTCTTCTTGTGGTACAACACTTAATACGTTATTAGTATTACTCAAATCAAGTTTTGGGTTTCGCCAATAAAATTTATCGACTTGTTCAAATTTAGAATTAAGATATTCAAATAGTTTATCAATACCTTCTTTTTGGTGATGATCCTCTAACCAAACAGGTGAACAATATTTTGGAAATGTAACAAGGTTTGCCATACTTACACGAGGCACACCAGGTACATCAATAAAGTAATCAATCAATTCTGGTAAGTGCATCCAATTATAAATTGAGACCGTTGCAACAACTATTACGATGCGTCCTTCGACAGCGTGGTACCGATTGATATTATTTATTGTGCGTTCAAAGTTACCGCCACGGATCCAATCATATGTTTCGTGTACTCCATCAATACTTGCTTGAATGTGTACTTCTTCAATCTGATGTAAAATATCAATAACAGTATTAGTAACCAATTGAAAGTTAGTACAAATCTCAACACGGCATTTAGGATTTGTTTCCGCAACCTTTTTCAATATTTTTATATTGTTTGGGTCAGCAAATGGTTCACCACCTTTAATGGTTAGGTGCTGTAAATGTGGAACAAGATCAAGTACCTTATCAACATCGGCGTCAGTCATCTTATACATATCAGTGTGGAATTTATGATTTTGGTTTCGCCAATCTAAACCAGACTCCACCGCCATTTTTTCATATGGTGCCCACTTTGACGAATACTTACCTGAACAGGTTACGCACATTTGGTTACAGATATTACTTGTTGTAAGCTCAAGAAACCTTATTGGTGTTACCTCAGCGGCAACGTCTTCTTCATATGTTGGAAATTTAAAACGGTTGTAAGTATCAAACCGAGCAAGGCGCCCTGCATCCCAATGGCGCCAACAGACATCACATTGAGGCGGGAATTTCTTTTCTTTAAAATCTGCACGGATTTGGTTGTATATATCACCGTTAAAGAACTCAGTTAAATCAGGAACATCTTTAATATGTGATACCGCAGTGTTATCACCGGCACAGCATAAGACAATTTCTCCAATAGGATTGATTGTCAATCCAGTTTCAGGTACCATACATTTCATAATAATTAATCCAATACTGTGTTGATAATAGAGATTGCCTCAGTAATTTTAGTTGAGCGTCGGATTTTAGATTTGATTTCTTTTGGTGCCTTTTTAATTATATCTTGTTCTAATGACCATAGTTTAAATTTAAATACTGCTTCTTTATTAGTATTGTTATCAAGGATATATTCAAACGCAACATTATCAACCTTATTCGTTTTCATTTTAAATGCTTGGTCCAACGTTGTCAAGTCATCTTTTGTTTTCTCAAGGTCCACACGTTTTGTATGTAGATCTTTAAGTACACGTGCCTTTTCTTTTTCAAGTTCTTCAATACCAAGGATCTCCCTTGCCCTCATATTAACACGTGTATTGAACTCACGAGAATAACGACGTTTAAATTCTACCGTGTCATCAAGAATTGATTCTTCATCCCATCCTTCTTCAATCAATGCTTTATAATCTGCGCTATCGGGATTGTTTTCAATAACGTGAGCAACTTTAGTGTCGCCATCCTCGAATATAATCTCAATTGTATTATAACCTTCATCTATATAATGTGCTTCAATTACCTTACCACTAAACACTGACATCTTCATCACCCTCATCAATAGCTTGTTGGATTATACCTAACGTGCTCAAAATTGTTTTACTTTTACGAATATCTCGTTTTAATTTTGAATCACTGTCTTTAATAAAAGGCAATTCCAACGCCCATAATTTAACTTTAAATATTTCTTCTTTACTTGTATTGTTATCCATAATAGCTTCATACTTATCAAGACCCATTGTTTTGAGTTTTTTCTCAGCCTTCATACTTTGACTAATAATTAAATGCTTTGCCTGGGCATTAACAAATGTTGCAAATTCTCTACTTGTTCTCTGTTTATATTCTGCAGTTGAATCGAGGAGTCTATCTTTTGTCCATCCTTCTTCAACCAGATCAATATAATCAGGATTATCGGTATCATCTGCGGGAAGGTGGAATACGTGCTCTTTGCCATCATCGTCAAGCCATTTGACAAAAATAGTATCGTAGTTGTTACTGATATAATACGCTGTAACTATGCGTTTGCTAAATACTGCCATAATATATTCACTTTCTTATGATTTTACAATTCTTAAATAATATGTTTCTCTTGTTTGTGTTACACCGCTTGGAAATTCTTGAGTACGATAATCATCGGTATTGACAAATCTTGTTTGGTAACCGTCATCTGATTCACCTGATAGATATGTATCCGCCATACCCGTACCACGTTGCAGCCCATCACCTGTATATGTCGAGTCAGTGATTTCATATGTGATCTTATAACCATCAACAGTACGAGCAACAAGGTTGATTTCATATGAAAGCATATCTTGGAATTCTTCCAACGTATATGTTTGCACTGATCCATCGGCGGCGGCGTAACATGGAATTTTTACACCAAATTCTGTCCCATCACTCGAGACATTAATTTCGCTAACGGCATTCTTTATGTATAGATAATAAGTGTTTACAATAAAATAAATGTCACGGTCATAAAAAGGTTCGCCAATCTGATCTCCAGGTGTGACATCATAACCGCCAGTTATATCATATTTTGAATCTTGGAAAACTGAACGTGTTCCTACTTGAGTAAAACCAGATTCAGCACCTGTACCAATTTTATATGTGCCTTGCTGATTATCGCCAACAGCTTGGAATGCCATTTCGTTAATCGTAGGATAAATGTATGTGTCACGGAAATCCTCACGAGACATAGAACGCAAATTAGCATCACTATCAACGTATAACGGATATCGGTGTGTTTCTTCTGATATTGGATATGTTGGCTCAGTTATAGAATTAAATCTTTGTTTAATACCACGCCAAGGTGTTGTAACTAATTCAATGTCAGGTGTTTCCGCAGGAGTGTCAAAATTTGTTATGTCGGTGGTATCTTCGCCTGCTTTATAACGTGTATCCGTAATAGTACCAATAATATCAGGATCATTAGCAAACTGTGTAAACGGGTTTAATACATATAACTCAACTGCGGGGTTTAGTGCATATTGCCGTGCTGCTTCACGTCGCCAAAACGATTGTTCTAGGGATGGTGATTCTCGAAACGATAACACACCGTTAGTGTCAACTGAAACATAGGCTGCTGTGCGTGCGGTCATTAATCATCACTTCCACAGTAAAATGTTTTAAGAACGGTACCGTCTGAAGCTTTAACTTCAAACTTGTGATCCTTGGCAACCACACCAGAGTTAATTGTCGCGGTTGTAATTTTTTGGTTAATGATGGTAGACGTTCCTGCGTCAATATCGGCAATGTTTTCTAAATGCCGAGTATCATCAATAACTATGCTAGTTCCTACTTTTAATGGCATCCTTGCCTCCTATGAATTTATTTATATTTTTCTAATACGAAGACCATATGAAATTAGATTTGTCGGTGAACCAACCGGGAATTCTTGAGTACGATATAAGTCATTACCTGTTGTTCCAACTTGTCTTGTTGTATAACCTGCTGCTGATGTTCCGTCAAGAATCGTGTCATTCATCAATGTACCTTTGAGTGTAAGAGGACTTGAACTACTTGTAAGGCTATATTGAATTTCATTTCCTGTAGAATCAGACGCAATGTGTTTTAACTCACCGAGAATTAAAGCATCAAATGCCGCAACAGTATATTGTCTAATATCTCCATTTGTGTCAATATAAAAAGGTGGTTCATATGCTACCGCCGACGTATTAACTTTATGTAAGTAATACTGATTAATAATGATTGGCTGATCTTCATTCTCAGGAATACCACCTGACGTATAAACTGCAGAATCAGCACGCCTATCAATAAACACGGGGTTGGCATTTTGGAGTGTTGCACCTGTAACACTATTTGTTGCCGCAATAAAATATGTACCACCTTGGTCCGCGGTTTCACCTGAAGAAACAAGTGCATCAATTGTAGGAATAATAAACGTATCTCTAAAATCAGCTTTGGTCATTGCTCTAATTCCGAGTGATCCTGTCCCAACTGCATATACAGGAAACGCAAGGTTTTCATCAGTATACGTAGGTGCTGCTGCTAAAGTATAATCAACTTGTAATGTAGTATAGGTAACTTCTTCACTACCTGTATCAGGTGTGGCTGCCTCAGATGCATAGTTAGCAACAGTAGAAGGACCGTTTTCTGTTGCCGCTCCAGCTGTCCTACGAGTATCAATCATACTACCCATATTACCACCACTTGCAACACGAGAAACTGTAACTACTTCATCGTTTGCTAATAGGTGTGCTGCATTTTGAAATATGGCTTGCAGATCTGTACTTGACATTTCAGTAAGTCTTGTCACTGCAGTATTGGAATTTGCTTCATCCCAATATAATGGTAACCTTGCTGTCATTTTATTGTCCTTTTATAAGGCGCAATAATACGCAGCAATAATTGTGCCTGCCGCATTATAAACTGTTAGAACATTTGCTTGGTTTTTAATTGAGTTATTAATCGCGGTATCAGTTGTTGTATCTGTGCTTGCCACGTTTTTTAACTGTAACGCATTATCAATTACTTCGGTGCCTGCTACTTGAATCGCCATCTTCATCTCCTTTGACTATTAGCAATCTTATTAGTTTTATTTATAAATATTCTCAGTGAGTTATTTGCTATGTTACTGATTTTTTCACAGGAGCTATTATATGGCTTATGTCAACGCCTTTGGAGTGGAGATGAAAACTATGGCAAAGAAAGAAATAACAGTTGATGCTGAAGCAGCAGCTGCACTCGACACAAATAATGACGGTCATATCTCGGCAGAAGAGCTGAGTATGGAGTTGGAATTTAAACGCAAGCGCCTTGAAGATCAAGATGCTCAACGAGATGCAATGCGTAAAATGACTTGGTTTGCATTGTTTGGAATGTTATTGTACCCAGTAGGTATTGCTATAACATCATGGTTAGGATTAGATGAAGCATCAGGATTAATTGGAGATATTGCACCGACATATTTTGTTGCAATTTCTGCACTTGTTTCTGTTTTCTTTGGTGCTAACGCATACAGTAGTAAGTAAAACAAAAATAGGGAGGCTAACTTAATAACCTCCCTATTACTCGGGTCTTGTATGTGGACTTCGGGCTGTGTGTTACACCTCTCCCAGGCTGTCCCTACCTATCTGGTTTTCACGTCACCAGAATTCCTTTGGTCGGAGATGCAGGATTTGAACCTGCGACCCTCTGGTCCCAAACCAGATGCGCTACCAAACTGCGCTAATCTCCGTTTCTTGTTATAAGATCAAGAACAATGCTCAACTCATATATTGATTTATCTAAAACTAAATGAGCAGTTTTATCATCATTCTTTTTCTTTTCTTCGCGAAGAAACTCTAACCTTACCTTTATATAGTTTTCTGCTTCAGGTTTGTTTCCTCTACGCATAATATATCCTTTTTATTTGGCAAGGGTGGTAGGAATCGAACCCACACCAACGGGTTTGGAATCCGTTGTACTGCCATTATACTACACCCTATCAAACTCCTTAATACTGAATAGTAGTCTTAACTTAGTCCCTCACCAGGATTTTACGGGTTCGGTTGCTAGCACCTACCTACCTGTTACGTTTCTTTGCTCGTACTATGCAGTATTAAGAAGTTTTCGTGGGAGGGACTTTCTGCAGTGCCCCTCCCCTTATTTGCATTTTACGTATGCAACAACCGACTGGGTTTTTTTACGGTACCAGTTCTTTTTACCGACCTATATGTCCGACGCGCCTCGAACCACATATAGGGTTTGCTTGGGTACGTTCGACGTGATTGTCAGGCTTTCCCCGTGTGCCTAATAAAGAATGAGTTCGTTACCGTCATGCTTTTTTACCCGAAGGTGATAGCGTCGTGGCCTATTCCTCATTCCTTATATAAACAATATAACTGATTCTATAGTAAATGTCAATAGTTATTTGAAGTTTTTTTGTTTCCAAAACATTTTTTTGTACCGATCTACCCACATTGTTGCTAGTTTATTAACAAACTTTTTATGTGCGGATTGGTCTATATGATGTTGTTCAGATTTCCATGATTCTCTTTTAAAAGGAATAACTTGTACAAGTGGTGTTCCTTTTTTAATTATAACAGGTCGACCTGTAAAGTTTCTAAAAAAGAATGGCAAGTTAACTTGATTGTTTTTATACTCATCGGTATCAACAATTGCTGTTTGGAAATAAACACCACTTAATTGTAACGTAGGATCATTTAACATTGGTGTAAATAAACAACTATAACCTGGTGGTGTTTCAATTATAAAATGTTGATTGTATTTGAGTACCATTGCAGGTTCAGTGAAATACGGATGGCCGTTAACTTGATTAGTATTGTGGTCGGTAATTAAATTTTCCAAACCGTCATTTGACCATGAGGCTTCCCATTTGGGTTTATCATTTTCAATAGAACCGACAAGCATAAGATCACAGTGTGCAGTAATGGTATAACCTGCAGTCATTGCGTCAAGAAACGGAATACATTTTTTGACGGACCCAATTTGTACTCCTTCTATAACAGGAGATATCTTTTTAAACCAACTTGGTATTGTTTTGACTGCAGGTTTCGGATATTCACTTGCATCGGATAAAAACTCATCAACTGAAAATTTAATCCGTTTATCTTTCATAATATAATATCCTTTATTTTTTCATTTTAGCGGCTGCTTTATCAACTTCCTCTTGTGATACAACACCTTCAGATAACAGACGTGCTCGGTTTGTGTTATGAGCTGCTTGTGTGTCATCTTTTGATCCACCTGTATATGGTACAGCATGACCTTCACTAATCATAATAGCAGTTACCATACGACCATCTTCAGCAATAAAATCACCGAGGATACGACCAAACTTACCCTTCATATCTTCACCGTCTTTTGCAGCAAATGTTTTAAGTGTAGTTGTTTTGCCAAGGATGCCTTTTAGTCTATTCTTTGCGGCTAATCCAAATACCTTTTCAACCTTATCGGATGTGCGTGACTCAGGAGTATCAATACCCATAATACGTACTCGCTCATCTTTCATCCAAATACCAAATCCTAGATCAATGTCTACATCCACTGTATCACCGTCCACGATTTTAGTTACGTGTGCTTTATATTCATACATTCTTTGATTCCTTTTATGATTTAAGAGCTCAAAGAATTATAATATAAGTTGCTCAGGTATTATTTATTAAGTTCAAACCGTTCTTCGACGTGCTCAATACAAGCAGCAATGATATGGCCGATAGTCGGTTCACTATCAATCCATAATCTAACCGCATAGTTATCAATATCAACGTCAGGAAAGAACTTCTCCTCAGCTGCCATGATGAAATATAGTACACCCATAGAATCCATAATATCATCAAGTGCTGATTCTAAAGTAATGTCATCACGTCTGTAGTCATCTTTCAAGTATTCAAGTGCCCAATCATACATTTGTTCAAGAGGTGGGCCGCCATATTTTGTAACCATATCCAATTCCTTATTCATCTGTATCTACTATATCAAACTTTATTTACTTTGTCAACAACTTTTGCCTTATAAATAACCGTAGAGGAGTATTAATTATGGATTTTTTAACGCTTGTTGGTGATGTAGGTTTCCCTATTGCTGGTGCCCTAGCTGCCGGTGTATTTGTATTTATCACACTTAAGTTTATCCTTGCAAGCGTTACTGACACTGTAAATTCCCTCAAAAATATTATGACGGGTTTGGACAACCGAGTTCAGACTATGAATAACGATTTAGTGAAAATTGATGCCCTTTTAAGTTATGCTCTAAATGTTAAACCAAACATTGACCGCATAGCTGCAAATGAAGGCAAGGATGATGCAAGGAGAGATTAATGCTTTGGAAAGATTTACTATTAATGAAATTTAAAAATGGTTTTCGCATTCTCAATAACGACGATGATAAATTTTTTGTTATTGACGACGTGAAACTAAATATCGGTGACATTTATCGAGTTGGCCCAAACGGTTACTTCGAGTTAATTGAAGAAGGACCGCCGCTATGATGTGGATGGAATATGCGATTAATCAAGCTGGAAAAAACTTTGAAATAAAAGGTGACTGGCCCGGAGAGGTTATGGGAAAACTAAAAGACGGTACGGATAAAGAATATTATCTATACAAACCAGGCGATAAGTTTATAGTTAATGAAGATGGTTGGTTGATGCATCACGGAAACATTAACGAGGAATAATATGGAATTTGACATTGCAGGAGCCATAAGTGAATATGGATTTCCTATAGTTGCGGCTTTTGGAATGGGCTATTTTATATTTTTTATATGGAAATGGGTTACGGAAGTAATTGATCCGGTCCTAGGTGAAGCGATGTTTACTTTGATTAAATTAGTAGATCGTGTACGTATGCTTGATAATGATATGATTAGACTTAATAGCAAGTTATCTATGGTACTTGAATATAGGTCAAAACTAAATCCTAAGCGACAAGATGAGTTGCATAGGTTGGTTGCCGAATATCAGGCAGGTAGTAAAGCGTTTAATTCAACTGGGGTTGTAGATGAAGAAAATATTAACAATAGTGGCGGTGATGATGCCGGCACAGGTAATAGCAAGTGAATTAGTTTGGGGATTTAAATCTCCCGCTTTTCATTATGGTAATGGATATTCAACTCACGTTTTGTCGGTTGAACAACTTTCTCACAACAGAAAACAAGATTATAAAGACGAGCAACAACGTATTGCCGATGAACTTGAGCGAGAAGCAGAAAATACTACTTTAGCCAAATTCCTTCGCAACGTAGAGTCAAGAATTTACGCTACGTTATCCAAACAAATGGTTGATGCTATGTTTGCCGATTGTGGCGACAGTTGTTCCAACAGCGGTTCAACTGACCTTGAAGATAATACGATTGCTTGGTTAAGAGACCCGGTAACAGGTTCTATCACATTAACGATTACCGAAGCAGATGGTAGTACTACTGAAATCACAATACCAGGTGCTGGGGAGTTTAATTTCTAAATGAGATTTTTACCCTTCATACTAATATTCTTTTTAAGTGCCTGCGCAACACCCGGAAGTTTGAAAGTTTTAGGTGACCTTGATAAATCTCCAACATTATCAGGAAGTCCTATTGATGATAGATTACTCGCCGTTCCTGAACTGTCAGGTCCAAAGATTACAATTGCAGTTTATGAATTTGCCGATAAGACAGGTCAAAGAAAGACGAGTTCCAACTCATCATTATCAAGTGCCGTAACTCAAGGTGCTGAGGTTTGGGTAATTAAAGCATTACAAGATGTGGGCAATCAAACATGGTTTGAGGTAGTTGAAAGAGTTGGCATTGATAATCTAATTAAAGAAAGACAGCTTATTCGCCAAACGCGTGAAGTATATGAAAAAGAAAAAGAAAAAGGCCCGACACCTTTACAGCCAATGTTATTTGCCGGCTTATTACTTGAAGGTGGTGTTGTAGGTTATGACTCCGATACCGCGGCCGGTGGAGTAGGTGCAAGATTCCTAGGAGTCGGAGCCTCAACAGAATATAGAGTTGATACAGTAACAGTTGTTATGAGACTTGTGAGTGTTAATTCAGGAAAGGTGTTAATGAGTATCGCAACTGAGAAATCAATTGCAAGTTACAGATCTTCAACCGATGTATTTAAATTTATTGATTTAGGACAAGAAAATATTGAGGTTGAAAATGGGTATTCCGTAAATGAACCTGTGAACTATGCAGTAAGGGCTGCAATAGAACAGGGTGTGATAGAATTGGTTAAAGACGGGGTCGATAAGGGATTATGGTCGTATAAAATAAAAGAGATAAGAGGATAGAAATGAAGCATTTCATATTTTTGATTATGATGATGTTTGGTTCTGCAGCCTATGCCAACGATATCTACATTACACAAAGCGGTGACAATTTAGATTTAGACATAACACAAGATGGGCAAGATAACGAATTCGGTGATAGTACCACTGATGCAACTTTGACGGGTGATACAATGACTTTTAATATCACCCAAACAGGTGATTTTAACAAGATTGACGTTATCATTGATGGTAACAACTACACAGGTACTTGGGCATTTACAGGTGACGATAACACTGTTGATATGACTTGTGATTCCGCATCAGGTTTGAATTGTGAAACAGTTCAGGTTGATGTTACTGTTATAGGTGATGATTCTGACTTTAAGATTTACATTGGTGAAACAGCAGATGCCGATAGTTTAGTTGCTGACTTTACTGTTACAGGTGATGGTAACGCATTTTATCTTGATGCTGATGGCACAAATCAGAATTTTGATGTTAATGTTAATTCAAGCGCAACATTACTTACAGCAGGTACAGATCGTACACATTTAACTTACGATGTTAATGCTGATAGTGCCGGTAACTTGATTGCTATTGACAGCACAGGAGATGGTGATGTTAATGGGCATGAAGTAGATCTTACAGTTACTGGTGGCGGCGGAGATTTTATTATTGTTCAAAGCGGTATTTACGATAATCTCGTAAACGCAACTTTCAGTGGAGATTCAGCAAATGTTCAAATTACACAATCTGATTAATGAAATTTCATACTATTGGCTTCATTGCCATTCTGCTGATACCGAGCTTATGCTTTGGCGCTGTAGATGAAGATGCGGGGGCAATCGGTGAATTTTCAGGATCAGGAGTCATTGAGCGTGGGAGAGATGTTATTGATGGTGGCCAAGGTGTTGGGGTGCAACCCATGGATACCGCCGTCACAGCAAAAGGCCGAATGCGAATCGACTTTATTGATGATACGAGAGTCGATATTACCGAACACGCAAGGTTAGTAATTGATGATTTCGTTTATGACCCAAATGCTGGGACTGGTAAGCTGGGATTACGTGCGACATTGGGAACAGTACGCTATGCGTCTGGAGCAATTGCAAAGAACAGCAGAAGAAACGTCAGCATCAAAACACCGTCAGCAACGATAGGTGTACGTGGTACTGATTTCGTTATGGTGGTTGATGAAATAGGTGGCACGATGGTGACATTATTACCATCGTGTTCCATCGACTCCCTCGGAAAAACCAATTGCGTGACCGGTGAAATTTCAGTTGAGTCTGACACCGGGTTTGTTATTATGAATAAAGCATTTCAGGCAACAATAGTAAAAAGCAGATGGACAAAACCAACTAAGCCATTATTATTGGCGCTTAATGAAAGTGACATAACAAACCTTTTGATTTTAAGAAAGAAAAAACCTTTATTTGAAGAAGATGGGCAACCATTAGAACAAATGACGGATTTCCTAGATATAGATTTCTTAAATTTTGACGGTTTGGATGTTGATATTTTATCCGATAGTATTAAAGACATATGGTTAACAGAGTTTGATTTAAGAGATAGTGATTATTATCTCGGTGAACTACTACACGACATGGTTGAACAATTAAACATTGCTTTAATGCGAAGACTTATGGGTGAATTAGATGCACAGAATGCCGAGTTCTTTAATTTCAGAGAAGAAGGTTATGATCCTGTAACAAGAATTACTTTAAACAGAGAAGATCCTAGTTGGATTTTTGAAAGAGACGATAGTGGTTATTATCACCACCTAAGAATATATGTGGAGCAGCAATATGGATATACGATTAATATCCAACAACAGGACGAGTATGTTTGGGATTACCGTCTTGGCGTTGGTAATAATAATATTGACATCATCCAAATCAAATAGTGGACCAAATGAAGTTTATATGTATCAAACAGGTGACGACTTTACGTTAACTATCACCCAAGATGGCAGTCAGAATTATATAACTGGTGTAAGTGGACAGACTAAAGGTATTGAAGGTGACAACAATACGGTTGATATGGTACAAATAGGACAGTATCATGGTATCGCAGGAATGTTAGATGGTGATAACAATAACATAGATTTTTATCAAGGTGGCGGTGGTGACAGCGGAATGATTACTGCAATGGTAACAGGTAATAATAATGACCTGGTGGTGTGGCAAGGTAAGCATCCTGATGGTACAACTGACTTGTCAGAAGGCGGTGACCACACTGCAACGGTTACCATTACTGGTGATTATAATGATATTAAGGCCGGACAAACTGATCAAGGACAAATTAATCAAACTTATGGTAGGCATGAATTAACCGCAGAAATTACCGGTGATAGCAATGATGTTGGAATGACACAAAAAGGAAATCAAAAGCATACATTGGACCTTGATATTTCTGGTGATGGTAATGATGTTACAACTTATCAGCATGGTAATGGCGGACAAAAAACTGCAACCATTGAAGTTTCTGGCAACTATAACGTAATTGATGTAAACCAACGTGGAACAAATTCAGCGTCAGCAACCATTTCAGTAGAAAGCATATATGGTCCTGCCTATAATGTAACACTTAGCCAACAAACCGACACTTCTGCTAAATCATTTTCTTTAAGTGGTGTATGTAATGATCCAAATGGATGTGTCGTAAGTGTCGAGCAACACAACTAGGAGAAGTAATGGATACAGTCGTCGCGTTTTTCATAGCAGGATTTTTTACAGCATTCGGTTGGTGGGCAGCAAACAAAATAACAACCCAAATTGATACACATATTGAGCAGGCTGAGTAATGGATTTAATTTTAAGTTTGGCTTTGTCAACACATTTGGGTCTTTCTCAAGATTATAATGAAATTCATCCTCATATAAGATTAACTAATGATAAATATATCGCAGGCGCATATTATAACAGCGTCGAAAAATTGAGTGTATACTCAGGAATAAAATATAGTTATGGTGATATTGCAATAGAAGGAGGTGTGGCTACAGGCTATAGGCCACATCCAATAGCTCCTTATGGTAGGGTAACCTACGATTACGTGGATAATATAAGATTATTTGGGACTACGGCATTTGAATCCGACGGCTCTGCAGCTCGAGGAGGAATTGTATTAGGAATAGAATTTATACTAAATCCACGGGAGAAGCAATGAAACATTTACTATTAACAACTGCATTAGTCATACCAAGCTGGGCTATTGCTGATACTTCGAGTTTACAAACATCATCTCACGGTTTACTTGAGAACCAATGGGTTAAAGCTGGCATTAATAAAGACTCAGGCACATTTGGCTCTGGCGGAAGTACATCACCGGGCCTGTTATTTGATCCTGAAGGTTCGGGTACATTTAATTCTAGTTATGATTATCTGACGCCTGGCTCGCCGTTTGACGGACAAGCACTAAAGGTAGATGGCACAAATAAAGCAAATAATAATACAGGCTCAAAAACTATCGTTGACTCTGACGGTTTAACAGACGGCACAGACAGCATGACTTGGAGTGGTGATGTTGATGTTGATGGCGGTACATGGAATGTTGAAAATACATTTACATTAGAAGATAATAAACCATACATTGATGTTGAAACAAAAATTACCGCAGGTTCTGATGCTGATACTGTAGCATATGGTAAATTTATTGACCCAGACTCACAAGGTATGCCGGGAGATAGTTCATCAACAGATAACGTACTTGGGTATTCAGGTGTTCCTGATACAAACATTGCCTTTTCAGAAGCAACTGTTTCAAAGTATGCATTAGGTGTTTATTCAACGGATACAAACACTACTGCAGGCGTCAATGGTTGGTCATCAGAAGCAGATGGATATAACGGAACAAGTTATACAGATGCCGAAGGCAATGCTGTCAATTACGGCAATTCAGATGATACTATTGGTATTAGTTGGTCTTGGACTGGTGTATCAACAGGCGACATTCTTACAGCAAAATATGCTTATATCTTCGGCCCATCAGCGTTTGATGCACTTGATGATGCAGTAGATGGTGGAGCAGGCGGTGGTACTCCTGGTGAATTACCTACAGGGTGGTCACTTGATGATGTTGGATCAGCAACAGATGCTGCCGAAAGCGGCGGAGCACCAACAGTTGTAAGTACCGCAACCGAAACTATTACTTCAACATCAGAAGCAATAAGCACAACACTACCTGTTTTAACTGGTGCAATCACAACGCATGACTCATCTACAGCTGACGGTGTTCAAACTATTGACCGTGAAACTACTACGACTGTAACAACACCGATGGATGTAACAACCACAAGCTTTGTTAGAACTACTGATACTATGAGTGACGGCAGCGAAGTTGTTACAGACGGTACTCCAACATCAACTACAGTTGTTCGTAATGATGCTGTTGTAACTGTAACTGATCCAGGTTCATTCGTTGGACGTATGGATCAAGCATCGCAATTAATCGGATTAAATACTCATCGCAATTTAAATATAGCTGATGGCGTATCAGTAGGTCGCATTAACCATTCGATGGGTGATAACTACGAAGCAACATCAACGGTGGTTGGTCTTGGTCACACACTTGTAACCGACGATGCGTTAAGACTAAGCCTAGGTATTAATAGAATTGATACTGAAATGTCAGAAGGCGGCGATGGTGAAATAATAACAAACGCTGTGTCTGCTGAATTAGGAAAGGCAATAGAAGATAAAGACATTACCGTCGTAGGACGAGTAAACATGGCTAAATCTGATATTGAATATTCAAGAACAATCGGTACTTTTTCTGCGGCAGGTGAAACATCAGCTTCTGACGTTTCTGCTGGGCTAACAATTGAAAAATCAACTGGTTCTGTTAGACCTTTCGGTGGATTAACTATCGGAAAATCAAGCACTGATGGATGGACTGAAACCGGAGATGTTCAAGCTGTTTTAACTCATGATGAAGCAGACGCTACATACAGATATGGTACAATAGGTTTCAATATTGATGAAGGACCAATTACCGCTACATTTAGTAAAAACATTGGCGACAATGATGCCACTAATATAAGAATTGGTTTTGAACAAGAAATAAATGAATATGCTATTGTCGGTGTAGATTATAATAGAACTTTGGATGAAGATAATTCAAGCAATTATTTCTCAGCAGGTATCAAGATACGGTTTTAAATCTCGGTAACACCACACCGCATTGTTCCATAATCTTATAGAGTGTAAGTAATGCTTCGCACTCAAATTCATGGTAGGTTTTTTGATTTAAAACAATTGTATCTAATTCAGGAATGTCCATAGGGGCTATTACAATCTTATGAGGTAATAGCCCGCCGACATTAACAAGTCCTTCGACAATAGGAGAGTTTGCTCTTGTTGTAATACCGATGATACAGTCAGCAAAAGTTCCGTATTCATATATCCATCTTTTATGCCAACCCTCATCACCACCCAAGGCGGTTAGGTGAATAGCATCAGGTGCAAAGCAATGTTTGCCAAGATGCCTTGTCATATCAGATGCAGCGTGTTGAGCAATAGCAAGGTTTCCGCCATTGCCTACAATAGCAATCTTTGGTGAATGAGATATTTTTTTAATAAGATTAAGATCTATCAAGGTATTCCTCCACTAATTTTATATCGTCTGGTACATCAACCGCAGGTGTACGTTCATTAATCATATATGGTATAACATCAACCATTCCTATGAATGCTAATGTGTCTAGTCCTTTATGTGCATATACTAATTCTTGATCATATTCTGGAAAATGCATAATTGTACCAAGATCATATGCATATAAGCCATTAATACCAACAAGATTAGGACTATCAATTAATTCACGGTCAGGTGTTCGTGTTAAGTAAACAATTTTCCCATTGCTGATAACAGCCTTAACTACGTTTACATTACTTCTTTCTTCATCGGTTAATGGATAACAACACTGAACCATTTCAGCATTTGTTTCAAACATTTTACGAATGATTCCAGATATCATTTCAGGTGTAACACACGGTTCATCACTTTGTAAATTCACAATATAATCAGCATCAGTTTGAATAACCGCCTCAGCAACTCGTGAAGTACAAGTGTTGTGAATCTTTTTTGTTTTAATAAGATTAGGCGCCCATATGCTGTCGTATTCGTCAGCAGCTACATATACTTTATTAATATCTGCGCAAGCGTTCGCGTTATCAATACAATGATTAAGAACAGATTTACCGTTTACTTCGGCAAATATTTTGCTTGGGAAACGAGTTGATCCTGTTCTTGCTGGTATAATACAATCAATCATTTAATATATTCCTTATTTCCTCGGGTTTCAAATATGATATAGTTGAATACTCGATAGGTGCGGATACAGCTTCATTTCTGAATTGTAATATTTTGTTTGGGCTGATACCCATAAATCCCCACGTGTCGGGTAAGTTATCATAATAGTGAGTATATTTGGTTGTCGGTGTTCCCGTCATTCCTGCGGTGTAATAAGTACCGCCGTCATAACTAAAATGGTGTGTGGTTGATAACAATATATCATAGATTTCTTCCATTGTCAAGGAGTAATGAATAAATTTTACACCATACCCAAACTCGTGAGCAATTTTAGTTATGTTCGGTAATATTGTTTTTTCTTTTTCCATTAATCCGCCGATCCGTCGCTTTGACATTAACGGTTCAGATTTATGAATTGAAACGAATTTACCTTTCTTATTCCATTGTTTTTTAAACGGCCATAATTGATTTACCGTCCAAGGTGTTGCAACTGTCTGCTTTTGTTCGTACCGATATATGCTTACAATCATACCATTCTTAGGAGGTAGCATATTATTAAGAAACCATTTCATAACATCATATGAGGTTTCGGCATTACTAGGTTTACGTTTAAATGGATTGATAAATTGTTCAGGCCACATAATAGAAACACGATATGGGCCTTGTGCATAGTCTTCATCTGACATTAATTGTGCTTTAAAGAAAACATCACTTAATAAACACATAATAGTGCAGTGAGCATGGGCTGTATCAGCACAAAAACGTACTATGTGGGATGATGTTGGCAGTGAAATGCTTTTATTATTTTCACAACCTATATAAATAGTTTCAATTAGATTTGCCATGATATAATCCATTAATAAAATAATATTTATAAGGAGTATAAGAATGATAGGTCAAGAGAGATTTTGTAAAAAGTGTGGTCACCGCTGCCACTGTTATGCATCAGACTGTAAAGAATGTGTCAATGATGTTTGCACAAGCTGTGATTGTAAGAAAGATAAAGAATGAAAAATATTTTATTATCTCCTATATGGAGCATATTATTGTTAGGGTTACTTGCTTGGCTGCATACTATTAATCCTTCATTCATTGAAAGTTTAAGATTACGGTATTTTGACCAGCTTATTGTAAATCAAGAGGTTGTCCCAAATAACATTTATTCAGTAAACATTGATGAAGATGCAATAACCGAATATGGACAATGGCCATTTCCTAGACAAGTATACTCAGAATTTATTATAGATCTGTACAATAGAGGTGCAGGTCTTGTTGTTTTAAATATTCTTATGTCTGAACCTGATAGATCCGGCGGAGATGAAGACCTTGCTATAACTATGCAGCAAGTACCAATAATTTTAACCATGCTTGGAGCTGAGGAGAACAAAAATGAAGCGATTAATCCAGGAGCCTCTATTATTAATAGCGATTATATTTCTCTCATTCCAAGTGTACCTGGGATTATCGCTAACATCAATGAGCTTGAAACTAATGCAGTGGGGTCAGGAATCATCAACACATTCCCAGAGATCGACGGGGTTACCCGCAGAGCACCGTTGGTATTCGAGTCCGGGGGGAACCTCTTCCCTAATGTCACCCTTGAGGTATTGCGAGTCCTTGCCGGAGACCCATCCTTCCAAATCAAGTTGTCGCCGCTCGGGGTTGATAAATTAAGAATACCACAATTTGGAATGATACCAACAAATGAGGTTGGCGAGGTATGGATAGATTGGTCTCAAGGTTATCAATCAGAATCAATAATGAATTTGCCAGATGATTTAGGAGGTGCTGTAGTATTTGTTGGACCAACAGCTGCAGGTACTATTCAACCGATTTCAACTGCGGTTGGTGGAGTATATCCACAAGAAATACAAGCAGCAATGCTTGGTACTGTATTTAATGAGTCAAACATCACACGTCACGCCGATGCAAAAGCATGGGGTGAACTGGCTGCTCTAATTGTAGCAGGGCTATTAATAATTGGTTTATCCTATTGGACTTTTATAGGCATCGGCGCATTCGTATTAACGATTGGCGGCTTTATAGGAGGGTCTATCTATGTATTCCAAAGTTCAAATTTACTTATTGACGGCATCACTATTTCTGTTATGCTGTTCCTTGTTGGTAGTTTACGATATATTGTAAAATTCGTAGACGAGTTTTTACAGAAACAAGCAATCAAAAAACAATTCGCGGGTTACGCTTCACCAACGGTTGTTAAGTTATTACAAGAAAATCCGTCGTTAGTTAAGGATGGGCAAAAGAAAGACGTATCAATAGTATTCAGTGACCTTCGCGGTTTTACTCCTTTAGGAGAAAGCTTTGGCGATGATGTTAAAGGCTTAACGGAGATTATGAATGGTTATATGGATGCAATAACCGAACCAGTATTAGATGCCAATGGCATGATTATTAAGTATATCGGCGATGCTTCAATGCATATTCACAACGCACCGATAGATGATCCTGACCACCCACGAACCGCGGTGCAAGTGGCTTTCAAAATGCTGAAAGCAGTGGAGAAATTTAATGTGGCACTTCAAAGAAGTAACCGGCCGCCAGTGGGCATGGGTGCTGGTATTAATTCTGGCCTGGGTTACATTGGGGAGATGGGTAGTAGTAAGCGGCACAGCTACGACATACTTGGGGATGCTGTATCAACAGCAGCAAGAATTGAGTCTAAATGTAAAGAATATGGAATGGTACTCCTCATTGGAGAAGAAACGCAACGCCACACAGCTGATGAATTCTTTTACCTCAAGATCGACGACTTGGCAGTCAAAGGTAAATCGGTAGGAATTGGAATTTGGACAGCACTTGATGATGTAAAACAACCATGGTATGCAGCACAGAAAAAACACCAAGAAATGTTTGCTGCGTATCAAGCACAAGATTTTGATAAAGCTATTGAACTATGTGATATATTACATGGCCACTTTGATAATAAAATGGACGGATATTATGATATGTGGAAAGAAAGATGTGAATATATGAAAACACAAGACCTTCCAGAAGATTGGAACGGCGTATTTATTGCGACCACAAAATGATTAGAACTTTATTTGAAATGTTCTTTAAAAATTATATTGATGAACAAATAGACAAACGGTTCACGGAGAATATGATTGAAAGATACTGGGCTCAAAGACAGAATGAAACATCAAGACGACTTCAACAAGCAAGAGATCGCTACAAGATTGATTATCCGCCTTCCCATGAGGCCGAGCAAGATATGTCCGAGCCCAAAGTATTGTCCAGTGGTGACTTACGATGGGACGACGCCAAATCCCGAGTACAAACAAAAACCACTACATCTTCGTTAAAAGATAAACTAAAGGGGATTAACAAATGATAGAAAAATGCGCAACTATGGCTCAGTGTGCTCAAATAGCATATATGGACGGTAAAGAAGCAAAAGCTGAATATAAAAAGTTAGGTTATACACAACATAAATTTATTGAAAAGGATGGTGCTCAGGTACACCTTATTCAGAATAAGAACGAAATTGTTTTATGTTTCCGTGGTACAGAGCCTGGTGAATTTTCTGATATTAAAGCAGATCTAAATGCTATGCCCGACAAAGCAAACAACGGATCAGGTCTTGTCCATAACGGTTTTCAAACAGAAGTTGATAAAGTATGGGTTGCAATTGAAGCAGCATTGGCAAAGGCAAAACCTAAAGACCTATTCATATGCGGACATTCATTAGGTGGTGCAATGGCAACAATTGCAACATCTCGTTTGGCTGATGGTCCTTGGAATCCTGTGGCATTATATACATATGGATCACCGAGAGTTGGTACTCGTAAATTCGTCAAGAGTTTTAAAAATGTTACTCACTATCGCCATGTCAACAATAATGATTTGGTAACAACTGTACCGTTTGCACTTATTGGCTATAGACATCATTGCCCACCACGTTATATTAATTACTACGGTAATATTAGAAAAATGTCGAAGTGGCAAAGAATTAAAGACAAGTGGCGCGGCCGTTGGAGAGCATTGAAAAAAGGTATGCCTTTTGATGGTGCATATGACCACGGTATGAACCATTACTGCAAATACACGGAGCAAAATAATGATAGATAGAATGCTAGAAGACACGTTATGGATCTACACCGCAATTGGCGGATCCATAATTGGCGCAGTTGTACTTGCATATTTGAGTACAACACGCATTGGACTATGGGGCTATGCTAAATTTGATTTGATGATTGATTACTTAGTTGAGCGCTGGGGTTTAACCTGGCTTGAACAACCTGAAGACGCATGGCGAAAGAAGTATCCAAAAATCACTCAAAAGATTGATGATATGGAGCGCCGGCTAAATGCCGTTGAAGCAAAAGCTGGTGTTAAAATCCTAGGAGGAAAAAAGAAATGAATTGGATTAAAAACAGACTTAAGGAAAGAACAACTTGGGACGGCTGTGCTTTGGTAGCACTCGGTATGTTGGTTCTCTTCATGGCACCATTAGCAAAAATTGCTGCAGGCATTGCAATTGCCTGGGGCGCTTGGACAATTTGGAAATCTGAATAAGTTAAGCTTTCCGCCAATGTTCAAATGAAGGCAGTGTTCTACTATATTCGGCGACATTTGGTTTTCTTACAATCATAACATCTCCTGCCACACAAAACCTACTTAGTTTTAAATCAGTTTTTGTTTTGAAACTTTGGAGGCCAGGTCCATCGTCACCTTCCTGTGCAACAATATCATGGTTAAGGTTTGATGGAAATACTAGTAGAACACCGTCCTTTACTGGGAATTGCCATGTTCTTGCATTTGCATAAGTCCAATTCCCACCCACGTGTTCGCCAAAGAATTTTGAATAGGGCTCATTAGGATGAGCATCACGTGGATCATAGAATCTAATATCACGGTGCCTTTGAATATTTACGTGTGGATAATACACCCATGAGATATGATTCTCAGCATGGTTATGGATATTTATGGATGCTTTATCGGTTATATTAAAGAATGCTTTTGTTATAAACAAATCAATCTTCATTCGGTTCACACCGATTGTCTCAAGGTACAGGTTTAAACAGTTTGGTAATACTACATCAAACCATTCCGCTAATGCAGGATCATTGTGTACTTTCTCATAACCGATAAAGTCATGAGATACACCACTTTCCTTTGAATGTCTAAGATAAGCGTCAAACCACATATCTTTTTCTTTTTGAGTTACAGGTTTTCTAACTTCTGTAATTGTTGTTGGAAAAATAAAGTGATTTTGAAATTCACCTTCTTGAGTTGTCGGAAACTTTTCCTCATATCTAAATTGATTTGCCATGCTTTCCCATTTCTAACTTATACTGATCGTGGCACATATCACCAAGCGATTTTGTCAGGTTACATAATTTTGATGGATTATCAACTATAGATTTAACAGCATCACCGGCACGACGGCCGACAATTTTTCTATTCATTGATTTACCGGTAATTTTTTCCATAGTATCTAAGACTTCGTGGACAGTCCATCCTTGATTACTTCCGAGGCATTCGTATGGAGTATTGGATGGTCCAGATATAGCAGCGTTGAGTAAAGAATTACAGAGATCGTTAACGTGAATGTAATCACGTACACAAGTCCCATCCCGTGTTTCATAATCATCTCCATATACTTCTACGTGTTGCCGTATGCCTGCAGCAACTTCCGCTCCAATTCTAATGAGGTGAGAACTATCCCCAAGCTGACGATTAATACCATCACTCCCACTAACATTAAAGAAACGAAAAATAGTGTACCCATCAGCTTTCTCCTTTATAATATCTTCAGCACCAACTTTTGAGCGAGCATATGGTGATGCCATTTCAAAAGCCGATGATGTAGATGCGAATATGAAATTATCAGTACGTAATTTTTGAACCGCATTGAGCGTACCCATTGTATTGATACGATAATATGCTGATGGTTCTTTTAATGATTGTGGAACAATACTACGGCCTGCAAGGTGAACTACTGCATCACCCCAACCCATAAGCCAATGATCCATAATATCCTGTACCCAAAACTTGTCACAGTATTTAGAAACATCATTGCTTTCGCCATGGAAATTGTTATCAAACCCATGGACTTCATATCCATGTTCTTTTGCCAACCGACAAAAATGTGATCCGATATAACCGGACGCACCTGTCACTAATAACTTCATAACCATACTAATATTTATGTAAAGTACTTATCCAACATATCAAGTACATCCTGGTATTTTGCAATTTCAAGGATTTCTGTTTCCATTGCTTCAAATACGTCGGGGTGTTCACCTACACCTGCTGGGTTATTAAGATAAACTTCAACATTATACTTATGCTTATCAATATGACCTCTTGCGTGTGAGCGTAGTGCTTCTATTGTGTATTCTTGATGAATCATAATATTCTCCTATACAATTAAGCTTGATTGTGGTGTAACCAAACCACTCGTCATTTGTCGGTATGCGTTAGCAACCTCTTCATTTGTTTTAACTACTAATGAAATGTTATATAATACACATTCCTTAGGATCTTGTTCACCTGTCATAGCAATTCCATTTGAAAAACCCATACCTTGTTCACTCATTGTGAGGAACCTAGGATTTTTTAGCTCAACTGTTGAGCCATCTTGTGATATTAGTTTACCTACGTATTCACCGTTTTGTGTAATTACTGTTACAATATCATTAGCTTTAAATGCCATCTTTTTCACCTTTATAAATGCAAATTGCTTGTTGACCTGCTTCAAAATAACCATCGCCTTTACCAACGTCAGAACTTAGATCTTCACGTGCATAAAAGCACTCATACATATTAGTATGTTTGCTGACAAGTTCTACGTAAGGTATTTCATCGTACATATATACGAACACTAAAACCCACATTGTTATTCCTTTATTTGGTGATCTCTGTAGGACTCGAACCTACGACCTAGTGCTTAGAAGGCACTTGCTCTAATCCTGCTGAGCTAAGAGACCTATCTTTGAAAATTAAGAACGTATCGTTTACCGTCAATAAAAAATCTAATCGTCGAGTGCGAATACACGTCGGCGTTTACGGTATCTCGATATTCAACAACATCACATTGTTCAGTCCATTCATAACCAACAATACGTTGTTGTGTTTTTGGTCGTGATCCTTGATCTGCACCAACCAATCCTCCAATTACCGCGCCGACTGCTGCACCATCATCGTTACCTGATACTCCTTTACCTAGGATACCTCCGATAATCATACCTGCAAGAGCACCACCTGCGGCATCACCTTGGGATTGTACCGTCTCGTAAATCGGTACTTTCACATCATTACAAACGAGCTTTTCAACAATCTGAACGGAACGTGCTTGCTTTGTATGGTCAAACACTCTCACGTTAGTCGGAGTTTCGTTTGCAAAGACTGGTGTTGCAACAGTCAGCGCGGTTAGAAATACTAAATTTTTCATTTTATTATCCAATCAATCTTTTAGCATAACGAACGGTCATTAGTTGTGCTTCACTAAGACCTTTCATAGATGCAGTTTCAGCAAGATGCTCACCTACATCCGAAAAGGAATTCAGGATAGGTAACGGAATGTTCATAAATTCACCTGATTCAGATGCCCACATCATTTTACGGCCAAAGGATGAAACGATTTTTTGTGCGGCAGTTTGTTCAAAGAATGTAATGTTCATAGATAGTTTCCTTTATTTGATTATTCCATAATAACTGATTCTAAAGCATTTGTCAATGGTTAATTTCAATTATTTTAACAAATTCTGTAATTAATTCTTTAGATTTTTCACGTGCCTCAGTTTCCCACCAACAAGTTTCGTATTCTGTGTCAGTTTGTAATGCAGCATTAAGATCATCAAACTCATATTGTTTAACGTGAACAAGCTCGTGAGCAATGGTTGAAAATATTTCCGTGATATTACGATTAATGGTTTTTACCAAAATCAGATAATAACCTTTTTCTATATCAACACATATACCATTGCCTTCGAGCTCATCCTCAGCTTCGAGGACGATTTGCTCTGGGAACACGTTTAGATTGTTACAACAAAATGCAACAAACTTTTTTACCAGATCTTCATTATCAAGATTAGTTTTAATCATCATCTTCGTAATCAAAGTCTTCAAGGTATTCGTTATATTCTTCTTCAATGCTAAAATGTTCTAGCAAATCATCAGGAATTTCATCAATTGACGAACGGTCTTCCAAATTATATTCGTAATACTCGTCTTCCATTGTTTCAGAATTAAATTGCCCAACAAACCCAATGCCTGACTCCCAATATTTCAAATCAACAGAACAGTCTTTGTTAAGGGTGGCGAATGTTTCCAATGCGGTGATTGGTGGACCCCATGCAGAATCGACAGTACCAACAATACGAAGTGTATTAGCGTTTACAACATCAAGTTCTAGGTTCTCAGGATCAACATCCCATTTAGTACCCCATGCTTCAAGCTGGTCACCGATTCCGATTGATTCATCTTCCTTAAGAGGTACGAGTTGTTGAAGTAAACCACCTTGATCTTGAGCCTTTTCAAAAATCTCAGTGATTAAATCAGTCGGTCCGCTTATTTCAATATCATTCATACACCAATTGGGCATGCTGTTTCTCCTTTGTTATTATGTTATTATAACTGATTCTATTTTGAATGTCAATAGGATTTAAAGCAATCAAACATAATCTTTTCTAATTCGAAGGCTTCTTGTTCCCATGGTGAATTATAATAATCACCATCAAATGTTTTACCATACCAACGTGACGGTTTCTTACCGATACCTGAAACAAGCTCACCTTTTAGGTATTGTTTAACGTGTACCATTTCATGGAAGAAAGTAGTGAGGATCTGGTCTTGCTGGTTTTTTCCATCAATATAAACACACAGCTCAAGATCCTCAGGGTCGTATTCAACATAACCAAAACAATCATTATCGAACTCACCATTAAATAACACTTCCATTTCACCTTCGATTTCAAGGAACTCTGATGCAAACGCAACAGCACGGTCCATCATGGCATCAGGTATTTTTGCTGGTTTATCATATGAGACATAAAACATTATGCCACCTCTTTAAGATCAAGCTCAAATTGTTTCTTTGCAGTTGTATTGTTCCAATACCGCAAATCAGTTTCAGCTTCTTTGATTTCCTTGGCAAGCTTTTGTACCATTTCATCAGTTAGGCTCATAATGTTAATTGCGAGTAACTTATCAGCATCTTCTGGTAATGCTGAGGTGACATTAAGGATTTGCTCGGCGACATCTTTTTTCTTGCGGTTCTTGAATACAATTTTATCATCAAGTACTGCTTGGATGAATTCCATTTTAACACGTAACCAACGTGCTAATTCGATTGCTTCTTGTTTACGCAATTCAATACGAGCATTGAGAATACCCAAACGGTAATCACAAAAATCTTTAATGAGATCAAGTTCATTTTTGTACTCACGGAGTTTACCATTAAAATCAATAACAGTAATATTTTCGGTGAGTGGCTTTGATAATTTGAACTTACGATATATTTTATCGTTATCCCAATCTGAACTACCTTTTTGTTTTAATTTAACATCAAAACGAAAACCAGTTTTATCACATAAATCTTCATATGATACAATGTCACCATCTTCCTCAAGTTTATCGAGAACCTTAACGTAACCTTCACGGTCAAAACCGTATGGTACTTCAGTGATTGTCATTGTTGTTTTGGTTGGTTTACTGAAAACACCATTAACAGAATACTTATCTTCGATAGAATCATATGTAACTGTACCATTGAAATCAGGAAAGGACACTGGAAGTCTTCTCGATATGTTACCACTCGACAAGTATTCATCGCAAGCACGAGAGAGATCGTTTTTTGATCGCGGAAGAATGTTTGTTGCGAAACCAGTTGCAATTCCTTTAGTTCCATTTGCCAATACCAAAGGAATAACTGGCAGGTAGAATGCTGGCGGCTCATGCTCAGGATCATTATGTTCAGGTGACAATTCCAAATCTTTGATATATGTTTTGAAATTTTCATGGACACGAGTATATACATAACGTGCCGCACCAGGTTCTTGAACAAGTCGAGTACCAAATGACCCACGGCCTTCAACTAAACAAATATTGTTATTCCATGTTGCTGCCATCAATTGACCGGCACCTGCCGCTGATGTTTCACCGTGGTTGTAGCCGTAATCAGAAATGATACCAGCAACAGCAGATACCTTTTTGAAATCTGATTTAGAGTTTAGCAATGAGGAGTACAAATAAAACCGTTGTACTGGTTTCAACCCATCAATCATATTTGGGATTGCTCTCGACTCAACCGTATACATTGCAAATGATAACCATTCGTTTTTAGCAACGGCGCTAATTGGGTATTGGTGTTGATCTTCAACAAAATCTAAAACGCTCATAGTAATTCCTTTATGATTCTATCCATTCTACAACATTAAACCTGGTTTGTCAACCGATAATTACAGTACACCATCCAACCTTCATAAGCAAAGTATGCCATGATGGGTCCAATGAATGGTGCAAAGAATAGGTTGAGCATTATCCATGCAAACAAAATAGCTAACAATATGTCATACCATAAAATCATGCGAACATATACTCCTTACGCAAGGTTGAGTCTTTACCGAACATCATTTGGAATACTGATGCATCATCAACCGTAACCGTATCATAAACCGGTTTATTAATAATGGTATCATATTCATCTTCGGTCAAGCTGCCTAGGCCTTTGATATAACGGTGCTTCCAATTTGTTTGTTCTTGTTTGAACTTTGAAGCATCTTCATATGTGTAGAACCATTTAATGTCTTTGCCTTTAGTTGAAATCATAATTGGAGTACGTGTGATTTTAACACGTTTCTCAGATAACAACCGCGGCCAAAATTTGTAAAAGAATGCAATCAGCAACGGACTGATGTGGCCAATACCATCGTGGTCAGCATCGGTTAATGTTGCAATTGATTCATATGACATATTATCAATAGAATTTGGATTGTTAATGTCGAGGTTTAGAACCGCAACCAATTCTGACAATTCTTTGTTCTTTAGCACATCCGCAGGTTTCATATCCCACGTGTTCATAATAACACCACGCAATGGATATGCACCAACCGTATCAGGATCACGTACTTTGAGTAAGAAACCCATTGCCGAGTCACCTTCAACAATTTTCAGTGTTGAGTTTGGTTTGTTAGCAGAGATGTGCTTTGCAACTTTGACTTTTCTCAAATTCTTTTGAGCAATTGTAGCGGCACGTTTATCAGCAGCCTGTTTCTTTGCAAGCTGTGCTTCGATAATTGGTTCAATAATTGACGGTGTTGCCATGATCTTACGAGCAAAGAATAAAGCATCTTTTACGTTTGCTTCTGTGTAGTGTTCTTTGACATTACCCATTGGGTTTGTTAACCGTTCCTTTGTTTGAGAATCAAACTTTGGATTGGTGAAGTTTCGAGCAAACATAACCATGGTCAAACCATTTTTAATTGTCATATTACCGACTTCAATACGGTGTTTCCGTTTAATCATAACAGCCAATTGAGTAATTACGTTATGCATTATCCAATCAACATAAGTACCACCTTGACGAGTATTCACACCATTAACAAATGAGTTTGAACGGAACCCATCAACTGAACCCGCAAAGAAAAAGGATAAGTTGTATGATTTCTCAATGATAACATCACTGCCATCTTTTACAAACATATCGGCATATTTTTTGAGGTTGTTGACCTTAATACGTTTCTTATTAAACGAAAACGAGATCTCAGGAAATGCCATTTGCAATGAAATCAACCGATCTTCAAGTAATACAATTGTATCAAGTTCAGAAAGGTTATTAACTTCAAACAAGTCAAAGTCAGGTATAAATGATACCTCAGTACCATTGCCTTCACGTTGACCATTCTTTTCATTAATAGTCTCGGCACCGTTCTTACATTCAACAATAAGCATATTGTTATTTGACCAAGTCTTACCGACAAATTTCTTTGATAGGAAATTGGTTGCCGCTGAACCGACACCGTTTGTACCGATTGTTACGCGTTCATCATCAAACGATGTACCAGCATTAACTCTTGTCCATGCCGCAGTTGCTCGAGCAATTTTTGTATCGGATGTTTCATCGTACACCAGTTCTTGTGGAATACCACGACCGTTGTCCGTAACGATTACTTTATCATCGGTCACAGATACATTAATACGGTTTGCGAATTTGAAATTTGTACGAATTGCTTCATCAAGTGAGTTGTCGAGTATCTCATCAATCATTTTTGACAATGCAGGTACGTATGTGGCATTTTTCCACTCACCGAGAACAAACCGCTCAACCTGTTCTTTTGCACTTGAACCCATATACATTCCGATACGTTCACGGACGTGTTGGCGAGCAGTTAAAATTTTAAATTGTTCAGACATATAGAATCATTCCTTAGTTATCTTATACCATACTAACAAAGTTTTCAGAACTTGTCAACTACTTTTTTGTTAGGTAAATCATAAACTCGCCCCGCATGGCATGAATATCAGCATCATTCCATATCCGAGTTTTCATTGTATCTTCCATGAAATTCATATCAAATTGCAATGTATCAATAAGGGGTCGAAGAAATTGTTCTCTAAATTTAATGAATTTTTGAGGACCATCAGTTGATGCTCGAAGGTGACACTCAACCGCAATGTGTTTTACATTATTAATACAGAAGTCGAGATTTTCCTTTGATAAGACATCATATTCTCCGCCTTCGCAATCAATTTTAAGATAGTCGATTTTATCAATATTGAATCTGTCAAGGAAATATGCAAATGATTTTACTTCAAACTCATCGGTATAAAATACGTTATCAGTATGACCCATTTCTGAACCAATTGCGTATGGGATAGGTACAACTTTTTGTTCAGGCTCGTCTATTACATACTGCCATGTATTATTTACGATTGCTTTTAAAAATTTTGGGTTAGGTTCAATCGCATAAACCTTTTTAGCACCTCGGTCGAGAGCATGGGCAGTAAACATACCAACGCATGCTCCTACATCCACACATATATCACCGGGTTGTACCTTATACCACCATTCATAATCTTTTCGGACAAAAAATTCTCTATGCATTGTAGCTACGCTTACCATACACAAATCACTCGTATCCATAAATAAATTCAATGCTTTGCCGCTCATTATTGTCTCCTATATTATAAGTTGCCAATCCAATGGCTGCAATCATCACACGGGTCGTCCCACAAATATACGGGCTCCATGCACTTTCCACTTTTGGTTGTTGATGTTGGCTATTTATTATAAATACTCATACTAACTGATTCTATATAAATGTCAATAGGAAAATACCATGCAAACAAATTATCTTGATCCAACCTCCTTTAAGGTTGCAGTTTCACGCCTTCCAAATGTTGAGTTTTTTACTCGACGAACAATTATCCCAGGTGTTACAATGTCACCCGTGGCACGGCCATCACCTATTAGGAATTTATATGAGACCGCGGATCGACTCGAATATGCTGAACTTGATCTAAGTTTTGTGGTTGATGAAAATATGGCAAATTATCAGGAAATCCTATATTGGATGGAATCATTAGGCAAATCAGAAACGACTGATCAGTTTGCTCGTTTGGAAAAAGCAGATGAGGGCATCGTATCCGATGTTACTATTATTGTCGAGAACAGTAGTAAAAACCCAAATATGCTGTTTACGTTTACCGATTGTTTCCCAACAATTTTATCACCGTTAAGCCTTGATATAACACAACAAGATATTGTATATCCCGAGGCAACAGTTACAATGAGACATAACGGATTTAAACTCACACAAGTTAGTTGACAAAATTCTAATTCTGTGTTAGAATCATATATGATTGAAATAGTGAGGTAAAGAATGAGTACTGATGATATAAGTGCGTTATGGTCGGTTGACTGCAAAATTGACGAAACAAATTTAGCCGGTGAATCAAAAAGAATTCCTGAGCTACATAACAAGTATTACAATTTATATTACAAAGAAGCACTTAAAGTTAAAAAGCTTAAGGCTGATTATAAAGAATTGGAAATGGCAAAGACTGAATGGTTTGATGGTTCTATGGCAATGGAAGATTTAGCCGAGCGAGGTTGGAAACCATACCAAAAGAAAATTATTAGACAGGATATGAATAAATATCTACAAGCGGATAAGGATATTATTAATTTAAGTTTAAAAATTGATTATCATTCTGCACGTGCTAACTTTCTTGAAGATATTATTAAAACCATTCATAGTAGAAATTTTATTGTAAAAAATATTATTGATATTATGAAATTCCAAGCAGGAGATTATTAATGACAGAAATTACTAATGTATATGGGCATCCTGCTATTTACCCAAATTCTGAAAACATTAAACCTCCATTGGAAAAAGAACGGCTTCGTGTGGTTGAAGCAGCTACACGCACTGAACTTGAACTCAATCAAATCAAAGAAATTGAAGAACGGGTTGAAGAGATAAATACACTCAAACAACAGGCAATAGCCCGCTATGACCCATACGGTAATGCTGTTCCTATTGCTCATACTGAAGGTGAATTTGTAAATATTGAAGTATAGGATGATATGACTGAAATTGTTAATGTAGAACCAATTAATGCGGTTCATATGAAAGTAACTGCTGATCCGTCAACACGGCAAGAGATTATGAATTATTTCTCGTTTCGACCTGACGGCTATCAATTTGTGCCTTCATATAAGAACCGTGTGTGGGATGGATATATTCGTTTGTATCAACCAATGCGTCCTACGTTATATGTAGGTCTATTATCTTACCTCCAAAAATTCTGTGAAGATCGAGAGTATCAACTCAATATTGATGGTGAGTTATATGACCAAGAACCTGTTCCTGATGATTATGGATACGAAATTGCTCGTGAGATCAGCTGTAAATTTGAACCACGTGATTATCAAAACGAGTACATTGTAAATGCTATTCGTAATAACAGATCACTTTCAGTATCACCAACCTCCTCGGGTAAATCGTTAATAATCTATTTACTACAACAACATTATCATCAAGCATATGGTCACCGTACTTTGATTATTGTTCCGACAATTTCATTGGTATATCAGATGCAAGGTGACTTTGCAGATTATGGTTGTGATCCTAAAGACATCTATACAATTAAAGGTGGTGTGGATAAGAACACTAATGCACCTATTGTTATATCAACATGGCAGTCACTTATTAAATTACCTAAGGCATGGTTTGACCAATTTCGTGTTGTCCTTGGTGATGAAGCTCACTTGTTCCAGGCAAAATCACTCACTAAGATTATGGAAAAGTTGACCGACTGTAAATATCGCCATGGATTTACCGGTACATTGAAAGCATCAGAATCAAAAACACACCGACTTGTTCTTGAAGGATGTTTCGGGCAGGTAAAGAAATTTGTATCAACAAAAGATTTGATGGACGCAGGTACTGTCGCTGACTTTAATGTTAAGGCAATTGTATTGAACTATACACCTGAGACCAAAAAGGATTTCAGAAAAGCATTGAGATCTGTTCAAGATACAAGCCGTAAGTATCCCGCAGAACGTGAGTTCATTATTAATAACAATAAAAGAAATATATTCATTCGGAACTTACTTTGGTCACTTAAAGATCAGAATAATCTTGTATTATTTGATCTCGTTGAAAAACATGGTAAAGTGTTAGAGCCACTCCTTCGGAGAGACGACCGTTGCTTGCATTTTGTATATGGTGGAACTAAAGGTGATGAGCGTGAGCGGATTAGAAATCTCGTAGAAAATGATCCAGTTAAACAGCACGATATCCTTGCATCCTATGGTGTATTTTCGACTGGCGTCAACCTTAAGAAACTCGATAATGTGATATTTGCATCTGGTTCTAAATCTGAAATTAAAGTATTACAATCAATTGGACGCGCACTCCGTAAGGGTAATGATGCGGACAAGGCAACACTATATGATATTACCGATGATTTATCTTCAGGATCATTTGAAAACTATACTCTGAAACATTTCCGCAAACGCATTGAAATATATGGATCCGAACAATTTAATTATAAAATTTATACTGTTAACATATAATATTGTTTATAGAGCATAAATGCTATTATACACAGTCTGGAATATTTGTCAATAGTTAATTTCAGTTATGTTAGAAAAAAAATCCATTGACAATACCACAGAGTTGCGATATATTAAAACTAATCTCAGTAAAGGAGGATACCGTAATGGGAAAACCTACGAAACCTCGTAAGAAAAATTACGTCAACAATAAAGACTTATATGAAGCATTGATTGCATACAAAGGACGGATTAAAGAAGCAGAGGACAGTGGTGATGAAATTCCACGTGTTCCTGACTATATCGGCAAATGCATTTATCAGATCGCAACACGATTGGCAACTAAACCAAATTTTAGTGGCTATTCGTATAAGGAAGATATGATTAGTGACGGTATTGAGAATTGTCTACAATATATTAATAACTTTAATCCTGAGAAATCTCAAAACCCGTTTGCTTACTTCACACAAATTATTTGGTTCGCATTTCTACGCCGTATTCAAAAAGAAAAGAAGCAAATGTATATTCGTTTTAAATCATCTCAACAAATGCTTGCATCAGGTGGTACCTATACAGGTGAAGATGTAACTCTTAACTTAACAACAAATGCTGATTATATGAACTCGTTCGTTCAGGATTTTGAAGATAAGTTGGCTAAGGATAAAGCGAAAAAGAAATGAAAATAGCAATTATTACTGATATGCACATTGGTGTACGTGGTGACTCTAAAGTATTTCTGGATCATCAGGAAAGGTTCTTTAATGAAGTATTCTTTCCGTATATTGATGAGCACAACATTAAAACAGTACTCGATTTAGGTGATACGTTTGACCGACGCAAGTTTGTTAATTACGTTACGCTTGACCGTGCTAAAAAGATGTTTTTTGACCAGCTAGCAAAACGTGAGATTGAATACCACGCAATCGTTGGTAATCATTCGGTATACTATACAAATACAAACGAAATCAATTCAATGCGGTTGTTACTTCAAGAATATAGCAAGTTCCATATTTACGAAAGTAAACCTGTTGAGTTGACATTTGGCTCAACCGATGTTATAATGGTTCCATGGATTACAAAAGATAATTCAGAAGACACTATGACTACAATGGCAGAATCAAAAGCAAATATTTGTATGGGTCACTTTTCAATCCAAGGATTTGAAATGCTCAAAGGAGCTATCAATGACCACGGGTTGACGCGTGAAATCTTTACACATTTTGAACAAGTATACTCAGGACACTTTCATCATCCATCAGAATATGGAAATATCAAATATCTTGGTGCACCATATGAAATGACTTGGTCGGATTATGAAGGTCGACGTGGTTTCCGTGTTCTTGATACTGAAACACGTGAGCTTGAATGGGTTCTTAATCCATATGCGGTATATAATAAAATTGACTATGATGATACCGATATGACAATTGAAGATATTGCTAACCTTGATGTTTCGGCAATTAAAGATACATACATTAAAGTAATCGTAAAGACAAGATCAAATCCGTATATCTATGATCTGTTTATGAATAAGCTTACCGACTCGGGTGCTGCCGATGTAAAAGCAATTGAGGACTCGTTAAACCTTGAAGATGCAGGAGTTGATGAGATCCTAGATGAAACAAAAGACACAAAGGATATTTTACATCAATATATTGAATCAATTGATACAAGTGTTGATAAAGGAAATATTCTTAAAGTAATTGATGAGTTATATATTGAGGCACAGCAGATAGCATGAAGATTGTATTTAAAGAAGTTCGTTATAAAAACTTGTTATCTTCGGGTAATTCATGGACGGTTATTCCATTAAATCTCAGCAGAACCACACTTATTAGTGGTACAAACGGTAGCGGTAAATCAACATTACTTGATGCTATCGTATTTGGTTTGTATGGCAAAGCATTCCGTAAAGTTAATAAAGCACAATTGATTAATAGTATTAACGGCCGTGAAACTGTTGTTGAGATAGCATTTCAGATCGGTCAGAATAACTTTATGATCCGTCGTGGTATTAAGCCAAATATCTTTGAGATATGGAAAAACGGTGAAATGATTAATCAGGATGCTGCCTCACGTGACTATCAGGCATATCTTGAACAAAACATTTTAAACTTAAATTATAAATCGTTTAATCAAATTGTTGTATTGGGTTCAGCAACATATGTTCCTTTTATGGAATTACCTGCTCATACACGCCGTGATATTATTGAAGACCTATTAGACATTCAGGTATTCAGTACAATGAATTTATTACTTAAAGATAAAGTTAATTCAAACAAAGAACAGATCACTGAAAACAGTTATCAAATGGATTTAACCGAATCAAAATTGAGCCAAGCAAAGGAACACAATGCATCAATTCGTAAAATTCGAGAAGCTGAAGTGGACAAAGTTCGGCTTAAAATGTCCGAGCACATTGCAAAAATTGAAGGAGAAACAGAAAGCATTGGAATTCTCCAGGATAATATTACAACCCTCACATCCACAATATCCGATAAAGCTTCCCAAAAGTCTAAATTGGAAAAAGCAAAAAGCATTAGGCGAGATCTCGAATCATCACTACGTGGACATGCAAAAGAATTAGCATTTTACCATGACCATGATAATTGCCCAACCTGTAAGCAAGGTATTGAGCATACGTTTAAAGAAAACATTATCACTGAAAAAAGTAAAAAGCAAACTGAAATTGAAACAGCGTTGGTGCAACTTGCAGAAAAGGCAAAAGAATATACTGATAGGATTGAAGAGATCTCTAAGGTTGAGGATGTAATAACCGACCTAAACTTGACTATTGGTGAACACCGTGCTACTATTAAAATGTCAAAATCTGCATTGGTATCATATAAAAATGAATTGACACAAGCAGAGGCTGAACTCGAAGAAGTTGATACTTCAAAGCTGCAGCAATATGCCGACGCACTTACCAATTATGAGGTTGAGCAAACCGATCTGTTTAACCATAAAGAAGTACTCAATATTGTTCAAACAATGCTACGTGATGGCGGTATTAAAACGCGGATCATCCGTCAATATATTCCAGTAATGAATAAACTGATTAATAAGTACCTTGGTGCCTTTGACTTGTTTGTTGACTTTCAACTTGATGAAAATTTTAATGAGGTTATCAAATCAAGGTTCCGTGACCAATTCTCGTATGCTTCGTTTTCTGAAGGAGAAAAGCTACGTATTACCTTATCAATTATGTTAGCATGGCGTTCAGTTGCCAAACTACGCAATTCAGTTTCAACCAATCTATTGTTACTTGATGAAACACTTGACGGTGCACTCGACTCGGTAGGTATTGAAAATCTGATTGATACATTACACAATCTTAATTCAGATGATAATATTTTTGTTATTAGTCATCGGGGTCATCAGTTTGGAGACAAGTTTGATTCCCATATCCGTTTTCAGAAAATAAAGAATTTTAGTGAGATCACAGCATGAATATAAAAACACTCCATAACGGCATGTCAGTTAATGGCATTAATGATTTAAAAACATCACTAACCTTATATGATGAATTCTTTGTTAAGAACACATATGACTGGTGGTACAAGGTACAGCCTGGTGATATTGTTATGGATATCGGTGCTTGTAATGGTATGTTTACCTGCAAAGCACTGGATCAAGGAGCAGCAAAGGTATATGCTGTAGAGCCAAACCCTATTCTTATTGAAACCATTTTTCATAATGCTATGCCGCATATCGTAAATAAAAAGACAAGCCCTCTGTCTGTTACGAATGCGTTTGTCGGTGGAAATATTGAAAACGGGTTTGGCGACTTTGATAAAGGTAGTGTTCCTATGTTATCATTTAAAGAATTGATTAAACGCCTTGAAATACAATACCTAGATTATCTTAAAGTTGATTGCGAAGGTGGCGAGTTCAATATGTTTAATGAGGAGAATTGGGATTTTCTATCAAATAACGTAAAACACATTGCAATGGAAGTGCACCTTGATGCATCACCGTCTGCACCTGATATGTTTATCAAAATGAGAGAAAAGCTACTACCAAAATTACAACAGGCAGGATTTCAATTGAATTTCCTTAAACCTGAACATAAAACAAAGATGTGGAATGATTCGTGGATCAAAGGCAAATGGCCAATCGGTTGGGGTTCCTGTTGGATGATATATTTGACAAAAAAGTAGTTGACAGAAACGGAAATCTGTTATAGTATGGACATAACATTGAAAGGATATCCATGTCTAATTTTTACACCTCAGTTGAGCGTTTCGGTAATACCATCCTATGGCGCGGTTATGAAAACGGTAAACGGTTTGAACGCAAAGTAAAGTATCAACCAACTCTGTATATCACCACACAACAAAAAGAATCAGAATACCAGTCACTGTTTACAAAGGCACCAATCAAGCCAATGTTGCAAGATAGTATGAAAGATGCCAAGGAGTTCACCGAAAAGTATAAAGGTGTTCACGGACTTGAGATATGTGGTAATACAAATTATGTTTCACAATTTATTCAAGAAAAGTATCCTAATGAAATTAAATTTGATCCAACGCTCATTAACATTGTCAGTTTTGATATTGAGGTGGATATTGCTGATGGGTATCCTAACATGGATACTGCGGACAAGGAAATCACTTCCATCGCATATAAATCTTCAAAGTCAAACACATATCACTTGCTCGGCCGAAAAGAATATGATAAGCACAAGACCTTAACTAATATTGATACTGATGATATTCTGTGGATGCAGTTTGATACCGAAGAAGCATTACTCAAACGGTTTATTAGTATATGGGTAAATGACTATCCTGATATTGTTACAGGTTGGAATGTTGAATTCTTTGACATTCAATATATTATTACTCGTATGAAAAACCTATTAGGTGAAGAAAAGGTTAAAGAATTGTCACCATGGCGTTCGGTCCGACCGTATTCCCGCGAGTTCTTTGGTAAAGATCAAGGATCATATCGTATCAGCGGAATTACCATTATCGACTATATGGATGCCTTCAAGAAATTTGGTTACAAGTACGGCCCACAAGAATCATGGAAACTTGACCATATTGCATACGTTGTGCTTGGTGAAAAGAAAATGGATTACTCTGAATACGGTAACCTAACTAATTTGTATGAGCAAAATCCTCAACTATATCTCGACTATAACCTTAAAGATACTTGGCTGATCCAACGGTTTGAAGATGAAACATCATTACTTGAATTGGTTATGACCGTTGCATATGGCGGCGGTGTTAACTATGGTGATGCATTTGGTACAGTTGGTATTTGGGAAACAACCTTGTATCGTAAACTGATTAAAGAAAAACGTATCCCACCAATCAAAGGTGGTCCAGGTCAACGTGCTGGAGAATTGGTTGGCGGTTATGTAAAAGATCCTAGAGTTGGTATGCACCCATGGATTGTATCATTTGATTTGAACTCACTGTATCCGCACTTGATGCTACAATATAATATGTCACCTGAAACCTACCTTGAGGATGAGCGTGAAAACGTATCACAGGATATGGTATTGAGTGGTAAATATCAATCAAGCCGTGAGAATATGTCCGTTGCTGCCAATGGTGCTTGTTTTACTAATGAGCATATCGGCATTATTCCTGAAATCATTAATGAGTATTATGGTAATCGTAAGATCATCAAAAAAGAAATGCTCGGTGTTGAACAAGAACTCGAGAATGCAACCGATCCTGCTATCAAAGAACAATTGAAACGTAAAGCAAACCAATTACATAACTCACAGATGGCTATCAAAATTAGTATGAACTCACTATATGGTGCTATGGCAAATGTTTACTTCCTATATTATATTAACGATATGGCTGAAGCAATTACAACCTCAGGTCAATTGTCTATTCGGTATGCTCAAAAGTCAGTAAACAATTATCTCAACAAGATCCTTAAAACTGATACTGACTATATCGTATATATTGATACCGACTCAATCTATGTTGATATGGCACCGATTGTAGAATCAGCATTTGGTACTGTTGATGTTGACCGCAAGAAAGGTGAGGAGTTCCTCGACAAAGTTTGCCAAATGAAAATTGAACCAGTGATTGATGCTGGTTATGAAGAACTCGCAAAGAAGATGGGCGCCTATCGCCAAGCAATGGGTATGAAACGAGAAAAGATTACTGATAAGTCGGTGTTTATTGCTAAGAAACGGTACATTATGAATACACTGAATTCCGAAGGTGTTCACTATGAAGAGCCAAAGATTTCAGTTACAGGTTTAGAATCAGTACGCTCATCAACACCTGAGGTATGCCGTGAGAAACTCAAAAAATCATTCAAAGTTATTATGAATGAAGGTGAAGAAGCAATGCAGCAGTTCATCCAGGATTTCCGTGAAGAATTCCGAACACTTAATCCTGAAGACATCGGACGTAACAGCGGTACCGATAACATTGATAAGTACAAAGTAAAAGGTTCTTATAAGAAAGGTTGTCCAATGCACGTTCGTGGTTGTATTCTATACAACAATCATCTCAAACAGCTAGGACTAAATAAACGGTATGACTCAATTGCTGGTGGTGACAAGATCAAGTTTGTTTACTTGAAAATGCCAAATCCTATCCGTGAAAACATTATTTCGTTTCCAGGAGCATTACCTAAAGAATTTGAGTTGACAAACTACATTGACTATGATAAACAATTTGAAAAGGTGTTCCTCAGTCCGATTGGATCAATCCTTGATGCGATTGGTTGGAATGCTGAAAAAATTAACACACTTGAAGATTTCTTTGGATAAAGGTAACACCATGAACAACACAAAGCTTAATACACTTGAGGCAGCATGGCGGTATCAGAATACTGTTGTGGAAGCACTCGAAGCCGAAAATGCACCAGACAAATATATAACTATTGCTAAAAAGAAACGGCTACAAATCAAAGATAAGATTGCAATTTTAAAAAATGAGGTACTAAATAATGACTGATTGGGTAAACGATATCTATATGATGCATAACAAATTTGGTGTGCGTGATTGGTTTGAAGAAAACAAAGATAATAAGGAATTGATGCGTAAGTATCTTATGTTCCGTTTGCTAATGTGTCAGGAGGAACTTAGTGAAACACTTACTGCATATAATAATGGAGATTCTGAAGAGATCGTTGATGGTCTCATTGACCTTTGCGTTTTTGCTATTGGCACTCTCGACGTATTTGGTGTTGATGCTAATGACGCTTGGGATCGTGTTTATAGTGCTAACATGGCAAAAGAGCCTGGAATTAAGCCGGGGCGTCCTAATCCGTTTGGGCTTCCAGATCTATTGAAACCTTCTGGATGGACAGCACCTAGCCACGAAGGTAATCATGGTAATTTAGATAAAGCGCTGTAAGTTTTACACTACTGTCACAAAACTTTAAAGTTTCTTTAATAAATAATTTAAGGCAAAGTGGTAAAGACTTTGTCTTTTTTAATGCGAGCGACGGGGTAAAGCCGTCAAGCAAAAGGAGAACTAAATGAAACTATTAAGCTTAATGGTTGCTATAATAGCAACTGCCACTATGGCAACTGCACGTGACCAAGTTCACGTAGCTGGATCTTCAACAGTATTACCCTATGCAGCAATTGTTGCAGAGGCTTTTGGAGAAAACTTTGACTTTCCAACACCAGTAATCGAATCAGGTGGCTCAGGTGCTGGACGTAAAAGACTATGTGAGGGTGTTGGCGCAAACACTATTGATATAGCAAACTCATCATCACACATTAAAGATTCAGATATTGCACGGTGTGCTTCAAATGGTGTAAGTGAGCCAGTTGAAGTTCGTATTGGATATGATGGTATCGTATTTGCAAGCCGCTTAGAAACTAAAGGGTTTGAAAACATTACACCTATGCATATCTATTTGGCAATTTCAAATAAATCAAATGCAGAAAACTGGAAAGAAGTAGATCCAAACTTTCCGGATCGTCCAATCAAAACATTTATTCCAGGTACCAAGCATGGTACACGTGAAGTGTTTGATAAGAAGGTTATGGTATCAGGTTGTAAATCAGCCGGTTCATATGACTTGTTCTTTAAACAGAATGGTGGAGATAAAAAGAAAGCCGAAAAAGAATGTATGAAAGTTCGTACTGATGGTGTAAGCATTGATATTGATGGTGACTATACTGAAACCTTAAATCGTTTGAAAAATAACCCAGAAGGTATTGGCGTGTTTGGTCTATCATTCTTGTTGAATAATACAGATTCAATCTATGCTGCAAATGTAAATGGTGTTGCGCCTTCAACTGAAACAATTGCATCTGGTGAGTATCCAATCTCTCGCCCTTTGCAGTTTTATGTAAAAATGGAGCATATTGATTTTATTCCTGGTCTTAAGGAATATATCCAGTTCTTTGTTTCTGATGATATGGCTGGTCCCGATAGCCCTCTTGCTGAATATGGACTAGTAAGTGATCCTGAGTTGGCAGCCACCCAAGAAATGGTTGACAATTTTTAATTCAAATGATATAATAATCTGATAGGCGGAATGTAAAGTTTCGCCTATTTTTTAACGGAGGAAAATAAATGGAACTACTTACAATGTGGAGTCTTATTGGATTCCTGCTTGCTGCATATGCAGTTATTGCCAACGATTCAGTACAAACGCTCGGTACTTGGATGGCATCAAACAATGAAAGATTTAATTATAAGGTATTATGGGCCGCGGCATCCGCTGTTTTGTTATATACACTCTGGTATGGGTGGTATATGAATGGTGGCGATATATCTTACGGCCGTTTGAATAAGATCCCATTCCAAGAAGTACAATGGTATCACGCCGCGGCACCTGCTATTCTTGTTTTATTAACACGAATGGGTGTTCCGGTTTCAACATCGTTTTTGGTCTTATCAGTATTTGCTTCAACCTTTGTGTTGGAAAAAATGCTTATGAAATCAATTATGGGTTATGGTGTAGCCGCGGCATTTGCTTATGCTGTGTGGTTTGCTATCCATAAGTATTTTGGTAAATGGTACGACGAAACTCAACCAGTATCTGAAGGTAATAAAAAGTTTTGGCGTATTGCCCAATGGGTAGCAACAGGTGGATTATGGTTTACTTGGTTATCTCACGATATTGCTAACATTGCGGTATTCCTACCACGTGCCATTCCAGTAGATCTAATGGTGTTTATCAGTATTGTGTTTATTGGCGGCTTGTTCTTTATGTTTAGAGAAAAAGGTGGTAAGATCCAAAAGATTGTTTTGGAAAAGCATAACACTCGATACGTACGATCGGCGACATTGATTGACTTATTCTATTGGCTATGCCTGTATTTCTTTAAAGAACTAAATGATATTCCTATGAGTACAACATGGGTATTCGTTGGTTTGCTCGCAGGCCGTGAACTTGCAATGGCAACGTACTTTGGTAAAAAGAAAACAAAATCTGTATTCCCATTAGTTGCTAAAGACTTTGGTAAGATGATGGTAGGACTTGGAGCTTCAGTTGCTCTTGTATTATTGGTCCATTATGTTATTAATCCTACATAACATTATGTTTCATTAATGCGATGTTAACGGTAACATTATAAATAGTGGGATCTTCAGACATAAATATTATTTTATAGAGGAGGTCCCACAATGTGCAGTCCATTTGTACGTAAAGAAGCCAACCGAATGAATTGGATGATAAAGGGTCAGTTGATTGACCGAGCCGAAAGTGATAAAACAGTCGAGTATATCTATGACTCATATTTCAAAAGGTTGTGGAATAACAATGAAAACTATATCCACGAAACCGGTTTTGAACAAGCCTGGAAAATCCGTGAAGCAGAAATGATAAATGAAGATGTTAAAAGAGTTGCAGTCCTTGGAGGACACTTCGATTAACAAGAAAGTATATTATGGAAATAATGAGATCCCACCCTCATAATACAGTATCATTTGATGGGACATATTATATAAAAGAATTTAAACACCATCGGCACCATTTAAATGAAGAATGGGCAATGCTATATGATGGCTTATATAATAAATTTCCCGACATAACACCAGAACTTATAGACTTTGTACCAGGCAAGAAAATTGTTATGGAAGCGGTTGAAGGTTTGACTCCACAGCAAATTAAATATGAGCGGTCGAGTGAAACTATACTTAACGATTTAAAAAAGTTACTTAGCATATCACAAAAAATCACCTCAGCATTTGCCGAATATTCTTTGGATCTTAAGGATACATATTACTGCTATCACTATGACTTAAACCCTGGGAACCTTATCATACAAGATTTGGATAAACTTAAGTTCAAATTTATTGATATTGATTCTATCAGGTTTGACTATGCCTTTATGCGTCAAAGTTTATTTGATACATGGATTGCTGATATGTATTCCGAGTATAGATGTATGAAACTTGCGGAAGGACAAGCATGGGATACTTTTTTTACCGCGGTGAGGAATTAATTTGGTTTAAAAAGAAATTAACTATTGACATTTAGTATAGAATCAGTTATATTGTTTATATAAGGTAAACAAAGGAAAAACCAAATGTCAAGAATTACACATCTTCATAACGGCGCAATGATTAAAGCCGACGTAATTGAAAGCTTTGACAAAGCAATCCGTGACGACTTTAATCTTCGTCCTGGTTTTGGCTCAACTGATTTTTGGAATTTTGTTGAGTCTGATATGTATATGGACTTATCTGGTGTGTATGCTTCATCTTATATTGATGAATGCTTTGCCACCTTGGCAGAAATTGAAGTTTTAGGAGTATAATAATGGAACCTTGGATTCAAGAAACCCGCAATGGCTTTGAAATAGCCGAAGAAGAAATGAACCGTATTGAAGCTATGCCTGTTCAAGGTGAGCAATCAATAATGGTTCAACGTGACATGAAAGCATGGGCTGTTGAAAAAGGCGTTTGGCTATCCGAACACTATAAAAATATTATTGTTCTTCATGCTATTGACCGTGGATGGCTTCAAGAATATTCAAATGGTATGGAGGTTGTAGGATGAGGTATTGCGCAAAATCAAACACCTTTGAATTTAAAGGCCGTGTGTATGATGTAGAATTTGGTTCTGATGATACACGTCATGGAGGGCCTTTTGACCGCGGCTCAGCGGATAGTTACTATGGGCGCGGTTATCGACCTCATTACTATGTTGGTGATACTGGAATGTCTGAAGCCGTTGCTGAGCTGACTGATATTGAAAAAGATGCGTACTATGCTGGGTATGAGTATAATGAAGAAATCGTTCGAGATTTTAAAGATTGGGGTTAATTTCTTTTTAACTTAAATTAACCATTGACATTTGTTGTCGAATCAGTTATATTAGAATCAACAACAAAAGGAAAACACCATGAACTATTCAGTATATCAAATTCAAATGACTCGTGAAATCGCCGACAAAGTAAACGCAGGCGAAACTGTACCAGCATTTGAAGCTCGGAATAAAATGAATCTTGACTTTGCTGGTCACAAAATTGGTGGTTTGGCAGACGAGGCACTTACTGCCGGGTTTTATACTCACGTTGCTAACATTGAAGCTGACAGTGCAAACGATGTATTTGAAATTGGTAATATGGGTCCTGAGTCGGCAATCACTCGCTTTTCTCGTATGCACTCACTATCAGTCGGTGATCTTATCGTTGATGAAGAAGGTCAGGTAATTGTTGTTGCTCCTATTGGTTTTGTAGCATTTGCCTTCCGTCCTGAAATGAACAAGGTTGCTGCATAAATAAACTAAAGGAGTTTATAGTGGCAAAAGAATATATAGCAGAACTTGAGATCAGGCTCCCGGATAGAAACGGGGTGCCTGTTCCTGATATTGAAATTAAAGAATGGGGTTTAAGCTTGGGCTGTCATAGCGTTGAGCTTACCGGTACATCTGATGATGGCTTTCGTATATTCACATTTAAAGGAATGAACCGAGAGTCAGTTAGTAATATTGCCGCTCGAGTATCAGCGGTTGATGGAGTAACTTTTGATCCTGATTCAATATATGAAGCTGATACTAATTTTCCTGACCATTTTACTTCTGCTCAAAATGCCATTATCTTTCCATCAAAGTTTGCTGCTGCTGAGTACACATATAGTGAAGAAGGAGACTTTATCGGTGTAGTCCTTGAAGATGGGCGGACATTATCTTCTGGTGATTACCTTGATATATCAGATACTATCATACCAGGTGGTGCTAAAGGAGTTATTAAAGGTAATCCGCATGACTATGAAACTTCATTGGTAACTGATGAAACTTACGTAACTGATGGTGAAAACAATCCACAGATTGAAGATACGCCTGCCGAAGGTATGCCAGGTTGGGAATTACCTAATATTGAAATACCTAACGAATAGCTGTATCATTTAAGTCACTAAAAATAATCAAAAATTTTATTTGGTTGACATTTCCGCAAAATAGTTTATATATATCTAGTAATCGTTGATACAAGTCAACGCATGGATCGGACCGCGGGGCAGTACCGCGCTGCTCCACCATAAACACATTGACAATAATTTTAGTGTGTTTATGATGGGGCAGAACAAGGATCGACGGACGTGAAGAGATGAGAGTAGATTACCGTGTTGGCCTACGTTATTAAGCCAAAAATTTTAATTGCAAATGACAATTATAAACCATCTGGATTTGCCCTAGCGGCGTAATCAAAGGGGGTTGGCCACTTACCTAGCAACAGAAAATGTGGCATATTTTTAACAAACAATAAAGGAAGTAATATGACCAAATTTCTATCAACAACAGCCCTTGTATTTGCGGGTACAGCGGCATTTGCAGATCAAGCAACAACACCAGCAGTCACACTTAGTGGCGAAATTGAAACAGTAATCGCTGAAGGTCTGAATGATAAATGGGGTGCAACTACTTCATTCGGTTTTGATGGCGCTTTGACAAACGGCGCTGCAACAGGTTCAATGGAATTTGTTGTTGACTCTGATAATGATCTAACACTTGACGGTTGGTCAATGGGTACTAATGTTGCAGGAGTTGCAATGTCTTTTGGTGACCAAGGTAACATTTGGTTTGACACAGAATCTGGTGCGACAATTGAAGAACCAACAATGGCAGATGAAAGCTTGTCTCTCGGTGTAGGTAGTGCAACCGTTGCGTTGGCATTCACTGATATTGGTACGGACGTAACTGATATTGCTAACGTACAAGGTGCATACGGTCTGAACGTTGGCATTGCTAATATAACTGCAGCAGGTGATTACAACATTGATTCCGAAGAATGGGTAGTTGGTGGCCGCGCTGATACAGCAGGAATGCTTGACAGTGTTCGTCTAGGTGGTGCCGCAACATACGGTTCTGCGTCAGAGAACATTGCTTTTGAAGCAGATGCTACTGTAATGGGCCTGACTGCATATGTTGCAGGTGACCAGGATGATCTTGCACAAAATATCGGTGGTTCATATACATATGACCTAGGTGGTATTGATCTAAAAGGTGCTGTTGACTATGACATTGATGCAGAAACATATGCACCATCTGTAACAGCGACATTCGCATTTTAAAAAGTAATATTGTATAAATTTTAGACGGGGTGGCATTAATTTGTCACCCCTTTTTTCATTATAAATAACTATATCATACCACGGAGGAAATTTATAATGAGCAACGAGTTGAAAAAATTAACGTGGGATCATCATCAAGCAGCAGAACGGCGGGCATTTGCTCGTAAGCTTTTAAGAGGCGAGTTATCGGACTACGAATATTATATATTCCTGGTCTGCCAATGGCACAATTATACACCACTTGAAAATGCTGTTATTATTCCACCTAATCTCAATGCTATATATCGAGCGGACCGTATCAAAGCTGATATGCAGGAACTCGAAAAACTACACGGATTTGGCCACCCATCGGCATTACCAACATCCGTAAAAGAATACCAAAACCATATTGGTCAACTTACCGAATCTGAAAACAATCATGGTTTGCTTGCCCATATGTATACTAGGCATTTTGGTGAACTACACGGTGGACAAATAATCAAAAAGAAAGCACCGGGCTCAGGTACTATGTATGAGTTTGAAGGTGATAAAGAATTGCTTATCTCAGAGTTTAGAAAACTTCTTGACGATAGCATGGCACCCGAGGCAAAAAAGTGTTTTGAATTTGCCTCAAAATTATTTGATGAATTGTCATAATATAATTGACAATCCAAGTTTTGTGATATAAAATAATACTATAATACAACATATTCTAAGGAGGAATCAAATGCAAGATAACGCATTAGAAGACATTAACCTTAAACCTAAGAAACGTGCAGATCGACTTTCAAGAAGTATCAGCGCAAGGCGAAGGCGGAAAATGTTGAAACAAGTAAGAGAAACGCGCTTACTAAACGCATATGCCAAATTGAAAAGGGCACGCAGAAAGAAATGACACCACTATGGGATCGGCTTAACAGCTATGCTGAATACATATCAAATTCATTTGATAATAAGTTTAAGCGATATGATAACCAAAAATATACTGATGATATGCACTTTCCTGGATGGACTGATACCTTTTGGAATTCAGATCAAATCTACAAAGCGCATTTGAAAACCATTGTACCAGAAAACGGTAAAGGTTTATGGTTGATGCACGTTAACGTATTTCCAAAAGCAAATATTGAATTACCTATTCTTGGGTTTGATATTGTTGCCGGTCCCAAAAAGATTACAGGATCATTTATGGACTTTTCACCATTGTTAGGTTTTGCACATCCTTACCATGATTATATGGAACGGCGAGTTGCTAACCTAGAATGGAATAAACCACGTGAATTACCACCGTGGGCAAAAGAAATCTTTTCAAGTGATATGCTTGCGGTTGGTAATATTAATACTGATGATGAGCTTAATCAGTTTATACAAGTGACAACTGATTTGGTAGATTATTATCTCGACAACCTTGATGATAACACATTTTACAGTCGGCGTGAAACAACACCTCTATTAAATAAGTATTGTCAAAATCAAAAATTAAATCCACATTTGCACCGATCCATTTTAGCAATGGGTATATCCGAAGAAGATAAAGATGAATATGTAAATAACGTGCTATTCGAGGAGATTTAAATGGCGTTTTTAGTACATCCCTTGCCACCAGTAAACGTATATGTTAAAATGGAATATCTATACGATTTGGATTTCGCTGACGACCGAGGATGGGGTAACTTAACTCCTGGCATTTGGATTAGTGTTAAATCAACTCAATCAAAAGCGTTATATTTTGAAACACTTCTTACAGACTATGGAGCATTATATGATAAATTACCTATATCAGCTTTTGTTTGGAAAGAAGACTTCGATCTTGAAGACCAGCTTCCACTTGATGTTCTTCAGCTTTGGGATTGTTTTGATTACGACCTTACCGTTATCCAAAAGCCAATCTTGTGTAGGTGTGAGTTTTTTGGAAAAGACAAAAAGATGCACGCAGGAGAATACGAATTTACCATAGATAATGCTCACAGAGATAACGCATATCTCGATACTAATTTTTCAGAACACGATCCAGAGCACAAATCATTTAATGTTATTAGACTTGATAATGGTCAATTCGCTGCTCAACCAAACAACAGAGTTATATGGAGAGACAGTTCATTAACACCTGCTAATTTGAAACGACCTGATTTTAAAGTGTGTACTCAAAACTACGCAGTAGAAGATCAACCCAAATGGTCGGTTGGCCACACTGATGAATGGCAATATAAAACAAAAGAGGAAGAAAACGGTTGACAATAAATGGATGTTGTGATAATATTAATATTGTAAGGAATCAAACAATAGCTGAGTTTGATAACCATAGGTATTTAATTACTTTACATTATTGTAAGTCTTGCGGGTCTAAAAAGGCCAGCTCAAACATAACTCATATTAAAAAGGAGAAAACAGATGTATGTTAAACACGTACTAGGCGAACGCAATAAATTGATGTATCGTGCTGAAATTCATAAAGATAATGAAGGAACATATTCTATTCGTTATTTCTCGGAAGCACAAGAAATTAAACGTGAAACTTTTGAAGGAAAATCTATCCACTATGTCGAGGATGCGGCTGATAATTGGATCAGTGGGATTAAGACATTAAATGGATAGCAATAACATACCTGAAATCCGTGGTAATACTTATGGTGTTGAAATTCAAATAAAAGATAGACCTTTTGTGAAAATTAATGGAAACATAGTTTATGAGGACAAGAAAGATGTAATGCTTTTTTGGACAGCCTATAGAATGGGAAGGGACCATAAGAAAAATGAAATTAGACACGCGTTGGGACTTTAGACAAATGATTACACCGCCAAGGTCGCCTGAAAAAATCCACCATGAAATTGCGGACATGCTGGCCAACGGTGTAAATTATATTGATGCGTTAGTTGAATATGCACGCAAGAATAATCTAGAAATCGAGGCAGTTGCTGATATCGTAAAGAAATCATCAATACTTAAAGAGAAACTTAGATCAGAAGCTGTGCAATTGAGATTGGTTGAAAAAGATGATAAAGACATCACAGAGCTTTGCAAATGAGGAAACTTTTCAGCTCTATATAAAATATCTTGCAATGAAAAAACACTTTACCACGGACGGTTATGACTATCAAAAATATCGTGGTAAAGTAAGAGCCAAATTTGAAACATATCGCACACGTAACGATGTTTTCTTCTTTCACAAATTGTCAACTAAGGATGAGCCAATAAATCAATTGTTGGCTAATATGGTTGTTAATCCTAATTCATGGATACGTGATATTGTTGAAGACATTGGTGATGAGCGATACGTTGATTGGCGCAAAAAGATGGATGCGTTAAGTTATACTTTTAAATCTGATTTGAGTAAACTTGACGATAACTACCAAGCAAATTTTGTAACACCAGACGGACAGCATCCGCATATCTTACGTCTATATTTACAAAAGCAAATATCACTTGAGACGTTTACAATAATTACCAATTTATCAAACATTTTTCCTTATTGGGATGATAATTTGGTTGACAAAATCGTTGCTCGTGATATAATTAGATTATCCAAGAAATACAAACCGTTCTTGGAAATAAATGAAAAAAAGTTCAAGGATATCATCCGTGATCGGTTTTTCTGATATAAATAGTTGGTTAACTGATGTTAACTACATTTCGCAACATAAAACGCTATACAAAGCAATATTAAGGAGATACGTATATGACTATGTCATTTGATGCACTCAAAAAGAATCGTTCAAGTTCTTTAAATAAATTGAACCAACAGCTCGACAAGATTTCTCAAAAGAGCTACTCTGATCCCAATGAAGGTAAAATGTGGAAACCAACTCGTGACAAAGCGGGTAATGGTTTTGCTATCATTCGTTTCTTGCCTGCCCCTCAAGGTGAAGAAATGCCATTCGTTCGTATTTGGGATCACGGTTTTCAAGGCCCAACAGGTCTGTGGTACATTGAAAACTCATTAACAACAATCGGTGCGGATGACCCGGTTTCAGAATTTAATTCAAAATTGTGGAACTCAGGTATTGAGTCCGATAAAGAACAGGCACGCAAACAGAAGCGTCGTCTGAAGTATGTTGCCAATGTCCTTATTGTAAAAGACAGCGCAAACCCTGATAATGACGGCAAGGTCTTTATGTACCAATTCGGTAAAAAGATCTTCGACAAACTGAATGATATGATGAACCCTCAGTTCGAGGATGAAACACCAGTAAACCCATTTGATTTTTGGGAAGGTGCAAATTTCCGTTTGAAAATCCGTAAGTTTGAAGGATATCCAAACTATGACAAATCAGAATTTGATTCACCGTCACCTATTGCCGAAGATGATGCAGAAATCGAAGCTATCTGGAACCAACAGCATAAACTGCAAGAGTTGGTTGATCCAAAGAACTTCAAAGATTATAATGAATTGAAAGCAAAGCTACACCGTGTACTTGCTTTGAATGAAGAACCATCTGATCCAACAACTGCTGTTGGTGACGCCGATGATGATCTTGATTTGAGTAGCCTGGGTAATGCAGCAACGTCGGCACCTCAACCGACAATGCCTACCGCAATGCCTGAAACATCATCCACAACCATGTCAATGGACGACGATGATGAAGATCTTTCAATCTTTAAGGAACTAGCAAATGGTTAGTAAAACCTACGAAGAGGTTTTAGACTTTGACTTCGGCTTCAGCTTCATTGATGAAGAGCTTCAGGAAAAAGAAGCTGCTGCCGAGGAAAAAATTCAAGAAGTCAGTAGTGAAAAGCAATCACTCGAGGATCAACTTAATGATGCTAAAGTAGCTGCCGATGACTTTGAATATCGTCTAGAACTTTTATTCAAATCTGTAACACCTTTTCTGGATAATCTATGTAAGAACCCAGATAAGTCAACAATCTATTGGCCCGATAGAGTCGGGAAAATACAATCATATAAAGAAAAACTAATGACGATTGTAGAGGGAAAATAATATGAGTCTTTTAGACAAACTTGTGAAGAATTCTACCATTAAACTGACGGCACAGTTATCTGAGTCAAAAGTTTTTGGTAAGAAAGAAATGGCACCAACACCTGTACCTATGGTAAATGTTGCGCTGTCAGGTCGTGTTGATGGTGGACTATCACCAGGTCTCCTTGTTTTGGCAGGTCCATCAAAACACTTTAAGTCGGCGTTTGCTTTGCTAACAGCAGCCGCTTATTTAAACAAGCATGAAGATGCAATCTTGCTCTTTTATGATTCGGAATTTGGTACACCTCAATCATATTTTGAATCATTTGGTATTGACATGGATCGAGTCGTCCATACACCAATCACCAATGTTGAAGAACTCAAATTTGATGTTACGAAACAGTTGGACGGTATTGAGAAAAAAGATAATGTTTGTATTATCATTGACTCAGTCGGTAACCTTGCATCTAAGAAAGAAGTCGAAGATGCGATGAATGAAAAATCAGTTGCTGATATGTCTCGAGCAAAGGCACTGAAATCATTGTTCCGTATTGTTACACCACATCTTAATTTGAAAGATATCCCACTGATTGCGGTAAACCATACTTATCAGGAAATTGGTTTGTTTCCTAAAGCTATTGTTTCAGGTGGGACTGGTATTTATTACTCTGCTGATGCAATTTGGATTATTGGTCGCCAACAGGATAAGGTTGGTACTGAAATTCAAGGTTATCACTTTGTTATTAATATTGAAAAATCACGCCATGTTAAAGAAAAATCTAAAATTCCAATTAGTGTAAGTTGGGATGGCGGTATTGTGAAGTGGTCTGGTTTGATGGATGTAGCTGAAAAAGGTGGTTACCTCCGTAAACCAAAAGTTGGTTGGTATGAAGCAGTTAACCCAGAAACCGGTGAGGTTATTTCTGAAAAGCTGATGCGTGCCAAAGAGGTTAACGATAACAAAGAGTTTTGGCTAATGATGTTTGAGAAAACTGATCTCACAACATATATTAAAGAAGCCTTTACAATTGGAGCCTCAGGTAGTATTATGCGTGAAGAAACGGATGAACCTGAAGTAATTGAAGATCTTGTTGTGGATACCGAAGAATAACAGTTGACAAGTTCTTACATCTGTAATACAATTAATATTGTGGCGGGTAACTTATTGCTCGCCACAAATCATCTCAACTTATGGATATCCAATGATTGAAAAAACAGTATTAACAAACCTTATATTTAACCGTGAGTATTTTCAAAAGGTATTTCCGTATATTAAATCGGATTACTTTGAGGATGCTAATATCAAAAAGATCTTTGATACATATTCGTCATATGTTGAAGATTACAAAGAACCACCTTCCGTCGAAGCACTCAAGCTGTCCGTTGATAAACGTAAAGATTTGAATGAAGATACCTATAAAGGTGTTATGACTGAAATTGATACAATGGCAATTGATGAGAATACTAACTTTGATTGGTTGGTAGGTGAAACAGAAAAATTCTGTCAAGACCGTGATTTATATAATGCAATTCGTAAAGCAATTTTGGTTGTTGATGGCACTGATAAAGAATTTGATAAAGGTGCCTTACCTCAACTTTTGAGTGACTCACTTTCTGTTAATTTTGATACATCAATCGGCCATGATTACTTTGAAGATTATGACTCTCGATATGACTTTTATCATAAGAAAGAAGAGCGTATTCCATTCGATATTGAATTACTTAACAAGATTACTAAAGGTGGTTTGCCGCGCAAATCTATGACTGTATTGTTGGCAACAACAGGTGGTGGTAAATCATTAGTTAAATGCCATCATGCTGCATCGGCATTGATGCACGGTAACAATGTCTTATACATTACAATGGAAATGGCAGAAGAACGTATCTCTGAACGCATTGATGCTAATATGATGGATGTAACAATTGATGAAGTTTCTGAAACCCCACGTGATGTATTTGCTAAACGTATTAATCGCTTCAAAGGCAAAACAACAGGCAAACTTGTTGTTAAAGAATATCCAACAGGTTCGGCTCACGTTGGTCATTTCCGACATTTGCTAAACGAATTAAAAATGAAACGCAACTTCACTCCTGATATTATCTTTATTGATTATCTAAACATATGTGCGTCGGCACGTGTCAAAGGTGCAGCTGCAGCTAACTCATATACATTAGTTAAATCAATTGCCGAGGAGGTGCGTGGTCTTGCTATGGAATACAATTGTGCCGTTGTTACTAGTTCTCAGTTTAACCGTGATGGGTATGGTAATTCTGATGTGGATCTTACGAATACTTCTGAATCCATGGGTATTACTCATACTGCTGATTGTATTATTGGCTTGATCTCATCTGAAGAACTCGACAACCTTGGTCAATTAATGTTTAAACAATTGAAAAATCGTTGGGGTGATTTGAATTATTTCCGCCGATTTGTTGTTGGTATTGACCGTGCTAAAATGAAACTGTATGACCTTGAGGATTATGCTCAGACAAGTATTAGCCAAGACACCGCTAATACAACACCACAACAACCAAGATCTTTTGATGATGCACCTGTATTTGATAAAGGCAATTTTGGTAAAAGTAAAAAGAAATTATTTGACTCAGGAGATTTAATGTAATGGCTTATGTTGTGACTCAAAAAGATAAACGTTGGCAGTTATACAATACGGAAAGTGACGAATGGATTGAAATAAATGTTAGTAAACGTGAGGCTAACAAGATGGCTCGTCGCCTAAACCTTGGGTCAGGTTTCTATCAATCACCTGTACCTTCCTTTTTTCAGAAATATAACAATTCAGCAGAATTATAAATAGTTTTAAATCAACACAGCGGAGCTTAATATGTTACGGTTTAAGACATTTATAAATGAGAAAAAAGATCCTGAAGCAAAGGAAAAGATGCACCTTGCGCACTTTAATGACGAAGTAAATCGTGTTAAAAAAGAAACAGGCAAGGACCATGTGGTATTACATCATAATAACAAAAAGCATCAAATTACCCATGCCGAAAAGGTTAGTGGTACACCGAAAGCCGATTTTAAACTACACGATAAAAAAGGCAATCACGTTTACGTTTCTCATAAGGATTATAAAGGTTCAGGTGATGCTGCTAAATCGTACAATCAATTAGGTGGTGTTTCAAAGTTTAAAGATCATCCCGCGGTTAAAAAATTCCAAAAAGCTATTGAAAAAGATCATGGTGGTACTGCCGAAGGAAAAGGCACTATTTCTATGCATCTCGACAATAAAAACAAACAACACCATGACCTAGTTAAAAAGGCATTGTTTGGTAAAGATCACGGCGGTAAGCACGGCAATGATGCGTGTCATAGTTTGATTCAAGGGCATATGAATTTGAAAAAGCATAAAGATGGGCATCATATTGACGCTCACCATATTATGCACCATGACGAGCCAATTAAACACGACTATCATATCTTTGCAAGAACAGCAAAAAGTGGTAGCTCAAAAAGAAACGATTTGGGACTAAAGCATACTCGTGTCGGCATTGGTATGAAAGCCGGGCGTAAAATATCTCACGAAGTTAAGTAATGAAAAAATTTAGTACATTATTAAACGAGGCTAAAAACCTGCATATGACCCATGCGGAAGATGCGGTTATTGACGGCGGTGTTATGGGAACACGTAACGTCATTAATCATCTACGAGATATACGGGATATGCTTGGCGGCACATCAAAATCAGCGGTTAACATTAGTGTTAAGTGGGATGGCGCACCTGCTGTATTTGCAGGTACTGACCCGAGTGATGGTAAATTCTTTGTTGCCAAAAAAGGTATATTCAATAAGAACCCAAAAGTATATAAAACGCATGCTGAAATTGATGCGGATACAAGTGGTGAACTTGCAGTAAAATTAAAACTTGCTCTTGATGAGTTTTCAAAACTCGGTATCAAAGGTGTAGTACAAGGTGATTTTTTATATGAAAGAAGTGATATTAAAGAAGATACGATTGATGGAGAACCGCATATTACTTTCCATCCTAATACGATTGTTTATGCGGTACCAAAGTCGTCAGCCCTTGCTAAAGAAATACTCGGATCCAAGGTCGGTGTGGTCTGGCATACAGTCTATCGAGGAGAATCATTTGAAACAATGTCAGCAAGTTTTGGAGAGGAGATTGCATCTGGACTCAAAAAGGTAAAATCCTGTTGGAGTGTTGATGCGGTATTCCGAGATCAATCAGGTACAGCTAATATGACAAAAGCTGAAACCGATGCAGTAACACTTGCGCTATCAAACGCAGGTAAGTTATTCCGTATGGTACCGAAAAAGACATTAGATGATGTTGCTAATAACGAAGATATCAATAAAAGATTAAACGTATATATTAATTCAAAGGTTCGTGAAGGACAGCGGGTTGGTAAACCTAAAGCTTTCATTAAAGGATTTGAGAAATATATGAATACTTATTTTGATAAAGAAATCGCTGAAAAGAAATCACCTAAGGGTAAAGCGGCATGGCAAGGTAAAAAAGATGTTGCTATGAAGTTCTTTAAAACAAACAAATCAAAAGATCTTGAGAATATGTTTACAATGTATAATCACATCGTAGACGCAAAGCACCTTATTGTTAAAAAGCTTAACATGGTAGGTGGATTAAGAACCTTACTCAAAACGAGTAAAGGATATGAAGTAACAGGTCAAGAAGGGTTTGTCGCTATTGATAGGTATGGCAAAAACGCATTAAAACTTGTTGACAGATTAGAATTTAGTAAAGCTAATTTCTCAGACAAGTATATCAAAGGGTGGACAAAATAATGGCATGGGTTGACGTACCAGGATCACCAACAGTTTTAGTAAGTGGAACACCTACTGCGATTTGGCAATACGGTAACGCGCCATTAGCTGGTGAATACTATGAAGATGCAAATGGAACTGTTACAAATGGTATCAGATCTTTCACACCTCCAGGCGGCAATACACAAGAAACATATGTAAAGTGTCGTAAGGTTCAGCCAGCCGCAGGAGGAAAAATTTATACTGATTCCAACACGAACGGCCCTTGGTCTGAACTATCTAAAAACTATTTTGACACGAGGATTTAACAGATGGCTATTTGGAACAAACTAACTCAAGCTTTTTTACAAGGTAATAAAACTTTATTTGAAGCATTTGTTCTAGCAGATAAAGACGGCAATATTATCAACACATTTGGTTCGGCGTCTAATATTCCAATTGCTGCGGGGCAAGTAGATGGATATTCTCATATCAACAAGTTCGCTCATACAGGTGACGATATTAATGGTACGACTACTATTTGGGATGGTTCAAATGGTGTATATACTTGGCCAACCGCAGCGGGTGTAGTAACAGTTGCTTCTTCGTCTCAAAGCGGTGAGACAGTTGTTGTTGAAGGACTTGACGTAAATTATAATATCGTATCAGAAGAAACAACAATTGGTGGAACAACCACCGCAGAATTTTATCGTATCTACCGTGCTTATATGACAGGCGATCAAAATGAGAATGATGTTACCTTCTCAATTGGTGGAACTACATACGCTATTATATTAGCAGACAACGGTCAAACTTTGATGAGTACCTATACAGTTCCTGCCGGTAAGACGGCGTATTTGATGCAATTGACTTGTACAATGGATAAAACAAATGCTCCAACATACTTTAGATTAATGTCACGTCCAGTAGATAATGGAACTGCATTTAATATTAAATCACAGCTTGGATCACAAGGTGGTAATCCAGTAAACTTTGAATATGCTGTACCTCTTAGGTTTCCAGAAAAAACTGACATTAAAGTTGATGTTATCACTGTCGGTTCAGTAGGTTGTGGTGCAACTTACGATTTAATATTAGTAGACAATCCTATTCCATAAGACAATTTGTCACTGTTGTCTAAACCGAATAACGGCTATTCCAAATTGGTAACCCTTATTTACCTATTTTCCTAATAAATATATTTGTAAAAAGGATTAAACCTAGGCATACGGTCTAGGATCGGATCATACAACATACACATATATTAGAGGAAACGGAAATGACACAAGCAATCCTTATGGCCCACAGCTACTCAACGAGGGCAATTGAAACTATCATTGAAGCATACAGAACTTTCAAACAAGAGAGAGCTGCAAAGAAAATAGCTAAACAAACCATCAAAGAATTATCTAAATTAACTGATAAAGAGTTAAACGATATTGGTCTCAGTAGAGGTGATATTTGGTACATTGCTCATAATCAAAACGATAATTTGAGAGGGTGGGTTTAATGACAACTTTAGTAGCAAACTATGTCTTTTCGCCCTTGTCGGGTTTGTGGTCTTCACTAGATCGTTATTCGCAAATGATTGGCTACAGCCGAGCGGCAGCGGAGCTCGCAAGAATGGGTATGATAGAGGAATCGAAACGTTGTATGATGGAAATCGGGAGATTGCAAAATGACCGGTGATATCGCAACAATGGGTGCCTTAATTGGCGCAGGGCTAGCAACATTCGGAATGGGTGGCGCTGCCATCGGAGTAGGAATGATTGTTGGTAGTGTACTAAAAGTAATGCCTAAGAAACCAGATACAGGTACAATGTTTGTTGGTATTGCGTTTGCTGAAGCATTAGGAATCTTCGCATTTCTCGTAGCGCTTTTGCTAATGTTTGCCGTTGTCTAAATGGGGCCAACAACACCTTCGGCTGAGATAGTCGATAAGGTTGGTTTTTACGCTTTCTTTGTAATGACACTTTTAACTGTAGTGTGTATTGCATTTGGATTTTTTGCGGTAATTCAAAAGTTTAAACAACCTAATTGGTCCGAAGCTTGCATTGAGGCAGGCGGAGTTCCAGTCAAATTAGCTAAGTCAACATTCGACTGTAAAGTAATATAAATAAAAAGGTGTTCATTAGTTGGGCACCTTTCATCATTTTAAAGGTTATATTATGCCAGTCTTTACAGTTGAAATCAACAATAAAGTAGTTGAGTTTACGCATATACCAAAATGCGGCGGTACATCCGCAAAATGTATGATGCTTGAAGCATCAGGATTTGATTGGAGAAACTCCCCGGCAAATGATTGGGGATTGCCAATAAGCCAAAGAAAACATCAAAAACAAAATAACAAATTCATGGATCGGCATGGAAAAGGTAAATTTGGTAACGTAGATTATCGGTTTACTATTATCCGTGATCCTATTAAAAGACTTGTGTCTTGTTATACAAACCGAGTGTTATTTTATAATAAGATGAGAAATCGTGGGTGGGATAATTTTGTTGATAACTTAGGTAACTATGCAGCAGGTGATATTTCTCACCATTCTTTTCCAATGACGTATTGGCTAGGTAACGATCCTAACCGATATGATAAGATCTTTACAGTATCACAGGTTAGCACAGATATGCGTGAATGGTTATCAGAAATTGCAAACACTGATGTACCTGCGCTGCAGCGACAAGATGGTGGTAGAGAAAAACAAAGTAAAATTGTTATTACTAAAGATCAGATAACAAGAATTAAAAAATACTATAAAAATGATTATGAGAATTGGTGGAATGATAAGGTTGTTCCACAGGAGTTTGTATAATGTATATCCCAGAAATCAATACTTATTTTGTCCATGTTCCTAAAGCAGGTGGAACAAGTGTTGAATTATTCTTTCTTCGTAATGTATGTGGTTATCCTGACTTTCAAGAAAGAAATATGTTTCGGCAATTTATAACAAAATACGGTGGGCGAATAAATGCCTCACGGTATCATTTTGGACAACCAACACCTGAAATATTACCTACTGGTGAAACACAGCATTTATCAGCATGGCAATTGAAAGCTTGGAATGATAAAGCCTTCACAGGATCTAAATATACATTTGCATTTGTCCGAAATCCTTTTCATAAATTTGTATCTGAGGTTATTTGGAAGCGTGAAAGGCTACCTGGTAAAGTAAATATGACATTTGAACAGCAGATTAGAGCTATGGAAATGGAATATCAGCGGAATAATATGAAAATACGTACTCCGCATAATGCACCGCAATGGAAGTTTGTATATGATGAAAAAGATAATCTTATTGTTGATGATGTATTTAGACTCGAGGAAATGGATAAAGCACAAAAGGTTATATCGGAAAAACTCGGCATACCTATAAACTTTGGGCATGAAAATAGAACAGCACGAAAAGATTATAAAGAATATTTGAATGCCAATTTAGTAAAACAACTTAAACCGTTAATTCAAAAAGATATGGAAGTATTCGGTTATGATTAAAACATTATGGATATATTGGAATACAGGAATTAAAGCAGCACCTCCAATTGTTCATAAATGCGTTGACAGTTGGAAACACCATAATCCTACATGGAAAATAGTATTACTTGATAATACAAATCTTAGGGATTATTACAAAGGCACACAAAATGGGCGTAGCATTCAGGCATGGTCTGATGTTGTTCGCATTAACTTACTTAAAGAATACGGCGGAGTATGGGTAGATGCAACCGTTGCTTGTAATAAACCACTTGATAGTTGGTTACCTGCTCATGCTAAAACCGGTTTCTTTGCGTTCCGAAAACCAAAACCTGATACCGAAGTTGCAAGTTGGTTTCTATATGCTGATAAAGATAATTGCATTGTGGATCGGTGGAAATTATTGGTTGATGAATATTGGAAGAACCGCCCAAATATGGATTATCTGTGGTTTCATGGTTTATTTAATAATGTATTAGAAGACCCTGCTTGTCAGACAATGTGGAACAAAACTAAACCATGGCTGGCTAATCATAAACCGCTTCCTGAAACACCTGACAACCCACATTGGTTTACACCATATAATGCCAGCCGATGGACAAAAATAAGAAAACAAGGATTGCCATTAACAGGACCTTGTTATAAATTAGCACATGGAACATCTAGGAGAATGATCCAAGAACCTACTATTATGAGGATATTTAATTATGAAAGTAAATAAGTATTATATAATTTATACTAATGATAACCTATCAAAACAATACGCAAATGATGCTGCCGAGCAATGTAAAAAGCTTGGAGTAAATTATGAGTTATACGAAGGATGGAAACCACAAGGTGGTCCTGGTCAAATGTGGAGAAAGTTTACCGCTGAAACAGGAATTCCAATCAAATCATTTAAAAGAATGATGGTTGGTGCTCATGGTTGTATGGCTTCTCATTTACAATTATGGCAAAGGATTGTTCAGAATAAAGAATGTGCTGTTATATTAGAACACGATGGGATGATGCTTCATAAAGTAAAGTTGGATATTCCTGATAACAAAATCGTTGCGTTAGGATACAAATATAGAGAATGGGAAAACTATGACTATAAAACCGCAGGTCAACCCGAAAGAATTAAAGATGTGAAATTTCATCCAGGTTCTCATGCGTATGCTATTACACACATTACCGCGCAGAAAATGATTGATGAAGTAACAAAGGTAGGTGTTACCGAGGCAATTGATAATCGTTGGTTTATGAGCAGTCGGAAAAATTTTACTAAAATACCAATGGCTATTTGTGATCCTATAGCAGCAATTGGGTGGTTAAGATTATCAACTATTCAGAAATATAGTGCCACTCATAATAATCATGCCGAAATGTTAGAATCTTTTAAGAACAACTTTAAAGGTCAGCTAAAGGAATCAATCGTTATACCCAAAGGGTCTGTAAATATTATAAATAGAAACAAAATCAGAGAATAGAGGTATCTTATGGCAGACGAAAGCAATAAGGACAAAAAGAAAAAGGTTAAGGGATTTAAAGAATTTGATCCTGGAAACTATATTGATATTGAACCTACTATCAATGAAGCAAAAGTAGGCGAGGTTGTTATTTCTTGGGGACGTATGAACCCTATTACAACTGGGCACGAAAAACTTATCAATAGAGTTTTAAATGTAGCAAAATCAAAGAATGCTATTCCTGCTGTATTTTTAACACATTCTCAAGATAAAACAAAAAATCCATTGTCATATAATGATAAGATCAAATATGCCGAGGTAGCATTTGGTAAAATCATTAAAAGATCAACTGCCAAGACAATCATTCAATTAATGCAGCAGTTACAAAAGAAATTTAAAAAGGTAACTCTCGTTGTTGGTTCTGACCGATATAAAGAGATGGATACATTGCTTAACAAATACAATGGTAAAGAATATAAATTTGATGAAATAGAAGTTGTATCCGCAGGTGCTAGAGATCCTGACGCTGAAGGTGTTAAAGGAATGTCAGCATCAAAAATGCGTGAGTATGCTGTTTCAGATAATATCAAAAAGTTTACTACAGGATTACCTAGTAAGCTAAAAACAAGCGCGGCCGACATTATGGCCAGCATTAAAAAGGGAATGGGAATGTCGGAAGAATATAACGAAGATAACTTTATCGAAGAAGATGAATTAGACGAAGCTTTGACTCGACAGCAGCGTATTAAACGCGGCCGTCAAATGCGAAGAATGCGTGTTAAAATGAAACGAGGTCGGGAAAAGGCAAAGCGGCGCCGTGCCAATATTGATGTTTTGAAAAGAAGATCAAGAAAAGCAGCACGTAATATAATTAAAAAGCGTCTTGCTGGTAATAAACGATATGCTGATATGGAGCCTGCGGAAAAGGAACGTATTGATAAACGCATTGAAAAGATTTCAAAACAACGTATTGATAACCTGGCAATTAAATTGTTACCTTCTGTTAAAAAGAAAGAACGTGAGAGATTACAAGCACGTCATAATAAGAATGAGTCTGTTGATCTGAATGAGATGTGGGGTGCATATGTAACTAAGCGACCACATATGCTTATGGATAAAAACAACAAACCAAAGTTTGATAAACGGTTTAAGATGTTTAAACCTAAACAAGTTACAGAGATGAATGAGTTTGATATTGAAGATATCGTTGAACTTATGGAATCAGTTGAAAAATTTACCGAAACAACAGGTAAATATTACACAGGTGTTGCTAAAAATAAGAAAGATGACCGTGAAGATCATTTTGAACGTAATGCTAAAAAGGCTGATGATGATCCTTCAGCATATAGGCCAGCACCAGGTGATAAAGAAGCAAAGACAAAAGAATCAAAGCATACAAAAAAAGCACGAGCGATGGGTTACACTGAAGAATTTGATTTTTTAGGTGAAGATGCCGCAGGCAAATCATTAGCTGATAAAGCAAAGAAATCTGACATGCCTGCAGGGATTTTACGTAAAGTATATAACCGTGGTGTTGCCGCATGGAAAACAGGTCACCGCCCAGGAACAACACCTGAACAATGGGGACATGCTCGAGTAAATTCATTTATTACTAAATCCTCTGGTACATGGGGTAAGGCTGATAAAGACCTTGCTGCAAAGGTTAATGAATCAGTAGAAACAGTTAATGAAGTTAGGAGAAACGCTATGGCTGCCAAGCCTAAGAACACTAAAGCAGAACGTGAGAGTAGACTAGCACAGAATATGAAAAAATTAAAGGATATGCGTAAATCTGATAAGTCTTGGGGTAAATCAAGCGCATTTGATTATCACGAGGAAGTAGAACTTGACGAATTAACAGCAGCTGAGAAAAAGCTAGTAAATCAAATGTATGATAAAAAAGGCAACCTCACACCACATGGTAAAAAAGTAATGAACCACGGTAAGAAAAAAGGTGATAAAGGTTTTGTTGAATCGTTAGATGATAAGTTTGAAGCATTCATCTCACTTAATGAAGCCGCAACGCCTCAAATGAAAAAGGCAGCTGCAAGTATCGAAGCATATGCAAAGAAAAGCGGTGGCATTGATAAAGCAGACTTTATGAAAGCAGCAAAGATGCTATCATCTGGTAATGCTGGTATAAAATTCGTTAAATTTGTAGATGATCTTGATACAGAACCACGCGAATGGTTAATCACTAATCTTGCTAAGACTATGGGTAAACAAACAGTTGAAAAAATGTTTAAAGTTAAAATCCGTGAAGAAGTAGAACTAGATGAAGCCGAAATGAGCCTATATGATAAAATAAAGGCAGCAAGAGCAAACCCATCACCAGACAAGCCTGCAAGAGGTCGTGGATCAAAAAATCGTAATCCAAAAACTTATGACCCACGCAAAGCACTAGACAAAGAAGATGATCGTCTTCAAGGTATGGTAAAGAAAAAATTGAAAAAAGAAGAGTTTGAACTTGATGAAGATCTTACACACCAGACAGTAAAGCCACCGAATCATACTAAAAAGTTTTCTGGGAAAGATTCTCGTGACACACAAGACACATCGGCGAATGAGTGGGATGCGCCAGGTAATAAGCGTCATACTGTAACGAGTAGTCAAGCAGATGCTCATGATAAAACTGCTGCACATCACAATGAGGTTGCGGATGCTCATACAAAGGCAGGCGAAAAATCTTCTAGTCCAACTTTACAAAGATTGCATCACCAAGCCTCAGTCCATCATAAGAAGGCAGCAGAAGCACACTTTAATGCTTCTCATTCTAGTTCAGGTGCAGATAAAGATGGTTCTATTCAAAAAAAGGCAAAGGATCTGCATATGGCATACCATCTAACTATGCATGCTAACAAGATGTCTCAAGAAGTAAGAAATAAGGGTTCTAAAGCAAAGCGTATCCTTGAAGAAGTAGAAGAGCTTGATGAAGATGCTAAAATGAAAAAGCAATCTGATGATAACCTAAAAAGTTTACATAAGCAATTCAAAGGTCAAGATCAAAAAATGCCATCAACTCAGCATATGATGAAGCGTATCACTAAAGAAATGAAACGCCGTAATATGGGTGAGTCTGAAGAAGCAGCAAAGTTAGCATCTGTTGCTAACGGTGGTGTTCAGGATAAAGAAGATAAATTTAGAAATGCATTAAACCGTGTTCGTAATAAAAAATCAATGAAAGATGAAAGCTCTTGTGGATCATCAAAGAAAAGAAATGAAGAAGCTGGCGCAGGCGAAGAAGGTACAGCTAAATTAGTTAAAAGACTAAAGAAGGATACACCTAATGCATAGCTTCAAGCAACATTTGGAAGCATGCTGGTCTGATTACAAACAGGTTGGCATGAAGAAAAAAGGTGACAAGATGGTACCTAATTGTGTACCAAAGAATGAAAGTATTCCACCTGAAGTTGTGGGTGCGGCAATTGCTGCTCCTATGGTTGCACAAGGTATTAAGCATACCGCAAAAGGTGTTGCCAAAGCAGTTAAAGGTGCTATTAAGGCACGTAGAGCTATTAAGAATGCAGGTCAACGAATTGCTGATAAGGTAGTAAAATGAAAACATTTAAACAATATATCTTTGCTGAGCATACACAATGTGGAACACCTGATTGTTGTGGTGAATGTGATACCGCCGTTACCGAAGGCTCAGAAACCTGGGAAGCTGGATATAAGCGCCGTGTTGTAAAAACAACTGATCCTGACCATAAAGAGGCAGGACATAATTGGCGTATTAAAGGTAAAGATAAATCTCATCTTACTATTAAATTATATAAAGAAAAGCCTTCACAACAAGAATTCAATAAACAAATGAAAAGAGTTGCAGGACACGAGTTCGGATGAAAAGCTTTAAGCAATATATTTCTGAAGGTATCATGGTTAAACTGATTCGTGGTAAAGGCCAGGATACTTTAAAAATGAAAGACACTAAAGAAAAGAGTTGGGTTGAATTACGCGGCAAACCTAATTTTGAAACTAAATATGATAAAAGGGATCCGTTACATAAAGCAATTACGGCGCTAGGTAAATCGGCAAGCATATCTGATTTTATGAATGGTGATGAAGTAAGTATAAATCCAAACCATCCTGACGGTAAGAAAGCGTTGGCAACTATAAAGAAGTTAATGAAATGAAAACATTTAAACAACATATGGAAGCAACATACCAAGGTAAAGAGGTTAAGTTAAACAAACCTATGGCGGGTGATGTTGCTAAATCAAAAGTATTCGTTGATCCTGATGGCGACGGTGTTGCTAAAAAAGTTAATTTTGGTGACAAGAATATGACAATTAAAAAGCATATTCCAGGTCGACGTAAATCTTTTAGAGCAAGACATAATTGCGATAATCCTGGGCCAAAAGATAAGGCACGATATTGGTCTTGTAAAGCCTGGTAAATATTATAAATAAAACAAACAGCAAATAGAGAAGTAATATGTATAGTTTTTCAGAACATAGTCTTATTGAACACGTTGAGGCACATCTCATTGAGAATGATCTTGTACTTGATAATATAGATGACGAACAACTTGACGAAATCATCGGTATGGCCGCAAAGGCTGTAGGGGCAGTTGCTAAGGTAGGTGCAAAAGGTGTTCGACGAGCATTAACAAATAAACAAGGTCAATTCCGTTTATCAACTGCTGGGCGTAATACGGCACGTGCTAATAAAGCAAAACGTATTAATGATAGAGCAAATGCTATCCGTGATAGAAAAACCACAAAGGCGAATATTGACAAGGCCAGAGAAAACTTACGCAAAGCAAGAGAGGGAAAATAAAATGGACACGAATACAGTTAGAGAAGCAATTATTGATGCCCTCGGTCGAGTAGGTGAACTCGACGAAAAGAAAATGGATCCAGTGGGGCAGGCTGACGCAGATATTGATAACGATGGAGACGTTGATAATTCAGATGAATATCTTCACAAACGTCGCAAAGCTATCAAAAAGGCTATGAAAGAAGAGCAAGAAGCTCGCTTAAATGAAGCAACAGCTATGACTGCTGGGCCAAAAGGTAGCTTAGGCGGAATTGGTAAAAAACCATCTATGCCTGCTCCTGGAGATAGTAAAAGAACTATTAATGCTCCAAAAGGAACCGCACGTCATCATGCCGATATGGCAGCAAAACATCAGCAGTCAGCTGAGCATCACGGAAGAAGAGCATCTGAACATGAGGATGAAGGAAATGATGATAAAGCAGATCATCATTATGATAAAATGCAACATCACGATAATGCGGCTGATGCGCATCAGCATGCACAAGATATGATTAAGAAACACGGTTCCGATCATCCTGAAGCTCAAAAAGCATCTAAAGAAGCTAATAAGCATAAATTATCATAAGAATAAATAAGAAACCCAAATAAGGAGATAAAAACAAATGGCACTTTGGGGAAAAACCGACACATTAGCAGATGTTCCAAAATGGTTGGAAGACGACGCTAATAATACAAACAAATCAAATGATCGCGACAACGCGGTGTTTGTTGACCTTACAGAAGCTGGAGTTGCAGCTAACAGAGCAAAAGGTTTGACAGGTCCGGGCTGGTGGTTGTACCACACATCAAATGGCCGTCATTATGCAGAATGCTTGGTACCAATGAAAGTATCCGCGGGAGATGCAGGTGACCTTGGTGTAACAGGTGATACTGCTGTTGAAGACTTAATCGTAGCTGATACTTAAGTAAAGAAAATATAATATGAAATTAACAGAATCAACCTTTCTGTTATTTGCCGCAAAACATTATGATAATCCACAATGCTCCGACGTATCAGAGTTTGAAGAGGATTTAAAACGTTTTCATTATTTACGAAAACTATTTGGCAGATATAGGCAAGATAAAGATTTAAAAGAAAGGTTGATTCTGAATCACCTGATAATCATATATAACGTATTCGGTGAACAAGCAACGAGTATTTTGTTTATGAGACTTTATGAATACCATGATTATTTAAAACCGTTTGTTGAATACTTAAACTTCATGCCTACGGTTATTGAATATGATGGGATTATTATACACAAGGATAGTATTGTGTCTGATAAGTGTATTAAAGAAAAACTCGAAGGAATTTGACCCATGGTCGTTGATCTATTTTTAGTTTACCAATTCATCCGCCGTTTGGCTACACCATTTAATAAGTGGGAAGCATATAAGCAAGGTATTATTGATAAAGATGGTAAAGTATTAATCAAATCAAAAGATTTTACAAAAGGTTCTCAACGTAAAGCGTGGGGAATTTTTGATAGAATGATTGCTAACCTTAAAAAGTTGTTGGCAAAGGTACCTGGCGGTAGTTCTCAGTTTGCATCATATGCTGCCGCATTGTTTCTAATTAAAGAATACAAACATTTTACCGATGAATCATTACTAAATGAAGAATGGACTGATGAACAATTAGATGAATCAATGCATTTATTTCATATTAGATATAATCATTATACCATACTCTCCGAAAATGTCAATGGTTATTTTGATGAACTTGATGAAAAACTTAAAGCATCAGATGATATGGGTGTGTGGGTAAAAGATTTTCAGAAATCAGATGCACCACAATTCAAAGGCAAATCTCAAAAGAAAAGACAACAAATGGCCGTTGCTGCAAAGCTTGACGCAATGGATGAAGAATTACAAGAAGGCGCATTTAAAAGAATAGCACAAGTGCAATCAAATAAAGCAGATCGTATGGCTTCAAACGACAAAAAAGGTTTGGATACGTATAAGAAAAAACCAAAAACTGAAATTAAAGAAGCTGCTTCTCCACGTTGGAAAAAAGCTGGACCAAACGGCGAAATACAAGCCACTATTGGTGGAAAGAAATATCAAATAGAAAAATCCTTAGATCACAATGAACGCCATAAAGGTGAGTGGAAAGTTATGGTTTGGGATAAGCGTAGAAACAGCTGGGAGTGGGAAACCACTGAGTACGGTAAAGCCAACGCTAAAGATTGGATTATGGATAGACTAAAAGAATCAGCTACTAATATGCGTAATATAAAACTTGTTAATAAAATCAAGAAGTCTGGTGTTGTAAAATCTGGTTCTATGTCACAGAATGATCCCAAAAAATCTGTTGATACAAAACCTGAAATTACAGAAGAAATGCCAGCCAATGCAGTAAGTACCGGTGCAATTGCTAATATGGATGCGTCGGGAATTGATAACAAAAAGAAAAAGAAAAAGATTAAGGATATGATGAGGAGAACCCTACAATGATTACTATAGAGCAATTTAGCGCTATGATCCCAACTAACAAAGATCCACAACCGTGGTTTGATGCGGCAGTGGAAAAGTTTGATGAATATAACATTAATACTCCAAATAGAATTGCAGGCTTTATGGCACAGTGTGCTCATGAGTCAGCAGACTTTACACGTTTAACTGAAAACCTTAACTATTCGGAAAAAGCATTGAACTCGGTGTTTAGTCGCTATTTCGGAAAAGGAAAACGAAATGCTAAAGAATACGCTCGAAACCAGGAAAAGATTGCAAACTATGTCTATCAAGACGAGTTTAGATCCAAGCGAGGAGCTTTGGGAAACACTGAACCCGGGGATGGCTGGCTATTTAGGGGTAGAGGTATCAAACAGCTTACGGGCAGAAATAATTACGCGGCTTTTGGAAAGTCCGTTGGAATGTCAGCCGAGGAAGCTGCAGAATATGTAGCAACACCAAAAGGTGCTATTGAGTCAGCATGCTGGTTCTGGGCATCTAATAAACTCGACAAATATGCCGATAATGGTGATAATGTGGGGTTGACAAAAAAGATTAATGGTGGTACAATTGGATTAGATGACCGTAACCGTCGTTGGGAATCAGCCTTAGCCATCCTCGGTGGTGAAATGCCTGCACCTAAAAAAGCAGCACCTAAGAAAGCTGCAGGTGTGCGTACACTACGCAAAGGTATGAAAGGTGATGACGTTGCTAAAATGCAAAAGGCAATTGGTGTAGGAGCTGATGGCGATTTTGGATTTGGAACTCTTACTGCTGTTAAAAAATGGCAAAAGATGAACGGATTGGTTGCAGATGGTATTGTAGGTCCTGCTACACAAGCAAAGATGTTTAAATAAATAAATAAATGACGGAATTAAACAAAGGAGACACAAAATGTCACTAGAGAAAATTGTAGAAGCGGCAATGTCTGAAAAGCCATTGGATCTGAAAGAAGCATTTGAAGCTGAAGTTGAAGAGCGTATTATGGCTGCATTGGCAGAGAAATACAAAAAAGCAATGGAAGCAAAAGATGAAGACGACGACGATGAAGATGATGACGATGAGGACGAAGATGATGATGACGATGAGGACGAAGACGAAAAGTAAGTCTTCTTAACATATGGCAAAACTATATCTGTTACTTATTGTCTGTGGTTTAATTGGTGGTGTAGGATATGGTGCTAAATCATATTATGAATGGTCGGAAGCAACCATTTCAACACTTCGTACTAATAACGTTCAATTAGCATCTGCGGCGGAAACTCTACAAAATACTGTAGACACAATGGCCGCAGATGCAGAACGTAACGAAAAACTCAATCAAAACCTGACAGCGCAACTAAATGAATCACGAGAGTATTTAAATACTTTGCGTGCTAAATTTGCGCGAATTGATTTAACTATGGAAGCGCTAACTGACGCGCAAAATTTGGAAGAAAGGGTAAACAATGCTGTTGAAAGACTTATCAGTGATATTGCCGATGAAACTACTCCTCCTAGTGCTGTTGATGATACTCCTAACAGCATGCTCGGGGAGGACAGTGGAACCGACAGTAGTAACGTCGACTGAATACATCCAGCAAAACATTCCTATTCAAGGTAGGCCGGCTAAAGTAGATTTTCCGCCTGTAGATTGGTATGTTATCACCGAAGAAAATTTGGAAGAAAAGATTGATGAAATTGAAGCTCAACAAGGATCTGTTGTTGTTTTTGCTGTAACATCAAAAGGATACGAAAATCTTGCATTAGGTATTGCTGAATTGCGTCGCTATATTAATGAACAAAAAGCGATAATTGTGTACTACGAGGAAGCATTAAAAGAATAAATATTGACAATACTATAGATTTGTGATACATTTAAGGGGAGCATAGTGTTTGTTTTCTTTTTTTATTTAATCACAGGTGATTTGCAGGCACCTAAAGTAAAAAGGCTAGAAAATTGGCACAATCTAATTGGGAAACAGATATCGCCCTAATAAAATCGGATATCAAGCAAATACAAAAATTCTTTAACAGAGTTGAAGATTCTATGGACATGATGGCAGAACTGTCTAAAAACGTTGCTGTTCAAAATGAAGTCCTAGATAACACTAAAGATAAGTTAGATGATGTTGAAAAGCTGTGCGAAGAAACAAAACGCACCGATGAACTACGCATGAATGTTTTAAGTGATAGACTTGAAGAGTATAGACGATCTTCAAGAGAGGATCATCAACGTTTAGCAGATCATAATGCAGATAAGCGAAATAACCACGTCAAAGAAATATTAGACAAAATTGACAACATGGAAAAATCAGTACATCAAAGAATTAACGACCAACAAAAAAAGATCAATCATCTTGAGAACTGGCGTTATTATATGATGGGTATTGGAGCTGTTGTTTTAATTTTCATTGCGAGAGTAAATTGGCCAGAATTATTTGGTTGACAAACCTTTAAATCTGTAATATTATAGATTTATACATTAACAATTGAGCTTTATATTATGGTTGACTTTACAGAGCTGAAGTATGCCCAGATGTTATCTGGCCGACTCGAAAACTTCAGAATACGCAACACCAATCCTTACAAAATCAACTTTCGTTGTCCCATATGTGGAGACAGTCAAAAGTCACGTTCAAAATCACGTGGGTGGTTACTCGAGTCAAAAAATACGTTTCACTTCTATTGTCATAACTGTGCTTCAAGCCAAAGCTTTTCATTCTTTTTGAAAGGTCAGGATCAAGTATTGTATAATGACTATATAGCTGAAAAGTTTGTTGCGAATACTCATTCAAAATCTACTAAGGATGATGATAATACCGAACAGTTTAAAACTAAGGCACCAACCTTTAATAAGACTAACCCGCTATCAAAGATTAAAAAGGTTAGTCAACTAAAGTTCGACCACCCAGTCAAAAAATATATACAGCAACGGCAAATACCACCTCACCAACATTATCGTTTGTATTATGCTCCTAAGTTTAAAACATGGATTAATAGTGTAATACCAAACAAGTTTGAAAATGTTGGTAAAGATGAGCCACGCCTAATCATACCTTTTCTTGATAAGAACGGTAAATGTTTTGGCGTATCAGCTCGTGGGTTTAGTGATTACGGAATGCGTTATATAACTATTATGTTTGAGGACAGACCTAAGATATTTGGCCTTGACAAAGTAGACTTCAATGATGTATATTATATTACAGAAGGTGCAATTGATTCTTTCTTTTTACAGAATGCTGTAGCAATGGCAGGCGCCGAAGGTAATACAAAAGGTGTTGATAATACTGATAATGCCGTATTTGTTTTTGATGCTGAACCACGTAATAAAGAAATACACAAGCGTATGGAAAAGGTAATTGAGGCAGGTCTTGGTATCTGTATTTGGCCAAGTAATTTGCCGGGCAAAGACATTAATGAAATGGTTCTTGAAGGTATAAATGCCGAAAAGGTAATCGAAGAAAACACATATAGAGGCTTAACTGCAAAATTAAAATTTGCTGATTGGCGTAAAACATAGAGGAACTAAAATGAAAACCAGACTTATTGGATATACTCAACCTGTAGAAGGTGAAATCATTGGACTTGATAATGTTCAAGATTTGATTGCATACTGTGCTCGAGTATCAAACCCGAGTAATCAATTGAACCAAGAAACGGCACCTAAGTTGCTATCCTATCTTGCAAAGCATGCTCATTGGTCACCATTTGAAATGGCAAATGCGACATTAGAAATTGAAACAACGCGGGATATTGCGCGTCAGATGTTACGTCACCGTTCGTTTGCCTTTCAAGAATTTAGTCAACGATACGCCGATCCGAGAGATATGGATAACACTTTTGTAATGCGTGAAGCACGTCTACAGGATCTCAAAAACCGTCAGAACAGCATTGACTCAGATGATGAACGGTTGCAAATGATGTGGGAATCAAAGCAAGGTGAAGTTATCCGTGCTGCAAAGGATGCATACAATTGGGCCATTGAAAACGGTATTGCAAAAGAACAGGCACGTGCTGTATTACCCGAAGGTAATACCATTTCTCGTTTGTATATGCAAGGTTCTATTCGTTCATGGATCCATTATATTGAACTGCGTTCAGCAAACGGAACTCAAAAAGAACATATGGAAATTGCCCGTGAAGTTGCTTGCGCTATATCCAAAATATTTCCAGTGATTGATACTTATGTCCAAAAATAAATATTTTTATATACCGGAAAATGGTTTCTGGAATGATAAATATGAGTACCATGGCAATCTATGGTAAGAATAATCCCTATTAGCACAAAATATGCCACATCCTCAAGGTGCGGTTTTTCTGTCCTTAACACATACGAAAGAGGTTCACCGAATGTTTGACTCCCGAGCACTACCTAAAGATATAGTAAATTACGTTATTAAACGTGACGGATCAACAAAGAGTTTTGATTCAAGTAAGATTGCATATGCGGTTAATAATGCTATGAAAGCAATTGGTATTCGAGCAAAATCCTTACCTGGTGAAATTGCATTTGAAGTTACAAAAAGTATTAACGAAGATGCTGAGGATGTTATTGTTGATGTTGATACAGTACACAAAACAGTTGAGAACGTGATGATGGATATGGGATTACACGACTTAGCTCGTGAGTATATCCTTTTTCGTTTTAACAACCAACCTGACATTTTCCGTAAACGTACAAACCTTAAACCATATGAGTATCCGCAACTCGTTGAGTATACTGATGCTATCCGACATTCATATTGGGTACATACCGAGTTTAATTATTCGTCCGATATCCAGGATATGAAAGTGCGTATGACTGAGTCTGAGGTTGATATTGTTAAAAAAGCAATGCTTGCTATCTCACAAATTGAGGTACAGGTAAAAACATTTTGGGCAAAGATTGGTGATAAATTTCCTAAGCCTGAAGTACAAGGTGTTGGTGTAACATTTGGTGAATCAGAAGTACGCCATGCCGATGCCTATTCTAATCTCATTGAAATTATGGGTCTCAATGATGAATTTGAAAAGGTTGTAGAAATTCCTGCAATGAAAAAACGCATTGCCTATCTTGAGCAATCAATTGCAGCACCTGTTGATAATAAGGATTACTTCCATAAGATTATCCTATTCTCAATGTTTGTTGAAAACGTATCACTGTTTTCACAATTTCTAATTATGATGGCGTTTAATAAACATAGAAATTTACTTAAAGGTATTTCTAATGCTGTTGAGGCAACATCAAAAGAAGAAGATATCCATGCTCGTTTCGGATTTGAGCTTGTAAACATTATCCGTGAAGAAAATCCTGATTGGTTTGACAAAGATAGTATTGCTGAAGTCAACCGCCTGTGCCGTGATGCATTTAAAGCAGAGTCTGCAATTGTTGATTGGATCTATGGTGATGCCGATCTCGATTTTCTACCTAAAGCGACTGTCAAAGAATTCCTAAAGCATCGTTTCAATCAATCATTAAAGGCAATTGATATGAAGCCTTTATATGATGTTGACGAGGAAGCCGTAAAGAGTACTGATTGGTTTGTTGAAGAAATTTTGAGTACAAAGAATATTGACTTCTTTGTTAAACGCTCAACTGCATATTCAAAGAAAACCAAGGCATTCACCGAAGATGATTTATTTTAAAAGGAAAACACTATGAGAGATTTTTATTGGCTAAACGAAGACTCAAGGACATTTTTATCAAGAGGTTATTTGAGTAAAGGTGAAACAGCTAAGCAACGAATTAGAGATATTGCTGATAAAGCTGAAGAGTACTTGGATATCAAAGGATTTAGTGACAAGTTTTATGGGTATATGAGTAAAGGTTATTATTCATTAGCGTCACCTGTGTGGGCAAATTATGGTAAAGAACGTGGTTTGCCTGTATCTTGTTTTGGATCATATATTGATGATAGTATGCAATCAATTTTATTTGGGCATGCTGAAAATGGAATGCTAATGAAAAACGGTGGTGGCACGTCAGGTTACTTTGGTGCTGTCCGTGGGCGAGGTGCTGAAATCACAGATCAAGGTGAGTCGTCAGGTTCAGTACATTTTATGCAGATGTATGATACATTGGCATCAGTTGTATCACAAGGTTCTGTCCGTCGTGGTTTCTTTGCAGCATATCAAGATATTGAACACCCCGATGCTGATGAGTTCCTTGACATTGCAACAGAAGGTAATCCTATTCAAGGGTTAACAACAGGCATTACTGTTTCCGATAAGTTCATTAAAGAAATGAAAGATGGTGATCCACAGAAACGCGCATTGTGGGCAAAAGTTTTACAGCGCCGTTCTGAAGTTGGTTTTCCATATATTCTGTATTCTGATAATGTAAACAATGGCCGTCCTGATGTTTATAAAGATAAGGATATGAAAGTACACGCATCTAATATGTGTGCTGAAATCGCATTACCGTCAAGCGCCGAAGAAACATTTACTTGTGTTCTATCATCACTAAATTTATTACATTGGGATGAGATTAAAGAAACCGATGCAATTGAAACTTTGGTTATGTTCCTTGATACTGTATGTCAAGAATTCATTAATAAGACTGAAGGTCAAATTTATATGAAACGTGCTCGTGACTTTGCTATGAACCATCGGGCATTAGGTGCAGGTGTACTAGGTTGGCATTCCTATTTGCAATCAAAGATGATTGCTTTTGAATCAAAAGAAGCAGCACAGCTCAATGTTGAAATTGCTAAAACATTCCATGATAGATCATACGCGGCATCTGCTGAACTTGCGGACAAACTTGGTGAACCACCTTTGCTAAAAGGTTATGGCCGTCGTAATTCAACAACAATGGCAATTGCTCCGACTAAATCATCAAGCTTTATTTTAGGCCAAGTATCACAATCAATTGAACCTGAGTTTAGTAACTGTTATGTTAAAGACTTGGCAAAAATGAAAGTGACAATTAAGAACCCGTATCTTTTGAAACTGTTAAAGAAAAAAGATCAGGATAAATCAGAGGTTTGGGAATCAATTCGTAATGCTGATGGATCAGTACAACATTTGATCTTTTTGTCTGAGGAAGAAAAAGAAGTATTCAAAACATTCTCAGAAATCAATCCATACACAATTATTGACCAGGCTGCTATTCGTCAACAGTATATTGACCAATCACAAAGTTTAAACTTGATGCTTGATCCTGACCTTTCAGTTAAAGAAATCAATGCGTTGTACCTATATGCTCATGAGATGGGTGTTAAAAGTTTGTATTATAGTTATTCTATGTCAGCAGCACAATCATTAACACGGAAACGAGTTTCATCAATGGAGTGCGCAGCCTGCGAAGCATAAATTATGGAATATATGAAATTTTTTAAAGACACGGTTGCATCATTTAGAAGCGACGGAAGATATCGAGTATTTAATGATATTATCCGTGAAAAGGGTCAGTTTCCTAGGGCTATTTGGTATGGGAAATATGCACCAAAGAATATTGTTAATTGGTGCTCAAATGATTATTTGGGTATGGGTCAAAACCAATATGTCATAGATGCTATGCATACTGCATTAGATCAAACAGGTTCAGGTTCCGGCGGTACGAGAAATATCGGCGGAACCTCAGTTTTCCATGTAACACTTGAACGTGAAATTGCAACACTACACCAACGTGAAAACGCATTACTGTTTAGTAGTGCATACGTTGCCAATGAGTGGGCTCTAATTGCTCTTTCACGCATCATCCCAAACATTTGCTTTATATCTGATAATAAAAACCATGCCTCAATCATTATGGGAGTAAAGCACAGCCGTGCACCTAAAATGATTTTTAAGCATAATGATATGGCAGATCTCGAGAAATGTTTAAAGGCAGCAAAAAAGAATAAGCAAATTCCTTGCGTATTGTTTGAGTCCGTATATTCAATGGACGGTGATGTTGCGCCTATTAAAGAAATCGTTGAGTTATCACATAAATATAACGCAATGACTTATATAGATGAAGTCCATGCGGTTGGTTTGTATGGTCCTACAGGTGCAGGTTATTGTGAACATTTAAATTTATATTCCGATGATATTGATATTATCAACGGCACGTTAGGAAAAGCATATGGGGTACAAGGCGGGTATATTTCAGGTAAGCAAGAAGTTATTGATGCGATTAGATTGGTTGCATCAGGGTTCATATTCACCACCTCCATGTCACCTGTTATATGTGCTGGGGCACTCGCCAGTATAAAATATCTCAAAGACCATTCTTGTCTAAGAGATCAACAACAAGAACGAGTAAAAAAGCTCAGACAAATGTTAGAAGAAGCAGGATTGAATATACATCCTAATGCTTGTACTCACATTATCCCAGTAATGATTAATGATGCCTTTAAATGTAAAGAAGCATCGGATAGATTACTAAACGAATTCGGTATATACATTCAACCGATTAATTCACCAACAGTAGAGGCAGGTACCGAAAGGTTACGTATTGCTCCTACACCATACCATACCGATTTGATGATGGTGGAATTAGTCGAAGCGCTGAAAGAAGTATTGAAATGAATCAATTAGAAAATGCCTTCTTCAGTAAAAAGGAAAAAACTATGAGTAAAGTAAAAAAGGCATTTTGGTTTTGCCTAGGAATTATTTTGGTAGGTGTGGCATATCTTGGTGTATTACTACCCGGTCTACCTTGGTCAACACCAATTCTAGGTGCAACATTCTGTTTTGCCAAATCAAGTGACAGACTGCATAATTGGATTATGAATCATCCACGGTTCGGTCCATTTGTTAAAAACTGGGGTACATACCGTGTATATCCAACAGCGGCTAAATGGTTGATGGTTGCCGTAATGAGTACATCCTTGGCATTTATGTGGTTTGGTACAGGAAACGAAAAAGCAACATTATATCTGTTTATTACTTTTGCCTTAATTGTTACGTGGGCGTGGCGTTATCCAGGATCACAAGAAATTGCCGAAAAAAGAATTGCCGAAGGTAAAAAGATTGGTTGGCTAAAGTAAATAAATAAGAATGGATCGCTGCAAAAAACAACACATTTTATTTGAAAAAATTAGTAATGGATCTTACAAAGCGATAGATACATGGTGTGGCAATGTGTTAGAAGATGAAACAGTTTGGTATTGCAGTGATGAATGTATGGAAAAAGGTGAAGAAGGAAAGCCTTTAAAATACAAGAAAGATTATAATGAAATAAGCATTGACTGAGGAGTTATACTATGAAGCGAATACTAATCACTGGTGGCGGTGGATTTATTGCTCACCATTTAATTAACCAGGTACTTATCCGAACAGACTGGGAAATTGTAACACTTGATCGGTTAGATTACAGTGGCAATCTCAATCGACTCCATGATTTACTTCAGGACCGAACTCCTGCCGAACGTAAACGTGTACGGACAATCTTCCATGATTTAAAAGCAGAAATCAACCCAATGCTTGAAGCAGACATTGGTAAGGTTGATATTATTGCTCACCTTGCCGCAGGTTCCCACGTTGACCGTTCAATCGAGCGTCCTATGGAATTTGTCATGGACAATGTAGTGGGTACAGCTAATCTTTTAGATTATGGCCGTAGGCAGGATAACCTTGAAAGGTTCTTATACTTTTCAACTGATGAAGTATTCGGCCCTGCACCTGATGGTATTAAGTATGACGAGTACGACCGTTATAATTGTACTAATCCTTACTCAGCATCTAAAGCTGGTGCTGAGGAATTGGCTGTTGCATACCAAAATACTTATAATATGCCAATCTATATTACGCATACTATGAACGTATTTGGACAACGGCAACATCCTGAAAAGTTTATTCCAATGACTATTAGGAATGTTCGAGATGGCGGTATGGTAACTATTCACAGTGATGAAACAAAAACAATTCCAGGATCACGCCATTACATCCATGCTGAAGATGTAGCTGATGCAACAATGTTCTTATTGGAACACAACCGCACATTGGATATGACAAACAACACAGGAATTAAATGCCCTAAGTTTAATATCTGTGGTGCTACGGAATTAAACAATTTGGAACTTGCACAGCTTATCGCTGATTCCCAAGGAAAGGAATTGAATTATCAATTTATGGATTTCCACAGTAGCCGTCCTGGTCACGATCTTCGATATGCACTCAGCGGTGATAGAATGGCGAATATGGGATGGACACCTCAACCTGTTGAGAAAAGACTTGATGAAGTAGTACATTGGACATTAGAAAATAAAAGGTGGCTTGACATATGAATTGGGAAACATTTATAGAACAGAACTATGAGCATGCTTGCAATACAAAAACTGATATTGATGAGCATCTGCCAATCCTAAGAGCATTAGGTGACCAATGCGACCATATTACAGAAATGGGTGTTAGGTTTGGTGCAAGTTCAAAAGCATTCTTATGCTGTGACGTAACACTTATTTCATATGATATTGAATATAACGAACAAGTAAATAGATTATTTGAAATTGCAAAAGATGCTGGTAAATCGGTTGAGTACATTATTCAAGATGTTCTCAAAACAGAAATTGTACCAACTGACTTGTTGTTTATTGATACATGGCACTCAAACGAGCAATTGAGACAAGAACTTGCATTGCACGGAAATCAAGCACAGAAATTTCTAGTGTTCCATGATACACAAACTTATGGTCTTCAAGATGAAAGTTGGAATAAGATTAAACCGAGTGAACCGGGGTGTGGTTTGTTACCTGCCATTATTGATTTTATAATTGAAAATCCGCATTGGCAATTCCATACACACCGAACAAATTGTAATGGACTGACTGTATTAGAGAGAAGATAATGATTGTAGATTGCTTTCCGTTTTTTGCACCGACAAATGAAGAAATACTATATTTAAGAGTTAACCTACTCAAAGATGTTGTTGATAAATTTATTATTGTTGAAAGTAACAAAACTCATAGTGGTGAACCTGTTGAGCGTCGGTTCCTTGAGATTGCTCGTAATCAAGGTTTGCCGATGGAAAAGATCATTTATATTGAGCATGATATTCCTGAAACTGAAGATTTAAAAACATTAGCAATTGATAGAGTAAACGCAGGTACTAATAAAAATAATATTGATTCATTATATGCAAGAGTACGTGAGCGTTTACAAAAAGATGCTTGTATCAATGCTTTTAATCAATTTAATGATGATGACGTTTTTATCTATGGTGATGCCGATGAGATTATCAATCCTCAGCATGTGGAATGGTTAGCAAACCTGTGCCGCGCCAATACATCCGTGATTTTAAAAATACCTCTTGTTTATTTACAAGGTCGTGCAGATCTGCGTGTCCATCACCGCAATGGTCAACCGCTTATTTGGATGCGTGCTATGTTCTTTGCAACAAAGGGACAGATATGGAAAAATGGTGGTTTTAATAATATTCGTTGTGGTAATATGCAGGATGATGTTAGATTTCCTATTCAAGATGGTAAAGTCATACAGGATCTTGGGTGGCATTTGGCATGGATGGGAACAAACGACCAACGTAATAAAAAAGCACGTTCATTTGCTCATGCCTTTGATAAATTCCAATGGATGAAGAAACAAGATGATTTTGTGAACGGTGGATACGAAAAACATTTCAATAGCAATGATCCAGTTGAAGGTGGTATTGCACCTGATGGAAATCCTGGGCATATATTGAAAAGATATCCTCTCGATAAATTACCAAAAATGCTACTTGATACTCCATACCTTAGTAAATTCTTTTTACCTGAAGTTGATATAATGAAAGAGTTTACGTTTAATCACTGTGTTTGTTATTGGTGCCAAAAATTGGATTGGCCTTTGATGTATGATCTTGACGGCGATGGTAAAAAGACATGGTTTGAAATACCACGGAGTTGTTCTGTCACAGTAAAAGAAAGTCATCCTAACCGCAAGCAAGTTAGCCAGGATGATCCTGAGTACAAAAATGCAAAAAAACCACTCATTATATTTACAGAACCCGTTGAAAGGTTTTTGTCTTGTATGAACGTATATCTTGTACCAGGTCAACGGTATTACGATTATGGTAAAGATATTTTTAAATCATTTGATGTTAATCTTGAAGATTGTACCAAACAAGAAAAGATTGATTATTTCTTTACACATTTAAATAAGGTGTGTTCTTATCATCAAGTACACCATTTCCATCCGCAAGTTAGATTTATTGATTTTGAAACATTTGATGAGTTTACGGTTATCAACAAACACGAAACAAGTAATTATCTTGGAACTGACCGTGTAATGAATAAAACAACAAAAGAAATAAATGAAAGCGATTTAACCAAAGATCAACTTGACTTCATACGTTGGGTTTATCGAGAAGATTACGAGTTCTTTAAAAATTATGGCTAAAAGAGATAACAGCGCAAAAGTAATTCAAAAATTACAATATGACATTGACCAGGAAAAAAAGCAAAAGGCAATATATCGTAAAGAGATTGATGAGCTTCGGCAACAAAAGATGATGTTATTTGAAACAATGGTTGCACTTGTGGATGACGATACATATTGGTCAGATGATGCTAAACAGTCTGGTATTATAAACCGTTTGAAAAAAGTGCTACAACAAACCAAATAACTATTGACATTACTAATAGAATCAGTTTATATTAGAATCATAATAAATATAAACTTGAGGTAGTAATGTTAAATTTTGTCAAAAATACACCGATCGCAGTAACACAATCTGTTATCCGAATAATCCTTGTTCTAGGACTTGTAGTTGCTGCTAGCACAAGCCAAGCAGAAGCACAACGGATTGTTGGATTTAATCCATTAGAATTCCCTGAAGAGCACTGTCTTGCCTTAAATATTTACTACGAAGCACGAGGTAGTAACCTGGCAGATAAAGCAGCTGTTGCTGATGTTGTTATAAATCGTATGAATGATACACGTTACCCAAATACAATTTGTGGTGTAGTACAAGACGGTTATGTTAAAGGTCGCCGTGATTGCCAGTTTAGCTGGTACTGTGACGGAAAATCTGATGTTCCCATAGATCTTGACCGTTGGTCAGAAGCACAGAATATTGCGTTTGCAATGACAAAATGGAGTGAGTTCCGTGGCATCAGTGAAGGTGCAACTCATTACCATGCCGATTATGTACGTCCTTATTGGGCTTCAAGTCTACAACTTGTTGGTACAATCGGCCGTCACGTTTTTTACCGGTGGAATAAATAAATGATTGAAATAGTCGGAATATTCCGTGAAGAAGTAATTAAGAAAACATTCAAATGCCCTTTAGATGCAGGTGAGTTTAAAGATTTTCTTGATGCACAATACCCAATTAAAGTAATATGGAGGAAGATATAATGTCAGAAGAAAGATACGTTGTTGTTACATCAGTTTCTCAATTTAGAATACGGCATGCTATTCCAATGAGTAAATTACAAGAACTCAATCCTGATATGCCTGTTGATCCCAAATGGGCTGAAGATACTGTTGTAATGAATGAAGTAAAAGAATTTTCACAAACTCATCTTGGTGATACTATTATGGATACGTTTGTTCTTGATGAAGAAAGAGTACTTCAACTGTTTGACCGTGATAATGATTATCTATCAGAATGGGATACAGAAAAGAAATTAAACTGGATCCATGATTGGAAGGAAAAACCACTGTGACCCATTCCGTCGAAGAACTATATGAAAAGATAAATGTATTATATAACAAAGGAATAGAATTACACCGTGAAAGGTACCGTGTAGCAGGCAGTTATGATGAAATACAATGTCAGTATATGGTTGACGATATAAAAGCATTGGCACGCGAGATTGAACATGGTCCTATTGATTTAAATAGAGATTTTAGTAAGTAAAATGGAACATAAAGAATTAACACCTGACTGTTGGGTGGTAATAAGATCAAATAATACAGAGCCTCCGCATTATAGATTGCTTGTAGGTTTTGAAGAAAAAGATGAATATAAAGTTAGCACAAAGATTGAATCCTGTGAAGCTGTACAGAAAGATTATGTGTTTACAACCGACAAGGTAAAATATTTTTGTAATGACAAGAACCGTGGTTTAAGACCAGTTATTAACCACGTATATCTTTCAATGGTTGACTCAAGTCAGCATGACATAACATTAGTCAGAAACGATGAGTATTTCTCACTACTACATTATATGGAATAAAATATGAAAATTTTGATATGCGGCCATGGTTTCGTTGGTAAGGCTCACGGGTTATTTTTATCATCACACCATGATATTAAAGTGTATGATCCACAATTGGGTTATAAAGATACTACAGTATTTAATGATGCTGACGCAGTTATTATTGCCGTTTCCACTCCCGAAGGTGAAGATGGTCAATGCGATATGTCAAATGTGTATGACACAATCGAGCGCATTATGCCAGGAACACCTGTTCTTATAAAATCAACGGTCAGTCTTGAAGGTTGGCGGTTGATTAACCGTGCCTATCCAAATGAATTTATTACCTTTTCTCCCGAATACCTCCGAGCAGATTATGCTATGGAAGATTTTAAAAATCAAAAAAGTATAGCTGTAGGTGGCGGTGATGTTAATTTATGGGTTGGTATATTATCAGAATCATTAGAAATACGTGTTGATATTATGAACCCCGAGGTACTTATTTTAAACAAGTATTTTAGAAATGCGTTTTTGGCAATGAAAGTTGCCTTCTTTGAACAGATGTATGATATGGCGATTACGTCAGGTGTTGATCCGCACGAATTATTGGCAACTGTTTCAGATGATAAACGTATTGGTAAAAGTCATACATATATTAATACAAATGACCGAGGTTTCGGTGGTCATTGTTTCCCAAAAGATACATCAGCTTTATTGGCAACAGGCCATCAAATGGGTTACGACTTGTCCATCTTATCCGAGGCAATGCAATACAATGAAAGGTTGCGAAATGAGAAAAATAATATATGACAATATCTGCGAAGTCGTAAGTACACGGACCGATGTTATAGTTGAAGCTGAAGCCGATAATATGAGACCAGGAGTTTCATTTGAAGCATATGTAGCAAACAATAAAATTAAAATGAAATGGAACGGCAAGATTTACGTTGGTAATGTGTCAGGTATGGAATTTACATCAACAGGACCTAAAGAACTATGAAGGTGGGGTTTACTGCATCGGCATTTGATTTACTCCACGCAGGACACGTTCAAATGTTAAGAGATGCAAGAGAACAATGTGACTTTTTGATATGCGGATTGCAAATTGATCCGACATTAGACCGAGCCGATAAGAATGCTCCTGTGCAAAATATAGTTGAAAGATATACACAATTAAAAGCAATTAGTTACGTTGATGAGATCATTCCGTATTTGACAGAATCAGATCTTTGTGATATATTATCAATGTACCACATAGATGTTCGTATTCTAGGTGTTGAGTACAAAGAAAAAGATTTCACAGGTAAAGACATATGCCGCAAACGTGGCATTGATTTATATTTTAATAAACGAGATCACCGTTTTAGTACAAGTGATTTAAGAAGGAGAGTTTGTAATGACTGATGGACCATTTAAAGCGGCATTTGATGCAGATACTACCGGCGTAGTGCATCGTGAGATTATAACCTATCGTATGAAGAACGGTATGATGGTAAAAGAAACCGCATGCCGTGATTACTATAAATCTGGTGATTACCATGATAGCATATCAACACAACCGTTGGTGCAACGATGAGTGATGAGCAATGGCAAATAGATTCTGATATGCTGATTCAACTTCATAATACCGCAAGGATTATGGAACAATCCGATAATACGGCAGGTAATGAACTCCGACAAATTGCCGACCGTTTTAGTACACTAATTAAAAATGCACATAGTCGAAGACATTGGTGCAATGGGAATGAGAAATAATGTTTAAATTGTTTAAATCTAATACAGACGCAGAAATTGATTTTGGGCAAGATGTATCAATGGTACCACAGATTGAAATAGTACCTGAGCCATCATTATCAGATATGCTCAAATTGGTTGAAGAACGTCTTGACCGTATTGAAAGTAAAATTGACAAACTACTCAATGAGTAAGGTTTGGTTAGGTATAAGTGAAGGCTTCCATGATGCCGGTGTAAGTATGATTTGGAACGGGCAAATATTGTCGGCAACTCATGCTGAACGGTTTAGTCGTAAAAAGAATGACCGTTGGGTTCATCCTATGCAGTATCCGCAAGGTATTAATAACGGATATGATAAGATTGCTTTTTATGAAAAACCTTGGTTGAAAACAACGCGTCAGCTATGGGCAGGTCAAGGTTTAAAACCAAAACGTACTAAATACAACAAGTCATTCCATCACCATGAGTCTCATGCTGCCGCAGGGTTTTATACTTCAAAGTTTGATTCCTGTAATATTTTAGTTATTGATGCAATTGGTGAATGGGATACTGTTTCCGTTTGGAAAGCATGGACGAAGAACGGTATACCAAAAATGATTAAATTAAAATCATATAAGTATCCGTTTTCAGTGGGTTTGTTTTATTCAGCAATTACTAAATCAATTAAATTGAAGCCACAGGAAGATGAATATATTACCATGGGTATGGCAGCATACGGCGAGCCAATTTATACCGATGAGCTCAAAGAAATAATGCTACACAAAAATTGCCATAAAGGAATAGCGCAATTTCAATATGCAAAAGATGAAGATATTGCGGCATCAGCACAAAAGGTTGTTGAAGATTTCATTATTGAAATGGTAAAAGATTATTGCCCACACGAAAACCTGATTATGATGGGTGGTGTGGCATTGAATTGTGTTGCGAATACAAAGGTTGCTGAACTTGGTAAAAACATTTGGATTATGCCAAATCCTGGTGATTGTGGATCTTCATTAGGTGCTGCGGCACTAGGTTATGGAAAGAAATTGATATGGGAAGATCCATATCTTGGAACGGAGATTAAAAATGAAGTACAAATTAGTGGCGTTGTTCAGCATCTTATTGATAATTCCTATTGCGGTATTGCGAATGGCCGCGCTGAGTTTGGCCCTCGTGCCCTTGGCAATCGTAGCCTTATCGCTGACCCTCGACGAGATGTTAAAGATACCGTTAACGAAATTAAACGTAGACAAAAATTTCGACCCTTTGCACCTGCGATCCTGGAAGAATTTGCTAATGAATATTTCCAAGGACCAATGAATGAGTATATGCAATTTGTGGCGCAAGCCAAACACGACTATAAATCTGTAACCCACGTTGATGGTTCAGCACGTGTTCAAATTGTAAAACCAAACTGTAAATCTATATTACGCCCAATACTTGAGGAATGGTATGAAAAGACAGGTTGTCCAATGTTATTGAATACGAGTTTAAATATTAAAGGTCAACCGATGGTTGATACTTGGGAACACGCATTAGAATTTGAAAAGAAATATAATGTTAAAGTCTTCTAAATATATTCTTGCAACAGGCTGCAGTTATACGGATTTAGAATATCGTTCTCCTCATTATGACATTAAACCATGGCCTATGTGGCCTGAACTTGTTGGTGACTATTTAAGTTTGCCTGTTAAAAATATTGCAAAGTGCGGTGCAGGAAATGATTTTATGTTGGATCAACTTATTCCTATAATTGCAAAAGATCATATGAATATTGATTGCGTTATGATACAATGGTCGGCAATAGACCGATGGTCAGTTTATAGTGATGATATATTTTTAAATAACCCAAAATCTGATATTCAAAATGAGAATACACAAGATCCTCATAAGTTGGTTAGTAAAGAACGGGCAGGATATTATGAGCGTTTAGAATATTCAAAATATTTAATGAAAAGAATTAATGCTAAAGGAACTATAACACTTGTACAGTTATTCTTTCAGCAATGTTTGACTATTGAAAGATTATGCCGTGCGCTTGGGATCAAATGCGTACACCTACAAGCATGTGGTCATATAGGTTTAAGTTATGTAAACTCTGCATTAAAAATAATGGGTGAAAAATTTACTTCACACGAGCAACATATGGAATGGATGAAACAAGTAAGTTCATTACCTGAATACAAAGAATTGTATAATGAAAAAACTACAATGATTAACTTTCCCAAAACAAGTTCTATTCCTTTAGTAAAAGTATCGGATGATCCAATATATTGGTCAGTACAGCACTTGTTTAATTCAAACCGAGATAAATATCGCATCGGACCATTAGATAGTCATCCTTCTGAAGATGGTCAGAATTTGATGGCTGAAATGTTTTACTTGAAATATAATGAGGTTTATGGATAATGCTACTTGCTGCTGGTTGTAGTTATACTGACGAAAATTTTACCTCGGTACTTCATCCTGAATATGATACTTCATATAAAAAATGGCCTGAGATAGTTGCTGATAAACTTGGTGTAATGCATAAGAACCTAGGTGCCTGTGGTGCAGGTAATGATTATATCACAAAGCAACTGACAATGGAAATACTTAAAAATCATAAAAACATTACTGCCGTTATGGTTGGATGGACTGAAATACATCGCTTTACTATCTTTGACTTTTATCGCTGTAATCCGTTCGCAACTGTTGCAAACCATAAAGTACCTTCTATGAAAACATATAAAAAATTTGAAACTTCTCAGGAAGAACGGGCATTGTTACCGTTCTATGATCTATTATATAGTTATGGTTTATTTGACAAACCAAGCAACGGTGGTAATACTCAAAACCTTTTCGTTTATATGGTGAGGCAACTTTTAGATGGTATGTTTCAAATACAGGAATTATGCTCTACCTTTAATATACCTTACATCGGTGGACAGCTATGCGGATATACTGACCGTGAAAAGTGGCACACGTTGTCAAAAATATATGGCGACATTCCATTTTCAGAATCAGCATGGACAAGTATGTTTGGTGAATTAGAAGAACTGTGGAGACTTAAACCAAACAGCCATATTGGATATCCGTTTATGAAAACACTAGGTGGTTATAGTATTAATAGTTTATTAACATACGACCAAGGACATAAGGTTTCAGAGATAGACTCTCATCCAAATGAAAAAGGTCACCAATTTATAGCGGATTTATACTATGACAAATATAGAAAAACTTATTCTTAAATTAAAATTTAAATGGTTGTATTTTAAACTACGATTTAAAAAAGATGTAATCAAAGATGAAGATGTAGACATTTACATATACGAGGCTGACGATGATTAGATATATTTTTGACGTTGATGGTACACTAACACCGAGTCGTCAAAAGATGGACCGTAAGTTTAAAAAGTTCTTTTTGAAATTTATGGAAACTCATAAGGTGTGGATTGTAACAGGATCGGACTATGCCAAAACAAAGGAACAACTAGGTGCTGATATTACCGAAAATGTTGTTACTTGTTATAATTGTTCTGGCAACGAAACAAGGCATAGAGGACAAATTGTAAACGCATCAACCTGGGAATTACCTGATGAAGTACGAGCATTTCTCAACCTTCAGTTGACTATTTCAGAATTTGTTTTGAGAACAGGTAATCACATTGAAGAACGGCGAGGTTGTGTTAACTTTAGTGTCGTTGGTAGAAATGCCACACTCGGTGAACGTAAACTCTATATTGAATATGATAAGAAAACAAATGAAAGACGCAATCTTGCCAATAACTTTAATTATGTTTTTGGATCAGAATCAATGGGTCTTCATGCCGTGATTGGCGGTGATACTGGATTAGACATATATCCTATCGGTAAAGATAAATCACAAATACTTCAAGATTTTAATGCTGATGATGATATACAGTTCTTTGGTGATAAAATGGATATCGGAGGTAATGATTATCCTTTAGCACGTGTTAATAAGGCAGGAACAAATCATCACGTTAAAGATTGGCGTGAAACTTGGGAGATACTAAAATGTTTACCATAGAAATGGACTGGGATGAAACTGCAGTTCAAGTATTAGATCAAAGTGGCCATTATGAAGATGTTGAATATATTATCTATGAGGATATTGTTTACATTAGGCAATGGGATGAAGATCTTCAAAGATATAGTGTAATCGCTATGACTGCTGAAATGTTTAGGGATTTTGGTTTTGCCCTCGACTTACCTGAAGGTGCATACATAACAAAAAGGAAAGAAGATGATTGAAATTTACGGAACACCAACTTGCGGATATTGTTTGAGAGCAAAAAGACTTGCACAGTCTCACGATATTGTGACAGAATATAAAGATATAACCTTTACAAATTTTAGAGAGGAATTGCTTGAACGCAAATCTGATTATACAACGGTTCCTCAAATTTGGTGGCACGGAAAATATATTGGCGGTTATAATGAATTAGCTAATGAAATCGAGAACACGAGAAATTTTGGAGATGGTCCTTTTTAACTATTGACATTCCTGTTCTAATAGTGTAGATTAGAATCATCAAATAAAGGAATCATATTATGACATACACCGTTGAACTCGACATTTCATCCGAAGCTGACCACAAAGAAGTTGTACAATTCGCAGCTGAACATGGCTGCCGTGTAATTATGCGTGTTGAAGAAGGTCCTGCTGGAGGAAATCCTCTTTACACATTTGGTTCTGAAAATTTTGATATGATCCAAGAATTAACCGAACAAGTACTCGGTGCAGGCCACGGATTTGATGAAGAAGAACTTAAAACTATGATCGTGGAGGTATAATAATGTTAGATCAAATGGAATTCGCAAAACGTTTACGTGGCTTAGCTCGTCGCTCAGATAATTTTGGTAAAGACCGTGAAACTATTCTTGAAGAAATCATTATGATGGCTGAGCATTACGAAACTTGGGCTGAACGTATTGAAAAGCAAATGGAAATGGAGGCAGCTTAATGTCCATGCATATGGTTCGTGGTGTACAAGTCCACGGTAATTCAAAAAAGAAATTAACACCACGTGATAAAAAAGCGGCGGTCGAGCATGAGAAATGGTTGGCAAAGATGGGTGTTGGTAAAACAAAGGCACGTAATACTAATACTATTCCTGATTATGACACAGGACCACGTATGACCTCTGATAAGGTTGCTGGTAACGGTGCTAAAAAAGAAGCAACACAATATACTGGTAATTATATTATCGGTATTGGTCAAATGCATAAATCTAACGGTGTTCCTATCACTCGTAAAGAAGATGCGGTTGCAATCGCAAGTATGAGGCGCTAATGAAACTTACAACTGATATGATTATTGATGATGAGTACATTATGTTTGGTGACAAAGTTACTCGTTTTGAGGTTGTGGATAATAAAGGCCGCGCCTATGTAAAACACCGTGTACAAGAGCTAAAGTTTCAACTACAAGATGATGGTAGAACACTTAAAGCATTTGTGCGATTTGAAGAAGAGGAGGAAATATCAAATGACTAAACTTATTTATGGAACAGCAATAGCATTTGCTCTGGTACTATCTAGTTGGTATCTGATCCACATTTGGTCGGATTGTCTTAATGAAAATTCAGTATTTACCTGTATGAGGATGTTAAGTAAATGAAGATAATTATGAATACCGAATCAATCTATAAACGCGATTCAAAAGAAGCAATCCGTGTATGGTTTGGTGAAGTAGGAGTAGATGGTGATACCTATGGTTGGCGCAGTACAGCAGGTTTGTTGGACGGCAAAAAAGTCACGTCAGGTTGGAAAATAGTTGAGCAAAAAAATGTCGGTAAGGCAAATGAAACCTCACTTGAGGAACAGGCTGTATCTGAAATGAACTCAGACTATGATAAAAAACTTGAACGTGGCTATTTCAAAACCATTGCTGATATTGATAAATTCACTAAGATCAAACCAATGTTGGCTGCAAAGTATGAAGATGTTACAATTAACTTTGAAACTCAAAGATATTATACTCAACCAAAATTAGATGGTATTCGGTGTATTGCTCGAGCGGATGGATTGTGGTCTCGTGGGTTTAAAGAAATCATTAGTGTACCTCATATCCATGAAAGTTTAAAATGGTATTTTGATAAACATCCTGATGCTATTCTTGATGGTGAGTTATACAACCATGACCTCCGTGAAAACTTTAATAAGATCACATCGTTGGTCCGCAAAACAAAACCAGAACCTTGGGACATTAAAGACTCAAAAAGATTGGTAGAATATCACGTTTATGATCTAATCAGTTCAAATGAAGTATTTTCAAAACGAATTGATGAATTATGCCTATTGGAATTTGACCCGTGTATTCAAGTTGTTAAAACAGAAGAAGTACATAGCTTTGAAGAAATTGACGCTAAATATGGTGGATACCTTGAAGCAGGTTACGAAGGACAAATGGTCCGTGCTGATAATGTTTACCAACAAAACAAACGGTCAAAGTTTTTACTTAAACGTAAAGAGTTTCTAACTGATGAGTTTACAGTTATCGGTGTTGAAGAAGGTAAAGGTAATTGGTCAGGACATATCAAACGGTTTATCCTTGAATTAAAAGATGGTACTCAATTTGGTGCAGGTGTACGTGGCAATCAAGCATTACTTAAAGAAATGTATAACAACAGTGATAAACCTAATTGGTGTACTTTACGTTACTTTGCACCAACACCTGATGGCATTCCAAGGTTTCCTGTAGTAATTGATTGGGGAAACGGCGTTCGTGAGGACTGACATAAATAACTCTATCAAAGGAGTTATATTATGTGGTTTCATAAAGGTGAAGAATTTACCTCAGAAATGATTAAAGACTATATTGGATTTGTTTACTGTATTACGGACAAATCCAATGATAAGAAATACATTGGCAAAAAATTGCTAATGTCAAAAAGGCGCCTACCACCTCTTAAAGGTAAAACCCGTCGACGTATTAAAATCGTTGAGACTGATTGGCAAAAATATTATGGTTCATCTGAAGAAGTCAAACTGATGGTTGAAGAAAAAGGCGCCGACAATTTTCATAGAGAAATACTACACCTATGCCATAAGAAAGGTGAGCTCGGATATTTAGAACTCCGGGAGCAAATCTTACGTGATGTTTTATTGCGTGACGATTATTATAATGGAATTGTCCAAGCAAAAATTCACCGAAACCACATAAAGTCATTGACATATCTTATAGAATAGATTATTATAGTCTAGAATCACAAGGAGATACCAATGATTATCAAACGCAAATCAGCATACACCGGTCTTACTCGGTCAAAGGATATTCCTGTTGACCCACAAGGCTGGGCAATGTATCAGTCAGGTTACGGCAGTGTTGATGAATGTCTTCCGTATCTTACTGATGAAGACCGTGACTTTATTTTGTCAGGTATGATGCCTGATGAATGGAACACTGCTATCAGTGCCGAACTAAAACTAATTGTGGAAGATACTTTTATATGATATTCCTATTTAACGGACCACCCAAATCAGGCAAAGATGCTGCCGCTGATTATTTTAAAGAAAAAGGTTATAAGCACCTTTCTTTTAAATATCAGTTATATAAAGAAACTTGTAATTACTTTGGATGTAATTATGATTGGTTCATGGAACGATATGACGACCGCTTAGTAAAAGAAGTACCTCATATGGATATCGGACATATGTCTTGCCGTGAAGCAATGATCTATGTTTCTGAAATAGTTGTCAAACCAAGAAAAGGTTTGGATTACTTTGGTTTGCAGGTGGCAAATGAAATTGATTTATCAAAGGATTATGCTATCTCAGATGGCGGTTTTGTTGACGAATTAAAACCTGTTATAAATACTATTGGTTCCGATAATTTTATCTTGGTCCAATTGACTCGCGATGGATGTGACTATTCAACCGATTCAAGACGGTATTTTAATGGTAAAGTTGTAGAAGAAATTGTTAACTCTTATGCAACACCAATCCAGGCCAAATATGTTTTAGATTATAAGTTTGATGTTAAAACGTACAGGATACATAATAATGGCACGCTCGGAGCTTTTCATAGTGCATTAGAAAATATTTATGAAAAGGAAGTAACATATAAAAATGTCAAAGAGCAAAAGTTCAAATGCGACCAAGAAGGAAAAATACTCGAGTCGGATATTCTATGAAAATCCATATGACATTGAAACATTTTTCGAAGCTCTTGGTATCGCAGCCGACCACGGTAAAGAATTGCAATACGTAGATCAATTTATTGCACGTATGAAATCTGAACCGACGAATGATACGGCAACCACCTGCTTTGAAATCTTAAGAGATTTTGAACTGATTAAATTTGAAGATTAACTAAACTAAAATAGAAAGATTATATTATGGACAAGAATGAAATTATTAATGCACTTAAAGTCGGTGTATGCGAAATTACTTTCACAAAAAAGAATGGTGATGAGCGACTAATGTTTGCAACACTCAGTGAAGAGATGTTGCCACCTCAAAAAGATATTGAGGAACAAATCCAAAAGAAAAAACCTAACAGTGATGTTCTCGCGGTTTATGACGTGAAGGCACCAGGATGGCGTTCTTTTCGTTGGGATTCATTAAAAGAATTTACAAAAGGAGTTTAATAAATGAGCTGTATCTATAAAGGTGTGGTTGAGGAGTCTGAACTATCAGGTAAATCCAAAGGTGGTACTGAAATGATGAGAGCACGCCTTATGGACGGAGTAGATCCTGCACTGTTGCAGGAATATGCTATCCACTTGTCACGTCCGCGTGATATGAAAGGTGATGTTAAAAATATCCTATGGTGCCATGATCTTGCCGAGGATCCTGAAAACAAAATTCTAAAAGAAAAAGGTTGGAATAATTTTGACCATATTGTTTTCGTTTCACAATGGCAACGAGATCAGTATATCACTTATTATGGTATACCGCACTCAATGTGCTCGGTAATTCCTAATGCTATTGAAAAGGATTACAAACCTTCGGAAGAAAAAGATTATGAAACTATTCGTTTTGTATATCATACAACTCCGCACCGTGGTTTGGAATTACTTATTCCTATCTTTGAACAATTAGCAAAAGAATTTGATAACATCCATCTTGATGTGTTTTCGTCATTTGGTATATATGGTTGGGGTCATAGAGATGAACCTTACCAACCGTTGTTTGATAAAATTGAAGCACATCCTAAGATGACTTATCATGGATCGGTAAATAACCGTCTTGTATTGGATACATTGGATAAATCTCATATTTTCCTATATCCAAATACATGGAAAGAAACATCTTGCATCTCGTTAATTGAGGCAATCAAATCAGGTTTGGTTTGTATTCACCCCAACCTTGGCGCACTTACTGAAACCGCAAGCGGTGCAACAATTTCTTATGATTTCCATGAGAATGCCACACAACATGCGAACGTAGCATATTCTGTCGCAAAAGGTGTACTTAATATGCAACAATCCGATCCTGACTTTATTCGCCGTTTCACAACAAGTGATAGGTTCAATTTAGCCAGAAATAATATAAATACTTTTACAACAACATGGACACAGCTCCTACGAGCATTGGCAGTAAATGACTGACAACATCATAGAATTCCCTAAAGTCAATACAAACGTCGAGTCTTTGACGAAAGAACAGTTGCGTTCAGTACTTGACGAGTATAAAGAAGAAGTAGCTAATGAAATGTCGGAATTTTTGTTTCGGCACGTCATTGGTGAATTAACAAGGGTGGGGCATAGCTTTGATAAAAATATGGAATATTTTATGCCTTCTATGATGATGGTCCTAGAATCAATAAGGTCGTTAGCTTTACAGGCACACGGAATTGAGCACGACTTTCAATCAATCGCAAAAGATATACTTGAAATTGAAACAAAAGATATTAACAGTTTTAAAGAAAAAATGGTTGACATTGAGGAAGAGTTAGATTAATATAGTTTATATAAATCAAATTGAAATGAGAAAACACAATGGCAATATTAGTAGATTACAACCAAGTTATCCTTGCCTCGCTATTTGCGAGCATCGGTAACCATACGAACATTGATGTAGATGAAAATCTTATTCGGCATATGTTCTTAAATTCAATTCGTTCTAACCGTAAAAAGTTTACAAAAGAATACGGTGAGATCGTTATATGTGCTGACGGCAAAAATTCATGGCGCCGTGAAGCATTTCCTTATTATAAGGCAAACCGTCGCAAATCACGAGATGAGTCTGAACTCGATTGGAATGTATTATTTGGTATTATGAATACCATCCGAGATGAGTTGAAAGAATTCTTTCCATATAAAGTAATTCATATGGATCACTGTGAAGCTGATGATATTATTGGCACTATCTGCCATGACGAAGGTACTGATTTAAATATCGGTAATGAAAAATACCTTGTTCTATCAGGTGATAAAGATTATATCCAATTACAATCCTATGTGAACGTAGATCAGTATGATCCTGTTCGTAAACGTTGGATCCGTAATGATAATCCTACAAATTATCTCAATGAGCATATCCTTCGTGGTGATAAAGGTGACGGTGTACCAAATGTCCTGAGTCCTGACAATTGCCTTGCAGTAGGCACACGTCAAAAGGCAATGACAAAACCGCGCCTTGAGAAATTACTCAAAGGTACGTCTGAAATGGATGAAGAAACATTGCGTTGCTTCCACCGTAATAAAATGATGATTGACCTAAGTCAAATCCCTGCTAATTACGTAGAACAAATTCGTTCTGAATGGAAACAACCAAAAGACATCGGACGGCAATATCTATTTGATTATTTTGTCAAGCGTAAATTGAAAAACTTAATTACAGATATACAGGATTTTTAATAAGATGGCAAAAAAATTAGCAATTTCAGAAATCATTTCTGAGCTCGGTAATATGGGTAAACCTGAAGAAAAGATTGAGTGGTTGCTGAAAAATGATTCGCAACCACTCCGTGAAATCTTACGGTTGACTTATGACAAATCAGTTAAGTGGTTACTACCTGACACTGCTCCGCCTTGGAAAGAAAACGAATATGAAGATGAAGCACGTTTGATGCTTTACCGTGAAATGCGGCGTATGAAAATCTTTCTTGAAGGTGGCGGATATGACAATTTGAATCAAGTCAAAAGAGAAGGTTTATTCATAAGTTTGCTTGAAGATATATATAATGAAGATGCCAAACTTTTGGCCAACTATGTTATAGCACAAAAATCATTTAAAGGACTGCGTAAGTCAACCGTAGTCAAAGCATTTCCTGATCTAATAAAAGAGTAAGAATAATGGCAAAAACGTTTAAGAAATTCCGCGAAGATTATATGGATGATGAATGGGGTGATGAAGACGAAACAGTTACCAACAAGGAACGTCGTATGAAGAACCGCCGTGATAGGAAAAAAACTAAACGCAATGAACGCAATGAAACATTTTTAGAAAAAAATGATTTAAAAAGAAATTAACTATTGACATTTGAGTACAAATAGTGTAGATTGATTCTATAAGGTAAAACAAAAGGAATCAATCTTATGGGTACTTCATCAATGATCGCAAACTACAACGAAGACGGTACAGTTACAGCAACATATTGCCATTACGATGGTTATCTTGCTTATAACGGCCGTCTTCTTTTTGAATCATATAACACTCCTGAAAAAGCAAAAGCTGTTGCTAATGCAGGTTATATCTCAGCTTTAAAAGAAGACTTGCAAACATCTTTAGATGAGTCAGTACATTCAAACCAATCTCCTGTAACATACAATTCAGTTGAAGATTTTCTGGCAAATGGCCGTGAATACGCTTGTGCTGATTACCTTTACCTGTTTGATGGTGACGCATGGTTCTTTGTTTCAACTATGAATGAAGGTCCATGGTTGATGGAAGAAGTTGAAATGAATTTAGCGGTGGAGGCATAAATTTGAAATTAAATCAAATTAACCATTGACATTCTCCGTAGAATCAGTTATATTAGAATCATCAAATAAAGGAAAAACCAAATGACTACACAATTTAAAAACTTTGATCGCAAAAACCTGAAATCACTTCGTCAAGAAATGAGTGCACTACTTGCATCTTATGGTGTATCAAGCAACCTTGATATTGAAGTTGGCAATATGTCTTTCAGTGATGCTGAAGTAAATATCAAAGTTTCAGCAAAAGTTAAAGGTGCGGTTACTATGACTGATCGCATTCTTCAAATGGAAGTTGACCGTTTGGGTCTTTCTATGAAAAACCGTGATGGTGATGAACTCATTGAGTACAAATCCCGCTCACCAAAATATGCCTTTGTTTTCCGTTGTGGTAAAACTGGCAAAATGTTTAAAACCGATGAGCGTTCTGCAATCCGGCGGTTCGCATCCTAAGAAAGGAAATATATTATGAATAAACGTGAAAAATTAATTTTAGTCGACTGTGATGGTGTATTGCTTGATTGGCAATACTCCTTCTATCAATGGATGGAAGCTCGTGGTCATTACGCAAAAGACATTGCTGAATATGATATGGGTCAAGTTTTTGATATGTCATATGACAAAGCAAAAGAAATGTGTGAGTACTTTAACTGCTCTGCTGCAATCGGTTGGTTATCACCATTCCGTGATGCAAAGAAATATGTTAAAAAACTCAATGAAGATCACGGGTACATCTTCCATTGTATCACTTCACTGTCGACTGACAAATATGCTGGTAAGCTTCGGATGAAAAACCTTGAAGCAGTATTCGGTAAAAAAGTGTTTGAAGAACTTATCTGCCTACCATGTGGTGGTGATAAAGATAGTGCTCTTGAAGCATACCGTGACTCAGGTTGTTTTTGGGTTGAAGATAAACCTGAGAACGCCGTAACCGGTTCTAAATTTGGTCTTGAATCACTGTTGATTGAACATCCACACAATAAAGATTTTTCTCACACTGATGTGGTAAATGTTAAAAATTGGCGTGAAATCTATGATCTTATTGTATAAATAATGCTAACAGATGTTAGTTAGATTATGTGAAGGCAATCTGTTAAGGTTGCCTTTTTCCATTTTAAAGGAGTATGAATGCCTGTATATAGTTTTGAGAATAAAGAAACGAATGAACAATTTGAATTGACAATGAGTATGGCTGAACGAGAGCCGTACCTAGAAGCAAACCCCAATATAAAACAGATATTTACGAAATTTCCGGGAATCGGTGACCCGGCACGTCTCGGCATTAAAAAAGTTGACGACGGTTTTAAAGATGTGCTTAAAAATGTAAAGAAGCATCATCCAGGTTCAATTAAAAAGGATGGTGCAAAAAATAAAATTAACACATGGTAATACACCATTAGGAGGTTTCATGGCTAAACAGCGAAGATTATCCCGCAAAGAAAAAAGAAGAGCAGAACGTGAACAGGATTATATGATGGGCATTTTAAACACTAAGTTTTCAATGCGAAAGATTCAACCACTCACACCATCACAATCTGATCTATTTCAATCTTATAATAAAGGATACAATATCGCAGCTATCGGAACAGCAGGTACAGGAAAAACAATGTGTGCTACATACTTGGCACTCAATGATGTACTACAGAAAGGAGAGTATGAAAAGATCATCATTATTAGATCTGCAGTTCAGACACGCGAGCAGGGCTTTATGCCCGGATCACAAGCACAAAAAGAAGCGGTATTTGAATCACCATATACCGATATTGTGAATGACTTATTTGGAAGAAAGGATGCTTATCAAGTTCTAAAAACAAAAGGAATGATTGAGTTTAAAACTTCATCATTTGTCCGAGGATTAACTTTTGACAATGCAATTATTATCGTGGACGAATGTCAATCAATGACATACCATGAACTTGACAGCATTATTACTCGTGTCGGAGAATCATCAAAGATTGTATTTTGTGGTGACACAAAACAAGATGATCTACAACAATCTAAAAACCGTGCCGATATTTCAGGATTAGTAAGCTTTGTTAAAGTACTAAATGCTATACCGTCCTGTGATGTTGTAAAATTTGGAGTGGAAGATATTGTCCGCTCGGGATTGGTAAAAGAATATATAATTGCAAAAGAGAAACTATTAGAGGCCGCATAATGCCAGCAGTTATAAGAAAAGGGATAGATAGTCATATTGGACATTTCAGTACGACTCCTAACCCTTTTCATAAAACTAAATATGTTGTTGCAGGACAAGGTAAGGTTACCGCTCAGGGTGGCCTTGCCGTAACAACAGGTGGATCAACAGCCTGCGGTGATGATGCCGTGGGCGGTTCATCAAAAGTAACTGCAGGTGGATACGCCGTCCATAGAACTGGTGATGCCACAAGTGGTCATGGTAGTTATGTTGCAAATGCCGCTTCGGCAGGTTCAGACAAGGTTACCGCCGGCGGATAAATAACGCATGGCAAATCCAAATTACGCATCCTTATTAGCACAAATTGCAGCGGAGACCGATCCCGTTGCTAAAGCAGCTTTGGAAGCACAACTTGTCATTGTCGCAGAACTTACAGAAGAAGAAATAGAATTATTTGAGTATACCGCATTTGACTATATTGAATTTAACCCGGGTTATAATAACGAGTTCAAATCATATGTTGGCCAATACTTTAATGACGACGGAGATTCAACCTAATGGCTATTACCAAAAGAAGCACTAAAGGCACCTCATTAACATATAATGAGATGGACGATAACTTTGAAGCAATCGCACCGAGAACATCCGCGGAAGGTTCACTGCAATTACCATCAGGTTCAACATCCCAACGAGATACAACACCGATTAATGGCTATATACGATATAACAGTACACTGAACCAATTTGAAGGTTATGTGAGTGGGCAATGGGAACGGGTTGAGTCAACAACACAAGTTGGTACAGCAAACCAAAATGCGTTTTCTGAATTTATTATTGCAGGACAAACAAGTATTCTGGCGGATGCTGTCACTGATAGTATTACTTTTGCAAACAATGCTGGTATTTCTATTACGACCGATCCGTTAACCTCAACAATAACTTTTGAAAACACATCTATTCAAGATTTTGCTTTCTCAAGTTTAACAGGCGTACCAACAACAATTAGCGGTTATGGTATTACCGATGCATTTGACGGTGACTATACGAACTTAACAAATAAACCTACCATACCGACTAATAACAATGAGCTATTAAACGGTGCAGGATATATCAGTTCGTTTACAGAAACCGATCCTATATTCTCAGCATCCGCTGCTGCAAATATCATTTCGTCACAAGTTAGTAATTGGGATACTGCTTATGGTTGGGGTGACCATTCTATTCAAGGATATATCACTACCGAATCAAATGACTTAACTGTTGGTGTTACGTGGGTAACAGTTCCTGATCTTTATATTGCCAACACCGCGGTTGTTCAACACCAGGCTGACTTATCAATTACTGAAAGTCAAATATCTGATCTTGGATCATATATTACTGAGGTACCTTCTGAATATTTAACCGAGACTGAAGGTGATGCTCGATATGTTACTACCGAGACTGATCCTGTATTTAGTGCGCATACAACTTCAAATATTGTTGATGGCACAGGCTATCTTTATAATAACGGTAGCGGAACATGGATTTACGGTATACCAGGTGGTGGCGGTGGATCTGAGGTAAACGATTTAACAAGTGTAGTTACATGGACAACAGTTCCTGACGCATATATTTCAGAATCAAGTGTTACACAACACCAAGCCGCATTATCAATTACTGAAAGTCAAATATCTGATTTTGGTAGTTACCTTGCCGACGATTATACTTATACCGAAACTGATCCTATATTCTTGGCATCACCAGTTGGATCGGTAACAACAACACAAGTTAGTAATTGGGATACTGCTTATGGTTGGGGTGACCACTCAACACAAGGATATATTACAGGTGGATCAATTACTGAAACTGATCCTGTCTTTACCGCAGCGACAGTTAGTAGTATTACTGATGGCACAGGTTATCTTACAAACGATGGGTCAGGTAATTGGTCTTATGTTTCACCAAGTACTTTTATTACTCAAGGTAATGAAACAGTCACAACTTTAACTGCTGATTCAGTAAATCAAAAATTGGTATATACCGATGAAGATGGTACACAAAATGATGTTGATTTATCTTGGACAATTGATGATACCAATCTTGCAAGACTTACATCGGGATCCGTTAATTCTAACACAAAGATTGCCACATTTACTCGAGATGATGCCTCAACCTTTACAATAGATTTTAGTTCAATTGCCGCACCTTTAACAGGTTTGGTTGATGGTGACTTCACATCGGAAGGTTTGATGAAAAGAGGTCAAAATGCTGGTGATTATGAAATCATAACCGATAATTCTAGTAATTGGAATACTGCTTATGGTTGGGGAGATCACAGTACAGCAGGTTATAGCACTACATCTTATTCTGACTCCGATGTTGATACGCACTTAAATCAAGGTTCTGCATCCGCAGGTCAACTCCTGAGTTGGAACGGATCAGATTATCAATTTACTGATCCACCTGCAAGTGGTATTGCACTTACTGATTTTAGTGTAATTCAAAATACTCCAGGTACACCTACTTTATCTTATAATAATTCAACAGGCGCATTTACTTATACTCCACCAGATTTAAGTTCTTACCTAACAAGTGAAACGTCACACGCCGACGTTGTTGTTGATGGCGACTTTGCAACTACAGGATTGATGAAAAGAGGTGTAAGCGCAGGATCTTATACAACAATTACAGATAATTCTGGCAATTGGGATACTGCTTATGGTTGGGGTGACCACTCGCAAGCAGGTTATGCAACAGGTACTCTTTATACCGATAGTGATGTTGATAGCCATTTAAATAGTTCAACCGCAACTGTCAACCAAGTATTATCATGGACAGGCGCAGATTATGATTGGATAACATTAGCAACATCAAGTTATGGTGATAATGATGTCAACCTGCACTTAAATCAAGCATCCGCTGGAACAAACAATGTTTTAATTTGGGATGGTTCTGACTATGCATGGACAACACAAGTATCAGGTGGCATCGCCTCGGTTAATGATGATACTTCTCCATCATTAGGCGGTAACTTAAATCTTAACGGCTATAACATTACTGGTACACAAATTAACCTTAACGCATCAAGTTTTGTTGGTATTCCTCCAACAACTCTCGATGGCGGTAGGCTTGTGTTTAACCAAGGGCAAACAGGTACGCCATCATCAAGCAACACCAATTGGTCTTATATTGAGGTTGAACGCGGTAACTCTACAAACGTATCTCTTCGTTGGCATGAAGGTCTGGACAGATGGGAATTTACAAATAATGGTACCACCTGGGAAGAAATGGGATCAGCAACACCTGATTGGACAGATATTCAAAATACTCCTACAACCATTGCAGGATACGGAATTACCGACGCGTATGATGATTCCGCTGTTGATACACACTTAAACCGCAATACTGCTCAAATAAACGAAGTACTTACTTGGGATGGTTCTGACTATGCATGGTCACAAGCAACAGGTGGTGCAGCTGCAACTGAAAATGTTAATTATGTTACCATATCAGGATCAACAACAATTCTTCTTGCTAACGAAGGTCATTTTAACTTAAGCATTACAAGTGCATCAAACGGAGCAACCATTTTCCTTTCAGGTACAGGATTTAATCCATCGGACGAGTTCCATGAATTTTATGTTTTATATGTTAGATCAACAAGTACAAGCCCTGTTATTACCTGGGACTCAAATATCTTTTGGGCATATCCAGGCGGTGCACCTGCCTTACCTGATTTTGGTAAAAGTACTCTTTTAAGATTTGTTAGTTATAATGCAAATGCCACATCACCAGCTGTACCTTATTATACTGCTTTTATTGAAGTAGAAAACATATTACCCGACGGCCGCGGCGGACAAACTTTGGGATCATTTAATTATAGTGTCGCATACACTGGTGTTTTACCTTTGAAATTTGGTGGAGCGGTTTCACCTGAACCCGGTATACAGGATGGTAATGTTTATGGGTCAGGAAACTTTGGTGATGGCGCGCATTGGTTTAATATTGATGGCGATACTCCTGGATATATTTGGGGCCATGCATCCGGCGCTTTATATTGTGTTGCTACACAACAATTTGGTGGTGGTGCTTATCAGCCTGGTACTGAGTCAATGTTTGAAAGTAGCCAACATAGAGACTTAACTTCTACTGCAGCAAATTCACCGTTTATGAGTCCAGACGGACTTAATTATTACAAAATTACTAACGATTACTCTCAATCTCCTGCCGGATATAAACTTCAACAGCATACCGTAGGTACTGCATTTGATTTAAGTACGATAGCTACAAGTCCAACCAACACTATTACAGTTACCGATTCGGCAACAAACCAAAACTTCTATGATTCAAGTGGAAATTGGGGACGGCCTACTTTTATAAATTTTTCAAGTGATGGCACAAAGTTGTTTATTGGCGGAAGAATTGCAGTATTAGCAAGATATGATTTAAGCGTAGCTTGGGATATTTCCACCATAACTTTTTCATCAGGTACTATTGCTCAAGCAGATCAATCGGTACGGTTCCAATCCTCAAATTCGGCAACAAGTAGTGGAAGCTGGTTTATGACAGGAGATGGATCTCAGGTTTGGTTCCAAAACAACGGAACCGGCACCATTATGAGTGTTGATATTCCAACACCTTATGATTTATCTTCAGTAACAAACCCAACTACGGATCCGGTATCACAAGGTAACTATTCTAATGAATCAACAGCTTGGCCGTCAAATGGTTATCCTGCTGCTTTACTATGGAGTGAGGCAACCGCAACAGAAGCAGCAGGTAAATATTTCTTTATAATAAGAAATACCTCGGGGGCATGCCCAACGTGCCATCGTGGAACTTGTAGTACTCCATACGATTTATCTACAATTACCTGGGATGACATTTTACCTACAGGTAGTAATATAGGAGCGTTAAGGGATCAAAACGATAGTAATGAAATCTCTTTAAACATTAGTATGGAAGATGGCATATATTTTAGAAACGAAAGTCAAGCAAGCACCAATGATAATTATGTTGTGGTTTTGGCATATGTGAACTCTAACAATGGGTTAGAGAGATGGGTACATTCAATAACTGACGGTAAGATTAATACAATAAATCCAACATTTTATGCTAAAGATAGTAATTATGATGGAACGGAATACCGAACGTTTGGTTTAGACTTTACTCAAACTGAACAAATGGTATTTTTGGAAAGAAGAAGATATGGCAGTCCTTCTAATTATAATTGGTATATAAGTTATTGCAATTTGCAAATTGGAAGTGGTTCATCTACGTTACCTGGAATTTCACGTAAAGATATTACAAGCGTGATAACCGAAGGTGGCTCATTGGCAACAAACCTTTCTACAATATATGTAGTCGGTTTACAGTTAAGAAAAGATCAGCTTTGGGCAAGCAACGGCAACCCTGAAATGTATGTCTTGAAAATGGTTCAGTCAACAGAGGTTTATCTCCAAAGAATTGTTAATACGTCAGGTAGAACATCGGCAAATAACACTAATAGCGGTTGGTCAACTGCCACCCCTTACGTAGTATTAGATTTATATAACTTAACGAACTATCCTCAAGATTCTAGGATTGCTGATTTTGTTATAACTCCTGACGGTACGAGACTTATTTGTGTATTTGAAGATGCATCTTTACATCAGTGGTCAATGTCCACAGCTTGGGATATTACAAGTACAATTACTCACGACGGAACACAGTATATACCGATTAAACGAGGAACTGCTCATATGCCTACACATATCCGTTTTAATTCAGACGGTACATTAGTTTACATTGTGAATAGAGATAGCATGGTTTATCAATATTCAGTTCTATTAGATATTTAAGGAAAGAGAATAATGCTTATACGAGTTAATGAAGATGGTACAATAATATATCCAGTAGAAGGTAAGGACATTCAAAAGTACGTTGAATTAGAAGGACTTGAGATTGAAGATTTTACTGATTTGGATCTCTCAACAATTAGGATATATCCAGTTGACATACAAAATCCTGTAGGTACTGAAACGCAATCTGCCGTGCAGCATACCGAACCGACATTGGTTGATGGCAATTGGGTTTTAGGATTTGATTTAGTATACCATTCTAATGAGGAATTAATTCAAAGCGCAAGTATTAAAAGGTGGAGACTATTATCTGAAACCGATTGGATGGCATGCTCGGATGTAACCATGAGCGATAATTGGAAAACCTATCGACAAGCACTACGTGATATTACTGAACAGGATGGATATCCTCAAACTATCAATTGGCCAACAAAACCTATTTGACAAGTTCCTACTTCTATGATATTATACAATAGAATCAGATAAAGGATATATTATGTTTAACCATGTTGACCACGGTGTTGTTTTACCTAAAATTACACGAGGTGCAGTAAACGGTCACCGCAAGTACTACACACCTGAAGGTAATGCTTACCCATCAATCACAACAGTTTTATCCATACTTTCAAAAGAAGGAATTATGGAATGGCGTAAACGTGTTGGTGAAGAGGAAGCAAATAAGATTTCTCGTCAAGCAGCAACTCGTGGTACAGCAGTACACAAACTTGCTGAAGATTACCTTAACAATGATCCAAATTGGCAAGGTAAACAAATGCCCGCTAATTTAAATTCATTTAATGATTTGAGAAAGATTATCGACGGTCGTTTAGATAACGTGTGGATGCAAGAAGAGTTTCTTTATAGTGATAAACTTAAGACTGCAGGTCAGGTTGATTGTATTGCCGAATATGATGGTGAACTATCAGTAATTGATTTTAAAACAAGTCGTAAACCAAAAAAGGCAGAATGGATTGAAGGTTACTTTATTCAAGCATCATTTTATGCCGCGGCATTCCTTGAAAGAACAGGTATACCAATCAAACAAGCAGTAATCCTTATTACAGTTGATGGCCATGAGGCACAAGTATTTAAGATCAGAACATTTGATTATCTTGAACACTTCCTTGCAGTCCGTAAAAAATATGCTGAAATAAATGAATAATTTGAAATTAAATCAAATTAACCATTGACATTTGGAATAGAATCAGTTATATTAGAATCATCAAATAAAGGAAAACTACTATGACAAAATTCGACAAAACAAAATTTAGCTTTCACGGCGGTTACTTGACATACACAGGTGATTATGAAGGTCGTCCTGTCTATAAAGAAGGTAAAAATGTTCATCCTTCAAATGTAGGTCGTGGCATTGATTTGTTTATTGCTCGTTTCAAGTACAGTGGTACACCAATCACAAAAGCAAAATTTCTTAAAGAACTGATTAGAAATTTTACTGTTGAAGAATATGTTGCAGCTCGTAACGGTCACGAAGTTTCGCCATTAGGAGTTCTTGATAACAAAAACCCAGGTTGGTCCGATAAGATTGTAGTAGCTTGGCGTGAAAAGCGAGGTATGAAAACTCTATGAATATATTTGTCCTTGATGAAAACCCCAAAATCGCGGCACAGATGGTCTGTGATAAGCATTGCTCGAAGATGATTATTGAGTCAGGGCAAATGCTTTCTACGGCCCATAGAATGCTTGACGGCTATATAGAACCGCGACCTTCTAAATCAGGAAAACGTATCGTAAAATATTACGTTCATCCTGACACTGAAATGGAGAATGTTCTATACAAAGCGGTACATCATTATCATCCTTGCACCGTTTGGTCGACGTTATCAAAAGCTAATTATATATGGCATTATGAGCACTTTCTAGGGCTCATAGAAGAATTCTCAGTGCGGTACAAAAAGTATCATATGACTGCGAGTAAGCTTAAAGATATCCTTGCTAGTCCTCCGCAGAATATACCGGATATTGGTATAACAGAATTTCCGCAAGCAATGAATAATTTTCCTTTATGTAAGGTTGAAGGTAATCCTGTTAGTGCATATCGTAAGTATTATAGTATGACTAAACATTTTGCAAAATGGGAAAAAGGTCGTGAAGCGCCATCGTGGTGGCAAGGATTTATAGGATACCCAGCGTGAGATATATTCTGTTAGATCAAGATGCTGGTATTTTTTTAGGTACACACCGTGTTCCTTTAGGTAACAATGAGTACGAAGGTTTTGTTATATTTTCATTAAACAATCCGTTTGGAATAACAAAGGCATATTCGTTTGATAATATAAAAGATGCTGAACTCTATATGCGGGCTTTTTTAATTAACGAATTTCCTGATATCCGTGTACTTGAAATTGAATGTCAAAACAAATACGTTGATGTTGTTGACCTACTCAAAAACGGTCTTGATGAGTTTACCTTTGATATGATTGATAATATTCCAATGATAAATGATACAGTTCATTAATTTCTTTTTAAATCAAATTAACTATTGACATTTGGTTTAGAATCAGTTATATTATTAATATAACAAATGAAAAGGAATCAGTTATGACAACTCAAACTCAAAAATTTTGGAAAGAAACACCACTTGCAAACGTAGCTTCATTAGTCGCAACTTTTCGTGGTTACGCTGCCCAGGAGGCTGATCTTGCTGATCTGTATAATTCAGACGCAGATGATTTTCATAAAGCAATTGTTCTTTTTCGTCAGTCGGACTCTGAAGGTCTTTCACAATACGTTTCAGAAATGGATACTTCTGCTCGTGAAGACTTGGTTGAAGCTTTTTGGTTTGACTGTGGTAACGATTTCGTTGAAAATGTTCTTGGTTTTTCAATGAGTAAATCTTGGATTAGAGAGAATACTCAGCAAGCTGCATAATAACTATTGACAAATGCTTTAGAATCAGATATATTAAATATATCGTAACAAACAAACTTAGGAAAAATATCATGGCACACGAACTTGAAATGGTAAACGGCGAAGCACAAATGGCATATCGCAAAAGTCAAGGATTACCTTGGCACGGTCTAGGCACACCAGTTGATGATAATATGTCACCACAGGAAATGATGCAAGCCGCAGGACTTGATTGGTCAGTTGAAGAAGTAGAATGTTTTGCCCCTTGGAAAGGTGAGAATATTGCCACAGGAACAAAGGCACTTATCCGTTCAACTGATGGTAAAGTACTAACGCAAGTCGGTAAGAATTGGAACCCAGTTCAGAATTCCGACGCATTTGATTTCTTTACTGAATTTGTATCAAACGGTGATATGCAGATGGATACTGCAGGATCACTTAAAGATGGCCAACTTGTATGGGCAATGGCAGACGTGAATGACGGTTTCTCATTGTTTAACGGTGATGAGGTAAACGGTTACTTGTTGTTTTCAAACCCACATATGTATGGTAAAGCAATTGATATTAAATTCGTAATGGAACGTGTTGTATGTAACAATACATTGGCAGTGGCGTTAAATGAAAAAGGTCAGCCATCCGTTCGCATGAACCACCGTTCAGTTTTTGATCCTGTAAAGGTTAAAGAAATTCTTGGTCTTGGTCATAACAAGGTTCAGCAATTCAAAGAAGCAGCAAACTTCTTAGGTACTCGTCGCTATACTGATGAGAAGCTTACAGAATTCTTTGGTGTTGTATTTGGCAAATCAACAAAGGAAAAAGAAATCCTTGCACGTACAGCAAAAGAAGCAATGGCATTGGTTGAAGATCAACCAGGTGCAGATTTTGCGCCAGGCACATGGTGGAATGCTTACAATGCCGTTACTTATATGACTGACCACAAACTAGGTCGTTCTACCGACTCACGCATGGCATCAGCATGGTTTGGTGGCAATGCAAAACGTAAAGTTGATGCACTTGATACAGCATTGGAAATGGCAAATGCTTGATATTAAATCAGTTATAATTTGGGGAGTAGCTTGCGGGCTACTCCTTATTCTCGCTGATCCATTAATGATTATCCGACCACTATAGGAGCACTAAATGAATTACTCATTATTATTTTCAGTTTGCCATCTTGTAAGTATTTCAATGTATTCTTATTTGCAAGATGAACGTTATTTAATTATCGCAGGCGCAATGCTTGTTTGGTCACTTTTTAATTTTATCAAAGTTGGTGCGTTAGTTCTATCACCACAATTTGAAATATCTCTCGATTTGAATGAAGATATTCCTTTATCTTATAAGTATTTGCTAATCTGTGCATCAGCATTATCAGCATACGCAATATGGTCTATAGGCTATAGTTTTTTCGCAGGGTTTTCTGCCGTTTATATTATAACTGTATTTGTATCTTTAACTATCCAACTATTTGATATTGATATGACAACTACAGATGAGGATGAAGAATGAAGATTTTAATATTTGGCTTGCCGGGTTCAGGTAAAACCTGGCTTGCCGAACGACTACAAAAGCGTTTGAATTGCGCTTGGTTCAATGCCGATAAAATCCGTGAAATGGCAAACGACTGGGAATTCAGTGAAGCTGCTCGTTTACGCCAAGCTTATCGCATGAAAGGTATTGCTGATTACGAAAAAGAAATGAGACGAATGGTTATCTGTGATTTCGTTTGTCCACTTGAAGAAACAAGAGAAATCTTTGATGCCGATTATACCGTATGGATGGATACTATCCAAGAAGGTCGATTTGGTGATACTAATAAAATGTTTCAAAAACCTTCAGAGGTTAATTACCATGTAGAAAAATGGTTTGATAACACAGATGAAGGTTTAGCAGATGCTATTGAAAGACATATAAGGATTAATAATGTTTGATTACAAGAAACCAACAGTACAGATGCTAGGTCGATGGCAACCTTGGCATGATGGTCACACCGAACTATTTAAACGTGCTCATTCAATCACAGGTCAAGTTGTTATTATGGTCCGTGACGTATTTAACTTTGACGGTGATGCAGGTGCAGGTCGTACCGCAACACAAGATGATAATCCTTTTGGTATTATTGACGTTATTAATAATATTGAAGCAGGTCTTAGACTACACGGATTTGAAAATGGTTATGAGTATTTGATTTTAGAAGTACCTAACATTGTTGATATTAGTTACGGTCGTGGTGTTGGATATACATTTACCGAACACGATTTGGGTAAAGACATCCATGACATATCAGCAACAAAAATTCGTCAACAAATGCGAAAAGAAGGAAAACTCTAATGGAAGCCCCAGTTTTTGAAAAGGGATACCCAAGCTATGACGCGGTCAACCGTGATAGAATGGGTGATATGAAATTTACAACAGCAGGAGATATTATGGCAGCACAAGACACATATCAAGTAACAGCAGATGAAATTCGTTCTTTTATTGAACGGTTTGAGCGTCTGCAAACAGAAAAGCAAGACATTCAAGATGCTCAAAAAGAAGTGATGGTTGAGGCAAAAGGACGAGGTTATGATACTAAGGTTCTACGTAAAGTCATTGCAATTCGTAAACGTAACCGTGACGATGTAGATAATGAGAATGCTGTAACTCAAATGTATATGGAAGCATTGGGAATGTAATTTACAAGTTACAATCTGGCATTAAAAAAGGAGGGGAAAATCCCCTCCTTAGTAGTATCGTTAACCGATATCTTATTATTATTGTTCTTAGAACAAGTTAGATACCAATACACGGCGGTAGTACAAGTTGGTGTTTGCTGTAAGAGCACCAAGACCTTGTGAGTCGTGGTCACCTTCAGCATATGGGTTAGCAACCATACCGTAGCGAGTCTTAAACCCGATTTTTGGTTGGAAGCTGTTTTCACCAACGGCACGAACCATTTGCAACGGTACGTATGGGCAATAGAACAAGCCAGCATCAAATGCACTTGAACCTTTATAACCGACAACCAAATAGTTGCTGCCTGCATATGGGTCAATATACACTCTGTAACGACCGTTAAGAACACCGGCGAATGTGTTGCCTGTATCATCAACTGCCAAGTTGTTACCGTTAAGTGCTGGTGTGTAGTCGAGTACACCGGCCATTTGCAATGCTGATGCAACATCAGAAGAACAGATAACCATGTTACCTTTACCACGACGTGTACCTTTTGCGATTGCGTTTGCTTCTTGTTCAATTTGGAACATCAAGCCCTTGAACTTCTCAACAGACCAACGTCCGTTTGCATCAACGTCAAGATCGAATGTACCAGGAGTAGCTGTAGCTGTTGCACCTGCTTTAGCAGTTGTGTAAATTGTACGAACTAATTCACGGTTGATTTCGACCAAGATTTCTGATTGCAGAATGTTTGCCAGCTCTGTTTCAGCATCCAAACCGTGTACGGCTTTAAGATCCTGAGCAAGTTCTGTTGTGTATTCTGCTTTCAATGCGCGTGATTTTGCAGTTACGGCAACTTTCTCGATTGAGAATGCCATTTCAGCAAATCCTGCACCTACACCGTCGCCCAATGCTTCAGCTGCTGCTGTTGTCATACCTGTACCAGTATTAGCAGTTGCAGCGGAACCAACAGTACCCGCAGATGCGCCAGCACCTGAGAAGCCTGTTGCTGCTTCGTTGTAGAATGCTTCGTCACCAGCTTGGCTGGTGTAATGCGAACGCATTGCGAAGATCAAGCCTGTTGGGCCTGTCATAGGTTGAACACCAGCAATGTCATATGCCATCAAGTTTGGCATAGCACGGCGTACCAATGAAATCAGGATAGGATCGTAACCTGCAACAGGACCTGCTGCAGTTGCGCCTGAACTGAAACCTGCTGGTGCGGAACCTGCAGCATTGGTTGGTGCGGCTTCTGACAACAAGGAGCTCATGCCCACTTGTGTGTCGCCTGACTCCATAAGAGCCTTTTCTGTGTTTTCAAGAATTGTAGCGGTTACGCTTTTCTTGTGCTGATCGGCGATTGGTGAAAAAGAATCGTGCTCAAGAATTGGGCCCCACTTCTCCACAAGCGCTTGATAGTTTGACTGAGTCATATCTGTCTATCTCCTTGTTTTGGTTTTCTTCTGGATATATTTATAAAAGTTATTATTTCAAATGTGTTTTAGCATTAAGAGCCTCGACGAGAGCATTAACTGTATAATAATCCGATGCAGGTTTAGCTACAACGGTATCTTCTACAATGATTTCGTCTTCCTCAACATTAGCATCTTCCGTTACGGCTTTTGCTTCTGCAAAGAATGATTCCTTAAGAGTATTAAGGTTTGCGGTGTACTCTTCGATATTATTAAAATCGAGCTTTTCAGCAAGAACCTTCATTCTTTCCTGTTGGGTCAGAGTAAGATCCTCAGTGACTTCTGCGAACACTTTTCCGGCTTGCAAAGAAGTGATCTCTTTTTGCAATGCAATGTTCTCGTCAATACGAGTATTTGCATCAGTTTTCAATCCTTCAACTTCTTCTTCAAGCTCAGCAACAACATCAATGGTATCTTCATTGATTGCAATGTTGTGCTCTTCAAAAAGTCCTTTCAGACCGTCCATCAACGATTCTGCCATTTCAACCTTAATGCCGGCTTCGATAGCAACTTCGTTTTCTGTCATCCACTCTTCTACAACATAGTCGAGATAGGAATCTAGGTTTTCAACAAGGCCATTGACAGTTGAGTCAATTGAAGATTTCATTTCTTCATCAAGCTGTGTTGAATATTCTTCATTCATTTTGGCAGCTTTTGCCGCAGCACTTTCATTTACTGCTGCTTCAAATACCAAAGTTACTTTTGATTTAAACTCTTCTGAAAGATCCATGCCTTCAAACATTGCTGAGATTGATTCGTCAAGTTCAACGACTTCTTCTACAACAACTTCTGCATCAGCAGATTCTGCATCTTCTTTCATTCCAGGTGTTACTGCTGCAATTTTTTCAGGTGTTGGATCAACCTTCTTTGCTACATCAGCCTTGTGTTTTTTTGCCGTACCGCCTTTTGGTGTAACAGGATCTTCAACTGAAGAAACACCATCGTCGGCTACAAACTTTTCTTGTAGTTCATCTGACATGCTTACTACTCCTTTTGTTATATTCTTTATACCTAATATTTATAATTTTCATTTTCTGAGTGATTCGATAAATTTATTCAACATAGCAGCTGCTTGTGCTTCATCAATCCGCTTGACAACTGTTTTGTATTGTGTTTCAACTTCTTGTTGAATTTCTTCAATCACTTCAGCAACCTGTTCTTGAACCTGCGCAGGCAACCAAGAAGATGAAGCAATGTCATAAAAGTATTCAACATTTTCCATAATACCATTTACGAAACAATTAGGGCCAGACGGATCGGTTACAACATCAACAGTAGCTAAATGGAAATCTGATTGAACTTCCATGATACCATCTTTTGTTGGTTTAACTGAACCAAGTCCACGTGTTGATACACCGACCTGAACTCCTTCGTCAATGAATGTCTTAACAATTTCACCCATTGGAGTACCAAGCAATTTTGCTTTACCCATAAAGTTTGAACCATCTCTCCTCATTTCAGTAATCAAATGAGATACACGGTCGCCGTTTACGGTTGGTCCATCAGGGTGACCAAGTTCCCCAAGAGCTCGTTTGGTTTCAACAAAATCTTTATTGTATCGAACCATTTCTTTCTCAAGGATTTCGGATGGGTAACATCTACCGTTGCGATTGTTAATGTCACCTTGCATAAAGATACCTTCAATGAAGTAGGACTTTTTGCCAGTTTCTTCATTTAATTCTGTGCTCGTTGAGGCACTTTCGTTAAAAATTTCTGTAATAAGTTTCATATCATTAGGTCCTTTATTTGTAATATATTTATAATATTATTACCTTTTAATCCTTTATTGAAGTGCTTCTCTTGCAAATCCTACAATTTCGTCAAAACCTGCTTGATCTTTTTTCATAACGGATTCCATTTGTTTACGGTTTTTTGTATTCAAACCTTTAAACATTGAATTAAGCAATTTTGCATCTTGAGGTGAAATCCTAGTTGATTTACCGTTGTCAAATTTAAAATTACCAGATTTTACTGCTTCGTCAATCGTAGCTGCTTCATTTTTCTCCCAAGGGGCTTTTTTCAATGTGACTGCTTTTTTACCCTCTTTGGATGGCGCTGTTGCCTTATCCAATTCTTTTGCAAGTGCAGCACTTTGGCTTTCTTTAACACCACCGCCAAGAGCCTTTTTGATTAACTCATTTGCTTTAACTTTTTTGACTTCCGACATTTTATCCATGCCATGGTCATCTGTTTGTTTTGCTCTTGTTGTTCTCATAACTGTGCGAGTTTTGCCATCAGGACCAGTCATAGTTACTGGTTTTTTTGTAGCAGCTTGAGTTGTTTCCTCAAGTTCTTCGCCCATTGACATTACTTCGGCTGTTGCATAACTGTAAAGTGTTTGCATTTCTTTTGCCACACCTGCCAATTTGTTTTGAAACCATTCTTCAGGATCTGATGTTTTTGACACATATGCCGCAATACCTTGCATTGCGTGTGACATTGAACGCAAAGCATTCATCATCATTGGCTTTTCTTCCATTGGGTTTTCAGCAAGATCAACATCTTCTTTCATAGAATTTTTATATAGATCCAATGCTTTTGCATATTTTGGATTTTTCATCATACGTTTTGATTCACCGTGATCTGGATTATCGTGTGCCATACGGACCGTAGGCTCATCCAAGGAATGCTTTTTCATATGTTTCTTATATGCATCAAACTTCTTAGGATCGACGGTCTTGCCAAAGGATTTACTCATTGGTTTCATTGAACGTGAGATCTCATCAATTTGTTTTGCTTCTTCGCCTAACTTACGACCGCCACCTGCATCTGAACCAGTTTTCTTGATATATGCTGAGTCATATTTTGCATCGGTGCCATCATCGGCAGGGCGCTTTTTCATAGTTTTACCTTTGATTTCACCAGTAAAAACTGCGTCAGGTGCAACCGGGTGTTTAACTGTTTCAGCATCGTGCATATCTTTAAAGCGATTATTTTCATCGGAGCGGTTATGCTTCGATACTTCAGCTAGTTTTTGTTTAAAAGACTTCATAACGCCTCTCCTAAATTGATTTAATTCTATTTATCATTTTATTCTTCTGCAGGCTCATCAGGGTATTCAGCTTTTTCAGCTTCAATCTGTTCCTTCATATCTTTCATTTCATCATCTGACATCTGAAGGACGTTACGGATAACCCATTCTCTTGAATAATAAACACCAACATGGTCTTCAACATCACGTAGTGTTTGCATACGTTCACGGATAATTTCTGCTTCTTTTAATTCTTCAAAGTAATTATCATTAATAAAATCGTAACGAATAGCATTTTTGATCTGTGCAAATTCTTCAGGTGTCATAATGCCTTTAAGGATCATTTGTCTTTCGAGCATAATAGTAAACAATCCAGCAAACCGTGATCTAACACGGCGAATCATTTTAGTAAACTTCAATTCGTCACGAGTAATCTCTGTACTTCTACCAAAAGTATTCATTGTTTCAGGCTCAAGACGTGTTAACGGTACACGTAATGATTTAAACAACTTGTTCTTAAAGTATTGCATATTTTCATCAGTACTTAGTGCCTGAGATGAACCTCCTGCAAGTGTATCAACTTCTGTTGACCTTTCACCGCCTCTACGAGGGAACCAAAAGTCTTCAGTCATTGTCATCATTTTGCGGGCATCACTAATTTCACCAGTACTTGAATTATATTGTAACTTATTCTTATGGCGAACCATCATATCACGTAGATATTGTTCAGCCTTTGATTTCGGCAAGTTACCAACATCAATATAGAAAATACGGCGTTCAGGTGCTCTCGTTAATGTATAGATAACGGTTGCATCTTCCAACATTCTCAACTGATTGAGTGGTTTAATTGCGGGATGTAGATATGACAAAACAAGGGAATTAGTTTCATTCATAAGACCTGAAGTAACTCGAGCAACCGAGTCCTTAGCAATTTTGTAGCCTTGTGTACCTTGAGTTGCTGATGATGATCTATCGGCACCAAATCCATTTTCAGAATACATATAATATTCTGCTTTTACTTTTTTAACTGGGATACCGCTATGTGTATCCTTTTGACGTTTATCAACCTCACGAATAAGTTTAAGTTTCCGTGGATCAACATATCTTACCTCAACAATACCTTGCTTAAGGTCTTCATTATCAATCATCATATGATAATTTAATCTTCCGTCTACATAGAACTTGGAAAATATTTCATATGCGGTATTTTGAAAATCCAATAACGTCAGGACATTTTCAAATTCTTCAGTAACTTTATTCTTAACTTTGTCGGGAAGATCGGTATCATCTAATACGATCTCGACAATTTTATCATCTGATGAGATACTAATTGCTTCATTAATAACTTCATCAATGCCCTGAGTAATTTCAGGTTGCATTGCCATAACTCTATATTTTGTAACAAGCTCGGATTCTGTTTTGGCATTCCCTTCCATATCGAGGAATGTACCATAAAAGCCACCCATAGCATTGCCGACGGTAATAGCACCGTCATCATTTTGCGGTTCAGCAAAGGAGACTGGAACATTGTCCGCCTCCTCTACCTCACGCTTGATTTCAAAACCAAAAATTCTCATTTATTTCACCTTGTCATATTATATTAAGTGGTTGGGATACCGGTATTGCCTTCAACTCTCCATAAATCATATTGGAAGGTAACACCGAATTCTTCGATGGTATCCTGCTGTTGCCAATCCATTTGAATTCCTTCAATTGCAGTTGGGAACATTCCTTCAAAAACATATGTTCTGAGAACTGAACCATTTTTACTGAATTGAGTAATCAACCCATTTGACTTGTAATCCTGTGGCAACCCACGGACATTCGAGTCGTGTGAGTTGATTGAATTTGACCAAGCTTCCATAGCATTACGGATAGCAAAATCTTCATCGTTGATAATTGTGACCGACCAATCTGCGAATACTCTATCACCTGCGTACTTTACTTCTCTTCCAAAGTATGGTACAACATACTGACCTACTGTCGATTCTGGAATTCCCGCAGAACGGACCATGAATGGCACTTTAAAGTCAGCACCCGGAGCGACCGGGTTAGTGATTTGAACTTCGAATAGCGTAGGACGAGCACCACCACCAACTAGCTCCGATTTGAACTGATTGATATTAAATGCCATTTTCTATTCTCCTTTTATTAATCTATTTATTAAGTTAGCTGACCAACAATTTCGTCAAACTCAATACCTGTTCTTGTTGCGATAAATGTCAATTCAATAACATTAATAGAACGAGCAGGCTTGATAAAGATGCTTGCACGGAATTTGTTTTGATCTACAATTTCAGGAGTGTTCACAGTAGAGTCAGAAATTACTCTATAGTCAATAATACCACGTCTTCCTTGAATGTCACGTAGGAACGGATCAACAATATTTTTAAATTGTGTTTGAGTAAACTCGTCGTTTAGCTCGAATAAGAACCCTTCCGCCGCGGTAGCAATTGCTTTCTCAACTGCAATAAACAGCCTACGAACATTGATGCGGTCAAATGCCGATGCGAATGTCTGAGATGTTTTATCACCGAACAACAATACTCCTTGTCCGATTTGAGACATTACTGGGTTAATTCCTTGACTATATAGCTGATCTCGTTGTGCTTTACTTGGATTAAATGCAAGCTTAACAACATTCTTAATCAAACCTTTTCTAAATCCTGCAGGTGATTCCCATACTTCAACTCTTGATGCAAGACCTGCCATGTCACCGTTTAATGGTACCCAGCGATATTGGTCGTTATATTTATCATAGCGATACTTATATCCGCTATCCATAAACATATATGAGTTCAATGGGCTAATTTTATTTTTGTGTGCAATAATTTTAGTCATTTTGGCATTTGGTTTATTTTCATCAACTGCGGCTAGTTTTGATGGTGAAACATACATTACGCAATCTTTACGTACGTCAACAATATTTGACATAATGTAGCTTGCGTGTGTACCAGCATCATCACTTTTACCAACAAGGATACTTGAAATATCAATTTCGTTTGTATTTACGAATTTGTCATATGCGCCGCCAATTGCTGCAAGTGTTGTATTTGCTTCATCAGTTGCATTTGATCCACCGTTCATTGTTTCGTAAACAGTAATGTTTGTATTAGCGGTTCCGATAGTTGCGGTATTTGCAACATTAATCCAAGATGAATTGTTTTCAATTACAGTATCGTAATATTTTAATGTACCGTCTGCTCTTGTTGCGCCTACTGTAGTTGATAAGTTTTCAAATGTTTCCAGGATAGTATTTGCTTTTCCTGAAATATTTCCTGAATTATCAATAACTGCAACGTGAATATGAAACGCGTCGGGTGCACCATTGAACAAGCTATTATATGCCCACTTAGTTTCCATTGAGATGGTAGGTAGTGCGGTTGCAGCCAATGTGTATGCATTACCAAACCCCATGGTATACGCATAACCTGTTACTGTATTTGCTTCGATAATTTCTGATTCTGCAACGGAAGCAACACTAAGGTTTTGATAACCTACGCTATCGTTACCTACGGTAAGTATATCACCCGCAGTTACAGTTGTAATTCTGTCAGCAGGTACAACTTCAAAAATAACGCTTGTGGCGCCAAACTCAATAGTTTGCTGAACTGCTGGGTTTGAAATTTTATTTGTTGGAATATCGCCTGCAACAATTTCAACATTACCAAATCCTTCTGAGGAACAATAAGCAACACTCAATGAGTCGCCTAGAACACCCGGATATTTTGCTGTGAAATTTGTGTTTGCAGCGGTGTTTGAACTGTCGTCGGCACGTACTACCCACAATGCATTTGAATATGCAAGGAAGTCAGCAGCAGTAAACCATGTTTCGTAGTTTTCATCACCTGGTTTACCAAAACGGTCTGCCAATTGCGTTTCTGCTGAGATTAAGATCGGCTCGTTAATTGGACCCCAATTAAAAATGCCAGCTATCGCAGCAGGTGGTGTACTGATGGCCGGGACAACCGCCGATGCGTCGATTTCTCGAACGATGACCGAAGGACTTACGGAAAAAGCCATATTTTTCTCCTTTATGTATTAGAAACTTGTTTTTGTTTTATCACTGTTTCTATTTATAAATGTTCCGATTTACAGCACCAACCCATTATCATCGTCAGCCCAATCTCCGCCTGTATCAATAAACCCAAATGGAAGCATTTCCTCATCTATTTGTTCTTCGGTTTTTTCTCTAAGCTTTGCTAACGTGTGTATATCAGATAATTCTCTAAAATAGTCTTGGCTAGTAAACCAAGCAAATATTACCAAGTTCATTACCAGGTCATCGTGTGCACCTGGCTCTGCCTCATATGAATTTCCTTTCCGTGAAAACCGAGACAGTTCTTGTATTGTGTCATAATCCCGTAGTAATACTTGATCTTGCTCTACTAAAAGTTTTAGCATTTGGCAACCAGTACCCTTTACGAGTTTTGTTGTTCTTATTCCATTGTCTAATCTTTTACCACCAAATCCTGACGAGACACGTTTACCTTTGGCGCCTGCGTTTTCGGTGTATAATAAGTTTTCATAACCCAGATCCATTAAAAGAACATCACTCACTTGTTCTCCAATGTCATTAATTTCTATTAAAACGCTTGCTTCATTATAAAGATTACCTATTCTATATATAATAGATGCAAAATCTACAGGTGTAACAAAGTTATCTCTATACACGCAAACCTGCTCATACGGCATAGTTGTAGCATCAAGTACTGTAAATGTTGAGTAATCTAATCCTTTACCTCGAGATACGTCAACTGTCATTACATATGAGTGTTCAGCAATTGGTTTTGCATATTGAGAAATACCTTCAGCCTGATGTAAAGGTTGGTCATATGCTAAGGTTTTAAGTTTTGCACCACTAATAAGTGTACCTGAACTGCCTAGAAACTGGCAACAGTATTCTTGGTTGAACTTTTCTTCATCATAATCAAGTGCCTCGAGTGTTTCCTGTTTCCATTTCTCATCACGTCCTGGAACATCATCCCACATAACTTCAGTATACTCATAACCGTTTGTACCTTCTTTTGCACCTTTACAAGTTTTCCAAAAATGGTTTAACCCATTAGGTGTAGAAGTCATCAGAAGTTTTGTTGACTCGCCAGACGAAATAGTAGGATAAACAGATGCGAAAAATTCGTCGTATCCTTCAATAAATGCAACCTCATCAAGGTATAGAAAATTAACAGACTTACCACGAATTGCGCTCGAAGACGTAGTACCTGCCACCACTTGGCAACCATTTTCAAGTGCAATGTTTCCTTTGTTCCATTCTTCAATTCCTTGTTGAAGCCATTTAGGTAATGCTTCATATGCTAACTTGACTCGAGCCATAACTTCCCTTGAAGCATCACCTTTGTTTGCCAAAATAGCAACTGTTTTAAATTCATTAAACAAAATATAGTGTAAAATGATAGCAACCGCAGTTGTTGTTTTACCTGACTGACGCGCTGTTAATACCGCGACGCGGCGATTATTTGTAATCTTTTCAACAATTTCTTCTTGATAGTTATACATATCAAACGGTACAAGACCACGGTCAACATGGACGATTTTAATATATTCCTTTGCGAAATAAATTGGATCATCCGCACATTTGGTGTACTCCTGAATAAGTTCGGCATTCCATTCAATACCTTCACCAACACGTTTAAGATGTGAGTTACCTAAGTACCCTTTATCCATCATCTTTGTCACCTTTAAGCATTTTCAATAAATCAGCGGTGGACAAAATTAAATTATTATTAGTTACGTTTTGCTGGTCAGGTTTACCGCCATTCTTTTCTTCTTGTGCGTATTTCTTTTTAGTGGAAATATCAACATAATCTTTATTGGCATCAAGCAAGGTTTTCATTAATGTTGAAACAACCTCAAATGCCCGTGGTGACTCAGATTGCTTTGCAATTTCAACCATTTCTTTAACAGCATCATCACCCATTTCAATTATGTTCTTGACATTCTTTCTTGCCAATTCCATATCAGAAACATTCTCATCATCAGATGCAATAGCAGGAACCGATGGTTCTTCAATTGGTGCTGGGACAATTTCATTAACTTCATCTTGTATTTCACTCAAAGGTCGAATACCTAATGCCTTTGAAATATGGTCATCATTCATTATGTATCTTCCTCATCTATAATTGTTATGATTCCCCAATCATCTTCAAAGTCAATTTCGGTATATGGAACCGTTTGGGCAATATCCGTTGTTGCAACATTAGCAGCGGTCATACCTGGCTGAAGTGTTACTTTTTCCAATAAAGGACTTGTTATATCAGAGTCCGGGGCAAACTTTGCATCAATAAATTTAATAACTTTCTTAGTTCTTTCAGGGCCGTAATACCAACCTTTAAGTGTAAAACTCAATGTATATAGAATAGCACGCCGTTCGGTATATTCACCTTCATATAAATCTTCTGTTATAACACTCTGTAAAACAACAGGAACATCAATAGGTGGCAAATCAGGAATTAGCCTAGCACTTACAGTCCAATCAGGTTGAAAGAATGGTAGAATTTGTTCTAATATTTTTGTTGCGTCTTCTTGATACTTTGTCATAATATATAATGAAAAGTCAAGGTTATAAGGTGCACCGCTATAAACATAACTTTTTGAGTCGTTAGTATCACCTACTGCTTTTGATTTCATAACTCGTTGGGTTGTACCAATTTTGCGCTCACCGTCATAAGACATACTTGTCATTTCAAATGACATTCGTGGTAATGTGATTGCTGACCTGCGGTTTAAACCAGGATCTTGTTCAACTCTTGATAATATTTTTTGCATTGGTGCATATGAAATAGGAACAATCATAGATTGCTTCGTTACACCTGCGTTGTCGCTTCTTTCAATTGTTAACTGATTAAACAAGGTACCAAATATTGCTACATATTTTCTTGTAAGACCGTTGTAAAAATGATTTGCTATTGCCATGTTAATCGCCTATGCTTATGTTTTCACTAAACGGATCAATCTCTGAGAAGTCAAGGATACCGTCACCTTCAGTTTCAAAGAATGTATTCTGTGCAATTGGATCGGTGTTTGCCAATGCCGTAAGTGTTGTTGGTGTAGTAGGATCAATAGCATCAAAGAACGTATCAATGTTTTCAACACCTGTCTCAAATCTTTCACCGCTGTATTCCATCAATTCGCATCTAAGGTCATATACCTGTAACGCACCGGTTTGATAAAATACACTTTCGTGCTCGACGTGCATAATTTTGAATATCTTTTCATTCAATGGGAAGTAAATACAGTCACCTTCAAGCGGCCTTGTCTTTACTGGGTTTTCACGAGTTGCAAATCTTTCAAATGTTCGGAATGCTACTGTGAATGTAATTGAGTCTCTGATCTGTAAACCAAATCTTGACAGGAAGTCACCTTCACCTTCAAATCCATCTACGTTTTTAACATACATTTCCATCTGATAGGTTTCGTTAAAGATTGACAAATCATCTTCGTTGAGTATTTCATCTTTTGCTTGAAATGCCCTTGAGATATAGATAGTGTCAAGACCGTAGATTTGAATTGATTCAATAACTAGGTCATCTACGAGATTTTGCTCATATGTGTTATCGTAATTTTGAAAATAAAGATTTGTCGCCATGGTTACCCAATGAAGTTATAAGTAAGTGGTTGAAGACTTTGTATAGCATCCTCTTCCATTCTTAACTTATCTTCTCTCGCCTCCGCTAAAATTTGCTCACCGTTAAAAGACACACCGCCAACAAGCTGCATATTATTAAACTTGGTGAGGTTTAAACCCCATTGTTCTCTTACTAAAACTGCAGCATAATTTTGCAGCCAACGGTCCGACCAAACATCTTCATAAAAATCTTCATCTACAATGTCATATGCTTCAACGATAATATATGTACCTACAACCCATCTCGATGGATCATTATCAATATAAAGTTTATTAACGTGTTTGTTATAGCGGATGAGAGGTTTACCGACAAGGATCTCTTGCATAAATTCAATATGCTGCATAGTCATAAAATAATTCTGTACAGAGTAACTTGTTAGTTCGGTGATATTATTTAAAACGAATTGATATTGGACATTAAACATACCAGACCCAGTGGCAATACTTGTATCAAAATCAAATACTTTTGAAATACCGAGTAATTTTTGCGGCAATTGAATATAACCGTTATCTTTATCAGCTTGTGTAATTTGATGTTTTAGATATATAAGTTGACTGCCGTTGTAATGGTAATCTCTCCAAAATGAAATTGCTTCATCAACGCGGTCATCTACTTGTTCGTCCGACACGTTAATCTGAATAACTGGCGCGCCAATCTTTCTTAAAATATGTTCTTTAAATTCATCTCTTGTTGTTGGCTGTGCCATGGTTGTCCCCTTATGCCAGCTCTGATCTTACAATGATCTTAATGTAGCCAGTGTTTGGAAATGTTTCTGATGTTCCGTTTGTATAATCAATTTGGAATTCTGCCGAGTGAATACCTGTGTTTGCAGTATCACCTGGTTGCCAATCATATTTGACTATTCCTTTTGATGCATTAACAACTGCACCGGTTCCGTCTGTGACAATAGATGTTCCACCTTCGGAAGTCATATGAAATTTTATAGCAGATGCATTTGTCATGGATCGTGCTCTTCCAGTTGCGTCGGTTAAAACGGCCTCAATAGAAGGAGCTGTATCGTTTTGTTTAATGTAAAAACTAGCCGCCATTGTACTTTCTCCAAGTCTTTTGTTTTTATTTATTCAATGTCTTTAGTAGCTTTTTACTAAACGACCTTGTGATGGTCTTACGAGTGTTTCGTTTCTATAATCACGGCTGATAATTTTAACTCCTGTTCTTAAATCAATATAGTTATTATCATCAATTCTTACACCGTTTTCACCGCTTTTTGTTGTTCGTAATCCATTCAAACTATTTAATATGTTTAACTCATTCTGTCCATCATTTCCATTACGAAATGCAAGACCATTTAATCCTGTCCTGCTATATTCTCTTGTTGAATCATTGATTGCAACTGATGAGAGTAAAAATGGTACAACAGTATCACCTTCAAATTCTGATACTTGCGCCATTCTTGATGAAAGGCCAATTTCAAATACCTTATCAAAAATACCTTTGACGGGTACTTCACCTGTGCCTGTTGTAGTAAATGATGTTTTAGGTTTACCCCGGGCCGATACTAATACACCTGTTTGGAAATCCGTTATGAAATCAAGTGTAGTGTTTACAGTACCACGGTTTGGTACATCAACTTCAGTATCTGTTGTAAATGTAACTGTCTGGTCCAATGCACCTTTGATTGGTGCTATTCCTGTTGCATCTAAAATAAATGGTACGAGCACATCACCATCAAAGGCGCCTGTTGCTACGGAAGATGATGTTGATACCCCAAATGAGATACCGACATCAGCACTACCAACAATTGGATTAAATGCTGTTGATGAAAAGGTAAAAGGTAAAGTAAATGCTAGATTACCAGATGCTGGTACTCTTACACCGTATGAAACAACGGAAAAATCTAGTGTATTACTTGAGGTCCCTGTTGCCATGGAACGTCACCTCCAGGCTTATGCACCGCCCGCAGTGATTGTGAATGAAGTAATAGAAATTTGCTGTCCAACAGCAATACTTGTGTTATCGAGTTCCATATCACCGCCGCCTGAGGTTACTGTGATTGATCCTTGCATATGGCATGATGTGCCACCAGAATTGTGTATTCGGAAATAACCTGCAACACCTGTTGAGTCAGCAGATAAATCTTGCCATGAACCTAATAGGTTTACAACACCACTCGAAGGTGTACCTAAAAAGTCAGAAGGTAATGTCATGGTTGCAAGAACGGTACCTGTGTTTGCTGAAGCACAATTAGTAGGTGGTGATCCTGTTGAAATTGTGAGTATTGGACTAACGCCTGTTGTTGTTTCTATTGCGGCAAGTGTCGCATTTCTAACGTCGTCGGATAATTGAAACGCCATTTCTTTCTCCTTTTAAATAAGAATTGTACTGTGTTCCAACTATTTATAATTAGTTACGCCTTTCAATATCATCTTCTGATAATGTATCGCCCATCCATACTTCAATCACCTTTACAGGTGTTTTACCGACGTTTTTAGCCAAATGCCATGTCTTTACAGGAATGTCGATACTGTCACCGGTTGAGTAAACCTTAGATGTTTTGTATCCATTTGGAAACTCAAGATTCATTTCAAGTTTACCATCAACAATATGCCAGTGTTCTGAGCGAACAAAATGTCTTTGG